TTTTACAAAAAACTTTTTTCTTCTGTAAGTATATATAATTAAAATATAATGGTTTTTTTACCATTTTAATCGCTTACATCACACAAGCTAAAGACTTGTGTGTTTTACACTAACAAATATATAAAAAGAAAAAAATTATATGAACAATTATACTTGCTTATTTTTTGATATTGAAACGAGTACTGAATACAAAGATATACATGAATTTGAATCTTTAGATCCAATTGGTTTTAAAGTTTTCAATAATAAACAAAAAAAGAAATCAGTATATGATAAAAGTTGGGATAAACCACTAGAAGAACTATATCCTATGAAGGGTCCTCTTTTACATGAATATAATAAAATTGTTTGTATATCTATGTCGCATTTTATTAATGATGAATGGATTATAAAATCATTTCACGGTGATGAAACAGACATTTTGAATAAATTCAATAAAGTCATTATTAATGCTAATAATAACAACTTTAGTCTAGGTGGTTATAATATTACAGGATTTGACATACCTTTATTAAATAAGAAATATTTTAAATATGGAATAAAACTGCCTTTTTTATTAAGAGTAGAAGGTAAGAAACCTTGGGAAATGAATTTAATTGAATTAAGTGATATTTGGAAAGCAGGTTCTCGTGAATATTCTTCATTAGAAGAAGTGTGTTATGTTTTAGGAGTTGAATCACCTAAGCAAAAGATAAGTGGTGCTGATGTTTATGAATATTTTCATCAAAAGAATGATATTCAAACCATTGTTGAATATTGTGAAAATGATGTAAGAGCTTCAGTAGAAGTTGCTTTAAAACTTGGTGAATCTTTACAATAGACCATTATTAAATTCATTAAACTTAGAAAGTTTAGAGTTTTCATTAGCTTTTCTTTCTAAGTATCTCCATTTTTTATTTAAAAAGTTTAATTTAGCCTTATCTATTTTACAATTTCTATCGGAGATTTTACCATCATTGAATAAATTAATCATTTGATTCATATTTAATGTAGGATACTTCTTATCGAAGTTTGGGTCTGGATGTGACCAACCAAATTTTAATAACCAATTTAATATTGCATTAGTACTAAAATCTAAATAATCTTCTGTTAGACCATTACCACTTCTTTTAGAAAGCTTTTTATTTCCTTCAAAAAGTAAACCAGCATGAATTATATTAGGAAAAGGTTTATCACTTTCTACATAACAAATCAAATCCCATATAATTTTTTGTTTAGATTCGTTTGCGATATGGTCAACACCTCTGACTATATCTGTAACATCATAATCATAATCATCAAGAATTGAACAGAAATTATAGGTAGGAAAACCGTTATTTCTGAGTATAACCATTGAATATTCTCCCATATTTAATTCATAACCATTTTCAGTTTTTGTTCCTATTTTATATGCTACTTCTTTATATCTGTCTAATCTTTCTGATTGTTTAAAAGTTATATCATAATCAAGGCCAAATTTATTCATTTGTTTATAGATATAGTTTGTGAATGTGTTTTGATTTCTTTCTTGGTCGGTATCATCAATTCTAAGGATGAATGTTCCATTGTTTGCTCTTGCCATTAAATAATTTAGTAGTGCAGTTCTTAGAGTTCCTAAATGAAAATATCCTGTTGGTGATGGTGCAATTCGTGTTATCATAATTTAGAAAGTTGGTCTTTTAAAAAAATTAATTATTTTTTGATATCTAGTTAATTTTACAGTTGGTAGTTCAAAATCATATCTTTTACCATCAATAACAAAATAAAGAATATTAATAAATTTAATTATTTCAATAGTATTATGTTTTTCAGAATTTGCTATCATTCTTCCAGCGGCATATTGAACTGGTCTACCTTTTGGTATATAAAATATATCACCATTACGCATATAAATTGCAAATTGGTTTTTAAATCCTTTTATTTCATTTAATATTTCATCTGTTAATATCATTCTAATTTATATATTAATTTATTATCATAATAATCCTAATTTGGCTGATTCTAATTTATAGAATAAATTATTCTTTTTCAACCAATCAATATAATTGATAGTTTTATGGTTCTGTTTTTTAATATGTTTTAAATAATTCATATCTGAATAATATAATCCCTCAGTACAATTTTTACCAACACTTATATAAATATAATCATATAATGTGAAATTAATTCTATTAATACTACGAGTTATAGTTTCCATATTATAATATTCACTGATTATTTTATCAAGATATAATATTTCTTTTTGAGGTATGTCTGTTATATATAATGTCATAATAATCCTAATTTGGTTGATTCTAATTTGTATGTTAAATTATGTTTTTCTAACCAATCAACATAATTAATAGTTTCACTGGTTGGTCCTATGAGTTCATGTAAATAACACATACCTGAATAACACAGACAATTATCATTATATTTATTGATACTTATAAAATAATAATCATATTTTATGATTCTTTTATTAGGTCTAATTATAGATTTCATATTATAATATTCACTGATTATTTTATCAAGATATAATATATATTCTGATGGTATATCTGTTATATATGTTGTCATTATTCTGTTATTGTATATAAAGCTAATTTTTCCCAATTTTTTCTTGATTTCATTATTCTTAAAACATCTACTAATGTTCTAATACTTAGTTCTTTAACATCATCTATATTTATTCTAATGAATTCTAAAGCCGTAAAACCATCATTTAAACTCCATCTACCTTTACCTTTATCTTCGATAAGTGTTGGCATGATGTGAGCCATTCTGTCGATTTTCTCACCATTGCTCATTTCTAAATCAACTACATAACCTCTTGTTAAGATTGGTTGTGGTATTTGAGTTTTCTTTTTATTTGAGATAAAGATTATTCTACCTGTAAATTCGAATGATTGTGGATAATTGTTTTTATTTTTCAAAAATTTAGACCATGTAACGATTCTAGTATCATAAGAATCTAAAGCTGATTTTAAAATATTAATAGCTGTTTTATCTTCTAAGATTGAATCACAGTCGTCAAATAAAATTAATTTATCTCTATTATCATATAATGTATCATATAGACCTCTAGCTGTTGAGAAACCTTTAACTATGTGAACATCTTCTTTTTTCTTGAAAAGGTTTAGAAATCCAGTTTTTGTTCTTTTTGATAAAGTGCTTAATACAGTAAATGTTTTACCAAGTCCACCTTCACCTATAACTATCAATGAGTTACCTTTACCATCAATAATCATGTTGGTAAGATCTTCTAAGAACTCAAATCTTTCATTAACATTGAATTTATTTCTGAATTCGATATTTTCTTCGATACATTTGTTAAAATGTTTGATTTTAACTATCAACTCAGAATTTAGTTCACGAGTAGAGCAAGAAACATCAACTTTTGTAAGTAAGTTAATAAGTTCGCTCTTATTTTCTTTGCCGTTTAATAATATTTTTGTTTTTTCTTCCATATTTAGTAGTTTATGTATTTCATCATTTATAATATACGGAATTTGTTCAAAAAATAAAAATTCTTCAATTTTTTCGAAATTCCAATACTTAAATATAAGGAATATTTCTTGGTATAAAAATTAATTTTATGATATTGTAGAGGTTGGAATATAAATTCTGGGTATTGATATTCAAATCTAAATTTTAATATATAAAACAAAAGTTTTTAAATTATTCATGAAATACTTAAAGACATATGATGAAAGTATTAGTGATATAAGGAATGGTTTTGGAAAGAAATTAATTTACTAATTAATATAGATGATAAAACTTATATTGGAAATCATTGGACTACTTGGTTTTATAATCAAATTATTGAAAAATATACTGAAATTGGTATTTTGTTAGGTAAGTTAAATGGTTCTGATATAACTAAAGATTTTAATTTACAAGAGTATATTGCATCGAATAAGATGGATCTATTATAATAAATTAAACTTTTTCGCCTCCAAATATTCGTATATATTTAAATCAAGCATTTCTTCAACACTTAAAACGATTGGAGATGAAACATTACACAATTGCATATTATATCTAAGGTAACCATCAACTGGTTTACCAGTTGATGTATATTGATCAATTAGTAAGATATTTTTTTTTATGATTAATTATAAATGACCAATATCCATCTACCCAAACTTCCCAATCACCATCAATCCAAGGAATATTTTGATCAATCATATGTATTTGCAATTTCTTGAAGTCATTTAGACTTATATTTTCTATATTTATTGATATCATAATAATCCTAGTTGTAAACCGTTAAAATAACTTTTTAATGTATTCTCATCCATTTCATCATATTTATATTCAATTAAATCTTGGTCTTTTGAGATTATATTATCTTTTTTAAAGGTCATATAATATTCTTCTTTTTCATGGTTATCATTTCTCATGACAACGATTTTTGAAACAATATAAATGTTATGATAATAATTACAATCATCGGATGATTGTAATTTATAACCACTATAATACCAAGGTATATTTTGATCAAAGAATATTTTTTGTAACTTTTCAAATTCATTACAATTAATTCCCGTAATATTAATTTTAATCATATTTATCTTTAATTAAGAAATATTTATCTAATTTCATAATAATTTTTAAGGTTTTCTTTAATATCCATAATTTTAATATAGAAAATTTATCTTAAAATAAAAAATTAATATATAGTCTTGTGAAATATTTAAAAACTTATAATGAATCATTAATATATGATAATGGTACTGTTCATCATATTTATAAAGATGATGAAGAATTATTATATAGATGTGAGTATTTAATAAATAAATATGGTAAACCTAATGAATATTTGAATAGTAGAACAGATGTTAAAGTAAATGTATCTGGTTCAGATTTTATAGATAAACCTACTAATATAGATAGAAGAACAATTGTAGATCCAGATGATGATTTATCATTATATATCATAAAGTATGATGAAGAAATTTCGACTTCTTATAGAATATTTCTTCAATCTGTGAATGACACTAATTATTATATTGAGAGTTGCTCTACGGAATTTGAAGAAAAAATAATAGAATATATTCATAGTGAAAATATAGAATCAAAATTTGAATCTACTAAATTAGGACTATTATAAATGAATAAATTAGACACATATAATCAATTTGCTAAGTCTATGACCATTACATCTAAGTTAAGAATTAAAATGGTTGATGAATTAAATAATTATTTTAAAAATATACCAATAGTTAAAACTAAAGGTATTAAAAAAATAGTTAAAATTTTCTTAAATAAAAAAATAAATATATAAACTATAATGAAATATTTAAAAACATATAATGAAAGTACAATACCAAATGTATTATTTGTGTTTGAAGTAAGTAATATTGATGAATATTTTACTTATACTAATTTAGCTATAAAGAATGGTTGTAAATGGTTTAATCAATATGCAAAACATTTAATTACTGACTATAATTCATATATTGATGATAATATAAAAACAAGTCGAACAATTTTTAATTTATTTGATGAAGAGATTATACGATTTGATCAAAATGGTGCAAACACTATCTTTACAAAGGATAATAAAATACCAATATCTGTTTGGGAAGATAAAGATATAACAGATGGTATAGATGATAGTCCAGAAAACTGGGAAAATTATTTAGTACCATTAAAAAAAGTAAAAAGATTATTAATAACAGGTCAAATGGGTCTTTTATAATCTAATAATTATGAAATATATAAAAAAGTATGAATCATTTAAATTTAAATATATTATTGATGATATATTTAAAAATACACCATATTATTTGAATAAAAAGGGTTTGTGTAAAGATGATTCAGAAATTTACTTATTTGTTCCACCAAATACAGATATAATAAAACTAAAAGAAATTGTAGATGATATAGTGAGAGATATTAAAAGATATCATCCAATCATCATAGATGAATATGTAGAAATACATTTCTTTTGACATAAGACCTTTATAACATATATTTAACCAAATTAATTCTTTCATAATTTTTAATAATTATTGTAATATAAGAAAAAAATTCTAAAAAAACAAATTAATATATAAAACAAACAAAACAATATGATCATAAGTGAAACATATAACGAAAACATAGAAGAAAACTATAAACAACAAGAATCATTTTATAAACAAAAAGAATTGCTTTATAAACAAATAAATGATAAAACAATTTTTGATAATTTTAATAAACTAATATCAGATATTAAAAAGGAATGTGCTAAAATATATAATAAATATCAATATATTTTACATGGTGATAAATATGAACAAGTATTTATAAAAATACCAGAAAATATTAAATTAGGTAATTATACACATCTAGAAGTATTAGATTCAGTTGATATTAATACTAGTAAAATTGTTGATGTTATTGCTTATCTTATTGAAGATAATAATAGAGATAAATTTAGTCTTTTAACAAGGGTTAGTAAAAATTTAAAAAATTATAAAAAACTTTCACAAATATTAGAATACCTTAAAAGTGAAGACCTTAAAGCAGATTTAGAAGCAAATAAACTAGGATTATTATAATGAAATACCTTAAAACATATAATGAAAATATAGATGAAGATAAGTTTATATCAGTTGAATTTAATAACGCAAAAGAAGCAATTGAAATATATGATAAACTTATAAATGATTTTAAATTTGATGTACATAGAACAAAAATAGAATTATGTTGTGATATACTTGAAAAAGAGGAAGATAAAAGAAAAATGGTGTATAGTTGCTGTGTACAACATGAAAGTAGAACAATTCATTATAAATTAAATCGTATTTATGGTCCTTGCGGTTATTATAAACACTCAGATATATTAATAACTAAAGATGAATTTATGAATGAATTACAAAATATGATAAATATGTATAATGGGACAAAAAATCTTGGTGTCTTGTAAGTCAATAAAATTATAAAATAGATGAAACATTTAAAGACATATCAAATGATAAATGAGATTTCAGTTAATGATAACAATCAAGATTTCTTTGTTGATACAATAAAAGATATGTTTAAAGATACCAAATTTAAAATTTATATTAGAAATGGATTCCTTGAAATAGATTATAACGGAGTATACACAACTATTGTGTTAAAACGAGAAGGAAATCTATTTCAAATAATATTACAAAAAGTTGAACAGCAAGTTGCAGTTGTATCAGATCCAAATTGGATAAAAGAATCTTCAAATAAAAATGATGGACACCAAATAATAAAAGATTATGAACTAATATTATTTATTATGAAAATATTCTTTCATAATAACCCATATGTATTTGAATCAGGTAAATTAGGACTTATGTAAGTCAATAAAATTATAAAATAGATGAAATATTTAAAAACATATTCAGAAAACCAATTAATAAAAGATCATCTAAGTGATGATGGTAAAATATTAAATTTAGTTAATTTAAATTTAACTGAATTACCTGAATTACCTAAAGGGTTAGAAAAATTAATGTGTTATAATAATCAATTAACTGAATTACCTGAATTACCAAAAGGATTAGAAATGTTATATTGTGACAACAACAAATTAATTGAATTACCTGAACTACCAAAAGGGTTAGAAATATTATATTGTTATAATAATAAATTAACTAAATTGCCTGAATTACCAAAAGAGTTAAAATATTTAGATTGTGATGGTAACCAATTAACTGAATTACCTGAATTATCTAAAAGATTAGAATATTTAAATTGTTATAATAACCAATTACCTTATAATAATTTAGAAGAATATTGGGAATGGTTTTGGAAAGAAAATCCAGACCTTTATAATGCAAATAAAATGGGATTATATTAATATATCTATTTTATTAATATAAATCCTTCTATTCATTTGAATTATTTCTGTTTCTTATGGTGTCACTTGATCATATAAATAACCAGTACATCTTGTCTTCAACATTTCTTTTAATTTAGGTTCTGTTAAATATTCAAAAGTAGCACCAATACTAAATAAATGATTAATATCCTTTATATTATCAGGCCACACATCATAAAAGTTTTGATGATGATAATAAATTAGTTCTCTGCGCTTTCCATTATAATCAAATGTCAATTTCCAACATTCATCTTTATCTATATCAGATAATATAACACATTTTTCTTCTAATGAAAAAGTTGGAGTGTCTGATTCATATTTTAAATATACCTCCCTGTGCCATGAATTCTCATTATTACCAGACAATAACGTTTGTCTTATATCTTCTTTTTGACTTTCCCAACCATTTCTAGCAAAGGCTCCATCAAATAAAAATAGAAGCAAATAAACTTGGATTATTATGAAAGTTGGAACTTGTAACATTGGAAGCATAATATCATCCGCCATCCCCGCATACATTATATTTATTTTCATATTGAAAGATAAAAAAAATATTCTAAAAAAACAAATTAATATATAAAACAAAATAAGATTTGAAACATTTGAAAATGAAATATCTTAATACATACAATGAAAATAAAGAGGATAATATTGTTGTAATAACTGATATACCTCATAAAGAAACAAAATTTATAATAAAATTAATTGAGGAAAAATATGATATAGAATATTCTAGAGTAAATTTTAAAGAAAATTTTTGGGTTGCTTTTTCAAAAGATAAAACATTTTTTACATTAGATGATGGTCAACGCTTTGATAAGTGTTGGAGCTCAATGAAGTTTCTATTAGAATATGTGTCATTTTATAAAGATTCTTTTATAAGTTGTGATGATTGGTTAAAAAAAGAATATGGAATGGATCTTGATATATTGATACAAGGAAATAAACTCGGACTATTATAATAACCCCATCTTAATTGAATTTAGATGAAATCTAATATCATCTTTACTACTATCTATAATTAATTCAAAATCTTTAATAATAAACTTTTTTCCAGAATCATAATATAGACTTCCCCAACCAATCATTATACACTTATCTAAATCAAAACAAAGATAAATACCACCTCTTTCAATACTTAAAAAACCAAGCCAATCAATTTCTGTTCTCTTAAATATATTAGTCCAAGAACTTAAAGTGTAACCTAAATCAACCATTTCTTCCCATATTTCAAATAATTTCTCTATGGAATATATCTCTATTGCAATTCTTTTCATAATAGCCCCATTTTTAAACAATTCATATAAACCTCTAATTCCTTTAAATTATTAATAAAAGTTACTTTTTTAAAAAATTCAGAACCGCCACAACAACAAGCTATTATATCCCATTCTTTACGATCAAAAAATAATCTATATTCATATGAGTTATATTCTTTTTGAAAATAATCATTCACATCAGTATACCAATTAACTAACCTTTCATTATCATTCTTAGTTATATAATTAATACTATATAAATAATTGACAAATTCTATATAATTATCTTCATTTACATTTATATCTATATCATTCATTGTTATTTAATTTAAAACATAGTCTTTAATTTAGAGAATATTTTGCAAGTACTCACCATTTTTCAATATAATATGTTTACAATAATTTTGATCTTTAAGTTCATCTATCCATATATTCCAATGTTTCATAAACGTCCCTATAAAATCGTAAGGACTATCTCTATCAATAAACCTATCAAGGTATTCATTTCTCAAATTATTTTCAGGGTAATCAAGTACAATATTAAAACCTTTTAATAGTTTCAAACCTTCTATGTCAGTACTTAAAAAAATATAATCTACTTTTCCAATTTGCTTTTTTATATCACTAACATATTCTTTTTCTAGTCCTTCTTTCATACTTCCAATATTCAATTTTAATAGCCTTCTTATTCTGATTGCAAATATAAGTTTTTCCAGTACCACAAAAAGCAGCACACAATATTGTATTCGATTCATTCATAATTATAATAATCCCATCTTATCTGATTCTGTTATAAACTTTAAATATTCTTCTGAAAAATCCTCATAATCACATTTTATCCTAACTGGTAATACAGTTTTATATAGATCATAATCATTACTACTAAAATAAATAACATCCTTTAACCAAGATCCTTCAACAGCATCCTTAATACAAAGATAAATATTAACAGGTAAAGAAGAGGAATTACCTCTTGTTTTAAAACCATTATTTTCAGCAATACGTATAACTCTATCATATTGTTCCTTATTATTTACACTAATATATACAAGTTCATTCATTACATTAATCCCATTTTAGTAGATCCTATAAAATCTCATAATTTCAAATCTATAATAAACCTAATTTAATACCCTCTATACACGAATCAATCGAATCAATATCAATATGATTGATAATAAAATCCATATCATCAGGAATATATTTAATCATGTGTATATTATATAAACCATCCCAACCAGTCATTATATATTCATCTAAATCAAAATAAATATAAAGACCACCCCTTTTTTTTATATAATCAAATCCAATCCAATTATAATCCTTCTCCATGTAAATTCTATGCCAAACATCTAAATTATATCCTAAATCTAACATCTTTTTCCATGCCTTAAATAACTCTTTCTTAGTATATAACTCGATAGCTATGTTCATTCTTTGTTTTATTTAATAATGTTACAATAATCCCATCTTACTTGATTCATAAGAAAATAAGAATTCTTCTATATCCTTACACTTTATATAATCACAAGTTTTAAAATTTAATTTATGATAACGAAACAATAATAAATTATCATTATTTAAACCAAATTCATTCTTTAGATCTATATAAAATCCAATATGTTTAATAGGAAGACTTATATCAAACTTTTCATTCCAAATAGGAATAACTTTAGTTATATAGTTTATAACTTCATTCCAATCCTTTTCTTTTACTTCTAAATAATAAAATTTCATAAATATAAAATACAAAATTTATTTTGAAAAAACAAATTCAATATATATCTTCATATGAAATACCTTAGTACATATTTAGAAAATATACAATCAGATAAAGTCCTAGTTAACTGCAAAACTCCGGAAGAAGTAACAAGCCTTATTAATTATTGGAGAAGTCAATTGAATAAATACTGGGATGAACCCAATGAAGATGAAGCCCATCACAAAGAAATATTAGAACATTGCATTAACAATTATAGTTACAATGAATATTATATTGGTTATAATAAAACCCTCATCGCATTTAATTATTCTTCTAATACATTTTTTACAGTATTTGAAAGCCTAGAAGAATATGCTGATTATAATAAAGAATTCAAAATATATCACACAGGAAACAAAATGGGTCTATTATAATAAACCCATCTTTCTTGCTTCATATTTTATTGGTAAATCTTTACTCTCTTCTCTTAATTTATCTACATCCCAAAATTTGGAATATTCTTTTTCTCTTTCATAATATGATCTATATGAATAAGAATCCCTGAAAACTCTGTTACCACCCCATGGATTTATTTGTAAAGTAATACAAAATACTCTATTAAATGATAAGTTAGAAAATGGATTAAATGTTAATCCAATAGATTCAAAGATTTTAACAACTTCATTATAATCTTCTTGTGTAAAGACTATAAAAATACCAATTCGTTCTTGCACAAATTTTCTATAATTCATATTTTTTTTATTATTTTCATTTTTTTTAATTATTTGTTACAACAAATTCTTAGACAATCTATTATAAAAGATTCATTTTTTCAGGCTCAATAATAGATTCGATGATTTTTAAATTTTAATATCTTTATATGATCTTTCGTAAAAGTCTTTCGTCCATTCTTTATCGGTACATAAACAAAAGTCTCTCCATTCATATCCGTCATTAAAGAAAGTCTTTCTAAACCAACTTGGTTTAGTATATTTCTGAATTACTCCAATGTTATTTCTTTCTATGTAACAATACTTATTCATGATTTTATAACTTTAAATTTTTTAGACGATTAATTTTATTATCTTTTTTTTAAATTTAGTCTAACAGCTTCTCTGAACCTTCTAAATGCCTCCTCCAACCTAATTTTTAATTTATAATAAACCTAATTTCATTGATATTAATAACATTTCAATTTCTTCTTTAAAATTTTCACCATAATCAACAGTTAATTCATAATAAGTAATATCTTCATTATAAGAATTGCAACTTAAACCATGTTTAGCATAATTTATTGTTTGTGGTGTGTATATTCTAAATACATTCCTAATATTATCAGGGCGAATTTCTAAACAAAAAGCAAAAATACTTCTAATTTTAAATCAGGGTATTTCGATAAAAAATAAGACTCCACTTCATCATAAATCTCCCAAGTAAAATCATCATACTTTATAAGTATATTTATATAATCTAATTCCATATCTAAAGTAACCCCATATTTATACTATCTAATAATGCATCTAAACCATATTCCAAAAAAACATTAGTATCCTCAATCCATATCTCATTTGTGATATCCCTCCATCTATCATCACTCCATAAATCTACAACCATTAAACTTGATTCATGTAAATTCAAGTCCTTATTATTTTCTAAAAAGAAACTTATAAATAAATTATCATCTTTTAAACTTCTGTTTTCTTTTATAGTTTTTATAGATTCTGACAATTCTTCTAAATGTTTATCAAATGATAAAGTTGGACTATAAAAATTTTTCATTTTATTTATCATCTTAACCATTTGGCCCATGATATCACCATTTATGTCAATTTTTATGTTTAACCATTTTTTCATTAAAGAACCCCCATATTCATTGATGTTAATAACATTTCAATTTCTTCTTTAAAATTTTCACCATAATCAACAGTTAATTCATAATAAGTAACACTTTCAGTATATTTATTATAACATAAACCATAATCAGCAAAATTTTTTCCAATTGGTGTATATACTGTAAATCTATCTCTTTTAGGATAAAATTCTACACAAAAAGCAAAAATATCTAGAAAATAATGATTTTCTTCTAATCTATCTTTTAATGCATATTTTAATTCTTTTTTACCTACACATTTAATACCAGGATATTTAGATTTAAAATAAAACTCAACTTCATCATAAATCTTCCAAGTAAAATCATCATACTTTATAAATATATTTATCCATTGTAATTTCATTTTTTCCTTTTTTAATTTAACATAATATACGAAACTTCTTTTAATTTAAAAAATATGTCTATATCAATCCCATTCTACTAGATTCTATACTAAATTTAAACTCTTCAAGATTATCACACATTATATAATCCCTTCCTAATAATAATTTATTAGAAAAACTTGTATAAAAATTGTAATTCGCAGTATGAGTATAATATATTAAATATACAAATAAATCATTTTTAATCTTAATATCACTAATAATATCCTCCTTGAAATAAGGCATACAATAATCAAAAATTTCATCTCTATTATAGTCTAATTTTATATAATATTTTTTCATAATATCTCTATTTTATATAATCACTACATTAACTTTCAAAATAAAAATTTTCTTTCCAAAAATCTATAATTTCTTTTCCTCTTCGTTTTTATGTAAAATTACTATTAACATTATTTATTTTTTATAACAATCCCATCTTATTTGACTCTATACTAAATTTAAACTCTTCAAAATTACATTCTTCACAATCATTTATTAATTCAGTAAACCTATTATTTTCACAAAATCTATACACACCAAAACCAATATAATATATCACATAACCATAATTATAATAACACATGTTAGCTGAATAACCTAAATAATTCATAACTTCATGCATATTACTATCATTTAATTTAATGCATATCTTCTTTATATTACTTAAATCACATTTATATAAATTTTCAATAATTCTAACGTAATTAATTCCTGGATAGGTTCGTGGAATTCCTCCACTTATTTTCCATTAACCCTCTCTAACTTTAACTTTCTCTGATTCCTTAAAAAATGCTTCTTATACTCCCCATAATTAAAAACTTCAAGATAACTATATTTTATAATTGAACCCTTATTAAAATATACAAAAATCAATTTAATTTCATCTTCTTCCACAATTCCTAAAATCTCATCATGAATTCTACTATCTTTTTTTAATAAGGCTTCACCTTCCTCAGTTATACCTAAAAAATAATCATCACCATAAGAAAAATTATTACCATAAGAATCACTACAATATTTCATCAACAAATCAATATCTAATTAACTTATCTCTCAATTTTTCTACAATTTTTATATAACCTTCAAGATGATCTTCTTCTAAAAACTTTATAAATCTGTTTAATACTTCCTGACTATCTATAATCATTATAATAATCCCATTTTAATACTAACATAATCCTCCATTAATTCAGGATGACATTCAATATATTCATCAATATCATACCACTCATCACATATCTCTTCGTGAACATTATAACTTATCTTACCATTATAATCAATACCAATTTTATTTGATTCTGTTCTTTCACATAGAGCATTTATATTCATTTTCTTACCACTAAACCATTCATAACCCAAAGAATATAAATGTTCTACTAATAACTCAGTTAATAATACACCACTTACCTCTACAGCAAATTTATAATCACACTTTTTAACTTTCATAATAATCCCATTTTAATACTAATATATTCTTCCATTAATTCATCATATTTTTCAACATATTCATCAATATCATACCACTTATCACAATCCCATTCATAAACATTATAACTTATCCTACCATGTTCAACACCAATTCCATGTTCATTATTTTTTGCACATTCATTTATTACCTCACACTTATCACCACCACACCACTCATAACCCAAAGAATATAAATGATTTACCACTAACTCAGTTAATCCTATACCACTCACCTTTATAGCAAATTTAAATTGTGTGTTTTCAAACTTTTTCATAATAATCCCATTTTAATACTAACATAATCCTCCATTAATTCAGGATGACATCATAATTAGATTTAATACATACCTCTAATATATCATCCCTATCACCACCCCCATACCACTTATAACCCAAAATATATAAATGATTTACCACTAATTTAATTAATAACTTATCATCCACCTTTATAGCAAATTTAAAATCATACTCAATACTTTCTTTCATAATCATAACAATCCCATTTTATTAGCTTCAAAAAATAATTTAATATAATCCATATCATTACAATTTAATTCTATATAATTATCACCCAATACATTGTGAAATATATGACCACCATAAATATACTTTTCAAAAATTAATCCTTCATAAAAACAAACTATTACAGAATTAAAATGATTATAATGATTAATCCTTAACTTTAAAAAATCTATCCATATCTCCTTATCTGAAGAATATCTATCACCTATAAAACCTTTTATTCTTCCCAAATCTATATCTATAATATCAAATAATTTCGCACCCTCTGATATATTATTTATTTCTATCGCATATTTCATATTCAATAATTCTAACGTAACTAATTCCTGGATAGGTTCGTGGAATTAATTCCTCCATTTACAGCAATCCCATTTTACATCCTTCGTAATAACTTAAAAATTCATCAATGTCTTTACACTTTTTCTTTCTCTCAATTATTACATTTTTCATATGAAAATACGAATACCAAAATAATTTTCTAGATACATTATTATCAAAATAATTATAATAATCATAAAAACCAATACAATAACAATTAACAAATTTTACAAAAGTTAAACCCTCATTATTATACCATGGAACAACATCGGTTATTCGACTGATATCCATATCTTCCTTTACTTTTATATAATACAACATTATAATAATCCTAATTTATTAGAATCTAAATCATTGTTATCCAAATCTACAATAATGGTTTCTCTATCATTAGGATATCTTACCATCCATTTCTGACCATACTTCATGTAACTTTTTAGGTGATTTTATTTTTATTGCAATCCTCATTTTACTTGTTTTTTTCATACTCAAATCCTTTATAATTAATACTTACAGTTAATAATATGTACTCCTAAACATACTGAAAACAATATATTGTTAAATCTTAGATTTGGCAATCAAGATTATACAAACAATCGATGTTAAAGACCATGGGTTTGATAAAAAATACAATTATTTCGTTCATATTAATATATTTTTTCAATATATTTTTTCAAAAATTCAATCTCTTCATCATCTGTAGGTAATTTTTAATTTAATATATAATGATCATAATCAGATTTATCTTTAGCAACAATTACAATATCAGACATAATTTTTAGTACATCACCATCATAATTATCTATATCAACTTCCCATAATCTATCAATATAATTCTGAGTTTCTTTATCAAAATCAGAATATTTATATTCTTCAATTTTCATTTCACCAAATATTGTTTCTATAATCATATAATTATTTTTCATTTTAAATCCTTTAATTTTTTCTCTACCATATTCTGTTGTTCGGAGATTTAATAATAATTTTGATTGTCAAATCTAAAATTCAATGTTCTTAATCTTTTAATGTGTTTTATCACACATCAACAGTAAGTAAAATTAGAAAACAAAAGACCTAAATATAACAACCATATAAAGTTCAAAATCCGAATAAATGTGTATAGGGGTTCCCAATCAATACTTTTTTGTCACATATGTGCGTTGATATGCGTCATTCTGCGAGGTCAATTTCCGTGGATTCTATCACGAATTCTTTCAATAAATGATAGACTTTGTTGATTTTTCTCTCGTTTTTTCTCTCTCATTAATTGTTCCTTTCTCAATTGTTATGTATTTACTTAACATATATTATTTTGAAAAATATATTATATCCATTATTAGCACAAGACGCTTCTTTGTTGATTTTCAATATATTTCTCTCTTCATAATCAGAAATATCAGCATATATCCATTTAGTATTATTGTTCAGGCTCATTTAATTTAATTTTACTTGTTTGTACTCACTCTTTAGTACATATTCTTCTAAAACAATACACAACTTATCTCTTAATTCATTAGAAATATTAATATCTCTGATTTTAACTTTAACATTCTTAGTTTTATATACAATTCTTAATATTGCATACTTCACATAATTGTGTCCATTATAATGGTTCTTTGTTTCTTTTTTAACTTGTAATATATTTTCAGTACAAATCCAAATAGATTCTGTTCCAGTTATAACTTCTATGTATTTAATATTGTTGTTAAGACTCATTTTTAATATCTTTTAATTCAATATAATCTGTAATTTCTAATTGTTTTAAGAAATTAAAACATTTCTCTGCATCTTCTTTTTCTTCTAGTGTAAAAACTAACTTAATATCAGATAAAACATACTTTACACCTATTACAGTTTCTTCACAATCCGCATAATCACTTTCTTTAAATTCCTCCATAGTATTAAATCTTCTCATCACATATCCACTCCATGCTGCTTTCAGTGTAGGATTACAAATATATTTAGTAACACTTACAATATCTTCTAATATTATTAATTGTCCTTTTACTTTAAGGTATTTATAATTTAATCCCATTCTTTTCTATTTAATAGTTCTTCTTTTATCATTTGACAACATTTATATCTTTCAAGTTCAATAGATATAACTAATAATTTCTTTAACTTTAGAGTATCAACAACATCAATAGGTAAATGTCCTTGTTCAATAAGATCAATGGCTTTATGAGTTGTCTTATTTTCAATTTTTTCTTGCATCTTTAAATTTTTAAATTACTATCTAATCTATATTCATCTAAGGTTTCCGTTTCCTGATAACTTGTTTTCTCCCTGGTCGGAGGTAAATTTGAAATTCATCTACATTGACATTATTCTTATATTTAAGATGTTTTTTCATAACTTGGTATTTCTAATCCAGCTAATTCGAATTTTGGTTTATTTACATCATAATGTCTTTTAAAAATTATAACCTCAGAATATTTTCCATTTATATAATATATAAAAAGCTTTAAATAACTTGTACTTGTAGTATAATAATACCAAACCATATAAGATATTTGATCAATTTTAACTGTTGTATATCCATTATCATGCCATAATAAGATAAAATCTTCATTGTTATTTAAGTTCATTTTCTATATTTGTTGGGTTTAACATTTTTTTAAAATACTGATATAATCGTTCATCAGATGTATTTATTGTTGATTTATTTTTAAATACGATTACTGTTCCATACTGATTAGTATATTTTATCAATACAATATCAGAAATTTTAAATAAATGTCCTTTATATTCGTCCTTTAAATGGTTTTTCAGGGCTTGTATTGTTTGCTTTACAATCAGCGAAATAAACATTAATAGATTCTTTAAAATCTGCTTCTAAATCCTTTCCCGTAAGTCCTTCATAAGAGATAAGTCCTTGTATTCCTAATACTTTTCCATAAAGCAAGTTATCTTCTTCACTATACTCTATACTACCTGTGTAACCTTTGTAATCAAGATATTTCATAATTTTAATTTTTCTTTTACTTGTTTTAATTGATACATTTTCATAATTCCGAAATATTCGGTATGTTATTATTCAGATTCATCTAATAGATCATTTATTTGTGTTACATTAAAATATTTTAATAAATATTCTTCTAATTTCTTAAAAATATCTAGTTCTAATTGTGGAATACATAAAGTTTTTCCACTTTTCATATGAAACCATATTACATTACCTTTATCAAGATTATCTTTCACACATTTAACACCTTCTACTTCATCAACCTTGATACTAAGCCCTGATTTTCTAATAAATGTTGTATTTTTATTTATATTATTCATTATAAAATTCAATTACGCACCATATATAACCATTACCATCGACAATGTACTTAATATCGTGTATTTGTTTACTTTTATTATCATCTAACCAATTATTAATTTTGTTGGTTATTATATCTCCTTCTCTTGATTCAAATATTTGCACTTGAAATTGTTCAGGATATTTACTATTAAGACTCATATATCATTATAATAGTAATTATTATTAATAATAAAAATTATTATTATAATTCTTATTTAGTCTAAATAAGAATAAGCGCATTTATATCTTTACGTATTTACATATAATGAATATGTGTTATTCACGTTCAAGGCTTTAAAATTATTCAATTAAATTCTCATTCGAAAATTTTGGTCTTATATCTAGGTTTTTTGTAATTCTGAAATTGTCTGTTTATGTTATTCACTTATAGGAAAATTTCTGATATATTTCAATCTTAGAATTTTTTATTCTGATATAGTAATAGGATACGGAAAATTTTCAAGAAATAAAAATTGTATAGCAATTATTTTGGTTAGTGTTTATCGAAGAAGGGGTGTGTAAATAAGAATAAAATTCTTAATATTCTGATCTTATTTAAAATGGTTCTAAATAAGAATTTTTTGCATGTTGAAGTCTACTCTTCTAGGGAAGTTTAAATCCTCAGCCTTTTTTAATAGTATAAAGATACGGATTTTCTTCTAATATAAAAAATATTTGATTGTTAATCAGTTATATTTCTTATTTTATTTCTTCATCTTTCACGGCTTCACCATCATTCTCAATAGCAAGTTTTGTAACTTTATCTGAATCAATATTTCCCGACGCAGTTATAATATTATACTTTTGGAATAAAGAATTATTTTGAATTGTTTGCCAAACTTTATCAAATCTTTTATCTAATTCTTTATGAATTTTTCTATCTAATTCATCTCTATTATCTGAATTCTGACCATACATAGAATGAATTCTTTCACTTAATTCATTTACATTATTATCAACACGAATATTCACTTCATCTATAGATTCACTAAGTGAATCATCTGCATCTTGACAATATCTTTCATTTTGTGTAATACTTAATGTATTATCCTTGACCTTTTGATTTAACTTACGTGCCCTAATACCTGACCATATAAAATAGCCAACCACCAAAGTTGATAATACGCTTGCTAAGGTTGTAATAATTATTGTTAAAATCATAATTTTTAATTTGTTTTTTAACCGATTAACATATCAAATATTATGATTTATATTTTACAATAGTAAATTTGTTTAATTAAAAAATTACATTTCTTTATTTAATTAGTGTTGGTCCAAATTTGTTAATTTCTCGTATGTTCATATTCTTTTTTCATACTTTCCATTTCTTTGTTAGTTCATCAATTTCTTCATTTGGTTTACTTTTCTGATGATGCTCTCAAGTGAATGAAATTGACCACTTATAATTACTCCATTTTTTGTATATTCTAACATAATTTTTTCTTTTTAATTTAAATAAAGGTAAGGAAATTCTTCTAAATAAAAAAACCCCACCTTTAAAGGTGGGGTTGTGCCTACTCATTGTACATTTTCAGATAACTTGGAGTTATGGCAAACCAATATTATAATAAGCCAAGGTTAGCGGCTTCTATTTTAATTTTAAGGTCTTTTAGTTCGGGTTTGTCCTCTATTATTTCCTTGAATTTTACTCTATATTCAAATCTTACTAAGTCTTTAAATTTTTCCATTGTTATTTCTTTGCACTTACTTAGAAACCATGCATATATATTAAGCATTATATCTATTGCTGTATGATTAGTTTGTTTATCGAATGATATACCAAATATTTCAATATCATGTGATACACCATCTTTATCATAATAATATATATCTGTACCATCAACCCAACCAAAATATCCTGAATGTTCTTCAGAATCATTAAAGATATACATAAGTTCTCTTTCATCTGTATCTTTAACATTTGTTTTTTTATTTATATTCCATCTATTTAGAATTAGAAGGTCTAATGTTTTTAATTCATCTTGAATCCAATTTGGTAGATTTTTTATACCTCCATCTGAATATTCATCATAATATCCTAAGAATAATGCAAGTAAAATTGTATTGTGTCCTACTTCATTGTTAGGTATTTCATATTTAACGGTACTATATGTATCGCCATCTCCAAAACATATACTATTTTCAAAGTATATACAATCTTTATGTATTATTTTCTTTTCTCCTATTTTAATCATAATTGTTATTATTATTTTTAATGAAACAATCCATATCCACCACACTTAATATTATTTCTACTTTTTGCATAATTTTTTAATTTATTTATTAAATATAGGGATAATCTTCTTAATATAATAATTTGAATTATTATTTTTATTTAGACTAAATCTAAATAGTGTTTATCGCAATAAAAAAGAGGATTAATAAATCCTCTTTTTATTATAGAATTATTAGGTTTATAGTCCTAATTCAGCTCTTTCTTCTGCTGTGTAATCAGCCGCTTCTTTAAGGCCTTTACCAGCTTTAAATTTAACTACATTCTTTGCAGGAATGTTGATTGATTCACCTGTTCTAGGATTTCTTCCTTTTCGAGCTTTTCTTGCTACGATTTTAAAGGTACCAAAATTTACAAGTTTAATTTCTCCGCCATCGCCTAATTCTTTTTTCATAATTGAAAGCATTGCTTCTAAAGCGATTTTAGAATCTTTTTTTGTTTTACCGGTCGCTGATGCGATACCATTGATAAGGTCTTTTCTGTTTGCCATAGTCTTTAAGGTTTTAAAAGGTTAATAAATAATTTTTCTTAATTGTTATATACAAATATAGTGAAATTTTTCTTACATTAAAAATATTTTTAAAGTTTTATTTCTTGAAATTTTCAAGAAAAGTGTAAGATTATTTCCAATCTTGTTATACAAATATACGGATTTTTTTCAGGTAAAAAAACTTAAATGTAATAAAATTGAATTTAAACATGTAACTTAGATATATCAACATGATCGTGATTCGAGGCTTTGACGCAAGCAGTCGAATCACGAATCTGTTTATTGGTATATATTATTCTTGTGTGCGGGGATATAACGCAAGTTGGAGTCTACTCTTCTGGGGGAGTTTAATCTCTCAGCCTTTATTATAGTACAAATATACGGAGATTATTCTGGAATAAAAAGTTTAAATGTTATATTTTTAAATTAAGTTTAATTTTCCTGCATCGAATAAGTAGTCATATTCACCAGATAAAAATTCTTCTGGTGATAACATATAATCTAGTTCTTCTAATAAATCATTAGTTCCGTAAACTATACCAGCATCACAATTAGCAATTGCTTTATGATAACTTTTGAAACACATTACTAAATATTCATCAGTTTCGTAGCTTTGCCGTGGATACTGAAGTTGAAGTCCTATTTTTATACAATAGTCTAATATTTCATTAATATTTCCATTGTTACATTTTTTAGTTTCAATTGTTATAAAATAATATTCTTCTATATTTTTCATATTTTTAATTATTTTGTACCAAAGGTGGGACTCGAACCCACACGTCCTAATGGACACCAGGTTCTAAACCTGGCGCGTCTACCTATTTCGCCATTTTGGCATTATATTTTTCTTATATCAAAATCATCATTTGTAGATGAAGTAATAACATAAGTGGAAGTATGATTTTCATCTTCACTTATAACATGATTACATTTTTCACACCAATAACCATCAGAGAATGCAATCATTTCTTCTTCCCAAGATGTATCTATGTTTTCAATCTCATATTCAATATGTATTAGGTGTGTATTTCCACATCTTTTACATTCATGAATTATTAATGATTTCTTAATAGTTGTTTTATTTATTACTAATTCTTTTGTTTTAGTTTCAATCATTTTGTCTCCTTTTTTATATTAAGTTAAATTTATTTGATTCTATTATTGCTGATATTGGTAAATCGTTATCTATTATTATTAATGTTTTGTGTTTTAAACCATTGCTGATAGTACTTGGTACATATTCCTTATCATAATCTTTGTAAATATAATCCCAACCATATAACTTTATATTTGATTCAATATTGATATATACAAATATACCACCTTCTCTTATACCTTTAAAACCTACCCAATCATTATTGTATGTTTTATGTATATTATAGTTCTTTTTAAGATCATCTAATATTTGTAATAATCTTGTTTTAGAATATATTTTTATTGCTAATAGTTTAATCATAATAGTTTTAATTTATATGGTATTATTTCTTTAATTTTATTAATTATTTCTTTAATAGACTGTTCATTCATATTAAATATATAATCATTACTATCCCATATAACTTTACGTTTATAAACTTCATAATGATCCCATGTTGCTTTAAAATCTTGTTTATAGTCACGATATTCGGTCGTAAACTATCATTTTCTTTAAAATCAATAAAACCTTTAAGTTCTTCCATTAATTCATCGTAACTATTATTTGATATGATAATTGATTGAATTCCATTAATTTCTGTGTTTATCTTTGCGTGAATATGATTTTTTATTTTTATATGCTTTTCGATTAGATTTCCAACCAGTTCCATTTTGTTCTAATTCTGCCTCTCTAGATCCTATACGATTAGCTTTTAGAAAGTCATCTAAAGTTATTTTAAATTCTTTGATTTTTTTTGTTCTTTTTCTTTTTCTTTTTGCCATGATATTTTATCTTTAATTGTTTATACAAAGATAAGGATATCTTTCAAGAATTAAAAATTACAATAGACCCAATTTCTGTCCTTCTAAAATATCTACTAATCTGATTTCTAATAGATCTGCCAATTCATCATTACTTAATGCTTCTTTAAGTTTAAACATAATTACATCAAGTTTAGTCCTTTTATATTTATAAGTCCGAGTTGTTAATTCTTCTAATTTTTGTGTTAAATATTTTTTTTTTCATTTCTTTAGGTTTTTTAATTTTGTATAAATATACGGATAATTATTGAATATAAAAAATTGGGGTGAATATATCATAAATTAGAGTCTACTCTTCCAGAACCTAAAAAATTCCCGCCCTTTACTTATGTAAAGATATGGAAATTATTCAAAGATTAAAAATGATGGAAGAATGCTAATTTTCTCTCCCCTTATAGGGGTTTGTCTGCAGAGATATCAGGGCAATTCACATCTTATGCTCGAAATAGCGCCCATTTCTGGAAGTTCCATCAATCTAATATTTCATACTTATCTTCACCTGGTATTAATGCAAGTGATGATCCATTGTCCCATTGTACATGTATTTGACCTATATCATCGACAAAGATTATTATACCTTTATCTCCATTTTTCAATTTAGTATAAGGGTCATCCATTGATATGAGTTTTACTTGTTTTCCTGTTAATTCTAGTTCTTTATTCATTTTTCAATAAAAATTTATTTGATATTACTTTAAATGATTCTCTATCTTCTGTTTCTTCAGCTACAAAGACAATACCTTCTCTTTGTATATTTTTATTAAGTTTTGATAATCCTTCAGCATATTTAAGAAGTTCATCTATTGTTTCAGGTAGTTCTAAATTAACTTCTACAATAGGAACAGTTTGTAATTCCATTGCTTTAATTAATAAAATAAAGTCACTATAATTTATAAATGAATGTGTTTTAATATTAAACATTCTAAAGAATCTTACTGTTTGTCCTTTGATTTTATATTTGTTTTTTTGTATACCTTCTCCAATAAGTTCTCCTTGGAGGTTATAATTATCAAGACCATTTTCTCTCATTAATTCTTCGATTTTCAATTCTCTTGCTACTTTCCAAAATGAATTAGTATCATCTTCTAATATATCTAAGTTTCTAGAACATACACCAAATATATTATCTTTAAGATAAAATGTTGCAGAAGAACCATCAAGTTTTTCTGTTGCTATATATGTTTTAGTTTTTAAATTAGGAAATTCTTCAATAAGATTTTGTATTCTTTCTTCATCTGTTTTTAGAGAATGAGAAGGAAAAAGACCTTTTATTTTACCTGCTAAACAAGCTGGTATTACTGGTTCCCATTTAATTACTTCAAGAAGTTCTGTTACATCTTGATCTATAATTGAGTGCCAACCTAATGGTAAAATAGACAATGGAAATGCTATACCTTGAGATACTTGTCCTCTGAGTTTAATAGTTTTAATCCTATATTTTTTATTTTCTAGGAATTTAAATTCTTCTTTTGGAGGCATAACTGAGTCTATTTCACAATACACACAAAGATCTCCAATTTTGAATTCATCTTTTTTAACTACAACTTTCCATCCTCGAATAGTAGCTACTTCAATTACATCAGCTCCTTTAATAGGGTTGATGTCATTAATTTTTGCTATTGTTGCTAATTTTCTTTCCATAATACTTTTTACTTTTTATTTTAACTATACAAATATACGGAATATATTCCAATAAAAAAAGCCCTTATCGGGCTTTTCCTTTTGAACACCGTAGTGTTAAGAGACATATTCGGTAAGCCATATAGACCTACTTAGTAGCGAGAGTCGGATTTGAACCGACGGCCTCTAGGTTATGAGCCTAGCGAGCTACCCCTGCTCCACCTCGCAATATATTTTTGGATTCTTATATCTTTCATTTTCTATTATAGAACAAATATACGATTTTGTTTCTTAATTAAAAAATATTTTTAAAGTTTTCAAATTCTTTTTCAACAAAGTCTTTATCATAACCACCCATATCTTTTATTATATAAGGTTTGTACCCACATTTTGTTTCATGTTATTAATTAGGTGTATAAAAAACGAACTATGGTTTTTCGGGTTAAAAATATTTAAACAATTCTAAACACTCAATAAAACATTTGTAATAAGACACCTTTTTAGATTTATTTCTTTCAAAATAATATCCTAAAACAAAAACGTTACATAATATAAATAAAAGTGATATTATTATTATACAAATATCCATATTTTAAATTTTTTAAAGTTAATAATTGTTGACCTATCAGGATTCGAACCAAAACCACCTACTTCAAAGGCAGGTATACTACCATTATACCATGGGTCAATGTAAAGAACCTCCAATTAAATGGAGGTTCTCTTTTTTCTTTTACTCTGCTGAGTTGTAAAACTTAATGTTTGTAGGGTTAACTAAAAAACGTTTTTCACGACCATTCTCGTCACGTAAATATTTTCCACCTTCCATGATGAAACAATAAACTCGTTTCTCTGTTTTAGATACTATACGACCTCTACGGTTCGCTTGTCCATTAGTGATGATTTGTACAAATTCTCCTATTTTACATTTTTTGATGTTTGGCATTTTAATTTTTTGTTTTAATGTTAGTTAATAAATAATTTAATTGTTGTTTGTTGATATAAATATACGGATAATATTCCAGGTAAAAAATTATATTATAATTATAATTCTGATAAATATACTTTACGTTCTCTGGTTTTATTGTTTAAAACTAGGATTTTCTTATAATTATCTTTTTCCATTATTTCCAATACTTTGGTTTCCATTGCGTCTTTATCAATTGCGTTATAAGATGTTATACCACCTTTTCGTTTGATTAATCCAATTTTATAAGCAAATTTAATAGTTTTCTTTTCAGATACAATTTCTACATTTTTTTTAATTTCTGATTTAGCTTTATTTTTATTCCAATTTATTTTACGTGCCATATTAATTTCCTCCTTTTTTAGTTTAACAATATACAAATATACGGATATTCTTCAAAAGATAAAAAAAATTACTTCTTTCCATATCTTGTTTGTAAAACATTATTTAAAATAAACTCTAAATAAGGATCTTTAGTTCTTTTCAATAATTGTTTAATTTTACCTGTTGGTTCGTTTGTGTATTTGATAAATAATTCGCAATCATCATTTAACATTTTTTTAACATTAGACGCAAGTAATTTTGTTTCTTCTAGCGATTTAAATTCTTCTTTTGATAACATAATTTTCCCTTTTTTATTTGTTTATAACTGATTGCATTTGTGATTTTAATGTGGTCATTTCTGTGCTTAATGATTGTAAAAATAACAATTCACCTATAAATGCTTCTTTTTCTTCTAATGTTTTTATTATGAATTCTTCTGATTTAATTAAATCTACATACATTTTTAATTTTGTTGATATTAATATTTCATTTGTAGACATTTGAAATTGTCCGGTAAGTTTAGCCATTGCTTCAAGTGCAGCTTGACCTTTTTCTTCTTCTTTATTTATATTTTCTTCTTCTTTTGGTTCTTCTTTTAATTTGTCAGCTTCAATTTGATAATTTTGTTTAAAGCCTATTTGTTTTTTTTCTTTTTTTCCCATAATTTTTATTTTAAATAGGTTCATAATTAATTTTACTTAATACAAAGATACGAAAATTATTCTACATAAAAAAACCCTGACCGTCAAAGTCAGGGTTTTCTTTATGTTTGAGTAGATTATAGTCCTAATTCTTCTCTTTCTTCGGCAGTATAATCAACTGCTTCTTTCAATGCTTTACCAGCTTTAAATCTAACAACATTTTTTGAAGGTATGTTGATTGATTCACCAGTTCTAGGGTTTCTACCTTTTCTTGCTTTTCTGTTTACTACTTTGAATGTTCCGAAATTAACTAATTTCACGATTGAACCTTCACCATTTGATAATTCAGCTTTAATAGATGCCATGATAACATCAACTAGGTCTTTACTTGATTTTTTAGTTTTACCTGTTGCTAAAGCGATTGCGTTTGTTAAGTCTTTTTTGTTTGCCATTTTAATTTTTTGTTTTAGTGTTATTAATAAATAATTTAATTGTTTAATTGTTATACATACGAACTTTATACTTAAATAAAAAATAATTCGTATTATTTTGTTGATCCACATACAGTACATCTTGATTTACCTTCTTTTGCGGTTCCACCTTCTTTAGGTACGCTAGATTGAGTAAATACTCTTTTTCCTTTACCATATTTCTCATCTTGAAATTCATTTTTACAAGTACATCTTTTAATTGCCATTTTATTTTCCTCCTATTAGTTTAATTTTTAATTTAATTATAATACAAATATACGAATATTTTTCTTAAACTAAAAATAGTATTCAATAATTTGTAATTTATTTTGATATTGGTACCCTTACTAGGATTCGAACCTAGACGAAAAGTTTAGAAAACTTTTATGCTATCCTTTACATCATAAAGGCATTTTGTTGTGATAGATGGATTTGAACCACCGACACCCAGATCTTCAATCTGGTGCTCTACCTAGCTGAGCTACATCACAATATTTTAGTCTAAATGACAGGATTCGAACCTGTGAACACGTGAGTCCAAGTCACGCCCCTATGCCTGGCTGGAGGAACATCTAGATATGTGTGGGTAGAGATGGATTTGAACCACCGGTAGATCTTACGTAACGGTTTTACAGACCGCCTGCTTTAGCCTCTTGCATACCTACCCAATTTAGTAGTCCGTAGGGGAATCGAACCCCTCTTTCTGGGCTGAAAACCCAACGTCCTTCGCAATAGACGAACGGACCATGTTTCAATGTTTTTAGAACATTACTCTATCATCTTCAATTTCATAATTTTTCATAGTTTCTAGTTTTAATTTTAATTATTATTATTGTTTTTTAAATCTTCTGTTGAAATCATCAATAGAAAACCATCCTGTACAATCAGTTCCTTCTGGTTTTCTTTTCTTTGTGTGAACAAAAAGACTGTTTGCTGTTTTATCTAATATAATTGCTTCAAAGTTAAATGCTTTTTCTTTAACGACTTCATCTATTTCAAACTCATCAATATTTTTCTTAAAGAATTCAGTTCTTTCTTTGATATAGTTTTCAGTTTTTAATTTTTTATCAGCAATCATTTTATTTCTCTTATTAAACAATTTAACTTGCTTAACCCATATTCTAACTGATATAAATCCCATTACTAAAATCATTATAATTATTAATATTTTTATAAATAATAATGTTGTCATTTTTTCCTCCTTTTTAATTATTAATTTCGTTATACAAATATACGGAAAGTATTTAAAATAAAAAAACCCCAGTCGATTAACTGGGGTTTATATTAAAAAGATTGAGATTATTTTTCTTTATAAGTTACTTCTATATCAATTTTATTATCTTCCATACCAAATGATATGTTTAAATCTTCATGTTTCACTTTTAATTCTTCAATAAACTCTTTGTCCTTTTCTATGATTGCTTTAATTTCATCAGTTATTTCTGGTACATTATATAAACAACCATTTTCCCATCCTAATCTATAACCATTAGATAATGTTTTTCTCATATTCGGAGCATCACTTAAAAGATTATCTTTTAATTTTTTCTTATTAAGAAATGATAATACTTGTAAACCATTTCTAATGTCATAAGCTACTCTTTGCGCTCTTTCAATATATTTAGCTTTTTCATCTTTATCTTTAAGTCTTGATGCTTTTGATTTTATTGCTCTTTTCGGTTTAGTTTTTTCTGAATCTGTTAAATCACCTAAAACCTTATCAATACTAATACAAATATTTTTAGCTGATGTCATCAATTCATCAACAACAGAATCAGATTTTTCTTCAACAATATTAGAACCTTCGTGAACTTTAGCCACCCATTTTGATCCATTTTTTTCAACTACAAATCCTCTATAAAGCCATTTGCCTGTTTCTAATTTCTTCTTAGATGTTAATAATTTTTCCACTATTTTTTCTTCAATCTTTTTTTCTTTTGCCATATTTTTTCAGTTTTTTATTTAATTTATACTAAACATTTTAATACTACAAATATACGGAAATTTTTCTTAAATTAAAAATTCCTCCCAATTTTTTCAAAGAGAAAAAATATGTAATTATAATTTCTAATTTTATATTTATAATACAAAGATACTAATAATATTCTGAATTAAAAAATGTTATATAATATATAACGCAAATTGGAGTCTACTCTTCGGGGTTCTTTTAAAACTCCGCCTTTTGATAGTACAAATATACGGAGATTATTCAAATAAAAAAAGCCCAATAGTAATTTCCTATTGGGCTTCTCGATTAAAGTACTGAAGCTATTTAGCATAGCCGTTCATTTAATTTCTGAGGCGATACTCTGCCGAAGCTAGAGCCATTCTATCTCGAATATTAACCCTCCTTTGTTTTCTATATCCATATTCACAGGATTCGAACCTGCTTCTTTAATTCTAACACTGGTCAACCACTCGCATCCCACCACTTTGTTGATTTCCAAACTTGTAGTCCAGACGGTGTATCTAATACCTCCTACCTTGAATATCTATCTCACGCGACAAAGCCTTGTCGCGTTGTGTGTTAGCAACTTTTTAATTCCATTACCGGTTATCTTGAAACATAAAAGTCTAGATAGTTTTCTTTCAAACATCTTACGAAAGTCACTCTATCTGGTTAGAGAGCCAAGTTAGTTCTTATTTCACTACTTAAAAATCATACAATATCGCATTGTCCGGCGCCTAGTTTATTGTTATTAATTCGCCCAACCTCTAGGAAAAAAGCATAGGTAACGAGTTTGTTCCGAAGAACACAGGCAATTCGACCAATCCTGTTTCTGCTTGTGTCAATACAAATATACGGATTATCTTCTAAAAAATAAAAGATCCGAATCCTTTACTTATAATTTCTTTTACAGTAGCATATTCATAATTATCATTTTTATTCATTCTTGGATCATATGATAATTTACCACTTGATAAGTGTATAATTAAATCAAATTTTGGGCTATAGGTTGTCCTAAACCACTTAAAATTGAGTGATATTAGATATTTCTTAATTTTGAAATAATCTTCCCAGTTATTTATTCTTATACTTACTATCATTTTAATTTCTCCTATATGAAAAACCCAATATACATATATAATGTAAATGCGTCTATACTAATTGTGTTTATAATATTTATAAAATTTATTGCTATTTTGTTTAATTCATTCATTTTTTTCTCCTTTTTTAAAATTTATATTAATACAAAGATACGGAATTTGTTCTGATTTAAAAAACCCTATTCCGTATCCTCCATCATTGGATGAAAATCAATAATATCTTTTTTAATTGATTTACATATACCAATAATATATTCTTTAATCTGTTCAGGATGTTTAAAATCCTCAATATCAGTTTTTTCTAAATATTCAATAAATTTTGTTAATTCATTCATTTTTTTCTCCTTTTTTAAAATTTATACTAATACAAAGATACAACAATCCTTCTAATAAAAAAAATCCCCACCTGTTCGGGTGGGGAAGTACTAATTCAATGTGAAAGGAGGTTACATTGTGTATACCATCGGGGACTCGAACCCTGGACTTTCTGCTTAAAAGGCAGAAGCTCTACCAACTGAGCTAATGATACATATATTTTTAATAATTATTATTATAATTAAGACGTCCCTCAAGACCTTTCAACCTTGAGGAACGAATCTCCAACTGGGAGCTCTAATTTTCTTTGTTATACGATTTTGCGTATTGAATTGCTTTTTCTTTGGTTAGACCATTTTTACAAAGGTTTCTACCTGCGTAAACTCCGTATTTTCCGGTGAAACATCTTTTAGATTCAGTTACTTTTCTTCTACCAAATCTGTCTGTTTCAATTTTTTGGATATTTTTCATTTCCATTCTGATTCTGAATCCACCAACTTGTCCTACTACTTTACCTAATTTTTCTCTTGCCATTTTTATATCCTCCTATAGATTTTAAATTAATATTATTATTTTTCTTTATTGTTATACAAATATACGGACTTCCTTCCTAAATAAAAAATATACTTGTGTTTTGTTTTCTTTGTGATTTTTGTACCACTACCAGGGAATCGAACACTGGACATCGCTTATTACGCTCTTGCAAGGTGTCGTTGGACACATGTAACCGTTAATGATAATACAAATATACGGACTTTGTTCAAAAGTTAAAAATTATAACAAACCCATTTTTAAAGACTCAAATAATGCTTCCAGATTATCTATATACTCCATAAATATATCAGAATGTAATGATCTACCATACCTTAACATATATTCAGAATTCTTTTGACCACCATTCATTATTTTATTTTTAGGTTCAAACCAAACAGAAAATGGATATAAATCTTTATCTTGTGTATTTGTCTCTGTGATTTTTAAATAACCACGTTCTATCATTTCATTTTGAACTTTAATAGATTCATCTCTATCTTCAAAATAAATGATGAGTTGCAAATCACCATAATCACTTTCTGTTATAAATTTATACTTTTTCATTTCTTTTTCAATTCAGGGTGTTCAATTTCAATTTGATGTATCTCTTTTAAAGCCTTTTCCGGTGTTATTTCACCTGAAATCATTTCAGTTTGTATTTTTGCTAATTTAAGTAATTCTGTAGGTCTATATTTTGCCATACAAGCCTGATATCCTAACCAACCACCTATTACTAATCCTATTATTATTCCAATTGTTATCCACATAATTTGTTTTATTTAATTTTATTTATAATTTTTTTTAATTCTTCTTCACAATAATTTTCTATTAATAAACTTCCTTTATAATATATTCTTATTGTATCATTTTCATCTCTCATTATTATTAAAGCCTCTGAATTATGTTTATAACCAGTTGCTTTTGAAGTTCTTTCACCAATCCAAAATATGTCAGTAGTTTCTTTCAATGGTGGTATAGCTGCAAAATGATTAACTAACCTAAAACCTTTTTTACCTTCTTGTTCTTGTTCCATCATCAAAGTATTTCTGTTATTCGGATCAAGATAAATTTTGATTATAGAGGAATCTTTTAATTGAATAGTATTCTCTGAAAATTGCTTCTCATCCTCTATAATCTGATCTGAGTGAAAATCCTCCTCTAAATCTTTCAATTTCTCTTCAATTTTTTTATCCCCTCGAAATGATAATGCTCTTTTATAATGGGATATCTTACTTAGCAAATGATCAGTAGATTTAGCTTTCTTTATTAAAGATTTATATGACTTTAATTCTGATGTGTCAATTCTTTGAATCTCTTTCTGAATCTTCTTATAAGAATCAGTATATTTTCCTTTAAAACCATCAATATACATTATTGATAAAATCATAGTTGGTGATTCATATCTATACTCACTAATATAAGACTTATATTTTTCAAAATATTCTTTTTCATATCTTTGAATTTCATTCTCAACAATGTTCTTAATCTTTTGATGTGTTTTATCACCCATCAAACCAGATTTTTTTAAAACACTAATAGCCGTAGCAGTATATCCATGTCCGGTTTTATCATATATTTTTCTTATTATTTCTTTTATTTTCATGTTATTTATTTTCCTTTATTATGATTTTACTTTTACATTTTTTACACATTTTATTATCTTTTGGTTTTCTTTGCCATCCACCCAAAACACCATGCTCTGGACATATAGCCAACCACTTATAATTCTTTTCTGAAACCTCAACATCAACATTACTAGATCTATTACCATCACAACCAATACTCAATGCAATTGATCTCCAAACATCATCATGAGCACTTCTACCCCTTGTTTCAAAATCTATTGCGTGTGCTATTTCATGTAACATTGTATTAATAACTTCTTTATCAGTTCTACTTTCAGTCATAATTCTAGACATAGTAATTTTTCGAGTCATGATACTATTCTTTTTCCAAACACATTGACCTAAACGTCTAACTGCTCTATCAAAATCAAAACTCCAATTATCAAGACCATGTTTTGATAACAATTCTCTCATTTTTATTCTTGCTTTATCTAATTCCATAATTATATTATTTTAATATTTATACAAAGATACGGAATACCTTCTAAACTTTCTTATAAAACCCCTAATGATCTACAATCAAAATAAATCTTATGATATTCAACAAAAGAATCAATATCATTAAAATAATTACAATTAAAAGCTAATTCATTTGATTCATCAAATCGTTGAAGATCATTATCAGTTAAAAATGTTAAAATTAATCTTCCTTCTTCTATTTCTTCTATTTCAAAACCAATACAATAACCCTTTATCATAATAAATCTATCAACAAAAGTGTTATATGGATAATGTGTTTTAAGATCAATTATCTTTTTATAACATTCATTTAAATGTTCTTCATTTTCTATTTTAATACAATTAAATTTTCTCATAATTATTTTTTTTAGTTAAGATAAACCAAGTTTTTTTGTAGTTATATGCATATCAATATCATCAAATATGTCATCAATATTACTATAAATTATTTCAAAATTTTTAACATCTACATCATCATCATTCAAAGGATGAATAGTTAAATGATCTGCATGTTCATTTTCCATTGATATTTCAATTGATAAATAGGGATATTTATAATCTTCATAATTTTGAAAATCAGTAATATGTGATGGTGTATTATATTTAGAGAATAATTTTTCTTTAACCTCATTATAATTATCATCATTTACGGCTATACATATAAATGTTCTCATAATACCCCCCATATTTATACCTGTTAAATAATAATCTAAATTTTTATTATTATTAACAAATTTTAACATAATGTCAAAATCACCATCTTTCATGTTTTCAGCTTTAATATATAATACTTTCATTTTCATATAACAAAGATACGGATTACTTCTAAGAAATAAAAATTGTGTTAAAAAAAATATATCGCAAGTTGGAGTCTACTCTCCCAGAACCTATAAAAATTCTCCGCCCTTTAACTATGTAAAGATACGGAGTTTGTTCTCAATTTTAAAATAATCCCAATTTAAATGATTCTATAAAACATAAAGAATCTTTATAATTATTCATGTTATAAGATTTTATAAGTTCTTGATCATATTGCATTTTATCATTTCCATAAAAAATACAATTTTTGCTCTTAATATTATTACTATCAACACATAATAAAATATAAGCCCCAATTTCAACAGAGAAATATTCCATATTATTATCTCCACGCCAAGAATAACCTAAAGAAAACAAAAATTCTTGAATTTCCTTACTTTCCCTTGAAGTATCAACCTTAAATAATATAAATTTTTCATGTTTTTTCATAGTGTAAAGATACGGAGTTTGTTCTTAATATTAAATTAATCCCAGTTGTTTTGCATTTTTATATTGAATAAAATCTTTATAATTACTCATATCATAAGATTTTATTATCTTATCCATCCATCTTTTATCATAATTTAATATCTCTACATCACCATGAAAAATATGATCTATATTAGGATTAAAGTCACTCTCAAGACATAATAAAATATCAGACGTTTCAAAATTCATATAATAATATTCTTTCCTATTTTCTGAACACCACATATATCCTAAAGAAAATAAAAATTCTTGAATACTCTTACTATCTGATAGAGTTTTTACCTTAAACCTTATATATTTTTCGTTATTCATATACAAATATAAGGAATTTTTTCAAATAAAAAAAGCCACCTCTCCAGGTGGCTTCGATATTTCAGGAGTTTTATTTCTTATATTCCTAATTCTTCTCTTTCTTCAGCAGTATAATCAACCGCTTCTTTAAGACCTTTACCAGCTTTGAATCTAACTACATTCTTTGCAGGGATATCAATTGATTCACCAGTCCTTGGATTTCTTCCTTTTCTTGCTTTTCGATTAACTACTTTAAATGTTCCAAAGTTTACTAATTTTACGATAGAACCTTCACCGTTACTTAATTCAGATTTAATAGATGCCATTATGACGTTTACTAATTCTTTGCTATCTTTTTTTGTTTTGCCTGTAGCTATTGCAATTGCGTTTGTTAAATCTTTTTTGTTTGCCATTTTGTTTTTCGTTTTTTAAATTAATTAATATTATGTTTACTTGTTTTTGTCTATACAAAGATAAGAACTTTATTCTGAATTAAAAAATCATTCTGTTTATTTCTCTTCTTTTTCTATCTTCTCAATTGTATAATACAAATATACGGTGATTCTACTTAATAAAAAAATTTACCTTGACAATTTTTCATTTATATTCTTTAACTCTAAAGCCACTTTCTGGCTTCGATTTAAAGTTTCAATAAATTGTGAGTCAAGACTTATCTTTCTACAATTCAAACTCTCTAACATTCCCGGTGTTATAAATTCTTGTTCAATTATCCAACCATCATCTGTTTTTGCAATTATTTCTAATCTTAATATGTTACCTGTGATTATTGTGTTATCAACATCTTCCAGATATTTCTCAAGGGTACAAATAATAACAGGATCTTTACCTCTTTCTAATTTTAATAAATTGTTATCATCATCAAGCGGGGTTAACGCTGTGAAATAATTTGTTGCTAAATATATTTTTCTCATTTTTTCCTCCTAAATTATAATTAATACTATGAATAATACAAATAATACTATCAATGCACAATCCATTCCAAATAACAAATAGTCAATATTTTCCTTGATTCGTTTTCTCTTTCTCATAATAAACCCATTTTTAATCCTTCATATTCAATCACTAAATCATATTTTATTACATATTCTTCAAGAGAATACCACTTTTCAGTTTGATTTTTAACAACATTGTAACTCATGCGACCATTACATTCAACACCAATACCACGCACATTACTTCTTATACATTCATTCGTTACTTTATCATAAAAAGATTCGTCTCTAAAATCACTACACCATTTATAACCCAAAGAATATAAATGATCTGATATCAACTTAACAAATTTATTATCAGGAATATCTATTCCTATTTTATAATATCGTTTTATCATATCAATACCACCTTTTTTAACCATTCTTCACTACGAATTATATGATTATCTTTATCAACACATTCAACCTTATTTCTAAACTTCTGTGAATCCTCATCCCAATATTCTTCCCAAACACCAAGTACATAACCGTGCTTTCTTACACGTTTCTCTCTCCATGTTATTCCATAAGCAACAATGTCGCCTACTTCAATTTTTTCATCTGTTATTTTATATTTTATCATTTTATTTCTTCTTTAAATTAATATTAATACAAAGATAAGGAACTCCTTCTGAAATTCCTTACCATTTTAATGTTTTAATCATCAACTATTTTGGTCTCATGTTTTACTCCATATTCATCAATATAATATAAATCAATACCTTCAAAAACTGCGAAACTATGTCCAATCGAAGTAATACAAGCCTCTTCAAATTCATAAGCGTATGATTTTTCATCGCCAGTTATCTCCAATAATTTTAATTTGTCAGCCTCAATTCTTTCCTTGCTGAAAAACTCTTCCATGTGTTCATCAATGTCATCACCAAATACAACCACTTTACAAAAATTATAATCACTCTGTGTCATTTTACCCTGATTCAATAACTTAGTGAAATGTTCAGAGTCTAATATCATACCCCAATGACCTTTAGGTGTATCACAATTATTTAAAACATCAACAACTCTTTCGACATATGGATTGTTAAGAGGAATATCAATCTTCTCTGTAGTGTCACCATCAGCATCACCAATCATGTAACTAAATTTTAACCTATAATAAGGTTCAATTCTTTTAGTTTGTGTTTTATTTTCTATTATTTTTATCATTTTTTACCTCCTTATTACATATTCTACATTTCTTTTCCTTTATATGCCAACCTTTTTCATTATGTGAATAGACTTTAATCCATGTGTGTAAACCAATTTTACAAAACATCTTTCTAAACCAACCACTAAATTGATTCCATATTAATAATATTGTTAATATTGTTAGCATTTTTTTCTCCTTTTTATTTATAATACATATATGATATTCCTTAATCATAATACACCAATCCTCATACTTTCAAATTCCCACGCCTTATCAACAAATTCTTTTACATTCATATGTGATTGTGTTGCAAACCAACCTGTGTTACCACCTAATATTATTTTATCAATTACATTAACCACAATAGCACCTGAACCATTAGTAAATTTCCAATAAAGATCCTTTCTATCTTTATAACTATAACCATTAGTATATAAATAATGTAGAAACAACGTTTGCTGTAATCCACTTCTTACAAATATATTTAATCTTTTCATATTGATAATTTATTATAAGATGTCCAATACTTATGAATTACTTGTAAAGGTTCTAATGAAACCCTTTTACCATCAGTTACAGGAGCAAAAACATTCACAGACCAATAACCACTCTTCTTCCATAAATAAAATACTATGCGATCCCATTCGTCATACTCATTTACACTATATTCAGTTTCTTCAACCCTAACAGCAGTATCACTTCTGTATTGATATTTACTCTCTTCTTTTTTATTTTGTTTCTTTTTCATTTTTCTTCTCCTTTTTAATTATAATACAAAGATACGGAATACCTTCTAAACTTTAAAGTAAACCCATCTTTATTCCATTTATGAGTGGTTCAATATCAAACTTTTCAACATATTCATCATACTCATAATGATCATACTCCATAAAATCTCTACCGAAATATTCATAAACATTCTCGCCTTTAAAAGTACCATCATCCATATATGTAATATAATCATCTTGATCAATACAAAATCCAACAGTTCCCGTTTTTTTACAACTAATATCTATATATCTGGCATCGGCATTAAAAAAATTATCGGAACTATCATCATCTTTTATAATAGCAGAGCCATGCCATGTAACTCCAACAAAATGTAAATAACTTAATAAATTAATCATATCCTCATCACTATGTACATATATTATTGTTTTTTTCATAATAAACCCATCTTTATTGATTCTAAAACCATATCAACACCAAACTCCTTATCAAATTCAATATACTCATAATGGTCATAACATTCATATGGTTGCCTTTTGAAAAAATTATAAACATCACCACCAAAAGAACCACCATCATTCATATATGACACACGATTATTTTTAACACAAAATGCAATAGATTTAGATTCAGCTCTATTACAATCTATTGTCATTTCACCATCATTCATAATAAAAATTTCAGTTTGCCATTTAATTCCAATATAATGTAAATAAGTTGATAACTTATAAATATCTTCGTCATTATGTGCATATATTATCATTTTCATTTTTGTTTCCTCCTTTAATTATAATACAAAGACACGGAATACCTTCTAAACTTTAAAGTAATCCCATCTTATTACCATTAATAGTTACATCAATATCAAACTCCTTATCAAAATCTACATACTCATAATGATCATAATATTTAAATTTATCACCAGATATATAACTATAAACAATATCTTTCTTATTTGATACATAAGTAAGACTACCATCATCAACGATAATTGCAACAGATTTAGATCTAGAACAAGATAAATTAAATCTTTGTATTTCACTATCTATTATAATAGGTCTACCACTAGACCATTTGCATCCAATAACATGTAAATACATGAACAAGTTGCCCAAATCCTTATTGTTATGTAAAAATATTATTGTTTTTTTCATAATAAACCCATTTTAGAACCCTCTAAATAAAACTCAATCTCTTCACGGAAATCTTTACTATATTTAACAATTATTTCAATACCAGTTTGCTTGTCATATAAATCATCACCAATACCATACTTAAATATAACAGGATGCCAATTATTTATAGTATTTTCACAATTATTAATATTAAAATCATTACTATCATGTTCCAAACATATAGATAAACCTAAAATATCAAAAACAGATTCATTTCGAATTTTATCATGTATCTGTATCTCAGTTTGAACAGTTGTCCAATCTAATTTAGGAAATAACTCTTTATAATAATCAACAACATCATGGAATTGTTCCCACTTAAACTTATCCCAGTCTAACATTATATTTATCCACTTTATATCTTTCATAATAAATTCATTTTAGAACCATTAACAATCATCTGAATATCTAAATCCATAAACTCTTCCCAACTCAACCATACCTCAGCTTCATCCGCCTCAATACCGTCTTTATAACTCTCCCATTCTTCTTTATTTTCATGATAATCCGCAGCCATATCTTTACCAAAAGGACATATAGCAATCCATATATATTTATAATGCTTATATTCTTTTAAACTATTTAAAACTGGTTTCCATCCACCATCCTTAATACGAAAACCAACCTTACAATCAATTTGATGTAACAATTTACGCATAACCATCTTATTCAGTTTCTTCTTACCTTTACCTTTACCTTTACCTTTACCATAACCTTCCAGCCTTATATTAATCCATTTTATCATAATCTTTTTTACATTTTAATTTATACACAAATACACAACAAACCTTCACCAAATAAAAATATCCCCTTTCCTCCAACCTAAATTCTCCCTGGTCAAACATGAAAATATTATTATAATAATCCCATTTTTAAACCTGCAAAATAACTTTCTAAATCTACATCAGCATCCCAATATAAAATAATACCATCAAACTTCTTATCATTATATATATTACCATAATATAAACGATTATCATCATACTCATTATGACCTATTACTATATAATTTTCAGGATTACCGAAAGTTTTACATTTATGATATTTATCTTTATATGAGTCACTACTTCTTGCCCAAAAATATCCCTCATTGTCTAATTGATTACAACAATTAATCCAATCATCTATATTATTTAATATTATGTATATCTTCTCTTTCATATTAACCCCAATTTATTAGCTTCATTTATCTCATGTAAATCCATACCATCATACCAATCAAGATTTATTATACCATCAGTCTTATATTTATAATTATAATATAACCGTCCACTATTATCATTATAAACAACTAAATATATACCATCATTTATTGCATAAGTCTTAATATATTCCTTAGCAGTTTCTAAACATTCAGAATATATCTCCATAAAATCAGACTCAACATTCCAATGATAACCATGACTATACAACATATTGCAACATGATACCCATTCAGATTCATTACGAACCTTAATATTTATTTTCTTTATATCTTTACTAAATACTATCATATTAATCCCAATTTATTAACTTCTATTATCTCATGTAAATCCATACCTTCAACATAATTAATTATAATAACATCCGGCCCATAAATATCAACATTAACATTAGTATTATAAAATAAACGATCATCATGATGATGAGGGTCAGTATGATTATATATAACTAAATATATATCACCTTCACTTATCAACTTATATCCATGTATCTTCTTTGAGTCCATACAATTGTCTTGCCATCGATAACCATGACTATACAACATATCACAACATGATATCCATTCAGATTCATTACGAACCTTAATCAATACCTTATATGTCATTACTTATTCCTTTTATCATTTTCTATTCTTTAAATTATATTCAATACAAAGATAAGGAATACCTTCTAAACTTTAAAGTAAACCTAATTTAATACCTTCAATATAATTATCACCACCCATCTCTTTGAAATCTTTACAATCAATAACACTATCAACCTCACCCCTATCTAATAAATCATTAATATGATCCCACATATCTTTATACTGCCACGTTGCTGACATTAATTTAAACCTCACAATTAATGCAATAGGATATACATAATCATTATAATGACCATCATCATTAACGTAACGTAGATACGAATCAATCGTAGACCTACTGAACTCCCTAGATTTAAATAGATTCAATACATAATTAAACTCCTCTTTACTATACGATACTATAACTATATTCTTATCTATCATATCAACCCCATTTTATTAGCCTCAATAACATCCTTCTTATCTTCCAATGCAGCATCACATATCATACCCTGTAACTCATTAGCTATATGTGGATACTTATCAATGAACCAACAATCTAACTTATATCCCATCTTCACTAAAGATATATATGTACTACCATCAATCTCCTCTTCATACTTAACACCATGCTCATCATAATAATATAACTTCATGGCATCCACACCACAATAACAACTAGAATATATACAATCATGATCATACACATCACTACACCAATCAGTTATATACCAACTACTACCCAATAACTCCTTACTATACTTATTAAGTACCTTACTATACTCATCTAAGTCACTATACTGTCTGTATCTATCTAACCACTTACTAAACCATAACATGAACCATAACTCATCCATACTGTGTATAGTCATAGATGTAGGCATACTTTGATCAGCATCACCATGTCTTTCATTCCATGTTAATACATATGTATCTTTAGGTGTGTATGTCTCAACCTTTCTTCCATGTTCAATTTTAAAATAATTTTCCATCTCATTATAATTTTTATTCATTACAAAGATAAGGAAAGCAACCTTAATATAAAAATAAAAAAAGATGTCACAATGATCCATGACAAAAAAATAATAATAGATAAGGATTATAAAAATCCTCCTAATTTAAGATTAATAATAATAAGTAAAAATAGCTCACGGGCCACCTATCTACATATATAGATATAGTGAATATATGAGGTCATGAAGAAGTTTATTTTAAATAATATAAAGAAGTTTATTTTAAAATAAAGTATTATCTATATAAGGTATTAACTATTTTATAGTAAATAGAGTACTTTTTATATCACAGAATAGTAAGTTTGTTTTTATAGAGTAAGTAGTGTTCATTTAAATTAGTAACTGTTTTGTAGTAGATATTAAGTATTTGTCAGAAAGTGTAAATTTAAAAAGTGTATATAATATAATATATAATATAATTACGTTTGGGTATCCGTTACAAAGTATAACTTAGAAACTGGGATTTTGTTTCTAAAATTTTTTTGGAAAATTTTTTTGGAAAATTTTTTAAGACTTTTATTTTATAAAATACCTAATTTATCTCCCATAAAAAACTCTGGGTATTTTTCTTTTAATTCTTTATATATAGATTCAATTACTCTAGAATCTAAATTTCTTAAAAATCTTGTACCTATCATCTCAATACTTATCCAGCATGTATCTTGAATTTTTAAAAGATAGGTTTTAGAACCTTTTGATTTATAGTTTAAATTTAAAATTTTACCTCTATCATCAGTTTTACCAACGGTGTCTACTATTTTTTTAATCATATTAACTTTATCATTAAATGATTTATTTTCATTATATGTTTTAAGGTATTTCATATTATTTATATATTCTTATTTAAATTTAATATATAAGATTAATGAGATATTTGAAATCATATTTAGAAAAAATTAATAGAAATCATTGTTATTTAATGCCTGATAAAGTATTTAATAGGTGTTTATATTTACTAGATAAATACGGTGAAAAAAATAATGATGGTAATAATAGAATATCTGATCTTTATGGTAGATCTACATCTACTAATTTAATAAAAATAAAATTAGATGATTTAAAATTTGACATTTATCAAAGTAATATTAATACAACCGGTATTATTTATTATTATAATTTATCAGATAGTGAATATGAAAGAAATGTACAATATGATGATTTAGATAATTCTATACTCATAAAATTAAATGCATTTTTATTAGGTTCTGAAATAGAAAAAATATTAACTGCGAAAAAAATGGGATTGTTATAAAATACCTTAAAACAACATATTTTTTCTAATAATTTTATATCATCTGTTTTAATATTATGTATACATATATTATGTATTAATTTTGTATTATTTTCATTATATGATGATTTTTATAATATTGATATAGATTATGATTATATTTTTCGTTATTCTGGTGGTAGACCTAGTTATTTTCTGATATCTATTTCTCAAGAAAATTATGAAATATTTAATGTTAAAGATTATGATTTTAATTGGGGGTAGTATGGTATATTTACAAAATAATTTACAAGATCCTGATTATAAAAAATACAATTATATTACAATTGAAAATTGGTTAGAAAAAAATGTTGGTATATCACTCGATAATGTTAAACAGGCAAATCAAATGGGATTATTATAAAAAAGGTGCTAAATTATGATACATTAAATATATTATAATATAAATTCCCCTTTTCATTAAATCTATAACAATCCTAATTCTTTTGCTTGTAATTTCATTTCTAATTCTCTCATATTAAGTAACGATTTATCAGTAGTTTTAAAAATATCTAATCTATAATCATCATTTATATCTATTTGTAAAATTTCTGATTCTTCTGATAAATGTGTAATTTTATTATTTGTATTTAGTTTACCGTATTTATCTATTAAATATTCACATCTAAGCCGATATTTATCTGGCATTGGGCGTGCAGTATATGATGGTTTATATTTTGATTCGTTGTATGTCTTTAAATATTTCATAATAATCCCATTTTATTTGCTTCTAATCTTATAATTATATAATTATATCTGGATCAAATAATATTTCATTTACTCCTTTTTGTTCAAACCCAGATACATTATCTGGGTTTGAACAACTAATTTTTAAGAATGATTATCTATAATTGATATTAAAAATGTATGATATATACATCCTTTATGATATGTTCTAAATAAAGAATTTTTTGATATTAGGTTTGATTGTTCTAGGTAATTTGTAAATTTATCATTATCTTCTATATTGGTATTGATAAATTTAAGGGTGTTTGTAAGTATTCGTTATATGTTGAAATATGTTTCATTTTAAAACAGACCCATTTTTTGTCCTTCTTTTTCTGCTTTTCTTTTTATTATTTCTTGTTCATATATATCTAAATCATACATTGGAAATTCTTGTTCTGGGTGATCGTTTAAATGATCAATTATATTTTGAGGAAAATGATCTGTTAACATTGATATTTTATATTTCAATATATTAACATTATCCTCTGATAATATTAATAATATATCAAATATGGTAACAGACCATTCTGATATCAATGAACCATCTACATATACCCATGAATCCGAGTAAGATTCATAAATTACTATTGTATTTTTCCATTTATTTTCTATTTTCTCTTCGTTATATTTTTTAAGATGTTTCATTTATAATAGTCCTAATTTATTTCCTTCTATAGTTGCAAGAATGTCTAATTTATTTTTTTCTGTAAATTCAAATGTACAGTTAATATTATAATTTGTTGATCTACCAAATGTATTAATCATAATATTTATTGTTGGATACATATTTAATTTTTCGCATACTTTATCAAGTATTTTTGTAACTTGTTTTATATCGTTTGAATATATGTTATTTGATCTTACTGATGCATTAAAATCTGTATCATTAAGTATATTTTTTGATATGTTAAAATTGAATATTGCGTTTGCTTTTTTGTTTTCATATTTACATAATTTGCCAATGAATTTAATAATTTTATTCATTTCATTATTTGAATATTCGTGATTATTATTTATAAAATTTAAAAAATTTTTCATACTAGTATATATTAATTTTTAATATATAAAGTTGAAATGAAATATCTTATAACATATAAACAATTACTAGAATTTAATAGAAAAGATAAGAAATTATTATTTGATTCTGGTATGGTAGAACATTTTACATTAGCTTTTGAATTTGAATTAGAAACAGATGATGAGAATGTTAAAGTTTCTAAAGTAGAGGATAAGTATTTATTAGAAATATTTAAAAAATTACGTGTTGGATTAGACATTGATAAAATTGATTATGATTTAGATTTTTTAAAACAGATAGTTTATAATCAGTTTGATTTTGGAAATATATCTGATTCTTTGGATAATATTATGAATAGTTGTAAGAATAAGACAGAGGAATATATAGTTTCTAATATGATTAATATTATTGATAATTTAGAAATTGAATATGAGGAAGAGGAAGAAGATGAATTTGAAAATCTTGGATATGTTATAAATAAAATTGGTGAATATTTGCCTAATTTTTATACTAAATATTATGATGATTTAAAATTTGAGTTTGATCAAACTTTATCTAGGGGGGTTGAATTTTCACCTAAGAAATATGTGACTGGTTTGGATAAAGGTTTAGAAATGATTAATGATTTTTATGATGATTTTAATAAACAGGATTATTGGTATATGAATAATCACACTTCTATTCATATTAATATTGGTTTAAATAAAGATGTAGATAGATGGAATTTTGTAAAGGGTTTAATTATGATGGTTGAGACTAGTGAAAAACCCTATATTTATAAAGATATTGAATATAGACAATTTACTGCATATTGTCAGACATTTTTAGATAAGATAAAGAAGGGTGAGTTTCCTGAGTTTAGTAGTGATAATTTTGTAGATGATGTTGAGAAGTTTTTGGAAATCGAATTAAAGGAATTATCTAATAATCTAGGTTCTAAAACTTTCGGTATGAATTTAAGAAGAATTATTGATGATGATTATGTTGAATTTAGGTTTGTTGGTGGTGATGTTGATAGAAGTTTGATGATTGATAAAATATTTTATTTTTGTTATATAGTTTATTTGATGGTTAGTGATTATAAGGATCTTGACTATCACAAGAAGTTATATAAGTATGTAGTTTCTTAGTATTTTTCTTTTTAAATTTTTTATTTGTTAAATTTTTACTATATTTGTGTTAGTGAAATTTTAACAAATAATTAAACAAAACAGAATAAAAATAATAAATATAAAAAATGTTAATAATTAAAGTAGATAGTAAAGATAAAATTGATAGAGCTTTAAAAAAATATAAGCAAAAATATATTAAGACTGGTGTTTTAAAAGCAATCAGGGACAAGAAAGATTATAAAAAGAAATCAGTTAAGAAAAGAGAACAAAAATTGAAAGCGATTTATGTTCAGAAATTAAAGGAGTCAGAAGACAACTAAAAATGACATATAGAGAAATTCATTATAAGGGTAAAAAGTATTATACGACTTTTCATGATAGTAGTTTTTCTTGGGAAATAAAAACTACTTTATATAAGGATGTTATAAAAAAAAATTTTTTTGGTTATAAAAAAATTAGAAAAGTTGAATTACATTCAGAAAGGTATCATTCTAAGAGTAAATTTATATTTTATAATGATTGGACTCGTGATTTATATGATAAATTGGAAGATTATCAAGTTGGTGTTACAAGATTGATTGAGAATTATTTGAATATTATTGGTGAAACTGAAGAATGGTTAAATTGGGATGGTAATTTAACACCTGAATATAAGAAGATAGAAGAATTGAAAAAAGAGAATAAGGTATTGAAAAAAGAGAATGAAGATTTGAAGAAAACTTTCTCTGAAGAATTCAGAGAAAATGTAATAGTACATAAAGAATTTATTAACTAAAAAATATAAAAAAAATGTGGAATTTTTTAAAACAACAGTTATTATTTGAAACACTCAAATATTCTGTAAAGAGAAATGTTAAAGTTAGTGCTAAGAAAGCGCAAGAAAAATATAAAAAATCTAATTTCAAAAAAAGGGTTGATGGATTAATGGAAAATTATAAAAATTCAGAGGTTAAAGATTTTGTAGATGAAACTACAGATACAATTAGTAAGAAATATAATGAAACAAGATATGTAATTAAAAATGGCGAATCTCTTAAATTTAAAGAAGTTGATTTAACATATGAACAAGTTATAGATTTATTGAGAGATGGTGAATTTAAAATGAAAGATGGCTTGGTTATTAAGATTATGGATGATAAAGAATGTTTTACTTCAAAGACTTATTTTTTAAGAAAAACTTCTGTTATATTTTTAATGAAGGAACATTTTTACAAGAATGAAAATATAGAAATAAAATTAGTATAAACTTAAAAACATAAAATTATGGTACCAAAAACAACAGTTGCTTATTACTTTTGGCATAAAGTTAAACCTTTATTAAAAGTTGATTTAAATTATGAAGAGTATAAAATTAAAATTGATAGTATTTTAAAAGAAATGTTAGATTCTAATGAAAGACACAGATTTGAAGCAAATTATAAAGATTTAATTAGATCAGTTGATTCTGCTAAAAAACTTAAAGTTGAACCTAAAGTTGAACCTAAAGTTGAACCTAAAGTTGAACCTAAAGTTGAACCTAAAGTTGAACCTAAAGTTGAAGAAAAAAATGAACAAGAAGTTGTTCGAGAATTGAAAGAGATTATTATGGTTAAACCTTCAAGAAATTTTTTTCAACGTTTATTTGGCTTAGGAAAATAAAATAAATAAAATTATATGAAATTAAATGTTAGTGGTCATGATATGGAAATTTTTGAAACAAAAGGTGATTATATTAGATTTGTTTCAGATCAATTAGAAATTAAAATGAAATCTAAATATCATGGTAGATTGTATGGAATTCCACAGGAATTAAAAGTTGATTTAGTGGAGTTAAAAAAGAAATGTTATATTAATGTAGAATATGTACTTATTTATTAACAAAAGAAAAAATTTAAATGAGAAAATTCTATAAGTTTGTGTATAATCAATATATAAAAGAGGATTGGTCTAATTATAATAAAATTGGTAAAATATGTATATACCCTTTTTGGTTATTAAGAGTACCTATAATTTATTTAATATCACCTTTGCTTGTTTTTAGTTATTTTGATAAGACAAATAAAGATTGGATAATGTATAAAGAGAAGTTAATGGAAAAATTTTATGAAGAATTAGAAAAATTAAATTAAATCCTGAAAGGATTATATTATGTTCACAAACTTTGTGAAGATTGTATTGGTACAGGAATAAAAGACATGCAAATTTGCAAAGAATGTAAAGAGAGGTGAATTTCTCATAAAAGTTACTCTTGATGAGTTAATAGAAATAGTTTCAAAAAATAATTATTGTAATGTACATGATTTTAAAAAATAAATAAAATTATACTTCAAATATAGAAAACCTGTTCGATTCGTCGAATAGGTTTTTTGAATTTTAAAAAATAATTTTTATTAAACTTAATCTCTAAGGATATATAAAATTAAAAATATTACTATTTATGAGCAAAAAAATTAATATACTTGTAGTTTCAGGTGATAACGATGGTGTTGGATATTATCGGATATTAAATCCACATTTATGTATGAATGACCCAGATATTAATGTAGACATTAGACTTCTTTCTGATGGTACATTACCGTTATTAAGCGAGGAATTTATGAGTAAATATGATATTTTATTTTATAATAAAATGTTACCTTTAAAACCTGAAATTGAATCTGTTTTTTATTCAATTATTAAAAAATATAATATTAAATTAGTTTATGATATTGATGATTATTGGATATTGAATAGTACTCATTTAAATTATAGATCATGGAAAAAGAATAATTCACAATCAGTTATTGAAAAAATTCTTAAAAATTCAGATCATATAACAACTACTTCTCCTTTGTTTGCAGATATAATTAGAGAACATAATCCAAATATTACTGTTATTGAAAATGCTTTAAATATTAAAGAGCAACAATGGAACTCTGTTAAAGTTGAATCTGAAAAAACTAGATTTATATGGGGTGGTGGTATTTCTCATATGCCAGATTTAAGATTATTAAAGGATGATTTTAAATTATTTGATAAAGAATTTTTGACAAAGGCACAAATTTATTTGTGTGGGTTTGATTTAAGAATCAGAATGGCTGGTGGCCAAACTGCAATTGATGATTCTAGAAGAAGTCAATGGGGTCATTTTGAGAGTATATTTACAAGTGGTAATAAATATATAAAAGATCATAATTATAGATCTCATTTAGATAATAATGAAAAAAATGATAATGTTACTTTTGGATATGTTGAAAAATACAAAGATGAATTTTATCAAAGAAGATGGACAAAAGCCATTTTAGAATATGGTACAATGTATAGAGAGGCTGATATTTCTTTAGCACCTTTAAAAAATAATCATATGTTTAATTATTGTAAATCTCAATTAAAAGTAATTGAATCTGGTGCTCACAAAATGCCAATAATATTAAGTGATTATGGTCCTTATCTTATAGATGATATAGAAGGCAAAAATGACGGTAAACAAAAAGGTTTTTATGTTAGTGAAAAAAATAGTGATTGGTATAATAAAATGAAATGGTATGTTGATAACCCAAATGCTATTATTGATCATGGTGAAGCAAATCATGAATATTTTATGAAAACGTTTGAAATGAGTGTAGTAAATAAAAAAAGAACTGATCTTTATAAAGAGATAGTATCTAAAAAATAATAATTTAAAAAATGATTAAAAAAGGTTTCATATTTAATGAAAATAGAGAACAAACATACACCGAAATGGTTGTATCAACAGAAGCTTACGAAATAATATCAAATATTATTGCTGACACTATAAGTGAGATATTATGTAAATCATATGCAGATAAAAGTAATTTTACTTTATTGATATCAAATGCAATTAAACCACAAGTTCGACAATTAATAACAGAACATGAAAATCATTGTTTAGAAGTATCATCTGGATGGATTAAAGATGAATTAGAATTAGATTCTGATATTAATTATCAAAATGCATTACATGCGAAATTAAATGATATAAAAAATGAAATATCTGGAAAATATATTTCAACTATTTTAATGGAAGAAGATGGTGATATATTTGATAAGTGTTGTGAAGGTACAACGACTGGGAATTTGCAAATTGAATTAAATGAATATAAATGTGAGGTTGAAAAATTAACTAGTGAGAATGAATATATGAAAGATAAAATATCTCAATTAGAAGAACAATATAGAGAATTAATGAAACGTTAATCTTTCCAAAAATAAAGAATAATATGAATATACATGATAAGAAATATAAAGAACTTATCAAACATATATTTGAAAATGGTTCTGATAAAGCAGACAGAACTAATATTGGTACTAAAAGTGTTTTTGGTTATAATATAAGATTTAAAATGGATGATGGATTTCCATTATTAACATTAAGAAAAATACACAATAAATCATTAATTCATGAATTATTATGGTTTTTAAAATCTTATGACGAGAAATATGATAAATTTGGTAATACTAATATCAAATATTTAATTGATAATGGTGTCACTTTTTGGAGTGATTGGCCGTATAAAGATTACAGAAGTAAGAAATTAGAAAAATATATGCAAAATGATTTAATAGATGAAAAGACTGTAAAGAAATTTAAAATGTTGAATCAGAAAGAATTTGAAACTAAAATTGAAAAAGATGATAATTTTGCTCTTAAATGGGGAGATCTTGGACCAGTTTATGGTAAACAATGGGTTGATTGGAATGGACATTATGAAAAAGTTGAAGTAAAGAAAGAATATAATTATACTAAATCAGAAACTAAGATAGTAGATCATCTTGGTTGGAAAGATGTATATTTTCCAGGTATAAATCAAATTGATAATTTAATTGATGGTTTAATGTCAAATCCAGATTCAAGAAGGCATATTGTTAATGCATGGAATGTTAATGATGTTGATGATATGATGTTACCACCATGTCATATATTATTTCAATGTTATGTTAAAACATTGTCACATAAAGAAAGATTAGAATACTATTTTGATAATGATAAATATCAAATTGTTACTTTTATGGATAAATATGATAGAGTTGAACAAATACATAAATTAAATGATTTAAATGTATCTACTAAATCTTTATCTTTGCAATTATATCAAAGATCTGTGGATGTTGGTTTAGGTTTACCATTTAACATTGCATCTTATTCTATTTTATTAAATATGATTGCATCTGTTGTTAATATGAAACCTGATGAATTTATTTGGCAGGGGGGAGATGTTCATATTTATAAGAATCATGAGGAACAATTAACAGAATTGTTAACAAGGGATAGTTTTAAACCCTGTAAATTAAAAATAGAAAAAAAAGTTTCTATTTATGATTATAGATATGAAGATTTTGAATTTGTTAATTATGAATATCATCCTAATATAAAAATGGAGGTTGCAGTTTAAAATAAAATAAATAATATGAATAAATTAGTTTCAGTTATAATGGCAAGTTATTTGGGTGATTATCCAAATGCTGCTAAAAATAGAGATAAAAAATTTATAAGAGCTGTTAAAACTTTTATAAAACAATCATATAAAAATACTGAATTAATTATTGTTTCAGATGGTTGTACAAAAACTTATGAGATATATAAAGAAAATTGGGATGATATTCCAAATATTGAATGTATAATAATACCAAAACAGCCAACTTATAGTGGAAATGTTAGAACAGAAGGATTAAACCATGCTAAAGGTGAAGTTATCGCTTATCTTGATAGTGATGATGCTTGGGGTAAAACACATTTAGAAACTATAATGTCTCAATTTGATATTAATAAATATGACTGGGTATATTATGATGATTATTTAGTTGGTAGTAAAGATTTTAAAATATTACATAAAAGGTTGGTTGAACCGAGATTTGGTCAGATCGGAACAAGTTCTATTTGTCATAAGAATATTTCTGGTATAGAATGGAAAACTGGTTATGGTCATGATTGGTTATTTGTTTTAACTTTAGCTAGTAAAGGTTTGAAATTTAAGAAACTTGAAAATATGCCACAATATTTAGTTTGTCACTGGGGTGCTCCTCCAATAAAAGGTGGTGATTTTTAAAGTTTTTTGAACCAATCGTAGTCTTTCATATTTTTAAAATGTCTATCTGCCATATTAAAATATATTTTAAAAGTGTTGATATCTTCACCTTTTTTGGCTAGATAGTTTGCTATCATATTACCGTATATTTGTTTATGTCCTGGAATCCATCTAATATCAACGATATTTTTTTTATTTTTTAAATTGTTAATATTATGTTTTATATTATTGACTAATTTAGACATATTTTTTTTCTTTATTACAGGCAAAGATTCATTGAAGTGTTCGTAAACAGATTCACAATCTGTATAAATTAGAAGATTTTTATTAGATATTTTATAGCTATTCATAATATAAAGTAGTTGATTTAAAGCCACTAATTCAGCAGTTAAACTATTTAATGGTGTTTGAGAACCAAATAATTGATCAACATATTTTCTAACCATATGTCCTGAAAGATAATATTCGTTTTCGTTTTCTGTTATTAAAACTGCACTATAACTTATTTTATAATTTGAAACTTGGTCAGAATAACTACCATCTGTGTATATGTGTAGTGTTTCTTCTTTTTTAATTTCAGAATATTCATATAAATAATCTTCATATGTTTTAAGGTTTCTCATATATTTTATATATTATTATAATAAATTCATTTTAAGTGCTTCGATGATGTGCTTTCTTTTTAAACCAATTTTCATGTCATTAAATTTTTCATAATGGATTTATATTCTTTAATATATATTAAATATGAAAATAATATTTTTGGATATAGATGGTGTTTTAGTAACTAGAAAACATCAAATTTCAATTGATTATAAAGAGGCTAAGGATAAATTATCAAAATTTAATCCAGAAGTAGTCAAATTTATCAACGAAATTCAAAATAAAACCGATGCGAAAATTGTAGTGACTAGTACATGGAGAACGGCAGGTTTAGAAAAAATACAAGAAATATTTAAAAAGAGAGGTATAAAGAACATAATAGATGTTACTCCTATTGGTTTTGAATATAAAAATAGAAGTGAAGAAATTAATCATTGGATATATTTAAATGATGTAGAATCATTTATTATAATTGATGATATGGATATAGATGGATTATATGATAATTTAATTAAAGTAGATGCTGAATTTGGTTTAATTTCGTCTAAAAAAGCAATAAAAATATTAAATGGATATTCATAAATTATTTGGTAGTGAAATGGACAGATACCCTATAAATAAACCGCCTCAAATTGTATATGGACATGGTGGTAAAGTACTTGGATATTATATGCATGATTCTCTTGGAAATACACAATATATCGATGTTAAAAATAAAAAAGATGCTAAAGAATTGAAAAAAATTGAGAAAAAGATTGAGGATCAAAAAATTGAAGTTGAAGAGTTAGTTGATGAAGAAGAAATGGATGGTTTAACTCTTTATCTTTTTAAAGATCATTCTTTATTTCAATTGATGAATATGTTAAATTCTGGTAAGTTTAAGGAAGTTGAGTTTCAGATAAAACTGGCTATTAGTATGTATGATATGTTAAATGTTTATTTAGACGACAGGGGCAAAAATACTAAGTTTTAGATTTATCATTTTGTCTAATTGGAAATCTATTATTTCTTCTAGTTTATTAAAATTCTTATCTAGTCTTATTGCTAAGTGTTCACTTTTAAACGGAGTAAACATTGGTTTTATTATTTTATAATATGAACCATTTCTTGTAATATCATCAGCCATTAGATTTATTTCTACTATTCTTTTATTTATAAATACTTTGCCTTTAGAATATATTTTTTCTGTGATAATTTTTTTGTACATTTTATATTCATCATCTCTGGTACAAATTATTAGTGTATTTTTATCTATCATTTTTCTTGCAAAAATAAATCTTTCATCTGCCTGAAATATTGTACCGGGTTTCCATCTCATTTATATTTTAGTGTTCTTATTTTTAAAAGTTTTAAAAATAAATTTTTGAATTATGAATGAGTTTATTTAATATATAATAAAAAAATATAGTATATTTAAATGGCTACACCACTTTACAAAGCAATGAAAGAACGTGGAACAAGTTTTTATGCTTTTCCAAGTGCAGCAGAAGATATTAATCAAGCGCATAATAATCAGAATTTCAAAGTAAATTTTACAAAATTTGTATGTCTTAATTTTCCAAATCAATCTGGAGATACATTAAATTTTGATATTACAACCAATAAAAAAGGAGACTTTTTCTGTTATGAACCAAGTCCACCTGCTTTATCATTTGGTGATAATTTAATTGAATCATTAAGAAATTATGTTGCTAATTATGATGATGTTGAACGAGAAAGTAGAATAAACTCGAACACGGATTTCTACAATATATCAGAGTTACAAACACCTACCGAAATGATTTTTTGGAAATGGTGTAGAAAATTAAATTTGATGGATTTTGAACCAGGTGTACATTTGGTAGACTGGGATAAAAATCTTCCTGATTTTCAAAATCCGAATGCATCTACTGTAACTAATACAGATTATTTTAGAGAGTATTTATGGAAAGAAAGAGAAATTAATTATTATAGTTGTGTTGTAGATAGTTCAACTGGTTACTACAGTGGTGGTACAATAAGTGTGGAAATATCAAGTGTTGCTAAATTCAAAATTGGTGATGAAGTTAATTTTTCAGGTACAACAAACATATATTTAGTAGACACAACATACACAATTGAAAATGTGACTGTTGTTGGCAGTATAACATATCTTGATTTAGGTTCTACTGTACATAGTATAATCAGCGAATCGGCTACAATTTATTTAGATTATACTAGATTTATACAATATGCTGGTGATACACAAGTAGATAGCCAAGTACAGACAAGTAGAAGAAATTACAATGAGATAATAGCTAAGATTCCTCATCACGAGGGTCAAACTCCAAATATCTTATTTAAAATAGAAGATAATAATAATTATTATCCAAATTTAGAATTACCTATTATTCCAGAAGAAATACAAGATGAAATTATGGGCGCAGAATCATTGAATTCTCCTATAAGATTAAATCCGTCTGATTATCCAGGCTCTTATTTTGGTTATTTTGATACAGACGATAAAACATATATTTGTTCAAGTGGTGATAAATTGAGGAAAAAAGGAAATTATTATGGTATAGAATTAACTAATAATGTTGATTTAGATCAATCTGATTATGTCGAGAGTCTTGTTAGTTTTAATTCAGATGATATTGATGGTTTAACAATTGACTTTGAAACAGAACATTATTATAAAATGACTATTGCTAATTTAGAAACATTTAATGAATTTAATAGTTATAGTTATAATAACGAGGCTCCTTCTGATTTTTATTTTAATGCTATTTTATGGTATTATGAAATTGATGATGGATCAGGAAATATTACAACTAATTTATATGGTGTAGAATTTCTTAATAATCCAAATAACGATTTGGATGGTGCAGTTGATCCAGATGGCACATTAATAAGACCATATCCAAAATATGTGAGTAACGGGGTACAAGATGGTGTTAGTTATGATTTTATATTAAATATAAATTATGATATTGATAATGATGTTTTGCCTATGAGTTATGATCCAACTAGTATCTATAATTCATTTAGTCTAGATTTATATAAGAGAATATTGCAGACAAATGCTCAAATGAGTGATAATTATATGAAAGTTTTAAGTGGATATACTTATTTTCATGAAGAGTTATGGAACATAAAAAGTTTGATTTATTCTCAAACAGATTTAGATTTAATTAAATCACAAATTATTAATTTAGAAGAATTGTTAACTTTATATTCTACTTATCAATTTGTGGATTCACCTTCAATTAAAATAGAAACTGATTATACAGGTAATTATCCTACATTGAGAATGAGAGCTTTGAATTCTGAATATTCAGAAATATATGATATAACTTCAACTGAAATATATAATTATAACCAAACTGCTAGTGGTACAAGTTATCCAATAATTATACCGACAACTAATCAAGTTAAATTGACAGTTGATAATGATGATATTGTTGATTTTGGTGGTGAATTATATATTATGTTAACAAAAGATTTAGAATATGCGCAAGTTATGGATATAACTATTGATGCAAATATGACATCGGTGTTAAATAAGTTAAATGTGAATATGAATTTTTATGACGGTGATTCAAATTCAGAGATTAGATTGTTTAGTGTTAATTTACCAGTGGATTTATATGAATATAATTCTTCGAATCCAACTGGTTCTACATATGCAAATTCTTATTATAATCATACTAATGTTAATGAAAGGTTAATAACATTTGTTAGTGGTTCAACTAGTTCACTTTATTTAGAACCTTATAAATATCCTATATTTCAATCTGGTGATACAGTTTATGTAGACAATTTTTATTTTAATAGTGGAGATACTGTTGTAGATTTAACAGGCGTTTATACGATACAATCAACTGGTATGACTGGAACAACATATTACTATAATATTAATTTGGATAGTACTAGTAGTGGTTTAACTATGAAAAATTATTCTGATATGAATTATTATAAAGGAATGAATATTAGAATATTAAGAGTTGATGAATCTAATACGTCTACAGTTTCAGAAAGATATGAAATAACAAGAAAATTATTATAATGAATATAAGTATTGACGAAATATATAAAGCTACGAAAGAAAAATTTGATGATAGTCAAGTTTTAACTGTCGATCATGTTTATGAGAAAATAGAAGGTTCTGATGATTTGAAATTGGTTGTTGCTTTTAATAAATTATATTATAAGAAAACACAAGTGTTACATACAAAGTTGATATTTGTTGTTGATTCAGATAAACAATATTTAACTAAAAATGAATGCTTATATTTATATGATATTAATTGTTTATATAAGGCTATTTATTTTGAAGATATAGATGAGTTTAAAAAAAATCTTTCTAATGTTTTTAAGAAAAATAAATTTGGAAAAAATATAAAAATTTTATCGGAATTTATTAATTCGCCTGCTGTTATGATTAATGAATGGTTTTCTAAAAATGATGTTAATGAAATATCTATTTATGGTTTTAAATATGATCCACAAGTTACTATGGTTCCGTGTAAATATTTAGCGTTTAATTTTGATATTAATGTTAGTAATAAACATGATGTTAAATTAAATATTACAAAAGAAAGAGATGGTTTATTTAAATTTGATTTTCAAATATATGATAAATTTATACATGTTGAAAAAAATAATTTAACAACAATTGTGGAGACAGTTGGAGATGTTTTAAAAAATAATATTAGACAATAATGCCTGCAAAGAATATATTTAATTTTATAGAATTAAAATTTGATAGTCTTGTAAATCAAACTAATACTTGGTTACGAAACCAGTATCAGAAATCTGATCTTCTTTTTAATTCTAGTTCCCCTTATGGTCAAATGTTAATTTTCATTGAAGAGGTTTTTAGACATACTATGATTTATCAAAAAAGATCGGTTGAACAAATAAATATTGAACAAACAATTGATCCTAAAGTTATTTGGAATATATCTAGAATTGCAGGACATAGCCCTACTAGACCGATTAGTGCTACAGGTACATTAATGTTTAAATTAAAACCAGGTATTAATATTAATGAGGAAATATCTTCTGGCACATTTACTATTAATAATTATACTGTTGTTAAAAATAAAACGAATAATTTAAAATATTCTATCGTACTTGGTACTGATTCTAATATTTATAATATGAACACAAGTACACAATTTTTTGCAAATATTATTCAAGGTCAATTTGAAACTCAAACTTTTACTGGTGCTGCAGAGCCTGATCAATCTATAAGTGTTAATATTTCTAGTGAATCTTTAATTGAAAATTTTAATGTTTTAGTTTATGTTAATGGTTATCCATTAACTATTAAAGAACATAAATATAGTATGACATCTGGTGAATTATCATGTGTTGTTAAAACAGGTTTTAATGGTGGTGTAGATGTTGAATTTGGTACTGATGATTTTGGTTTTATACCTGCATTAGGTTCAATTATAGAAGTTAAATATTTATTAACAGAAGGTCAAAGGGGTGATATTTTAAATCCAATTAATAATGATTGGACGTTTATTGATATGATTAATGATAGTGATGGTAATTCTTTAGAAATGGAAGATTTATTTAATATTGAAGTTGATGTTAATATTGGATTGTCTAGTAATGGCGAATCACCTAAATTTACAAAATCTTTAATTCCTTATGTTTCTAGGAATTTTATTTTATCTACTCCTCCACAATTTATATTTCATTTAAAGAGATTAAATATGTTTAGTAAAATAAATGCTTTTAATAAGTCTGATGATAATAACTTTGGTTCTAATATTACATCTACTGTTATCAATACAAAGATGCAAGAATTAAAAAAATCTATTTCAAATGGCAAGAGTAGTGCATATATTCAAAACAAAATGATAAATTTTGAGAATGCTTATTATGAGTATTTTAGTAATACAAATGACAATCAAATTTATTTATACTTGATACCTAAAATATCTAATTATTTTACTGATAGTGTTAATTATTTTAATGTTCCTGTTGATGTATTTTATTTAGATGATGTAGAACAGCAAAAAATTGTTAATTATATTAAAAAAATGGGTATATTGAGTATGACTTCTGAATTGGTTATAATTCAACCTAAGATAACTAAATATGTTTCTTATGTTTATGTTAGAAGATATGATGATGTTATTGAAACTAATATTAAACAAGATATTATATCTAAAATGTCTGATTATTTATTAAATAACGAAAGATTTGATAGAATAGTAAAATCAGATTTAATCAAAATTTTAAAAGGAGTTGATGGTGTTGATTCTATTGATATTCATTTTGTAAGTCAAAATAATGAAGATTATCATGCAAGAAATTCTAATTTAATTCAAAAAGGTTTGAAACAAAAAAATTTAAAATTTTCTAAATTATCAAAAAAATCTATTGTTAGTATAAATACAAAAAGTATAACACCTATAAGTGAATTGGTTATTAATGATAAAGATAAAGTAAATTCTTATGATAATAATGCTATAATAGGTTTAGACCCAGTGCATGGTGATATTATTATTAGTAAAGATGAATATGCTATTATAAGAGGTGGTTGGAAAGATAGAGACAATTTATATTACAATGAGAATCCAGATTCTGATGGTTTAACAAGTATTAATATAATATTTGATGGTGTTACTAAGAAAGAGAATAAAACTGTATAATGGAAAAAGATAGACATATAAGAGAATTGTATGAATTAAAACACAGAAATGATAATTTAAAAAATACTGGGGTTGATTATGAGAATAAATTGGTTGAGAAAATGACTTCTGGTTATCTTTTACATAATGATACTACATATGAATTTTTAGGATGGCTTCAAAAACTTGCTATTGATGTAATTAATTCAAATTTAGTATTAAGAAATTTTTGGAATTATAATGTTGATAAGTATTATGATAAACATAATAATTAATAAAATTTTTGACTTTTTTAGACTTCTATAAGAAGATATATAATTAAAATCTTAAAATCTTAATATAAAATATGACAGGTAATACAAGTGATGTAAATTTTTATGGTAAAGTAGCTACATTTCCAAAAAATGTTCAAGCTAGTAAAGCTTATAATGTATTAGAAAATATAAAAGTTTCTAAGAAAAAATTATGGTATTTTATTATTGAAAAAGATAGTAATGAAGGTGAAGATTTACAAATGATAAAATATAATAATAGAGTTGGATTTAATTGTCAGAAATTTGTAGAATCTCTTAAAGAATATTATAAAAAAGATTTAGAAATGTACCAACACATTGAAAATTTAGTTATTGAGGGAAATGACAATTTTTCTATTCTTAAGAATATACCAGATGTTCAAGTTGGTGATCAAAAATTGATTAAAATAATTACACAAGATTTAATACGGTTATTATATAAATAGTCGCATAAAAAAACCTCTCAATCGAGAGGTTTTTTTATGAACGATTATCTTCGCCCACCACTTCTACTAGATGGTCTTGATGAACTTGATGAACTTCTACTAGAACTAGGTCTAGAGTAACTTGATGAACTTCTACTAGAACTAGGTCTAGAGTAACTTGATTTTGAACTTGGTCTAGAATAATTTGATGAACTTCTACTAGGTTTAGAATAACTTGATCTTGAACTAGATGGTTTATAAGTTGGTTTATAAGTTGGTTTATTGTTAGGTTTAGTGTATGTGTTAGTAGGTTTCTTTGTATTGTTAGGTCTAAAATTAGGTTTATTATATGGTTTTTTATTTTCTGAACCATTTAATAATTCTGTATATGGACTTTTATCTTTACTATAATTTGAAGGTCTTGTATAAGGTTTTTTATTTTCTAAAGTATTAGTTGCAACAGGTGTGTGTGACTGGTCTTGTTTGTGACTATAAGATGTAGGGTTACTAGTTGGGTTTTTTGTATTAGTTGAAACTGCAACATTATCTGTTCTATTGTTATTTCCTCTAGATCCATTTGTAATTGAATTATTTCTGTGTCCATAATAAATATTATTGTTGTTGGTATATTGTTCATTATTATGATATCCATAGTTATGTCCATTATTCCATCCATTATAATTATAATAATAATGATTATATCCCCAGTAGTGATAATTATTGTAGTATGAATAATAATATGGTCTATAATAATGATAATGATATGGTCTATAATAATGTCCGTAATAATATGGATAATAATAATTTGTAAAGTAAAAATCAACACCACCTATATCAAATAAAAAATAGTAATCTGAATAATACGTTGAATAGTAATCATAATTATAATATCTATGAAATCTTTGGATTCTTTTTGTGTAATAATAATCTTCATAATCATTATCATCATAATAGTTATTCGTTACGTGTGTGTTTTTTTCAACTGTTGTGTCTGTGTATATAGTATCCACTATATATATAGTATCTTTCTCTTTTAGAGGAGAATAATAAACATCATCATATTCATCTATTTGTGAATATGAGAATAATGTTGTAATTGCGAGTAAAATTGTTAAAAGTAGTGTTTTCATAATATATTTTTTAAGTTTTTATATTTAATATAATACAATTTTCATGCCAAAAAATTTTTTCAAACTAAATAAATAAATCTAATTATAATTAATTCGTGTTTTTAGAATTTTTTGAGTAATTTATTTTTATATATAAATCGTTACTAGACTGTAATCTTTCATTTTATATGACTTTGGAAGATTTTAAATTAAAATTGAATATTGATACTACTTTAGTAATATTACACTAAAATGGTTGGGGTTACAAGTCTTAAAAAACAAAAATTAAAGATGAAAAATGAAAAGAAAAAAATCTTTTTCAAAAAAAATTGGGTTTTACTTTTATTATTATTGTTTTTAACAGTTAATATTATTTCTATTGATAAAAGTAGAGAAAATATTGAACTAAAAAATGATAAAAAAGCCCTAACAAACACCTACCAAAAAATTAACAACAAAGTTACACTTTTAAAAACAGCATTAATGGATTTTGAAAAAAACGATTCAATGTTTAGAAATGTACTTGGAGTTAATGAAATACCATATGATAGAAATGGTGGATTTGGTGGTGTTGAAAGATATAAAAATATCTTTTTATTTGACGAAGATTTAGAATCTTTTATAAAAGATTCATATTTGAATGTTGATAAATTTGAAACTAGACTCAAAATTCAAAAAGAGTCATATAACGAACTTTCAGATTATGTTAATGAATTGGAATATATACCATATCGTTCTCCAATATCAACAATTGATCTTAATCGGATAACATCAGGATATGGTTATAGGAAACATCCTATAACTAAAAAAATAGATTTCCATGATGGTATAGATTTAGACACAGAATATGGTGCAGATATATATTCACCTGGTAAAGGTATTGTGACTATGAAAATATATTCTAGAATCGGATATGGCAACAGATTAGTTATTAATCATCAAAATGGTTATAAAACATTATACGCTCATTTATCTAATTTTAACGTTGAATTAGGTGATACAGTAGATGTTGATGATGTTATAGCTTATGTTGGTAGTACTGGTTTATCAACTGGATCTCATTTACATTATGAAATATATTATAATGATAAGACACTGGATCCTTTAAATTTGATAACATTAAAATAAAAAAAGAGTGCTTCGGCGCTCTTTTTTTTGGGTTATTTCTATTTGAGGAATTTCATTATTTAAAATTTTTGTTCCAATAATTTGTTGTTATGACTTGTTTTGATGAGTTGTCTGATAAAATTAAATATTGTGCATCTTTGATAATAAATTGTTTTAATAAATTTTCTTGGCTTTCTTCTTTAATAACGTCATTGAATAACCTTAAGTTTGTATATTGTATATCTGAACCTATAATTTTAATAGATTGATCATGTGAGAATTCTGAAGGTTCAATATTTTCATATGTTATACTACTAACATTTGTCAAGTTATCATCTGTAACAGAATATATATTCTGGATATTTTTAACAGGTTCATAACCATCAGCAATTGCATCAGTATATGTATAACCTGTATTATATTGTTCGTGACTGTTTTCTATTGTATCTTCTGTTGTCATTGTGATTTTTTCGTAGTCTTTATTAAACATTGTAATTTCAATATCATAACTTCTTTTATAAATATCCAGTGATATTGATCCTTGTTTTTGGTTTAGGTTTATTATTATACCGTACCATATACCAGTCATAAAATTATATTCTAAACTGAAATATTTTTCATTTATTTGAAATATTAATTTATCATATTCTAACCAGTATCTATAACCTAATTTTTCAGTAGTATCATAATTATATAATAGAGGAAATACTGCATTTTTAGTTGGTGTATATGCATCAAATACTTCATTAGATAAATAATTTTCTGATGTATATTTATAATTAAAATTAAACCAAGTAATAAAAGACCTATTATTACCTTTTCCTAATGTAGGGTCTGTTTTTAAATAATCTACAGCAGTATTACCAATTACATCTTTGAAATCATATTGAGATTTTGAAATTGTTGTATTATCTTGATTTATATTATAATTTTCAAATAGTACGTCTTTGTGTATTTCTGCTCTTATTTTATCAAATGATAATGTATATGTTTGTTCTTTATTTGAGATTTTATCTTCATCTTGTTCATTTTCAATACCAAGTATTTCATCTATAGAAGTATTTTTAGTTAATTCATCGATTAAATCTTTTGCATCTTCATCAATAAATTGAATATTTTTTCTATCTTCATATTTTTCTAGAATAACTTTATAATAAGTTGATGCATTCATAACTTCTCTAAATGCTTGAGCATGTTTAACTCTAAATAATCGATTTGATTCGCATATGTACACTATATCATCTTCACCTGGTCTTTTTGTTATTCCAAAAGCTTCTTTGAATGGGTCTTTCATAATATGAACTTCAAATGTATCAAAAAGATCTAAGTTAAATATATTTATTTTGATAGTTTCGTTTGGAAATTTATTTTCTGGAATTATTATTTTTACATCTTGCATATCAATTATATTTTTAAGTTGATGTTCATGTAAATATTTATCTATACCGTTTCCGTCTGGATCAGCTAAACAATAAGTTGAAGTCCATCCAGCAATATCTGAAACATGTCCCCCAAATAGATTAGCTAATCCTACTATTTTATCAAAGTCATAAGGATTCCAAAACCCAGATTTATCTTTATTTTCTAGATCGGTTAATGGATTTTGATAACAACTTAATCCGTTTGTTAATGCATTTTTATTAAATGCATTAATACCTACGGTTGTATTTTGAAAAAATGTTATACAATCTTCTCTTAATCCATATCTGTTTACTTTTATATAATCAGCAGACACATTTTGAAAATCTCCTATTAACGTAATATCATTGATTATAAATGTGTCTGTACCAATATTTTTAATTAAATATTGTACATTAGCAAATCTTAATTCATCTAATCTTAATGTTTTTAAATTTTCTGTTGTTAAATTTTCCCATTCTGTATATGATCTTCCATTATTTTGTGTAAATCTATATTTTATTTCATACCCACCTAGTTTAAGGTTTCTTGCGTTTATTTGATAATCTTCTAAATCAAATACTTTATAAGTTTCTATAGGTTCTAATATTGTTTCTTCACCTGGTAAAAGTAGAGCTAAACTATCTGTAACTGTATATTCATAATCACCATATAATTTAACATAGTTAAGATAAATATCAGATGGTATATTTCCTGTTATACTATCATCAACTCTAAAAACTTGTAATTCTATATCAAATGTATATGAAGAATTTAATGTTAAACCTGTGATATTTTCAATTGGTATTAAATCGCTCCAATTTTCACAATTTTCAGGACTATTTTTATATTTAAATAATATTTTTAGATAACTATTTGTAGTTTCTTCTTCTGTAGAAATGTCATAAGATGTAAAATTTTTGATTCCCGTCGTTGTATCATTTGTTGATAATTTTTGAGAATCACCAACATTAAAAAGGTTTGGTTGAGTGCCAACCCAATTCATTGAGAAAGTCATATCATACTTCTTACTAAGTAAATATGTTAAATTGTTTTGCATTTAAAATCAGTATGATTTTTTTATATATATTAAAAAAAGTATATCAGAAAATGAAAATAAAGCCAAGTCAATTATTACAATCAACAAATAAATATATCACTAATTACGACTGTAGTATGATAGTTGCAGAAGGCCCTAATATTGTGGGTAAATTAAGTTTAAGTGATTTAAATATACCATATGAAACATTTTTCGTATCAAAAATGAAATTGGAATCTGGTGAAGCTGATAAACCAATAATGTATGGATTTTTGGGTACAGATATTACATATCTTATGATTAAGGTTAATTATGATTCTACAGTTAGTCAGGCTAGTTGTTGTAATAATGTTACATCTATATGTTGTGATACACAATCTTATTTGGAGTATTATTTTGAAGATGATGCTTTGACTAAGAGATATATGTCTAATTTTATGATTTTAACTGGTACTGAACAACACAGAATACCACAAGTTTATTTATATAATCCAAATGATAACGCTGTTGAAGTTGAAGTTATGGTTGCAAATGTTGGTGATTGCACTATTTCTGCTGTATTATCAGCAGCACAAACATTTAGTGGTTTATTCTTTAATTCTATATCATCAGATCAAATATATGATATGTTTGGTAATACTGGATCTACACAATTAGAAATATTGGATTTAAATTATATACCACAATTAGTTTTAACTTATGCTGAAATTGATATAATAGAACAAGATGGTAGTGATTTGATTGTTACAACAACACATGATGATAAAGCTAAATTAAGTTTTTTAAGTGAGTTTAATGCTTACCAAGCTAATAGTAGAATTAATTGGGTTATGGAGAGTCAAAGTACTAGATATTTAGCAAATCCTGCTAGTGGTGGAACATATCCAATTATAGATTCACAAGTTCCATTAATAACTTATATTTCACATAGTGTTAATACATTACCATTAAATCCTACTATAAGTAAGGGCGATATTAGAAGTTACTTTATCTCATCTGTTTATGATTATGCTGATAGTGGTAATACTATTCCTAGAGATGGTGTGATATCTGTTGATAATGTAGGTGTTACTATTACAAGAGTTGGTTCTTTAGAGGAAATAGATTATATAAGTCAGGATGGTAATTATGAACTAGTTTTCTCTGTCGCTGATATAGCAAATAATAGAGTTACAGATGTTAAAGATTTAATAGTTGATTCTACGGCTCCTGAATTTACTTTATATGATGTATCTAATACATTGTATTTATATTATCCAAGTGATCCGTTTATTACTGGTGCTGAATTAAAAGATTATTATATAGAAGGTATTTATGATGCCGTTGATGGTGTTATTAGTAAGAGTAATTCATATATTTCTGGTTCAACATCAGCTGTGACATTTTCAGGTGACACTGGAATGATAGAATATGTTGGAGAATATCCATTTAAATTTTATGCTGATGATACAGTAGGTAATAGAGGTTATTCATCTGAAATATCATTAGTGGTTTATGAATTATCTGCGGCTACTATTAATTTCTATGATTCATATGATGTGCCTATTATATCAGGTTCAACTGGTGCAACATTATCTGGTTATACTGAATCTGAATTAATAACTGAAATGGTTTCTGGTATTACTGATACATTCGAACCTAGTTTAGGTGTGAGTAGTGTATATGTTTCTGGTGTTGTGTTCCCATTATCGAGTGGTCAAACTTATGTCGCTGATTTTAATGTGGTTAACTTTTCACAATTAACAGGTACAACTACTAAAACTATTATAACATAATATTATGTCAACATATAATTATTCTTGTGATTCTTTTGTACAGACACCAAGTATAAATGATACTGCTATACAAATATATGATATTAGGGGAGTCCATAGATTTTCTCTAGATCCTTACGTTACATCTTTTTATGCAAAGAGTAGATTTGTATATATGTTGGTTGAAAATAAGAAAAATTATAATAATGTATTAGATTTTGCTGATAACAATGAATCTGAATGTGCTTTGGTAAAATTAAATACTATTAAAAAATACTTTTTAAATAGAACATCAGAACCTGGTATTTATGAGTATATACCACTTTCTGGTTCTAGTAATATATACGGTGATTTAGTTCCATTAACAGATGCAACACACTCACTTGGATCATATACTAAACAATGGTTTAATATATGTTCAACTTTAGTAACAATTAGTGGTTTATCTCTATATGTTTCTGGTGATGATTTATATTTTAATGGTAGTGAAATAATTACTGGTAGTATTAGTGGATTAACAAATTATTATACTAAAACACAAGTTAATGAAAATTTTTTAAGTGCATCAACTGAAGATATATTTGTCACAGGTGGTACATTTAGTATAGTTGATGGTAATTTAATATTATATAGAAATGATACTGCAGTTCCTAATATTAGTTTAGAAGGTAGATATCTTTCAGGTATTACCATAAGTGCTAGTGATGGTTTAAATATCACTGAATCAGTTATTAATTGGGCAACTCAATCATTAACAATTGGTATAGATGCTAATAGTATTGAAAATGCTTCTCTTGTAAACAGTGGTTTCACTATTTCAGGTGATACTGGAACTGATTTCGTAGATTTAGGTGACACTCTAACATTTGTTGGTGGTACTGGTTTAAATGTTGATGTTACTGATAATGCAGTTATAATTAATAGTGATGATGCAACTACAAATATTTCAGATGCTAGTGGTAACACAACAGTAACAACAAATACAAATTGGAATGCTATTATTGTAGATTATATTATTCTTAATGGTACTAATAGACAAGAAGGTGAATTAAGAATTCTAAAAGGTGACGGCGTTGATGCAGCTATATGGACACATAATTATCAAATTAATGATGCTACAATGGATGAATGGGATGTTATATCAATAGATACTTCTACAGGTTGTATAATTACACCATATTATACTGGTGATGGAACATTTAGATATATTTATAGATTAATAGAATAATTTCCTATATGACCCTCATCACCAACATTTCTAATTAAAGTTATTTCTATTGGCATATTTTTTTGATATTCTCTAGAAATTGAAGAACATATAATTGTTTCTACTATTTCATTTTTAGAATTTTTTAAAACTAATGGAAGTTGTGATTCACTTTCTAATGTGAATTGTAAATGATCTAAAATTATTTTTTCTACATATTCATTTATTTTAATATTGTTATCTTTACAATATTTTTTGAGTTTTGTGTGTAAATCTTCTTGAATTACGATTGTTTTCATTTTTTTCATAATCTTATATATAAATAGATTTTCATGAAAAAATGTAAAAATTATGTAGGATTAATGTAGAATTGATGTAAAACAAGGTTTTTTGGTATTTTTAATTAATATATAGTTAAAAATATTATTCTTTTTCATGGCTACTTTTAATTATAAATTAGATAATTTCATACAAATCCCAGATACTAGTGACAATAGAATAAGATTATACGACAAATATGATAATTTTCAGTATAATGTCACGCCAAATTTATCATATTTTTATTATAAAAACAATTATGTTATTATAAAACAAGAAGATGATGTTGATTTAAATTTAGATTTTGAAACATCTGATATCGCAATACAGGCATTACAGAAATTAAATACTATCAAAAAAGAATTAATACAAAATATTTATGTTGAATATTATACAAAAGTACAACTTGAAGATGGTGTTCTTGATGATCGATATATAACATTATCTGGTTCTACTGGTATTACTGGTGATTTGGTTCCTATCGTTGATGGTATATATTCATTAGGTTCTACTGGTAGACAATGGAAAGATATATGGGTATCTGGTGGCACAATTTATTTAGATCAAATACCATTAAGTATTAGTGGTTCTAATTTTTTATTTAGTGGAGAAACTTTAGCGAGCCAAGATTGGGTAGAAACATATGTTAGTCTCAGTTCTATAACAAACCTACAAAATGCTTATAATAATTCAACACCTACACCTGAAATATTAACGGATTCGACTAGAGGGTCAGTTGACTTTAGAGTTGGTAGTGGTTCAGATTTTGATAATGTTGTAACATTTCAATCTAGTGCTACAACAATAAATGGATATGTTAAAGGTAATGGTGAAGCATTTTTTATTAGTTTAAGTTCATCAACAATAAATTCAACAATAATAACAGCTACAACATTTTATGGAAATCTTGGTTGGAGTGATATAACATCAACACCGACTACAATTTCAGGATATAGTATTGCTGATGTTTATACAGAAACACAAGCAAATAATAATTTTTTAAGTGCTAATACAAGTTTAGTGGCAGGTTCTGATACAGAAATACAATTTAATGATGGTGATGTTTTAGGTTCTTCAAGTAATTTAACATTTGATGGTACGAAAATATATAATAAAGATTATATACTATTTGGAACTGAGTCGCTTCATATAGGACAATATTCAAGTTCTGGTTTAACCACTGGTACAAAAAACACAACACTTGGTTATAAGTCTGGCATGGGAATAAAAGAAGGCTCATCAAATACTTTTATAGGACATGAAGCAGGTGGTGTAATAGGTGATACAACTGATGATAAACAAAATGTTGCTATTGGTAATAATTGTTGTAGATATGTTATAGGTGGGCAAAGAAATGTTTTTATTGGAAACAATAATGCTCAAAAAGCCGCTACATATAACAGAAATGTTAGTATTGGCTCCGGTGCATTCTCAACTGAGACAACTGGTTTAACATTTGAAGATAATATTATAATTGGTTATGATGTTGGTAAAGATAGTTTAGTGTCTTTTTCAAATAGATTAATGATTGATAATACAACAACAAATTCACCTTTATTAGATGGTGATTTTTCAAGTAGAACATTAGATATAAATGGTGATTTATATTCAAAACAAGCCAATTATATTAATGTGACTAAAATATCTGGTTCAACAAGTGGTTATACTGTATTATCAACAGATAATGTCATTTTTATTAATTCAACGACAGCAGTTACAATGACTATTTTATCCGCACAAATTGCGATTGAGGGTAGAAAACTAACAATTATACCTTTTTCAGCGGCTGTTGGAAAAGAGATACTTATTCAAACAGAAGGTGGAGAATTGATAGATGGTAGTGCAACTATGAATATATCTGCAAGTCAAAGTAAACAACTTATTACTGTTGATGGAAATTTATACCTAACTACGCTTAATACCGGAATTTTATCTCATATACTTCCCTCAAAATGATGAAGATAATTAGCCCTAAAAAATTCATTTCTTGTATTTAATGTTGGTCCTAATAATTGAAATGACCTTATTGGATCAGAAAAGAAAATAAAATTATTATGAAAAAAGCATTTATGAATAAAATATGAAAAAATATAATCAATATATTAAAGAACAACAAACCGGAAAATTAATATTTGATGGTGATGTTCAATTTGAATCTGATATAGATTGGAATATCGTTGTAGATATATCTCAAACTTGGAATAATTTTACTAATTCTACAATTGATGAACCTAATTTTGTTAAAGAATTGATCAATTTATTTAAAACTAAAAAATTAGAAATATTGGAAAAGTGTCAATGTTGGGATGATTTAGTAAAAGAATTAAATATATTGCAAACTGATTTACAAAATTCAAATTCTATATATAATAAAATATATGATATTTGTGATAAGAACTTAATATTATTAAAAACATGAAACATCTTCTAACGTATAACGAATTAAATGAATCTTTTAAAGGTAAACAAAAAGATATTGCAAAATTAAATAAGTATTTAAAGAAGTTGAATTTTAATGATGATGATTATCTTAAAACTAAGAATAAGATTAAGAAATTAGAAGATGATATTTCACATAATCATGAAGTTGGTAATGTTTACACGACTGGGGATGTTGTAATGATAAGATATTGGCAAACTGGTGATATGACTCCTGTTAAAATTATTAAAGTAAATTCAAAGAATAGTTATACTGTTGATTTTAATATTGAAGGTAGTTTATTTAGAAATGCTCCTGAAGCCACTATCAAGAGCACTGATATTGTTGCTATGTACAGATCAAATAATTCTCCTGCTTTACAAACCGATTTAGGAACTAGACAAACAGATAAAATATCAAATGATCTTGTTATTAATGGTTACCCTAAAACAATTTAAAGTTTAACTAATTTTGCTATTTGTGTAGATTTAACACAATTATATTTTTTAATTTGTCCTTTAATTTTTCTACTAACTTCAATTACTTCAAGTTTATCAAATTCTTTTACTACAGTATTGATAAAATTGTTCATTTCTTCTAGAGCTAATTTAAATGATAAGTCTGGATTATATGATATAGGAAATCTATTTTTAAATGAAATAGATTCTTTCATTAGAATTATTTTATTTATATAAACGTTATTTTCATAAATAATTGATCTTATATCTAGTAATTCATTTATATATTGTTTAAATCTATGTGTTAAGTTATTAGTTGATATTATTTTCAATAATCCAGTTACATATGCGTTATTTTCTGTAATAACAAAAGGTTTGTTTTCAATTATTAATTCTTCTATTTCTTGTTCTGATTTGTCTTTAAGACAAAACTTTTTATATTCATACCATAGACATCTTTCTATAATATCATTTGGTGTTATTGTAATTTGCATATATAATATATTTATTTTTTAATAATATGGGTTTTCATTTTCAAGTAGGTCAAAATTTTTTTCAATTTTAGAACAATTTTCTAAAAAATTATCAACATCATAATTTTCAAGTTTAAACCATTCTCCATCAATATTTTTTACTGAATAAATATTGTGTAGTGTAATTTCTACTTTTCTATTGTGGTTTGTTTCAAATTTTTCTATTATTGTTAATTTAGATGTATTACCAATTTTAAGTTGTTTTAATCTTTTTTTGACATCGTTATTTCTTGTAAAACCTATCTTATATAATTTTTCATGTTCGTTGTCACTTTCAATTAAATAGATAAAAGCCATTTTCATTGTTTTTTATTTATTATTCTTTGTAGAATATTTCTTTTTTCTAATTTTTGAATTTTATTTTCAAAATTATTTATTTTTAATTCATGGTTTAGTTTTAAATAATCTTCATATTCATATTTTATTAAATCAAACTCATCTTTAAGTTCTGATAATTTTTCTTTTGTCTTTTCTAATTTTTCCATTAATTTCATATTTTCATTAACAATACTTGATATAACATCTTTTTCTTTTCTTCTGCTTTCTATTTTTGAACCATCTTCTGTTTTTTCAATTACTAATATTTCTTCCGCATTATCTTTAATAAAAGATAATTCTTCGTTTTTCTTAAAGACTTCTTTTTTAAGTATTTCCATTTGTTTTCGAAGTTCATCTTTACTATTGATTAAAGACATATATTCGTTATAATCAATCGTCATAGTTTTTTTCATGAAGTTAAAATTTTAGATTTACTTACTTAGTATAAAAAATAATTTAAGTTTTTTAATATTTAGATAAAAATATCTAAATATTATGAAACATATTTGTAATTTTGATGATTATGTTAATGAAAATAAAATTGGGCCTATAGGTTGGAATTGGAGAAATAGGTTTGTAGATGAGGAAGGAACTGTTTATACTAAAGGAATAAAAACTGGCAAACAAAATAAACGACCAGATTTTGAAGAAGAATTACAAAGATTATATCAAGAATTAGATAAATATCATAAAAAAGATCCACAATATAAAACTATATTATCTTTAATAGAAGATATGAAAAAAGGAATGGATAAAGTTATTAGAGATGTTAAAAGATAATTATAATCCTCTCACTCTATCTAATTTTCTTTTTCTATCAGAAATAATTGGTATAAAATGTTTTGAAGATTCACCTACTTGTAATTCTAATTCATCATTATTATCATTTTTAAATAACATGAATAATTTAAGACTTCTAGTAGTATAAGATTCAATTTTATATTTTGTACCTTCAGATACATTATAAGCTGAATCTGATTTTACACAAATAACATACATTGGTCTTTCTTTTTCAAATAGTTCACTAATTGTCATTCTTATTTTCAAATTTTTCTTTTACAGAAGTATATAATAAATCTATGCTTGATTCTATTTCATCGAAATCTTTTTCTTCGTATTGTGTTAACATAACAACTACGAAAGGATTATTTTCTTTATTTTCCCATAACCAATCTGTATGTTTTTCCATTTCTTTACTTGAAAGAAATACATATAATATATGTGGATTTTTTTCATCAAAAGATATTGGGTGATTTAATATTTGTTCTTTATCTAAACCATAATTGATTGTTATATCAATTTTAGAGTCTTTTATTTCATAAACTTTAGTTATATTTTTCATTTATCTTATCTTTTATTATTTTCATTAAGTTTTTGAGATTTTCGATGGGTGGTTTGTTGTTCCATATTATGTCAAAATCTTCATAATCGTCTAAATCTGTTTCTGATATATGATTTAAATCTCTACCATCTTTTCCTCTTATTTCTTTTGGATCGCCTTCCAATCTTATTAGAATACCACCATTATTTTTTATGTAATTTGCTTCATTTTTAAATCTTACATCTGATATAATAACATTTTGTCCTTTGCTGTTGGCAACTAGTGTTAAAATCCAGGCATCAGGGTGTAAATTATTTCTAATTGATTCTGTTCCTATTAATTGAAACATCCTACCAACTGTCATTCCCCAATCTTCTAGATATTTTTCTTTTGTTTGTCTATTAGTGAGCACTTTAAGATTTATACCTGTGAGAAGTGCACAGATTTTTTTAACATAATGTGCAAATTTTTTATTTTTAAATTTGTATTCTTTGAAGTTTTTAATAATTGAATTGGTGACAGTATCTTTACCACTACCAATTTTTCCACTAATACCAATAATTATCATTCATCTGGAAATAATATTTTGCCGAGTCCAGTTGATTTATTTTCATCAACTTTACCGTTAAACTCATCTCTTATTTTCATTAATATTTTACCGAGATGATTTTCGCCTTTCATTGTATTGCTATTGACACCAAATACTTCATCTCCCCACCAATTAAGTTCTATGAGTTCTTCTTCTTCTGTATTTAACAAAAGTTGTTTAAGTTCTGGTATTTCAAATTTTCTTCTACAAACTTCATACATAACTTTAAATTTAGCTTCTCTCCAATCAATTCTTTTCTTAATTTCTTTGCCTCTTTTTTTAGATTTTGATGCTGTAGATGAATTCATAACATACATGAAATCATCAAAAGTGGTTGATTTTGCAGCTTGATATGCATGTTCAGATGTTTCACATTCAATACCATTGAATGAAATCATAATTCCATGTTTCTTATAAAAATTGTAGAAATTACTTAGAAACTCATATTTACCTTCAAAAGGGCCGATCATTAATAAAATTTTATTTTATATTTAATATATAATAATTATTCTAATAAGTCTAAAAAATCTTCAAAATCGGTTTTGCTTGGTAATGAATATATGAAAGTTGTTGCTTGGTAAGCTAATATATATATAAAGAAAGGGGAAATAAAACTTAAAGATAGAGTTAACAATACCGCAAATATAGGAGCCATAGATATTATTGCTGATTTTACCTTTGTTAATTTTTTATTAATTACTACAGAGGCATACATTTCACCGGTGTCTAGATAACATCTAAATTCTGAATTATACCAATTAACTGTGTTTCCTGTTAAATAGGTTGCAATTATGTGTAGAAGTTCGTGTATTAATATACTAGGTATTGATATTACGTTATAAATTGTTATCAATATTTTAATTAATTTTTTCATTTTAGTGTTTTAGTTTAATTAAATATACGGAATTTTTTCAAAAATTAAAAATTTCAATGGATTAAAAAATGAATTTTTTTGTTTAATATATAAAATAAAGAAAAATAAAATTAAAATTATGAAACATTTAATGACATATGAATCATTCTCAAAAGAGAATCAAATAGATGAAGGTTTTTCATTTATGTCAAAAGAAGATAAAGCAAATTTAGAAAAAGTAAAAAAAGGTTGGACTGAATTGATGACAAAACTTGGTGTAGAAGGTGATATATTAGAAAAATTTAATAAACTAAATAAAAATACTAAACATAAACAAAAGATTTTACAAACACATAGAACTAAATTAAAGTTAACTAAAAAAGATGTTGATGAATTAGTAAAAGAAGCAGAAGTAGATAAATTTAGAGGATTGATTGGTATTGATAAAAAACATACAAAATGGGTTTATATGCCAGCAAAACAATCTGGTCGATTAATGTCAGGACCAACTTCAAATTTACCTACATTATAAAGTAATAAATTTAATATAAATTTTAAAACCAATCTGATACCAGATTGGTTTTAATTTTTTTAAACAATTTTTTAAGTTTTCAATTTTTATCTATTTCTGAAAAAGGTTCAGTTTTTTCATCTATTTCTAATAGTCGGTAAAAAAATTGTGTACTTATAATTTTTTGGTCACTGTGTTTCATATATAATTGTGAAATAAAAGATAACACTAAGAAAATTAAAGCTAATATAACATTCAAAAATATAAATACTATAGATAAACCAATAAATAATTTATACATAAATGAAGTAACAGTTTTTCTACTAAACCACACATGTAATTCATCTTCTACTAATTCATATTGTTGTCTAAAATATTCTTCTTCTGATTCTTTTCTTAAACTATCCCAATATTTATTATAGTTAGTTATACCTCTTTTATGGGGTTTTTTATTAAGTATAAATTTTAATTTTTCATATTCCCTTTCCATAATACAAATATATAATAATTATTCAAAAAAATAAAATATTATAATAATTTTTTAACATTTTGTAAATCAGTTAACCACATTTTATTTATTGATATATTTTGAATAACATCAATTTCACTCTTTTTATTTTCATATGTGTTTTTTAAATCACGTAATTTTTCATTACTTAATGATAAAAAGTTCATATTTAACAAATAATCTAGATTATCATCAATTTTTTTTAAGCCTAATTCGATCATGGATTTTTCTATTGTTACTCTTTTTTTGTTTTTAAAATCCAGTTTATCTTCTAGAATATATTTGATAAATTTCATTTTATTATAAAGAATAGATTTTTCACGTTTTAATTTAGCTAACATATTTTCTTTTCTTAATTTATAATAATTTAATCTTATAACTAAGAAATCATCTAATATTTCATATTGATCTTTATATTTCTTTATTTTACCTTCTTTATCCATCACGTTTAAGTTGTCTAGGCTTATATAACTAATAAGATTAAAAACTTTATTAATACTATCAATATTTTGGATTTCTTCTCTACCTATATTAATAGTAATATCTATTTCTATATCAGTACAATTTTTGGTATAATCTTTAATAACTTTTCTATCAATTAATTTATCTAAATGATCAAAATATTTATCATTCCAGGTACCGATTGGTAATTCTGTTATTCTAATTGTTGTTGCATTTAATTTCTCATAAATACCTTTTGTTAGATATCTACCATTTTCTTCATCCCATTTAATTTCACCTTTAAATCCATTGAACCAAGGCTTTATTATTTTGTCTGTTTTCTTTTTAGTGAGTTTGTTTTCATAATATTCTATTATATCAACAGGATTAAATTGTGTAATATCTGTAGAATAACCTGTTCCGATTCCTTTTGCACCATTTACAAGTATCATTGGTATTACTGGTATATAATATTCAGGTTCTATTTTCTTACCATCATCATAATTGTGATTTAAAACATCTGTATCTCTTTTATCAAAAATAACATTAGATATTTTATTTAATTTTGTGAAGATATATCTTGACGCAGAGCTATCTTTACCACCAGTTATTCTTGTACCAAATTGACCATTTGGTACTAATAAGTTTATATTATTGGAACCAACAAAATTTTGTGCCATTCCAACTATGCCTTGTTCTAAACTAGCAGGTCCATGGTGATATGCTGATTTATCAATAATAGAACCACTTAGTTGATTGACTTTAACTTCATTTTTATAATTATTCAAAAACATTGTAAATAAGATTTTCCTTTGTGATGGTTTTAAACCATCTAACAATGAAGGTATTGATCTTATATTATCTGCCATTGAAAATTCTATTAGTTCATCGTCTATAAATGAATCAATAGTTGTTTTTGTTGTGAATTTATCTATTTCGTTGGCTGGATTATAGTTAAGTAACCATTTTTTCCTATCTTCTGCTCTTTTTTTATTGAAAGCTAAATCAATAAGATTTTCGGTTTTTTCTTCATCTTTATAATTAAATCTTATTAAGTGTTTTGCGATATTTTTGAAAAATCTTTTAGATTCCTTTGGTTCTATTGTACCAAGACCTTTATAATATTTAACAAAAAATCCTTTTGTATCTGAGCTATTTTTCCATTTTCTATATTCTTCTAATCTGTAGAAATATTTATATTGTTTTCCTTTTGTTACTTTAACAATTGGTGTTATAAATTCATATAAAAAATCTAATTGTAATAATTCGGGCCAAAATGTATCAAATAGATTTATTAATAATCCTTTAATGTGATATCCATCCAAATCTTGGTCAGACATAATAACAACTTTGCCATATCTCAGATCTTTTGTTGATTTATATTTTTTACCATATTCTAATCCTAATGCTGATACTATGTTTTTAATTTCTTCATTGGCTCGTATTTTATCCATTGCGATGTCTCTGACATTCAAAGGTTTTCCTTTCAAGGGGAATGCTCCATAATAATCTCTACCTGTTACTGCGAATCCTGATAAAGCCGTAGATAAAGCTGAATCACCTTCTGTTAAGAATAACATACATTTTTGTGATTGAGTAGTACCTGCTTTATTTGCATCGTCAAGTTTTTTAATCCTAACTTTAGAAACCTTCTTACCACTTTCTTTAGCCAATGATGATTTTTCTTTTGCTTCGATATATCTAAGAACGCTCTCCATTATTTCTGAAGAAGCTAGCAATTTCAAGAATTTATCTGATATGTTTACACCTTCAGTGTTTTTCTGTGTCATTCTTGTTATTAGGTTTTCTTTTGTTTGTGTATCAAAAGAAGGATTTACTATTTTAGAATTAACGAATATGAAAAGGTTTCTTTTAATATCTGCTTCTTTAATATTAATATTTTTATATTTCTTATTTAAGATATCAGCAACACCTTTTGTTATTTGTTTAGTTATAAAATTAACATGAGTTCCACCTTGATAAGTTGATATACTATTTACCATTGATATTTGTTGGAATAAATCGTCTTCGGATTTGGATACTCCAATCTCCCATGATGTGTTTACTTTTTCATAAAAATAGTCTTGGTCTTCAACATACATTTTCATATAGTCTTTAAATGTTTTAACAGGTATTAATGTATTGTTATAATATACTTTTACATTTGGACAATATACAGATATGTCCACACATCTTTTCAGCATTATTTGTTGAAGTTCTTCTGTAATTTCTGTTAGACCAAATCTATTAAAATCTGGATAGAATGTTATTTTTGTAAAATTCTTTTTATTTTTTGTAATTTTTGGTTTACCTTTTATTTCAAGATTATTTGAAAATTCTTGTTTATATTTATTTGTACCATCTGCAGTTTCTACAATAAATTTCGTTGAGTATGTATTAGTGAGTTTTGAACCATATCCGTTTCTACCGCCTACTATTCTTTCTTCTGTATCGTCATAATTTTCTCCAGTTAAAAGGTGACCGAATATTAATTCTGGTACATAAATTTTTTCTTTTTTATGTATTTCTACTGGTATGCCAGGACCATCATTTTCAATTGAAATATGATCTTTTTCTATAATAACTTTAATATATTTGACTTTTTTTGTTCTAATATAATGATCTGATGCATTTGTAATTATTTCATCAAATATTTTAATAAAACCTGGATTATAATGTACCATTTGATTTACAATATTTAAATTTTTAATATCATTTATATCTTCGATAATGAACATTTTTTTAAGTTCTGTGACAGTTGAACCAATATATGTTTCTGGTCGTTGTAGAATATGCTCACGATGGGTTAATTTTTTATATCGTTCTTCAAGTTTTTTCGTCATAATATTTATTGAATTTTATGTGTTTCTCCGAAAAATATATATTAATAAGAGTTATAAGTTTAAAAATTTTAGGTAATCGAATTTTATATATAGTATTGAATTAAAAAAATGAATTATGAAGTATATTAAATATTACGAATATTTTAATTTAAAGAGAGAGATTAGAAAATCATTACAAAAATATTTTTTTAATAAATGTGTTGATATAATTGAGAATGTTGAAAATATTAATGATTCAAAGAGTATAAAAATTAAAGAGGAAAAAAAATTTGATGATATTAGATTTTATTTTGATATTGATATCAATTTTAAAAAAAGTGATAATTATTCAGTTAAAGTTGGTGGTCAAATTTTACCAAAAACTACAAATTTTATGATATTTGTAAGTGTAATAACATTTAGTATTCCTATTGAAGAAATTAAATTAAATCCACTCAATATTAAAAAAATATATGAGGAATTATCTTATAAAATATCTGAATTAGTTGATCATGAAATGTCACATTTCCAAAAATACTTTACAGATGAAATAATCGACATGGTTAAATCAGATTATAATGATAAATTATCTAAAAGATATAATATTACTTATAATAATAAACATTTATATAACATAATGATTAAAGAAAAAAATGGATTATTAAATAAAATCATCACACCAGATGAAATTTTAGCATACTTAAGAGGTATAAATAAAATGGCAAAAAGACAAAAATCAGATTTTAAAACTTTATTAGACGAAAAATTAAATTTTTTTGAAGATGTTCTGACAGGTAAAACTAAACATTCTCCAACTAATTTATTAGAAGAATTTAATATATCTATAGATGATATTAGAAATCTTTATTATGATAATGTTAAAAACCTATTTCCAAATATAAAATTATGATAGTTTAAAAATTTTAGGTAATCGAATTTTATATATAGTATTGAATTAAAAAAATGAATTTTTAACTTTTATATATAAGTAAAAGAAAAAATAATAATTGTTATTATGAAAATTAAAACATTAACAGAGTTTATCACAGAAGCTAATAAAGTAGCAAAAGAAATAGGTGATTTAAAAGATCAAGTTATATCAGCAATGAAAGATAAAGGCGTTCCTGCAACTGCTATGTCAATTAAAACCGCTTTGGGTGGTGCTGTTACTGTAGCTCAAGTTAACAATATACTAAAAGGTCTAGAAGACGGTGGTCATATCGTTAAGAATAATATATTAGGACACGATAAATTTGAATTTATTCAAAAATTTGAAGGTAATCAACCAGGTTATAGTTTAGATCAATTGAATGATACAAAAGCTAAAGGACCAGCTATTGCAAAACCAGTTTTAGGTATTTCTAAGACTATTAATGATTTACAAAGTGAAGGACCAAAAGGTTTAAATACTTTAGGAAAAACTAAAGGTATTTCTAAAGATATTAATGAAATAGGTAATGATGTTTTACATGTTATGAAAGATAAAGGTGTTAAGATGAGTTCTTATACTATTGCTGGTCATGTTGGTTTTTCTGAAGCTGATGTTAATAATGTTTTAACTGATTTACAAGCTAAAGGGAAAATTGTAAAGACCACTTGGGGAAGAGATAATTTTTGGTTTATCCAAAAATTTTAAATATATGTCAAATGACAACAAAAAAAAAACGATTATGAAACACTTAAAAAAATTTGAAAATTTACAAGATAATGATTTACAAGATGATAATGATTTACAAGATGTGTTGGATTACATAGATAATTGTGGTGATTATGAAGAATGCACAAAATATTTACAAGATTATAAGGAAAATCATCCGGAGGTGGGTAGTGAACCTATGTGGTCAGCTATTACTAAAAAATGGTATAAAAAATTTGAAGATGAAACGGATGAAACATATCAAAAAGGTTTAGATAAAGTTACAAATCTTGTAAATGGTTATAAAAATTTATCAATAACACAAGAAACAGAATTTAAAAAACAAACAGGATTGGTAACTAAAAGAGATTGGACAAACACAGGATCATACAATAAATAATATAACCTCCTATATTAATAGGAGGTTTTCTTGTTTATTTTAGAACTTTAATAGCGTCAGTGATATATCTCGGAATTAAATTACTATTATATTTAAGTAACGTTGATAAACTAGAATCTAGTACATACGTTTCAGCCCAGTCCTCTTCAGATCGCAATGACCTACCATAAGATTGAATAAAATCAACACATGTTTTCCAGTTATACCATTCTTTATTTGTTTTTTGTCTTTGCTTAATCTTATTGCTACTAATATTTGGGAAAGGTATTTTCATTATAATTTGAAATCTGCTTAAATCATCTTTTAAATCAACACCACTATTCATACTTGGGCTTACTAATATTGTCGGTTGTTTGCTATCAATATGTTTATTTAACATTTCTTCACGGTTTTTTGTTTCATGAAAAATTAATCTTTTGTTATAAATTTGGGTTTTTAACATATCTGCGAATTCATATGTAGTTGTATGTATTATACCTTTTCTTTTAGCGTTTTTCTTTATAATTTTTTTAATCCATTCTTTTTGATTTTTGAATGTTTCTATTTTTTCATTATAAGTCATTTTACCAGCTTTTATATAATATATTGGTCTTCTTTTAATAGAAAATGGACTATTCATTTCATAATATGTTGAAACTTCTTTATCCAGTCCATTTATATAGCTAAACATTTCTTTATTTAGAATGGTGCCAGACATAAATATAACATGGTCATATTTATCCCATATAGATTCTTTTAAATATTCATTACCCCATACTGGTTGTGTTATTAATTCAATTCCGGAATATATTTTGGCTTTTTTGTTAAGATTAATATCTAGAACCCAGTTATTTTTATTTTTTTTGAATTCTTCGATAAAGTTTTTATATTTTAATTTGTTTGTTTGTATTTGAGATATATATTTAGTTATTTCTGTTTTTCTTTTTGATGTAATTGATTTTTCTATAACCTCTTTTGAAAATAGTACATCTTTTTCATTTAAGTCTGGTATTATAACTCGTTCAAGTAAATTAACATATTGGTCAATCCTTTTTACTTTTTGTATTTGTTTGTCTATTTTTTCTAATTCTGATAATGTAAAACCCATCATTTTAAGACCTCTAACATTTAATCTTGTTGAAATGAAATCACAAAAAACATTTTCAAAATCGTGTGCTTCATCTATTAATAGAACATTAGAAGATCTTTCTTTTAATAAAGATGGCAAATATAATGCAATTGTGTTAAATAAATGGAAGTTTGTAAGTGAGATATTACTGTTTTTCCATTTTTCTTTTGCCATATCATATGGACAATCTGAACATTTTCTTTTCATAATTGAACATAATTCTTTTCCTTGTTCACAGTCTGTGTTAAAAGGTTCACATTTATAATTACTTCTACCTTTAAAATTTTCTATAAAAACATAATCTTTTATATATTGGTTTTGTAGTACTTTAGAGTTTGTTAAAATATCAAATTTTGCATCTTCATTAACAAAGTTTCTATACCAGTTCATAAACATTATTGCGAAATATGATTTACCCACACCTGTTGGTATATTAAGAAGTACAAATTTATTACCAGTATTAATTGATTCTTTAACAAAATGTAGTGATTCTATTTGTTGGTTTCTTGGTATAAGTTTTAGTGGGAAGTGTATGTTAAGATCGTTTATTGTGATCATTTGTATGTTTTTCTTTTATTTAAAATTATATTAATCATTGGATATTTAGTTTACAATTAAATTTTTATATATACTGTTGAATGAAAATAAAATTTAAAAGATATGTATACAGAATTCACACCAAAAGAAGTTGACAATAAATTTCAGACTATCCAAGAAATTATCAAGGATATCATTAAAGAAAATAAGAGAGATGCTGGTACTGAGTATAATGACCAGGAAGCTAACGATTTTCTTAATATGATGATGGCTGAAAATCAGAACAGAATCAAAAAAATATTCGATGAGAATATTGGTAAAGGTGATTATGATATTGCTAAGGCTATTGTAGATCAATTCTATGAAAAATCTATTGTAAATGCTGATTATGATCAGAAATTTAATAGAAGTGATGAAAGCAGTCCAAATTCATTAGTTGGTGAGACAGGCATGAATAATGAGAATAATATTATGCGATATAATAATTTTGTTAATGAAGATAAAATTAAAACTGCACCAAGTGAGTATTATATTTACAAAAATGGTAAAGAAACAAAAGTAAGTAAAGAGGAATATTTGAATAGTGTTTATGGATATGAAAGTTATTAATGAAGTATTTAAAAACATATAATGAAAGAACAACGAATGAAAAATATTTAATTATATCGTGTGATAAATCAGAATTTTATAGATTGCAAGAAATGTTTTTCAATAATAAGATATATTGGCAAGATGGGCATGGTTATTCAGATCAACAACCAAAATCTTTTAAAAATTATATAAAAGGTATAATTTATCAACTAGATTACAATTTAATAACATACACTGGCATTGAAGAGAATTTGGGTGGTGAATCGAACTATGTATTTTGTAAATCTGAGGATATTAAAAATATTAATGATTTAAATACAAAAATAGAAGCAATTAAACTTGGATTATTATGAAAGTTATTAATACATATATACAATTTATAAATGAACAAATACAAATAGAACCATTGTTAGCTGGTAAAGAAGGATTTAGAATTTTTTTTGATTTGGTTAATAAACATGGTAATGATTTTGCTTTCCAAAACTATTTAAATACTGGTAGTTTTTACTATTTTTTTTCAACTGATAGAATAACGAAGATTAATGAATTACTTGGTGAATTAGAAATGAAGAAAAGTTTAGAAACTGCATTTTTGACATTAAGAAGTATTAAAGACGATAAATTATCATTTTTTATAGGTATAAAGAATAAAATTTTAGAATATGGATTCTATAATAGTATAAAAAATCTAGTCTATAAAATAGGGAAATTTAAAATTAATGATAGATTTTTAAGGTATGATTTTCCAAGACACCAATGTGTTAAATCAATTAAGTTGAGATTAAAAGATTCTAATCTTAAGAATTTAAATTTATTACATCAAGTTAAAAAAGATTTTGTGGATTGGTGGTCTAATGTAAAATCTGAAGTTAAAATATTAGATGAATTAAGAATTAGTAAAACTATGTCTTTAGATTTATTTAAAGAAGATCACAAAGATGAAACACTTTTAAACCAATCGTTAATACATTTTGCACAAGATAAATCTTGGATTGAAAAAGTTACACCATATACAAATGTTGACAAAGAAAATAATGAAGTAAAATTCTTTTTTAGAATAATAGAAGAACAGATAACTTTTTTTAATTTTGATCCGCATTTATAATTACTTAACTTATTATCATTAGCTAAAAATGGCGTAAAATTATGATAAATAATAATTATCATTTTCCTTCTTTTAATTGATTCAATTTAATATATAATAAAAAATAAATTCATTTCAAAATGAGTCAAGAAAATTCCTTTGTTAAATTATTAGAAGATATTGCTATTCTTAATAAAAATAGTATAGAAATTTTATCATCAATAAATGATCTACTATCAACTAATGATAGTAATGTAACAGTTGATTGGGTGATAAAAGATAATAGTGGTAATTATACTAATTCAACATTTCAGATGCCTACAGTTGGTTATTTGAAATCACAAATAGATTTACTAAATCAAAATATTAAAAAATTAACAGGCGGAGAAGGTCAAGGTTCAACTTATATTATAGATGGACAAACTACAAAAAAGATCTATCAAGTTGATCTTAATAGAGAACCTGTACCTATTAGTAATTTAAATAACATTGATAAATTTGAAAGTAAAACTAACTGGTTTTTCGAAGAATTAATTAACCCTAACATACATGTAAATTTTGATTTAACTGGTAAAATTGATGATAGGAATAAGAAAGTTTTGGTAAGGAGACATATTGTAAAATTTCAAGTTGGTAGTTATGGACAATTAACAGAGACAGGAAGAAATTCTTTAAATAGTTTTATAGACACATTTTTGAATAAATCAGATATTAATTATGACACTTTTATTAATTGGTACTTGGCTCAACCAGGTGTTGTTGATAATTTGGACCCTTATAAATATTTGGATGAAGATATTTATGATATTAATTTACAAACATTAAATAATGTTGGTTTTTTTAGTGTTTTAAATACAGAGGATGATACAATAAGAAAGAAATTTTGGTATCACTTAAATACTCTAACTTATAGAACTAAAGATGGTGTTAATAAAGAATTATCTATTAATGATGAAATAATAATAAATAAAAAAGAAAGTAATACTAGATATAAAATAATTGAAATTAGTAAAGCTTCATCTACGCCTAAGATAATAGTTGAAAGAGTTGAAGGTTATGATCCTATTCCTGTTGGAACAGATGTTTTAAAGATATACTCAGCTGGTGAGTTAGATAAATCTGTTAATATTGGTGTGGGTTATAATGAATATAATCTTGTATTTATGAAACCTGTAAATACTGATAATAATATAATTGGTAGTGTTTGGTCTCAAGGTAGTGCATTTTATACAAATGATTTAGTATTAAATACGGATAATACGATAGATTTGACAAGTTATTATTTAGATAATATATATGATTATGGTAAATTATTAAAAGATTTAATAAGAAGACAAACACCAACTGATGAGGCATTAATTCCAAATAAACCAGTATTGGAAATAGATAATTTTAAAGTTGTACAAATTAATAAACATCTTACAGATAATGGAAATTCAAAAGAAAAGAAAGATTTACATACAAGAAAAGAATCTATTAAGTCTAGATTAAACCAATTAAATGATTCTATTATTGAAAAAAATAAAGAATTAAACACAAAACAATATAAAAGTATTGGTGAAAAAAATAAATCTCAAAATGAGTTAAATAGACTTATAACACAACAAGAGAGTGAATCTAAACAATATGGCTCAATTGTTAATCAAATTTCTAATGTTGTTACAACTTTATCTGCAAGCCCTAAATATAGATTAAGAGGTTTCTTTGATATTCCAATGGCTAGAAGTCTTGAAGATAAAATACAAGATGTGGTTGCATTTAAAATTCAGTATAGATATAGTGCTAAAGATGGTCAAACTAATCCAATAGAGAGTTTTGATATTAAACCTACTGTGAATTTAGAAGATTTATCTGGTCAACAAGGTTTAACTATTGATACAAGTTTATTAACGCAACCAAACTTAAAACCAGATCCAACAACAAGTGGATCGGTTATAAATAATCCTGAAAGTAGTAGTGCTGAATTTACTCCTAGAAGTTCACAAATTAATGCACCTTCTATTGGTATGACACCATCACCAACTAATACAGTTATAACAACTGCATCTGGTCAAAAAATACCTTTAAGTAATCAAACTATATTACAAACACAAAATACTAATGGTTTCTTTTCTAATTGGAAAGAATATGTAACAAAACCTAGAGAGAGAAGTTTTGATAGTACCAAAAATGTGTGGTATTGGGTTGTTGAAGATGTTGCAAATGCAGAAAAACCAAATATAAATCAAGTAGATATTCCCATTAAGGAAAATGAATCTATTGAAATAAAAGTTAAATCTATTTCTGAGGTTGGTTGGCCCGATGCTTTGATTGAATCAGAATGGTCGGATATTGTTAAGATTGATTTTCCTGATGAATATGAAAACACTAATGATGATTCTCAATTAATAACATTACAAAATAGTCAAGAATCAGTAAGAGTTGAATTTGATAATGAAATGGATGCTAAAGGTGTTTATAGACACGTTAGAGATAGTTTTACTCAAAATGATAGTTATTATGCACATAATGATAAAACTTTGGCAACGTCATTTAGAGATGCTCAAGGTAATTTAATTAATTTATTTGATTATTTAGAAACATTAACAAATAAGATATCTTCTTTAGAAGAACAAGTTAGTAGAGCTAAAGGTGAACTTCTTGTTACATTATTTAAAGGTACAACAGAAACTGAAATTGGTAATAATTCGGAAACTAATATTATAGTTGAATGTGAAGATTATGGAGAAATAAGTGGTGCTACTGCAGATAGAATTTATTATAATAATATTTATGTTATAAAAGATTATTATATTAGTTTGAAGAATATTGCACAAAATAACCCATTAGGTTTATTTTCTGATAGAAATTATACAGTTGGTGGAACAAATAGTTTCTTTCAATTTACAGATGATTCATCCTGTTATATTGATGCTGATGGTTATCTACATAATCAAGAAGACAATCAATTTCTTTGGTTTTCTGATAATCACAACGGACAGAATTTATATTCAGGTATAACAGAGTCTGATAAAGCAACTGCTTATAATTGGTTAAATGCTGATGGTGGAACATATGGTTCAAATCTTGGATTAACAGGGACAACTTTTACTAGAGATGATTATACGTTCAATTTGTTAACTGGTATTAGTTGGACTGATGGGACATTAACAAACCAAAATGCATTTTTATCTAGTATATATCCATTAGTTATAGATATATCAGATTTAATTGACACAGGACAGGAAAAGTTGAAATTAATAAATGGTCAAGAAGAGATGATTATACCAATAAATTTATATTTTAAGTTTGATGCTGTAAGTGGAAGTTCATTTACTATAAATCCAACTGAAAAACCTGTTTCACGTATATTAAAGAGACCGTTGAAAATATTTGTAGAAACTGAGAACAGTATTAGACCGTTCCAATTTACTTTGATATTTAATATGAAACAACACAGAACGGCTAATTATATATCAACACAATCACAAGTATCAGTAGGTTTTCAATAAAATTATTATAAATTATGATAGATAAAAGTTTTCAAATAATAAGAACTAATCCTACACTTACAACAAATGTAAGTGTAGTGGTTAATACTGATTATAACTTATATTTAGAATCTTTCAAGGTTAATAGACAATTAAGTGATGAAAGATTTAAACATTTTTCTATGAATAAGAATACTTATTTGGAGGATCAATTACCTATATTTTATAAAGGTTTGCCTTCTAATTTAGCTTTTAAAGTTAAATATGAAGATGATAGTGATAAAATGTATAATACATATGATTGTCAATTTGATGATATTTATTATGCTGGTGCTAAAAATATTCAAGATCAGTGGTATGAAGAAGAATTTGAATATTTGGCTCCTCTATATATTAGACCTAACAATTTACCTTCAAATTTTATTATATTAAGAGTTGATGATTCTGCAGTTTATGATAGTAATTCATATGAAATAGTAAATTTAACTAAAAATAATTTTAGAAGTGAGATTGTGGATAAATGGAAATGTGTTACAACATTTGATTTAACTTATCAATCACCTTTAGGATATTGGATGTATAGAAATTTTACTGAAAATGACAGATTTCCTGAATCTCCATTTGAGTTTGATGCTAAAAAATATAATTTTAGTAGATGGTATGGTATTGATTATGATTATGGTACTTATACTGAAAAGGATTTCTTTTTAGATGATAAATTATATTATGAACAACCACATTTTCAATTAGAACAATTTATAACGGAGGGGTATCAATTAAATAATTTGATATTTCCAAGCATTGTCAACTTTAAATTTTTATATGATGATACACCTGCATCACCTTTCGGTTTAAATAAATATTCTGTTAATAGATATTATGGTTTTTATGTGGAACAAATGGATGAGGTTTGTAACTTAACTTCATATCAACCACCTACATTAATAGATGGTTTAGATATTGTAAATAATATATTTGTTGTTAGTGGAACAACTGGTTCAACCATGCCTTTTATTAATACTTGGGATAATAATAATGAGTATTATATTTATGCTTTAGAAGATTTATATAGAGTAGTTAAAAAGAGTGATGATAATGTTGATACATATAAAATTATAAGTGATTATGATTTATCTATTACAGATATTCATAGTGATAATATTGTTGATATTGTTTTTCAAAATACTGGTACATCTTATATAAATGTTGTAAATGGCAGAACTGGTGAATTTACTTGTGATACGTATATTGATGATGATGGATATTTCAAGGGATTATATGGTGATTTGTATTTAGTTGATATTGACAACAAGTTTCATGTTTTAAAAGTTGAACAAAATATTATTGAGAAATCAGATATTGCTTATTCTTATACATCAATCACAGAATCAATTCCACCATTTAATGTAGTTTATTTTAATGATGATAAGATTTACATTGGTGCTGATGATGGTTTATTCATATATGATATAGATTTAGTTTTATTAAATTCATATACTACTTCAAATTCTTCATTACCAAATTCAGGTGTGCAATCATTATTTTTAGATAATAATGTATTGTATGTTGGTACATATGAAGGAATGTGGATTAAAGATTTTGATAGTGGTGTAGAAGATACAATTACTAATTTAAATTCTGGTATAGAAGATGCTGAACAAATTAAAAGTATTTTTGTTACAGGTTCTACAATTTTTGCCTGTGCTCGATCTGGTGGTACTTTAACTGTATCTTGGTCTGTAAAACTTTCTAATAAATATGATGTTACATTTTATAATACAAATGTAACAGGAGATGTTTTTAATTGTAAAATTGAAGTACAAAATAATAATTTATATAGTGTTATTAGTAATGGATTAGATGCAGGTATTTTTACAGTTTATTATGATTTAGAACCTATAGCTTCTGTTGAATATAATTCTGCAAATACGTCTATGGAAGGTATTCCTTTAACATTTGATTTAAAAGATGATGGAACAATTTTTTTGGGTACTACTGAAGGTTTGTTTATTAAAAAAGAATATTATGAAAAAAATATTACACAAACAACTAGTTATGATATTACTGGTTCAACATCTCATGTTTTTTATGATAATAATAATAATGTAATTTTTAAGTGGTTTGAAAATAGTGCTAGTACTGGATTAATGAAATATGATACTTTAACTGATACTTTAACTGATTATTTATTAAGTCCTAGTATTGATTATGATAATATATATTCTGGTGGTGTGTTTTATAATGAAAATATTGTAGCTTTAACTGATTCTAATACTTCATTAACATATGTAAATATATATAATTTGCCGATAGATCAAAATGATGAAATTGAGTTAAAGTATTATATAGATACTGATTATGCTATAAAATCTAATAGTTCCAAATTAGAATATTGGATTAAATCAAATGATTCAGAATATTCTGTAGTTAAAGATATAAGAGTAAATAAGAAATTAAGAAAACCGTTAATGTATCCTGTTTATAGAGTTAAATTTAGTGATATTAAAGATTGGGATTTTGATAGAGTTGATACACATTATGCTGATTTTGATTATGAGAAAACAGAATATGTTGATACTGATGAACATAAATTATATACAACTGAATTTAGAGATAATTCAACTCCTAAACAATTTAAAGTTATGCCAGAAGGTGTTCCTGGTCAAAATAAGATAATGAATGTTTCGTCAGAGTATATTTCTACAGATGAATTATATCAAATAACAGAAACAAAAGATATTAATCCTATGTGGATTAAAAATGAGACAGTTTGTAAATGGGGTTTTATGAATAGTATAAGTCACAGTGATTATTCATACAAATTAAATAATAATAATAAAGTAGGCTCACAATTCAATAAAACAACTAATATTTATAAAGATACTCCAAGTGTAACAGATAAAAATATGGATTATATGTATCGTGTTGGTGGTTTGCATGATAATGGTACTAATGAAAAGTATGTTCAACAAAGTACTAATATTGAAACAAATTTAATGAATGATGATAGTCAAAAATTTAATTTGAGTTTATATGTTGGTTCTACTTTTGATTATTTTGATTATTTTTTCAAGAATAAGATGTATTATGAATATGAGAGTCAACTATATATTAAATCTACTACTAAATATTCAATATTTAAAACAACAAATAATTATAATGCAGCTTCAACTCTTTTTAAAGGTTTGAGAATTGATTTAGATTCTGTTGCAAATTTATTTAGAGATTCTAATTATAAAATTTATAATATAATTTCCGGTAAAAAGAAATATGATGAATATAAGTGTAGTATTATATTTAATCCTTGTTATCAGTATATTGAAACAGTTTATAATAGTGATGGTGATAGTGGAAGAACTATTGCAGATTATGTTGATGTGTCTGGATATAGTTTTTATCAAACAAGATACATGGATACTGTGAATTGGCATTATGAAAATTTAGGTATTAGGGGTTTTATTACTGGACAAACTATGACTTTAACAAGTTTTACAGATTTAGCTTATGTTAACAATGGCCCTTTAAAATTAAAAAGATCATATGATGCTAGTTTTATAGATTATAAAGATTATTATATAAAAACCACAGGTTTTACATTTGCAGGTTTAACTCTACCTTTATATGATTTTTATGATATAGACACAACTGGAGATTATTCTCATTTTTATTCAACTGGAAGTTCTTATTATATTGATTCTACTAGATTAACTGCACAAATATATCAATTTAGTGGTGATACTGGTTGTACTATTTATGTTTCATTAGATAATTGGGAGGAAGATGATATGACATCTAATTTTTCTGATTTTGTTGTTTGTGGTGCTACATATGAGTTATATGAAGTTGTAAATGAATTAGATTTTGAAAGTTCTGCAATTATTAATGAAAATTATATTGATACATCTGATACTGGTATTGATATATTTTTAAATGATAAGTATAAAAATTTATTAATTGTTGTTAATACAAAATTAACAATGTTTAAGGATTTATATGATTTAAATAATATTAAAATATTTGGTGAGAATTATGGATATTATTATGCTAAGGCATTAGATGGAACACCATATAATAATACAGGTATTAGTTATAATACTGTTACATTGACTGCTTCAAATGTAATATCTGCTTTAAATGATTTAAATAATACTTATGGATTTGATAGAAATGTATATTATCATTATATTGATGAAAATGGTAATTATGCTTATATGAATATGGTTCCAAGTGCCACTACAAATGGTACCATGGAAGAATTAGAGTCTTGGGGCAAAGATTTCCCACCATATATGGTTTCTATTAGTAGACCAGATTTATTAACTATCAAGAAACAATCATTTAATCATAGTGCATTGAAAGGTCCAAGAACTAATATTTATGATAAATATAAACCTGTAGATGCTAGTGCGTCTGTTAATTATGACATTAATGAACCTATTTCAAGAAAAATTACTATAAATGAGAAAGACATAAGTAAAAAGGTTCAACAACATGGTGAAACACAAATTTATAATAAAGAAATATATAGATATAGTGGGCCATATGAACCTATTTTCAAAAATATTGAATTATTTGATGGTACAGATTATTCATCTCATAATGGAATATTTTGTCAAAAATCTTTTGCTAGTGATGTTGAAATAACTACAAATGGATTAACTGGTGGTACATCAGGTTATACTACTGTTATAAATTGGGTTGATGAAGAAAATATTTTAGATAAAAGTGATAATATTTCTGCTAAAATTGATTTTTTAATACCTGATATTTCAGCGGGTCTTGTTGTAACATTAACAGGATATTCAGATACATTAAGATTATCTAATTTTAATTTTGACATTCCCAATGAGGCAATTATATCAGAAATTAATGTTATTATTAAAAAAAAGGGTGATTTTATATATTATAAGTTAATATCCATTGAAAAGAATTTGTTTTTTAAAGACTATCTCGTTGATATTTTGATAAATAATACGAGTTCTGATAATTTATCTAAAACAACAATTTATAATCCATATTGGATTATAGATAAATATACAATTTCTGGTATAGATATAAGTTCTGCAGTTACTTCTAGTAACATTGAAATAAATATAGATTTTAGTGTGTATTGTGATTTTGATGTTGTATTTTTGGCTACACCAATATCAAGTCCAACTTATAATGCATATTTTGATAATGTTGAAGTTCAAGTATGTTATACTATGCCAAGAGTAACAGAAGGTGAATATTATTTTAATGCATTAGAAAGAAATTATAAGTTTAATGAAAATCTGGAAGATTTTGGTAAGGTTTCTGAGATTATTTATTCTAAAATAAACCCAGTGGAAAATGTATTAAAGATAAGAAATACAGAAGAAGATAGATCAATTTACCCTATGGTTGATGAGTTTGGTTATAGTTATGTAGAAAGATTTATATTTAAATCAACTTGGGATAAAGAATATTACATATTTACAGATAAAGAAGTTTTAGATACATCTAAAGATGATACAAAAAAGAATTTAACATAGTGAAAAATAATCTTATACTAAGAAAATTTAAAACTTCTAGAGTACCTGGTACTCTTAATATGATAGAGGAGAAATCTTTTTTTGGTTCTAAAATGTTAGAAATCGAAGATGATGTTATTATTGATAATGAGACAATACAATATTCTCAATTTTTCACTTCTGGTGATAGAGATCTAGTAAAAAATAATGGATTTCAATATTATGATTGTGAAACACATGTAGGAGATGAAACTGTATTTACATTGAATTTAACGTCTTTAAAAAATGATAATCATACTATAAAAGAATCCCAACAAAACGTCAAAATTAGAGAAATTAGTACTATATGGGAATATACCATTGATGTTAAGACAATTTTAAAGGAATATTTATTTGTTAAAATTAAAGAGAATAGAGCATTTAAATCTGTCTATTATGATGATTTGTTAAATAAAGATATTAATCAATCTATTTATTATTATATAGAAAAGAATGTTTTAGATAGATATAAATTTTTAAATATTGATATGTATATTGAATATATTTCTATTGAAAATGATCAAAAAATAGGTACAAGTTCAGTTTTGAAATATAACCCAGAATACACATTTGAAGCGAAGCAAAAAGGTGATTTGGAAAGTAATTTAAATGTTGTTAAGAAGTTTCCTAGTAATGGTTTAGGTGAATTGTTTATGACATATAATCAAACTGAATCTTCTAAGAATTATAAGTTTAATTATTATTTTGATATCAATTATCAAAAAATTTAAACCCAAAATTGAATTTATATTATAATTGTCATGAAAGAAAATGAAGTTAATTTTGAAGAAATAATTGAACAATTGGCTGATAAGTTAGAGGAACAAAGAAATAAATGTAATAGAATTATTCAAAATTTAACTAACAGAATCACCAGTGATTTGAAAGATGCAATGCAATTAGAATCTGAAGCTATATCTTATAGACAAATATTAAATGATGAAATTGCAATATATACTTATAGAATATATAAAGATGTTCCTAAATTGAAACAAATGACTAAGGCTAGATTTGAATATTATGCTACTAAATATCAAATTAAGACTAATGGTAGTGAAAAAGGTAAGTTAATAGAATCTGATTTAGCTTGGCAAAAGGCTAAGTTAGAATTGTATGAAAATCATATACAATTTTTAGGAGAATCTAGAAAAAGTGTAGATCATGTTATATGGTCTATTAAGAATAAGATAGAAATCCATAATATTACTGGATTAGATATGTAGTGAAACAATCACTTTAAAATATAATAATCATTTATGGCACGGTGATAAAAATTTTTAGGCATTATGAAATTTAAGTTGAATGAACACAACACTAAGATAATATTACAAGAATCTACCCGAGAAGAATACAATCAATTAAAACATTTATTAAATCCATTCGTTAATAATTATCGATTTATGAAAAGATATAAATTAGGTGTTTGGGATGGTAAAATTGATTTTTTCAAAAATGGTTTTATAAATTTTGGTTTATGGAACTATGTATATGAAATTTGTAAAGAATATGGGTATCCGTTTGAGATAGAAAATAAAGAAAACTTTCCTAGGAACAATGATATTAAAAAAATTGAAATTGAAAATTTTTGTAATGAGTTTTATACAGGATATAAAACTGATAAAGGAGAAATATTTTTCCCGTATGAACATCAGATAGATGCGATGTTTAAGTTGTTAAAACACAGGTATGGTTTAGTAGAAATTGCTACAGCGGGTGGTAAGTCATTAGTGTTTGCGACTGTTGTATTTTTCATATTAAAATATATTGACCCTGAAGCTAAATTTTTGTTAATTGTTCCTAATATATCTTTGGTGACACAATTTTATGATGATATTTTAGATTATAATGAGGGTTATAATAAAGAACAAAAAGAACCTTTAGATATTAAGATACAAGAGATTATGTCTGATAAACCAAGAAAAAATAGAGATAATGTTGAACCGAATATTTATATTGGCACATATCAATCTTTAGAGAAATATCCAAAAGAATTTTTCAAACAATTTTATTTAATAGGTACTGATGAAGCACATAAAGCTAAAGCTAAAACTATTAATACTATTCTAGAAAGAACATTTGGTTATGCTAGATATAGATTTGGTATGTCTGGTACATATCCATTAAATGGAACTTCAGAATTAATGACTATTGAATCATTAATGGGTCCTAAACTTTTAACTGTGAGAGCTAAAAAACTACAGGAGATTGGTGTTATAAGTAATTTAAAAATAAAGTCTTTACAATTAAATTATGATGATCATGAATTTGCAGAAAATGTTTTTATGATTAAGAAGAGGGGCGGTGGTAAGAAAGCTTTTGAATTAGAGAAACAATATATTCATAATTCAGAAAAAAGAAAATTATTTTTAACTAAATTGGTTACTAAATTTAAACAAAATTCGTTAGTTTTGTTTCATAGTATTGACTATGGTACACAATTATATGATTTTTTTAGAAATAATATACAGGGAAAAGATTTTTATTATATAGATGGTTCTGTTAAATCGGATGTTAGAATACAAATTAAAAAATATATGGAGATTACAAGTGGTAATCCAAAAATACTTGTAGCGAGTTATGGTACATTAAGTACAGGTGTTAATATAAAATCAATTGTTAATATTGTATTTGCTGATTCTTTTAAATCTGATCAAATTATACGTCAGTCTATTGGACGTGGATTAAGATTACATTCTGAAAAAAGTAAATTAATTGTATTTGATATAGTTGATAGATTTTCAAAGCAATATACTAATACATTATATAATCACTATTTATCGAGAAGGGATAATATTTATAAAAAACAGGAATATCCATATGATGAATTAACTATTACAATTTAATTTAATAATCTATAAATTTTCTAGTTTCATATTTGTCATTTTAATATATAGTTTAAAATTATAGTAAAAATTTATGTCGTTGAACAAATATTTAAAATTAGATACTAATATTCTACTTGAATGGACTTATGATAATGATAACAATATATCTGAGCAATATCAAGTATACACTAATCTAAATGATAATAGTAAAAGGTTGTTCACATCTAATAGAGCAACTGCTATTAATATTCCAAATAACCAATTAATTAATATTGATCCTATATCTAGAAAATATGCTCAATTAAGTACAACATACAATTTTATAAAATCACAAACATATAATTCTAGTCCAGTTTTATATGATAAAATAAAAATTAAATTATCTCAAAATAACACAATAGATGATGGAACTTATAAAGGTTTTTTAATTAAGGTTTATACTTATGATTATAATAATAATAATGTATATGAATTATCTAATTATTTCTTTGATAATGAAGATCCTAATAGACAAAATGAAGTACAATTTGGAGTGCCTCAATACTATGACGAACAAGTTTGGATTAAATATATTGAGTTAGATGTACCTTCAGTGAGAGTTTTATCACCACAAAGAACAACATTTTTAAATCAAAATAACGCTGCGTTACCAGATACTATTAATTACAATTTAACTAATGGTGTTGGTTTAAGTGAGACTGCTCCTATATTTATTCAATTTACATATATAACTGATACTGAAACAACATTTGGAACTAAGTATTATTATACTGATAATTGGTATACCGCTTCATTGTCTCAATCACCAGAATATGAAACATTGGGTTGTGAGATTGCAGAGTCTGATGTTGGAGATTTTTTCATAATTCAGGGAACTTATAATGGTTCAAATGAAAATATGGATGATTTTGTTGCTGATTTAAGAGCTAAAGGAAAAATTATAAGATTAGAATATGATGTTACATTATATGAAGAAAATATAAGACAGAGAACACAAACATTTACTGTGACTGAAAATTTTGCACAGGAGGTTTATTACAGACCTGTTATTACATTTTCTAATACTACTGCAGCTATAGATGTATTAATGAAAGTTATAGATTTAACAGATTTAAGTCAAATTGAAAGAAGTGCTTCATTGGGTTTAACTACTAATTTATTTAAATATGGTATTAATTTAACTAGGATAGATATTGCGGATGCTTATTTGCCTACTTTATATAATTCAAACCCAGTTGAAAGTTTGAATAGAGGTAATATTACAAGTAAATTTTTACCTGATTTATCTGTTAGTAAGGTTAATTATCCTATATTAATAGATAAGTATAAAATAATGGTTGGTAGTTCTAAGTCTGTTTCCGGTTATAAGGGCAATGGTTTATTAGAGATAATGATTACTCCATTTGATAATATTATTAAATTTTCTATGGGTATATTATCAGCGGATGCTAGTGTAGCCCCTTATGATTTATCAGAATTAATGTTTAATTCAAAAATAGTATTATCATTTAAATCTGATGAGGAGTTTTTAGAGAAGGATATATTTTATGAAACAGATCAAAATTTATATGATAAAGGTCAAATAGTATTTAAGGTTAGTCAAAGAGATGTACAAACATTAAAAACTATAAGTGAAAATAATACTAATTTTTATATTACTTTAAACGGACAGTTTAGTGGAACTAAGACTCTTATTTATTCTGGTAAGTTTGCTATTTATGAAAATGTTACTTTTTTAGATAGTGCGTCTAGTCAAGCTGCTGTTGGTTCAAGTTTACAAGATCAAATAAATGTTGGAGTAACATCACCTGTATATTCTAATTTAAAACCAAATACCGGACCTGGTATTAATGATGTTACTGGAGGTGGAGGTGGTGCTTCTGCTGATTATGCTGATGGTTTTTTAGCTGGTTATAATGATGGTGTTGTTGGAAATTATAATGATATTAAAGTTAATGTAAATTATGATGCAGGTTATGATGAAGGTTATAAACAAGGTGGTATAGCTGCAGAATCTGGACAAGGTGGTGCAAGTGATGGTACAAGTTCTAATATTAGATATTTTGTTTTATTTGTGAAAAGTACTTATAATCAAACATCATTTAATTCACAATTGGAACAAATTATTGGAGATTTTTCTAAAGTTAAGACAATGTATAATTTCACCTATATAATAGAAAACATTACAAATGCAATGAAAGATGAAATACTAAAACTTGAAGGTATTAGTAGTGAAGGTGGTATTGATAAGGCATATGAAATATTAACATAAAATTATGAGATTAAGTTCACAAAACAATCAGTTTATATTCAACTTACCGGTTGATTTTATCGAAGAGTATTTATACAGAGATTTTAAGAAGTTAATGGATAAAAATTTTGTAGCATATGATTCTGTTATTGATTATGTTAATTCTACGATAAAGGAAATATCTTTTCCTTCTTTTACATTAGATAATCCAGAGCAGAGATTAAAATATGGTAAGAAATATTCATGGAGAGAGGCTCAAAATGTACAGGATAAATTTAGTAATGATTTAGATATAACTTTTAGATCTGTTGATTCTCATTTAAATTATTTTATATTATTACAGGTATTAATTGAGAGTTATTTAAACCCTAAGAAGACTCATTTACCCTTATTTTTATTACATGTTTTGAATAAAGATGGGGATTTGATTTATACTGTATCATTTAGGGATGTTTTATTAAAAAATATATCTTCTATTAGTTTAGCATATCAAATTCAAGAGGTTCAAGAAATTACATTTACTATAACATTTAGATTTAATTGGATTGATATATTTTGGGAAATTGACGATGATGATGTTGCGACTAGTACTTCAATTTATGATATTCCTATAAATTTCCAACAAGGCACTTTAGATAAAGCATTTGGAAATGATCCATATCCTCGTGGCGGTGAAAGAAGACCTGATTTAATTAGTTATATTAAGGAACAAGGTGATGTGAATATCTAAAAAACCTTACAAAAGAAAAAACAAAAAGTTAGAATTTAATTTAAATATATAATATTATGAAATATTTAGTTTTATATAAAATGTTTGAAAACATTAATCTTGATTATACAGGGAACGATTTAACATTATATAATATTAAACCTGATAAATTGAAAATTATTTACACTATTTTTTGTGATATTTATAATGGTGATGAAAAATTTAATATAGAATGGTTAGATTTTGTTAATGATAAAAAGAATTTTAAACCTTCTGAAAATAAAGGTTATATATCTTATAATCCTAATTCTGAATATAAGAATAAACTATCAACTGGTATCTACAAAGATTTCGAAGTTTTAGGTGTTAGTGTTGAAGATAGTCTTAATGAAATTTTACAAAAAACTAAAACAAAAAACAATTTTGAATTAGATGAGTTTTTGGATAAATATCCACAATACAAATATTCAACTGAATCAAATAAATTAGGTTTATTTTAATGAAAATATATTGTAGTAATGATCTTGAAGATCTTGAAATTAGATTGGAAGAAATTGAAAATATTGTTGATGATGATGTTGTATTAAAAAGTCTTCAAAAACTTAAAAAAGATTATAGTACTTATCAAGGATATGATAAGATCAAGGATAAATGGAGATCTTTGAGTACGAATTGGTATGAAAGAAATAAAGTTGGTATAGAAGAAGAAAATCAAAAAGCTTATAAAAAAGCCATACAACCTCTATATGATTTTATGAATTCAAAATCAAAAGATATTAATGATATATTTCCTTTAATTGCAGATTATGAATATAGTGAAGGAATAACGAGTACTAAATCTAGTAATAAAAGTAGACTTTTTGATATTGGCGTTTTTGATGAATTTATTGCATTTTATCCAGAAACTAAAAATAATAAGAAAATTGTTAAACATTTAAAAGATCCAATAATTAATCAAATTGATAATAGAATGGCTGGGTTAATTATAAAAAGAAATTTACCTGAAACTACAAAACCAGACTCAATTGCGACTTACGGTAGTTATACGACATCCGCGCCTTCTAGAGAGAAACATTATAAAGATTTTGGTGTTTCTAATGATGAAGAATTTTTAGAAGAATTAGATAGAAGAGAAAAAGAATTAATATATAAGAAGAACAATTTAGGTAAATTTTATAAAACATTTAGATAATGAAAACAAAATTTAATCAATTTATAAATGAAACACAGTATGTTTCATTGAAATCAAATTTATATAATTTTTTTGAAGATCTTGACATTGATATTAATTTAATTGAAGAAAATCAGATGATAACAATTGAATTAAATGATATTATTACAGGAAAAGAGGTTTGGTTTGAATCTTTTATAAGTTTATGTAATTTTACGTCTTATGATAAATATTATATTGATAATAATAAAGTGTGTATTTACAAAAGTTTAGGTTTATTGAATCAACCTAATGAGTACACACAATTTGATGATTAATATTTGCCTAATAAGTTTCTTATTGGGCAGAAAATAACCATATTATCATGGCTACAAGAAGATTTAAGGAAAATTTCAACTCACTATTAAAGATTATTGGCACAGATCCTGAAATTCTGTGTGATTTTTTATGTGAGAAAAAGGCATTCTCAGAAGAGTTTATGTTAATGTTGATAGAATCGGAGAGTTTAAATAAACTTGATGAAAATTCTGACTATAATTATACGATAGAAGATGTCAGACAAAAATTAAAAGACTATGATGTTACTTACAACAAAAAAAGAAAGAAATATGTTGTAGACATTACAAAAAATAACGTTTTTTCATATAATGACAGCGAACAGGATCTTATCAAAAAAATGAAATATTATTTAGAAATTGAAGATTATGAAAGGGCATCAGTATTAAATAATTATTTACAAAAACTAGAAATTAGTTATTGAAACATTTTTAATATAATTAAGAAAAGTTGTTAATTTTTTTAACAACTTTTTTTTATTGTTTAAGTATATGTAAAGATAAAAGAAGTTTAACCAAAAAAATTAATTTATGAAAGAAAATTCAGAAAATCCAGAAAATTTAGATTATACATCGATTATTGATGATGATGCGTTTTGGAATGAATTAGAGAAAGAAGATAATAAAATTATCAAGTGGACTGATGATATGGATACATCAGCTTTTAATGATAAGTATAAAGAGATGTTAGATATGATGTCTGAAAATGAATCTTCATATAATGAGGTGAAAATAGGTGACATTGTTACTGGTCAAATTGAAACGATTTCTAAAAGGGAACTTAAGATTAATATAAATTATAAAGATAGTATTTATGTTGAGAATAAGTTATCTGATTTTAAAATTATTCAAAATTTGAAGGTTGGTGATGAAATTGATGTTATGATAATAAAGGTGATAGATAATCCGTTTCAAATTAAAGGTTCAATAACAGATCTTATTAAAGCGAAGGTTTCGCACAAATTGAAAGATTATTATAAAGAAAATCGTCAGTTAGTTGTAAAAGTTATTGAAAGAATACCAGCAGGTTTCATGTTGGATATTGAGTTGGATAATATAACTATTAAATCTTTTATGCCAAATATTTTGGCTGGAATTAATAAATTAACAGATGAACAATCTAGTAATTTAGTTGGTAGTAGAATTAATGTGTTATTAGAATCTTTACAACAAGAGAAAGGTGTATATGTTGTTTCACGCAAGAAATATCTTAAAACTCTAATTCCAGTAGAAATTAGTAAACTTAAGAAAACAATTGCTTATAAAGGAACAGTAACAGGCACAATGGCTTACGGTGTATTTGTTCAGTTTAATGAATGTTTAACTGGTATGATACATAAAGTCAATCTTAATCCTGAATGGAAGATTGATCAAGTTCAACCTGGTATGGAAGTAACATTCTATGTTAGAGATATTTTGAAAGGTAATAAGATTATTTTATCTCAATTTTTGAGAGAATCTTTGTGGGATAAGATTAAAGTTGGACAAATTAAAGATGGCAAGGTTAAATCTATCAAGTCATTTGGTGTTTTAGTAGAATTGGATCCAGAGACAACAGGGTTAATTCAGAACACTTATATACAGAAGGCTGATAAAAAGTTGGAAGTGGGAAAAGAGGTGAAAGTTAAAGTGATTTCTGTTATACGGGACGATAGAAAGATTTATTTAGACTTTCCTAATTAAATAAAAAATCCCACTCTCAGTGGGATTTTTTAATATATAATTTTTTAAAAATTGTAAAATAATGAAAATGAAAAATAAAATTTACTTTAAAAGGTTTGGTGGTGATTTCGTTGATAATGAAATTGATTACATAATGGAATATTTAGGGGATAAATCTGGTAATTATTCAGTACCAAGTGATGTTACAATTTCTGTTGGTTGTGATTCTAAAAATAAGAGACGAAAAACACAATATGCTATAACTATCGTATTTTATGATAATTTTAAGCATAATGGTGCGCATTGTATTTTTAAAAGAATTAATATACCTAAATATTTAGCTGCTAGAGGTTATAAATTTGATCAATGGTATAAAGAAAATAAACCAGATAATTCAAAATTAATTAGTTCAGGTTCTAATGAAGCAATTTTTAATAGATTATATACAGAAGGTTTATATTTACTTGAACTTGCTTTATATTTAGATGAAAAATTAAAAGGTAAATATTTTAAAGATCATGAATTAAATGAATATGATGGTTCTATGCCTTATAGATTACCTGTATTACATGTTGATTTTAATTCAGATGATGGAAATGGTAGAAATAAATCTAATAAAGTTTATAAAGCTATGATGGGTATGTTGTGTGGTTATGGATTTAAGGTTGAATGTAAACCTAAAGCATATGCTTCTACTAGTGCTGCAGATTTATTATGTAAAAATTAGGATACAAAAGAGTTTTGATCTTCAGAACTCTTTTTCTTTTTATTCTTTTCAATTTCTTCTTTCTTTTCTTTTCTTATTTGTTCTGTTTTTTCTGGATCTCTTACATCTTCTGAATATTGGAGTTTTTTCTGAAGTCTTTCTTTTTTATCTTCTAGTTCTTCTAATTTTTTATTATATTCAGATTCTTTTTGTGAATCGGTTAATTCTTCGTATGTCTTTAAATATTTCATATATTTTTTGTTATTATATTATTTATATATTAAACTTTTTGTTTAAACTATTTTAAAAATATTGTGAAAATTTCATCTATTTTTAAAAATATATAATAATGAATGAAAATTAAGAATACTAAAAACATATTTTTTTAAGCCACTTAAAATGCGATATTGCAACGAGTGGTTTTTTTGTTTTTGGTTAAAAATAAAATATTTATATGAGAAAACCAATAATAACAACAAAATTAAATGTAAAAAGTAAAGATAAAGAGTTGTTAAATAATAAACAACTTGCAGATATATTATATGGCAAAAAAGTTAAGATTAGATGTAAAAATGAAAAACAAAAAGATTTTATAAAAATAATTGATAGTAATCAAATATCAATTTGTATAGGACCTGCCGGTGTAGGAAAAAGTTATATTAGTATAATTAAGGCATTACAATTATTAGCTGATTCTTCTAACAATTATCATAATATTTATATTATTACACCAGCTGTTGAATCAGAAGAGAAATTAGGTTATTTACCTGGTGATTTAGAAGATAAATTAGAACCTTATTTATATTCAACTTATAAACTTATTGACAAAATAATAGGCATTGAAAATAGAAAAAAATTAGTTGAATCTGAAATAATTAAACCTTTAGCTTTAGCTTATTTAAGAGGTTGGAATATAGATAATAGTATTTTAATATTTGAAGAAGCACAGAATTGTACACCAAAACAAATGAAAACTGTTTTAACTAGAATTGGTTTTAATAGTAAATTTATTATTAGTGGTGATTTAGAACAAACTGATAGGTATAATAAAAAGAATAGTAGTGGTTTATATGACGCATTCACTTTAATGAAAGGTGCTAAAGGTGTTGGAGTTTATGAATTTATAGTAGATAGACCTGAAGATATTGTTAGAAATCCTATAATTGCAGGAATTTTACAAAGATATGATTTAAAAGATTAATAAATAATGTCTTATAATAAAACCATCGTAATTTAAACGATGGTTTTTTAATTTAATATATATTGTCATGAATAAATTGTATAAATATTCTGAATTTTTAAATGAAAATAAAATGCAAAAGAAAACTGTTAAAGCTAAAGATATGTTCATACCCGAAGATATTGTAGAAATATATGAAAGATTTAAAAAGTATGGTAAGGAATTATATGTTGTAGGTGGCGCTCCTAGAGATTATTTACAAGGAAAAAAACCTAAAGATTTTGATTTAGTTACAGATGCAATGCCAGATGAATCTAAAGAGATATTAGAAGATTGGAATGGTGGTTATGTTTCTGAAGAAGAGCAAGGACAAAATTTTGGAGTATTAAGAATTTATACAGATTTAGAACCATTAGGTCATGAATTAGCAACCTATAGAAAAGATATTGCTAAAGGTAGAGATGTTAAAGGTGATGATCAAAAAGTAGAAATTGGTTCAAATGTTACAATACAAGATGATGTTTTAAGAAGAGATTTAACAATTAATGCAATGTTTTATGATCTTGGTAGTAAGAAAATCATTGATTATGTTGGTGGTATTGAAGATTTAAAGAAAGGACTTATTAAAACTGTTGGTGAACCTTATGAAAGGTTTAATGAAGATAGATTGAGAATATTAAGATTGTTTAGATTTTGTGCAAGAACTAATGGTAAAATAAGTGAAAATGTAAAGAATGCATTAACTATGGATCATAGATTACATGGAATATCTGAGAAAGATGATGTTTCATTTGAAAGAATATTTGACACTAAAAATGGTGAATGGAATAAAATGTTAGGTCATGCGAGAGATGCAAATGATATGTCTATGTTTATTAAATATTTAAGATTACTTGATGAATTTGATATGTTTGATGAGATTTTCCCTGGAATTAAAATAGAGGTTCCTTGGGTGAATTTTTCACTTTTCGATAATAGGATAATTTTACCTATTTTGATGACTCCAAGTTCAGATGATTCGAATTTAACCAACAAATTAATTGATTGTAAGTTGCAAAATAATTTGATTGATTATATTATTTTTCTATTTAATTATGAGAAAAAGATAATAGAAGAATCTACAGGTGATATGTGGATGACAAATATTTATCAGTTAGCTAAAAATAAGACTAGATTTGGTATTGATGATAATATATTAAGATTATATACTAAGTCTCAGGGATTATATTCAAATATAACTGAAGCTTTCATTAAATATTGTAGTGATGGTTTTTTAAAAAATTCACAAGAGTTAATGCAAAAGGGATTTCATGGAAAGGCTTTAGGTGAAGAAATGAGAAGAATAGAATACGAAAGATTTAAAAATGAATATATGAGTAATGATACAAAGAATTAAAAACATATTTGAAGATTATAAAAGAAAATGGGGTAAAAGTAATGTCTTTTCTGAAGGACATAGAAGTTTATCTAGATCTAATTATATGTTGGATATAGATTGTTTGTATTATGATAATGCAAATAGAAAAATTGTTGTTATATTAGAAGATAAATATAAGTTTAGTGGATTAATTAATAGTAATTTATTAGATAAAGGCAATTTTCAAAGAAAAATGTTAAATCAATTCTGTAAAAAAATTGATGCATCATTAGTTTTTAAAGAAACTTCTACAGATTCTTATTATTATGTTAAGAATAGTGATGTTATTAAACATAACGGAATTAAAGAAAGCTTATCCAAATATCATTTGATAGATACAGAGAATAAGTTGTACGTTGAGATGCCAAATGCAAAACTTTCTGCTGTTATGTATATTGATGATGGTACTTTTCCTTTATATATAGCACAAATTTTGAGTGAAACATTTAAAACTTATAGAGTTAGAATTAATGATGGAATTAAAATAAAAGCCGTTGATTATGTAACAATTGAAAATGCTGAAACTATTTTAGATTCCAGAGAACCTGAATATATAATAAACAATGAGGATGATTGGAAAAATGTTTATTCTAAAATAGGTTTATTAAGTAGATAATTAATCTATATTTTCTTTTTGTTCAAGTCTTTTCTTTGCTTCTTCCAATACTTTAGGTTTTAATCCTTGTATTTTTGAACATAGTTCATATTCTTCTAGATTTACACCTTTTTCTAATAATGTATCAATGACTTGTTCCCATTCTTCTGGTTTTGCAGTATAGATTTTGACATCCTTGTCATCATCACTGGTTTTTTTATGTCCTACATATACATCATAAAGTTTTTCTTCAAATGTTTTTTCAAACTGTTCTAGTATAAAATGAATATATTCTGTATTTATTTTTGCCATTCTTTTTGAATTATTTTTATTTATATATTTCTATTGAAATATCCAAATTTTCATTCTTCAAATCTTTTTAGTTTTTTAATCTCGTAATCAACGTTATCCTTGAAATATTTTTCTAAAAATAAAAAATCATCATTATTTAAATCATAAAATGATGTTATTTTTTCAATATCTTTTTTAGGAGTTTTTGTTTTGGGTGTTTTTGTTCTATTTTTTGGAGCCCAATACCAAGAAGGTATCCCTTGAGCATTTCTAAAAAAATATTTCCAAATATCTAAAGCAGTTGCTTTATCAACATATCTAGAATTAAAAAATTGTGCACCTTTAATATATTTGGTTGCAATTTTTCTATTAACCATAAAGAAATTATCTTCTTTATCTTTATCTATCAGTAATTTATAATCTATTTTGTTTTTAAATAATCTATTAATTACTTCTATAAAATCAATTTTCATTTTCTCGTTAAATTTTTCAAACATAATATTTACTAAAAAATAAATGATTAGTTTAATTACGAAAAACAGTAAAATAGAAAAGGCGAACTATCTGTCCGCCCTTTCACCACTAAACTACTAAACTATGAACTTTTGTTAACCTTTTTTTCTTTTTTATCTACTATAAATATAGTGAATTTTTTCAAAAATTAAAAATTAAATGTGAATTTTTTTAATTCAAATGAGTTAAAAAGATCTATAGTTTTATTGATTCACAAATCATGAAATCATTATGTGGTTCTCCTGTTTCTAAAATCATTGGTATATCATATTTTGTGCCAAGTCTCATTAATTCATATATTTCTTCTCTTGTAAATTTTCCTGCTTCATCAAAAAGAGACATATTATGTCTATCTAGATGTTTTCCGAAAACTACATCTGGACTTGGGTTATTTAAATGCATTACATCTATATTTTTTCCATGTTTTTCAATTAATTTAAATACGTTATAACCTGCTGCATAAAGGTGAGCGGTGTCAAAACATAATCCTAAGTTTAATTCATCTTTATATTTGTCATAAAAGTCTATTAGTGTATTAAATTTTAATTTGTTTCCACCTTCGGCTGTTGTTTCTATTAATATTTTTGTTTCTAATCCTATTTTATTTCTTACTGCTAAAAAGTTTTCATATGAATAGTGCAATGCTTCTTTAAGATTTTCATTTGAACCCCAATGAATTACAATACCATCAGCATCAATGTCTCTACAAAATCTAATATTATCAATAATAGATTTAGGTATGGCTGGTCTTGATTTTGCTGGATTTACTAGGTAATTTATATGAACTACTTTATAACAATTTAGTTCTTTTATGTAGTGTCTTTCTGATTGGTTTTTTGATACATAATATGTTCTAGGTGAGCCTGCGAAAATTTGTGTTGCGCTCATTCCTGTATCTTTAATATATTTTGCAGTTTTTTTAAGTCCTTCGGAGATTGAAGTATGGTATCCTATTCTCATAATTTTTAGTTTTAATTTACATTAATATACTAAAAATTTCAAGAAAAAACAATTATTTTTAATTCCATTTTAAATTTTGGAACATATCTTTAGCTGTTCCGATATATAATTTTTTGACATCATTCCAAAATTCTGGATATTTTTCAGTTAAAGGTTTAAAATCTTTTTTAGATTCGAATCTACTATTTTTTTGATATTCAAGATCTTTATAGATTTGTTTTGTGAAATCTAACTTTTTAGATTTACTTACTTTATACCATCCTCTAAGGTATGCTTTAACCTCATCTGGATGTATTAATTTAAATAAATATTTTCTAATTTCATCATTAGTGATACCATATGGATAATCACCTAAAATAATTTTTTTTAAATCTTTAGGTATATAATTATCATCTATTACACAACCCTTCATAAGGTCAAGTAAAAGTGGTTCGTAATGTTTAAGGTTATAAAAATTTTTAAAACGATCATTTTCTGGTATCTTCCACTTACCCGGACCGAAATATTTCATAAATAATGAGTCATAATGCTGAATTCATGTTCAACAGTTTCTCTTAATTTATCAGATAATTCAGATTTAAATTTTGATTTGTCCATTCCCTTTTTTAATATTGCTCTTACTTCAAAAGCAATACCTTTAATTTCTATTTGTTTTTCTGTTTCATTGTATGTCTGTCTAAGTGAGATATCATACATATCTTTGAATTTTACAATACTTGCACTGAGATAGATATCATCTTTAATTTCTTCGTCTGTTAGTTCACATATAATGTCAAATCTATATCTATTATCATTAAATATTTTATATATTTTATATATATCGTTACCATTAGAACCTGGTGAAAAACGAATTTTTCTATCATATTTTTTTAATGATTCTTGTTTTTCGCCAAAATATTCATTACATATATAATTAAAAAGCCATTTTCTAATTTCTCTTTGATCATCTTTCCTAAAAGAAAATTTTTCATTATATGTTTTTAAATGTTTCATATTATGCCCAACGCCAACTTTGACCATATGGATATTCTATTTTATCACCACAAAATTCACAAGTGATTGGTTTTGGACTAATTTCATGGAACATTACATTCATTTCATTACCACAATTAGGACAGTTCATTTTAACTGGTCCTGAAGGTGAAGATGAAGTTTCTCCTTCATAATAATCTGCAGCATGTTGTTCAAAAGTTTTTATATGTTTCATATTTTTATATCTTCAAAATTTTGTGTTATTTCTTTAACAAAAGTTGCCCAGTCTTCTGGCATTTTATAATGTGGTTCATTTTTAATTTCAAAAGCTTTTCCGTACCAATATAATCTAGTTTCGCCTTCTTTTTCTACAAAAAGAACATCTTTACCACTATCACTCATTCTTTTATATCCTAAGTCATGTAATACTCCTTCTAATTCGTCCATTGCATACCAATAATCGTCAACGAATAAACTTATTGTTTGTTTTAATGAAGTATTTGATTCAAATAATTTTAAGTTATTTGTTTTAATGAAATACATAAATGATCTAAATATTTTATCTTTACCATATCTAGAAATAAGTTCTTTAATTGTTAAATATCTTTTTAATTCTTCTGAACATTGTGATTCAAAATCATATAAATATTCATCAAATGTTGTTAGACCGTTTTCTTTTATAGTATTGTCTAGTAGATTATATTTATCTTTTTTAATTATACTTATGAATTTGTTAGTAAAGTCTTTTTTAAATTGTGTATTAAAATTTTCATATTGGACATTTATATTTTCAAGTGATCTTTCTTTTTTGGATGTGAGTTTAAAGTTTTTAGATTCACAGTGATAATATATACTTTTAAATGACATTTTTTGTACAATTGGTGCGAATGTTATATCAATTCTTTCTGATTTTTCCCATCCGAAATTATATTTATATTCGTCTAATATGTAGATTTTCTTTTTATTTTTTCTTATTGATGTTATTACGTTTACTTTAGTGCCTTCTTTATTTATTTCAATATATAGATTTTTGTCATCATTTTCTAGTGATGATTTGATGGTGTTTGAAAATGTAAGTTCTTCCCATTTTATATTATGTGGTAATTCGTAATCTATTTGAATTTGTTTAAGAACTTCATTTGGTATTCCAATTGAAGTTAGAGAACTTTTTTCAAATATAAAAGAATTAAATTTATATATTTTCATGCACCTATATATTAATATTTTAAAATAAAAAAGCCTCACATTATTGCGAGGCTTTTAAATATCATATAAAAAGAGGATTAATCTTCATCTTCTATACTAAAGAAATCTTCAGCGTCTGTTTCATCACCACCAAAGTCAGTTGGTAGATCTTTGTTATCATTTGTTGAATCAGTTGTTGCCTTATTAGAAGATCTTTCTGCTTTAACTATTTCTTCACCATTAAGTATAGCTAAAATGTTTTCAATTTTACCTTTTACTTCTTCATTCCATTGTACTGGTGCATGTTCATCAAGTGTTACAGTTCTTTCAAGTAAGAAATCTTTGACTTTCTTTTGCACTTTAGCATTTGTTATTCTACCATTCTCATCTACAGGAGCTGATAGGAATTTAGCTTTATTAGCATCATACAATTTGATAGGTGAACTATCTTTAAATTGTGATCCTTCATAATTTGGAAATCCACCTTTTTCTTTGATAATAAGAACAAAATCTTTGCCTGTTGCTAAGTCAAACACATTACAGGGTTCCCCAGTAACATCACCATTACGTTCACTGTTAATTTTTTCTTTAATAGTATATCCATAAGGGAATACTAAAATTTTTCCTATTAAATCGGTGTTTTGGTCATCTTCAATAATTTGAACATAAGAATAATACTTAGTTGTTCTATTGATGAGTTGAGATTTCTCAACATCTGCTTGATTTTTGGAATTTTTAAGTTTCCAATATATTGTACAGAGTGGACATTTAGGATCCCAGTTTTTTGCACAGTCGTAATAATTAGCTAATCCCGGTTCGTTTTTTAGGTCAGCGTAATGTACATGTTTTTCTATTGCACTAGGTCCTATTTTACCATTTTCGAAGAGGTTAGGTAAAAATCTAATAACTGAACGATATCCAGTTTTCTTATCTTTTGCCTCATCTAATTTTGGTCTGTAAATTCCGTCTTGATTTGTAGTCGGTTTGTCGAAGACATTTAACGATTCGTCGTCAGCTGTCATGTTGAAAAGATCAACGTTTTCTAATTCTTTCATTGCCTATAATTGCCTTTTTTTGTATGAAAATTCTTGTAATTCTTAAAAAATCCTTTGATTGCTATTAATTGCCTTTGAATTATTTGAATCTTCATAATACTAATTTTTAATGTTGTTTAGTTCAACTGAAAAACTTTAAAGCGTTTTAAAATTTATCTTAAATCATATAAAACGAATTCAAATAAAAGTTTTTAATTTTTTTAATACTTTTCAATCTAAATTCTGTTTAAATACTACACTATTTATATATTTAAAAAATTTTTCACTTTTTTAAAATTTCTAAAACTATTATATTTAAAGGATTTGTTGAAAATTCAAATACAATAAAATCAACATCTTAGAGAATTCAAGGAAATTTTTGAAAAATTTTTTTATCACTAATCAATATTTTATATATAAAACTAAATTAAGATTATTAATGGCTAGAATAACAAACATACCTGTTGACACATTAAATTCAAATGGAATTATAAAGGGTCTATCATTAGAATTGGGTATTAATGTTAATTTATCAGATCCTATTGATCCTGTTAGAAAAAGAGAACTTGCAAAATATCCTGAAACAAGAAATTCTGTTAAGATTGTAAACATACCAGAAAGATATAATGAATATCTTGGGTTTTATACAATGTTAGATTCTAATATTAAAATAGGAGATATAGTTTATATTTCAAGTTTTGATGATGCAACTGGTAATATTGATACATTTTATGAAAGAAGATATGATTTAAATTTTCCTTATGTTAAAGATAATGGATATAAAGTAATATATGTAGATAGTAATAGAAATCTAATTATTATTAATAAAAAATATGAAGATTTACCTTCAAATGTTAATTTAACAAATCATTATATTAGTTTGGTTAAATGTGAAAATATCACAATAAATGATGGTTATATAGATGCAGCTATTATAAAAGAATGTGATTTGATTGGTGATGTTAATGTAAATCAAGGTATCTTTTTTGTTTGTAATTCTACTGGTACAACATTTGAATTAAAATATGATTATATGTATCCTACATTAGTTAATACTGAAGATGATATATTATCTTTATCTATAAGTAAAAATAATAATAATAATGGTTATAGTTATATTGGTTGTGAAAATTCAATTAGTTCAAATATTTATATAACTAATATAGAATCTGGTATTTATTATAATGGAGTTTTTAATGGCTCTAATCATATTATAAGTGGTGGATATTTTGAAGAATGTGTGATAAGTGATTACATAATTACTGGTGGATATTTTAAAAATTGTACGGTGGAAAATAATTGTATTTGGAGTTATGGTACATGGGAATATGATATAGGTGAAGATTATTCTTTATTAAGTGAAGAAAGTCAAAAATTTGGACCAAGTGTTTGGTATGATGGTATTTGGAATAATGGGATATTTGGTTATTTTAATAGTTCAAAAACTTGGTTAAATGGTATTTTTAATGATGGGTATTTTTATAGATCAAATTGGACTGGTGGTACTTTTAATGATGGAACATTTGTAGATTCACAATGGTATAATGGTGTTTTTAATAATGGCAATTTTAATGCAGATAATATAGATTGTATGTGGTCAGGTGGTACATTTAATGGTGGTGATATGAGTGGAGATTTAAAATTATTGATATATTATTATAAAATATACTGGTATGATGGAACTTTTAATAATGGTAATATAATTAATTATGTTACATGGTATGATGGAATTTTTAATAATGGTGCTTTTAAAGGTAGTGGATCTACATGGAATAATGGAATCTGGAATAATGGAATATTTGAAACTGGTACGTGGTATGACGGTGTGTGGTATGGTGGAACTTTTAATAATGGTGGTTGGAGAGATGGTTCATGGTATAATGGAAAAATGATAAATTCTACATGGAGTTCTGGTACTTGGTATCAAGGCGAGTTTAATAATTCAACATGGAGTCATGGTACATGGAAAAATGGTAAATTTTTCAATTCTGAAACAGAGAATATTTATGATCCGATTTTAGGCATGACAGGAACAACAAATACAATTTGGGAAAATGGTATAGCAGAAAATAGCGATATAATATATGCTGATTGGAAAAATGGTTCATCAACAAAAACTAATATATTTTTTAGTAGATGGAGTGGTGGTACATTTAATGATGGATATTTTTGGTCTGGTGATTGGTATAATGGAACTTTTATTAATGGAAAATTTTATCTTGGTAATTGGTATAATGGAATTTGGAATAAAGGTTATTGGGTACTAGGTGAAAATAAAATTACTGGTGATAATTCAATACCAAATAGTTCTATGAGTGCGGTGTTTAATCCAAGTAATAAAACTTCTAGAGATGGTACACCACCAATAGATTCGTCAAAAAATAGTTTATAAGAATGGGTAAATTTTGGGAAATATTAAAGAAAATATGGGGTTTTATTTCAGATCCTAAAAATCAAAGAACAGTTTTATTAATTGCTGGTGCGATTGTAATATTACTTTTTATTCAGAAATGTGATAAAGTTGGAAAATTACAAGATAAATTAATAATTAAAGAACAAAATGAATCATATTATAAAGATACTTTAATAAAGGTTTATAATAAGAATAATGAATTACAATATGAGAGAGCTGTATTAATTGCTGATAAGAAAGAACTAAAAGAAAAGAATAAAGAATTATATGATGAAGTTAAAAAACAAAGGGGTGATGTTATTTATCTAGCAACTGCTTTAGCTAAGATTAAAAATAAAGAACCTATTATAATACACACTACTGATACTGTTTATCCTGATGGTTCAAATGGGTTGAAATGGGATTATTTTAAACAGTTTGATAAATATAATAGTAGAACATTAGTTGGTGAATCTAGATTTATGATAGATAGTGGTAAAATTGTAAAACCTATTATAACAACATTATTAAAAGATGAATTTAGTTTAGGTTTAACAACTGGTTTAATTGAAGAAAAAGGTCAATTAAAAATATTTATTAAATCTGATTATCCAGGTTTCAGTATTGCTAATTTGGATGGTGCTTTGATAGATCCACAAAAATCTAAAGTATTAAAAGCTATTATGCCTAAATATAGATGGGGAATTGGTCCAACGTTTTCAGTTGGTTTTATGTATAATCCTATGAATAAAGGAGTAGGTCCTTATATTGGTATAGGTTTAGGAATTACTAGAAGAACCACATGGCAGGATATTAAGAATATATTCTAAAAGAAAAATGAGAAATAAAGTTTAATATATAATAAAAAATAAAAAATCCGATTATGAAACATTTAACAAATCTAAATGATTTTAAAAATTCAAAAGGAAATAAAGTTCAAGAAACTGTATTTGCTATTGATGATGTTTATAGAGTATTACCAAACGTTGATGTACCTAAATCATTAATTAACGCTTTTACTAAAAAAGTTAAAGATGAGACAGGTAGAGATGTTAAAGATCTTTATGGTGCAGAACAAATGGCTGAAATGATTGTTAACTATATCGCTTCATCATATATGAACATTGAGAATTTGCCTGTTACAATGGCAATGGGTTCTAATTATGCAAAAGGTGCACAAGTTCAACCTCAAATGCAACAAGCTCAAACGCAACAAGTTCAACCATTACAAGATGTTCCAGATGAAACTCAAGCTCAACAAACTGCACAGGATATTCCTGCACAGGATGATGGTTTACAAGCACAAGGTCAAAATCTACAAACACAAGGGCAGCAATTACAACAACAAGGCCAGAAATTACAACAACAAGGTCAACAGTTACAACAAGGTAGTCAAGAAATTTAAAAATTAAAAAATGGGCTTAAAAAAATATAGTGATTTTGCATCAACAGGTGGTGGTAGTTCAAAAACTATTACTAGTTCTGTTCCTGAAATTCCAAAGGAAATTCCGATTAAGAAGGCTAATTTGGCTGCAATGGCTCAAGAGTTATCTAAACCTCCAAGAAGAGATAACAGAGATCCAAATGTTAGTAGGAAAAAACCTAGGTTTAAACTTAATGGCAAAGTCGCTAAATTTTTAGATAATTATAAACCTTCTGATGCTTATTCTCTTTTAGAATCAAATAATCATTCTAAAGATGATTTACATTTCATGATAATAGAGCAAACTGATAAATCTTTATTAGTTTTGAAATATAATGAAAATCATGAATTAAAATTAAAAGAGTTTGTTGATAATTTAGTTTCTTATTATAGAAGAAATCCACAACTTGATAAATTATTTAGTGAAATAGTTGTTGAGGGCAATGATGTTTTTTCTATAATTAAGAATGTCCCACAAATTGAACTAAATGGTAAAAAAGTGTTACAGATATTAAATGATGATTTAATGAATCTGTTAAAAAATGTTTAATTTCATGCGTTTATTAGAAAGTTATAATCAGTTTCTGAAATTAAATGAATCTGGCATACGTGATATTAAAAAAATATCTAAAACTTTTGATGAAGCTGAAATATATTTTCATGTAGATTTAGATGGTGTTACATCAGCTATTGCTATGAGAGAATATTTGAAACAATATGGTATTAAAACAGTAAGATATCATACTATTCAATATGGTGGTATGGAATATCATTTAGATAAACCACAACCCGGTACATTAGCTGTTTTAGTAGATTTTGCTCACGGTAAAACAGAATTTGTTATTCATACAGACCACCATGATATGCAAATAGGCGTAGAAACTATGTCTGCACATTTTAAGAAAGCTAAATCAAATGCTGGTACTATTTCCGGTGAAATTTCACCTAATGATATATTTTCAGCAGAAGATGTTAATATGATTGATACTGTTGATAGTGCAGATTATGCAAGTCAAGATATAACTCCTTCTGATGTAATTCAATTTTTCTATAAAACCAATAAAGATATATCAACTAAATCAAATAGAATGAAATTAGGATTTGTTGTAAATAAACTATTATTGGCTTATAAAAATAAACCTGGTTTTTTAGTAGGTTTAGTTGAAAATTCAAAACCTAGTTTAGTTAGTATGTTTTTAGAAATTAAGAAATTAGCTAAAGATTTAGGTTTAGATCCTGCTGAATCAATTGAAAAACATGCAAATACATATTTTGACAATCTTAAAAATTTTAAAAAATTAGTTGTTAAGAATGATATAATGATGCAATATGGTGGTCCTAGAATGTTTGATACTGGTTCATATGATAGATATGCTTCATTTAAATTATATCCAGATGCTAATTTTTTTATTATGGCTTGGCCAATGGGATTAGTTCAAGTTTCAACAAATCCTTTTAAAAAGAAAGATCCAAAATTTGAACATATTAACTTGGGCGATATTGCACAAGATGTATTAAATAATTTCAAAACTAATTTACAAAACGTTAAAATAACTGTTAAAAATATTAAGAGAATATCTGAACAAGATATGGTCAGAGCTGCTAAAGGTACAAGAAATAAAGCTCCAAAAGATATTTCAAATGAATTTGGTTTTAGATTTAAAGATTTAGTTTCTTTATTTAAAGATCAAATTGTTGGTTTAGATCAGCAATCTGAAAATGTGTTAGATGCTGTGATGACTGTTCCTTTTATAAAATTAAGTGAAAATGATAAAAAGATATTAAATGATATGTATGTTACGGCATGGGATATTATTCAATCAAATTCAGGGGGTCATAAATTTATTACAAATGTTAGTGGTTTAAACTACTTAAATGGTAAAAGAGTACCAGATCCAGATAACGAGAAAACAGGCATGCAAGGAATGGGTACATATTACTTAAAGAAAATAGCTCGAGATTTTTATTTTAAATTAACGGAATTACAAAATAGAAAATCCTGATTTTAATCAGGATTTTCTTCTTTAGGTATATTTTCTTTTTTAGTTTCTTTTTCTTCAGATTCTTTTTCTTTTAATCTTCTTTTTCTATTTTCTTCGAACTCTTCATCTTCTAGCCTTTCTCTTTCTTCTCTTTCTTTTCTTTCTTCATTATAAGTTAAAAGTGTTCTATCATTTTGCATTGCTTCAAGTATATTATTAAGTTCTTTAGGGTCACCTATAATATTCATTTCACTTACACCTAATTCATCTTCTAAATCGTCACCTTTATTAAGTTCATCTAATTCACTTTTAAGTCCTTTATAGAAGTCTTTCATTTGAATTTGTAATCCATACGCCATTTTGATTGTTTCCCTCATTTCTTTTTGAAACATAGTAACAGATTGAAACATTTCAGGATCATTTATACCTAAATCTAATTGTCTCATACACATTATTAATGCTCTTTTAGTTTGAGTTACATTAAAATTAAGTTCTGATAATTTATTAGCGTCGTCTTTAATAATACTATTAATATTTTTATTTTTCATTGTTTCTCCATCAAGATAAAGATTAGCTAAACAAGTAATTGTTTCACTTGCTGCAATTTTAACCATTTGAATATCTTTTTCATAATCATGAATATCAATTTCCATATCGAGATCTGGTAATAAATCATTGGTAGGAAAAAGGTTTTCGACGGGTTCTTCTATTTCATCAAGTATATTTTGAATATTATCTTCAAGTTCAGAGATATTAGATTTTACTTCTTTAATATGATCTTCTTCAATTCTTTTTTTAACTTCTTTTGCTTCTTTTTTATTTTCTTCATCTTCATCTTCATTTTCAAAAGTAAAAAAATTTTCAATTTCATCAGGTTCTTTCATATAAATTTATTATATTTGTTTTATATATAAATTAAAGTTAAATCAAAAAACGTAATAATATGGCAAATAAACCAATTCTATATTTTCCAATTGGAATTTCAGGTTCCGGAAAATCAACTTATTTTAATAATGTATTTTTAAATGATTTTCCAGAAGTTAAAAAAATATTAGATAAGAACGGCTTAACAATTGATGATATTCGAATTGCGCCAGATGATATTAGATTAGAATTATACGGTGACATAAATGCTGGAAACAGTGGAGATTGGTGGAGATCTAAAAAAGCATGGGAAGTTGCATATGCTAGAATTAAAGTATTATTAAAAGAATATGGTGTGGCTGTTTTAGATGCTATTAATACAAATAGTACAACAAGAAATAGCTCTATTAAACAGTTTCTTGATGTTAAGAAAACAGCTATTGTTTTTAGACCTGGTGTAGAAATATCTAATCATAGAATAAGAAGTCAAATTGATAATGGTGAAATTAGATCAAATGTACCTTATGAAGTTATTCAAAGACAATTTAATGATTTTAAAAAATCTGTTGTTAATGATTTGAAATATGATGGTGAATGGGATGATACATTTAAGAACAAAATAAAGAATCAACTTAATAAAAAGTTTTCCACTGTTAAGTTTACAGATACATTGAATTAAACCAGTTTATAACTGGTTTTTTTTATATATAGAAAAAATAACAAATTTTGTCATGAATGAGGAATATTTAAAAGCATTTAAACAAGTACAAGAAAACAATAATAGTGAAGAGGAATTAAAACCTTTAAATGAAACTCCACAGTATGATGATATGGAATCATTAAATGAGACTCCAGATTTGAGTCAATATCAAATCAATGAAAATCTTAATGATGGATGGAATATAGATTGTGAGATTAAAGTTAATGGTGTTCCACAAACAAACAGCAATCCTTATATTCAACAAAATAAAAAAAGAAAACCTGCCAATGATCCAAACGGATTAAACCAGTTTATTGGTGAAAATAGTTTAAATGAAGTTATATCATACCCTAAACCACAACAAATTCATAATTTACAAGGACCACAAACACAAAGATTTGAAGATGTAGAAGTAGTCACTTGGGAAATGTTTGAAAATATTAATTATAAAGCATTAGGACAATTAGGTAATATTTGTAAAAGTAAACTTTCTGGTTAATTTTTAATATAAAAGACATGTCTAAAAACTTTGTTATATCTAATCCCTTGTTTGGATGGAAAAATAATGATTCTGATATTTTTAAAATGATGCAAGATTATTTTAATAATATTTTCATTCCTTTATTACATAAAAATGCAAATAAAGAAGACACACTTCATATAACTGGCAACATATTTAATGGACAAAACATTAATATAGATATATTATATTATGTTGCAATAATATTAGATAATATATCAACTATTTTACCTGTAAAAGTAGAAAATTCGAAGAAAAATTATATTTTCAAATATTATCCAAATATTGAGTATTATGATAAAATAGATGCAAATTATGAAATTGATGGATTATATCAATTGAAAAGAGATTATAAAAAAATTGGCTTTGTAGTTATTGATGAAGATAGTGGAACTCACAAATTCTATGAAAATACAACTAGTCCGAGATTTGGTAAAGTCAAAATTGATAATGTTGATGAGTTAGAAGGCATTGACAAAGAATGGGTTAAGAATAATTGGATTGAATTAGAATTAACGGAAAATGCTATTGAACATAAACTTAAACTTGATATTGTTTTATCTAAGTTTGATTTTAAGAAGATTACTTACCCTAAAGATATAACTGAACCAATAACTATCAATGATGAATCTTTTGATGTAGAGGAATTGGTAAAAGAATATATTGATAATTCTGAAAATAGTGAAGAACTATTAGATGAGTTTAATAAGATTGTTGAATTACATAGAAACAAGTTTCATTCATAAATATTTCATCATTATTTATAGTATATAAAAATATTTCTGAACTACCAATAAGAATAGTCAATGTTACTATTTTTGATAATTCACCAATATCCCAAAATATATCAAGATTTGTAATATCTGTAAAACATGACACACCATCGAAATCATCATCGAAATCATCATAATTATGTATAGATTCTATAATTTTAGTAATTTCAACACACATTTTATAGTCCATGAAATCAAATTTATCAGAAAATTTTATAAAATCTGATTCAGCTTGGGATTTTTTATTTAATAATTTAATAAAATCTATATTTAACTTTCATGTGATTTATTTTTACAAAAAAGATGACTTTATTTGTCATCTTTTTTCTTTGTAGGTATTGTTTTTCGAAATTCCAGTATTTCTTTTTTTTCTAACATACTAAGTTTTTCACAACAAGTATATAATTGTCTTAGAGGTACTCCTAAAGTTTTAAAAGATTTGAAATATAATTTAAATTCTAATATCTTACAATATTCGTAAACTATAGTAACAACTTCTGTGTGATTTAAACCATAGAAGTTTTCTCCATCAGATAAACCAGATTTTATTAGAATTTGATTTATTTCTGTGTAGAGATCATCTTTTGTCTTTTTTATTCTAGGTTTCCACATATTATTCACATTTTGAATAAACACATTCTGGGTTTGTGCATTGTACACAACCACTATTAAATACTAATGTATCTTGTCCACATTCTGGACAAACTGCTGATATTGTTGTATTATCTTTAATGTATTTTTTAAGCATTCTCTTAACACCTGATTTCCAAGTTCCTATATAATCACCATCTAAACTAATTGAGTCCATTAAAGCAATTACATTTGGTAATGGCATACCGTGTCTTAAAATAGCAGAGATGAATTTACCTGTATTCCAATATTCTCTATTGAAGGCTCTACTTAAACCAGTCATAATAACTTCATATCCATCTTTATCTTCATATACAAAATCATATCTAGATTTACCATTTTCATCTCTCATTTTTCTAACCACACCTTTTTCTACATATGTTGGAATATTGAAAGAATCAATAATACCAGTAAATATTTCATAAGGTTGTCCTTCTAATAAACCTACAAAACCGATCCATTTTTCGCCTTTGTTTTGGAATCTAAGAATATCACATTCCATATTTTTTGGTCTTCGAGGAGCATTGTTTTCTTTAATAATTTGTTCAAGTGTTTTCTTTTCATCATCATTTGTTGAAACTAATACACCACTCCTAGAACCTTCTCTATAAACTGTTATACCTTTACAACCAGATTTCCATGCTTCTTCATATACTTTAGAAACCATTTCTTCTGTTACTTCTTTAGGTAAATTAACTGTTACACTAATAGAATGATCAACCCATTTTTGAATTTCTCCTTGCATTTTAACTTTTTCAAGCCAATCTACATCGGCTGATGTTGCACCAGCCCAAGGTGTTTTTTCAATTACTACAGCAATATCATTATTTGACATCAACTTAACTTTTTCAATATTGTAATCATTAATTTTAAGCCATTTGAAGAATTTTGGATGAAATACATTATATGATTCCCATGCATCACCTATTTCATCTACAAAATCAACTCTAGAATCTTTGTCATTAGGATTTACTTTTCTATTTCTTTTATAATATAACTGAAATACCGGTTCAATTCCTGATGTTGTTTGTGTCATTAGAGATACTGTTCCAGTTGGTGCAATAGTTAATAATGCAATATTTCTTCTACCATGTTTTTTGTGTAGTTCTTCAAGTTCTGGTTTTGCTTCAAATAATCTTTTAATAAGAGGATTGTTCTTTTCTCTATCAAAATCATATATCTCAAAAGCGCCTCTTTCTTCAGCCATGATACAAGATGATGTATATGCTTCGATAGCTAATAATTTGTGTATTTTTGCTGAAAATTCGGTTCCTTTTTTAGTACCATATTTAATATTGAGAGCTGCTAACATATCACCTTCGGCTGTTACGCCTAATCCTGTTCTTCTACCTTCTTTAGCTTTATGTTGTATCTTTTTCCAAAGATCTATTTCTACTTGTTTGATTAATTGATTTTCTGGATCACTTTTAATTTTTTTAAGTATACTATCAATTTTTTCTATTTCTAGATCGATAATATCATCCATAAATCTTTGTGCGATTATTACATGTTCGCCAAATAATTCATAGTTAAATTTAGCATTTTTGGTGAAAGGATCTTTAACATAAGAATAAAGATTAATAGCTAGTAATCTACAAGAATCATACGGACATAAAGGGATCTCACCACATGGATTTGTTGATACTGTTTTATAGCCTAAATCTGAGTAGCAATCTGGAATAGATTCATTAATCATAGTATCCCAAAACATTATACCAGGTTCAGCACTTTTCCAAGCATTATGCACAATTTTATCCCAAATGTTTTTAGCATTTACTTCTTTTGCGATAACTGGATTATCACTAACAATTGGATATTGTTGAAAAAATACACTATCTTCTAAAGCGGCTTTCATAAAGTCGTCGGTAATTTTAACAGATACGTTTGCACCTGTAACTTTACCTTGTTCCATTTTAGCATCTATAAATTCTTCAATATCTGGATGTTTTATTGAACATGATAACATAAGAGCACCTCTTCTACCATCTTGTGCAACTTCTCTTGTTGTATTTGAATATCTTTCCATAAATGGAACTATACCTGTTGATGATAATGCTGAATTTTTAACAGGAAAACCTTTTGGTCTAATGTGAGACATATCGTGACCAACTCCTCCTCTTCTTTTCATAAGTTGTGCTTGTTCTTGATCCGCCATAAATATTCCACCATATGAATCTGCTTCATTTCCAACAACGAAACAATTGCTAAGTGAAACAGTTTGTAAATTATTTCCTATCCCTGACATTGAACCACCTTGTGGAACTATATATTTAAAATCTTTGATAAGATCATATATTTCTTCTTCTGATATTGGGTTTATATATTTGGATTCTATTCTATGTAATTCTTTAGATAATCTTTTATGCATATCATCTGGTGTAAGTTCATATATATTTCCATTTGAGTCTTTGAGTGCGTATTTATTAATCCATACATTAGCTGAGAGTTGATCACCTTTAAAATATTTTAATGTAGATTCATAGACTGTGTTTCTGTCATAAAAATTCATATATTAGTTTAATTTTTTATTGAAAATCAAAGTCCCCTATAATATCTTCGAGGTATCCTTTGTTTTTTAATTCAATGATAATTATTGTTGCATGTTTTTTATCTAAAAGTTTAAACATGTTAAATATATTATCGGTAAAGTAAAACGATAATGTTACAAAAATTTCACTTTTAGTATATTTATATTTAAGTTCGTTAAGTAACATTTGGTAGTACGAATTAAAGGTTTGTCTATTTGGTTTTCTTCTATTAGCAGTAAAATCTAGTTTTGTATTTTCTGATAGTAGATCATAGACATCTTTTTCTAGTTCTTTAAGGTTAATATAATCTTCATTGAATTTTGATTCAAATTCAAATTGAGTACCTTGTTCAATTTTTGCTGGATTTACATCATAGTAATCCACATCGGTTAAATATTGTTCATCTTCAACTTTTTCTTCTAATTTACCGTTAAATATTGTGTCTCTATTAAGACTGTGTTTACCTTCAGATTTATGTTTATTTTGAATGGATTTAAATCTAATTTCAAAATCATCTTCTTCCTCTTTTACAAATTCATCATCTAGTTCTATATCTGATTCTGATTCTGATTCTGTATCTAGTTCTGATTCTGATTCTGCATCTGATTCTGTATTTATTATTTCTTTCTCAAATCCATCAAAAATATCATCTAAATTATTAATTTCAGATTTCTTTTTAGCCATATATTTGTGATATTTTAACCTAAATTTTTAGGTAGTACCGACAAATTCATCATTTTCCATAGAAAGAAAAGTAGTGTTAAAATCATATCTTATTTGTTCATCTTTATATTCACCATCTCTAAGTTTTAAAACTTTGAGTCTATATTTATTTTGTCTTTTCATTTCACTGTTTCTAATGATTGCCCACACTGCATCAGCAGTTTCTGCTACTGCTTTTGATTCTGGAATATCTCTAAGAGAAATATCCGAAGCGCCCCATACTGATTTATTAGTTTGTGTTGCTGTAATTAATGCTACGTTATGTTTGTCAGCAAGATATCTTAAACCTTCAGCTAAATGTTTACCTTTAAGGAAAAGCATATTAGCGAAGTCGAGACCTTTTTCAATTCCCATAATATTAATATAATCAACTAAAACTGCATCAATTTTAATTTTTTTTACTTGTTCTAATTTTGTTATATAATTGTCTAAATCTGTAACTGTACAAGCACCTGTTGGGAATTTTTTAACATATATTTTGCCTGATGTTGAATTAAAAACACCACCGTTACTCGATTTAAGTTGATTTATTTTATTTTTCATGAAGATTGAATCTTTTGATTTTTCATCATAACTATCAACTGGAATTTTTAATCTCATTGATCCCATTCTCTTCATACATTTATGTGAAGCCATTTCTAAAGTTACAAAAACAACATTTTTACCTTGGTTTGCTATATTAACTGCTATATTATTTAGCCACATAGATTTACCAACATTGGTTTCACCTAATAGAACAATAAGTGATGCATAATCCCATCCACCATTCATCATATTGTCTAAACAATTCCAACCTGTAGATATTTTATGTTTATTAAAATCTTGTTTATGTGATTCTGGATCATCGAAATCATCTCCGAGATCATCTTCGTCTGTATCAATAAGTTGAACTTCGTTAAACATTTGATTAATTTTTGATGCAACTTCGACAACATTATCATAGTTTACATCATCAATTCCTCTGACAAAGTCAATTGATTTCATAACATTATTTTTAACAAGATTAGAAATTTTCCAGGCTTTAAATCTAGGGTCTAACCAATCATTTTCATATTGACTATTATCTCCTTTAAGTAACATTTTAATTAAATTGTCGGATATCTTACCATTGGGATCGTGCAATTTTGTCATTGCAAAGATTTGTTGTGGTGTTGGTACAATTTTCTTTTTACTATTTAGATAGTTATCTCTGAGAATAGTGTAGATAAATTGTATATTTTCATTTCTGAAAAAATACGGTTCTACATTAGAAAACTGGTTAGGGTTTTCTAATATATAATGGAAGAATACTTTTTCCATTCCTGTGTTTAGGGTTTCTTTACTCATTTAAAAAATTTATTTTGTAATTTATCTATTTTTTATTTATCAAAAAGTTGCCCATCATTATCACCATCAATATCAAAATCAGTATCTGATTCAAATTTTGCGTGTTCAGAGTCCAAATTATCCATGATTTTCTGTTGTTCATCATATGATGAATATTCAAAGTATGTTTGAACGATTGGTTCAAGAGCAGTAATTACTTCATCAGTGAAAATTTTACCATTAAATAATGATTTTTCATAAAAACTTTGATCTAAATGTTTAACGTAATATTTAGTACCACCAGCTTGATATTCTATTGTCTTAGCTTTACCTCGACCTGATTCTACTTTTTTAACTTTTGCAATACCAACTTTATCAAAGTTTTCTGGAGTACAAAATACTTCAAGTCCTCTATAAGGATTTGTTCCTTCGTTATGATTAATTTCGAATTTAATTTTCATTGGTTTTGCTAATCTATTCTTTCTAGATTTTGCAGTTACTATAACACCAGATTGCCCAATATCAGACACATACATTTTATAATCTTTATTTTCTTCACCTGTTTTAAGTTTAGCTATACTCATATAAACTACAGTAGATGCAGTATATGTGATTCCTTCACCACCGCCCATTACAGCAACTGGATATAAATCTTGTGTCATATAAACATGGTTAGTAGCTACTAATGGAATATCTAAATATCCAAGATCACTATTAATAATTCTAAGGAGAGATTTGATAGCTTTTGCTCTAGACATATCAACTTTAATTTTACCGCCTAAAGCATCTTCTACTTCTTTATTGGATGCTAATTGACCAATTGAATCTAGGAATATGATTGTTTTTCCTATATCAACACCATCTTGTTTTTGTGTTTTAAGATTATCTAGAAGTTGCGTTAACATTATTTTAAGATCTTCTACTTTATTTGATCTTATTAACATTAATCTATCTTCGCTAATATTTATACCGAATTTTTCCATTTCATGTTTTTCAATTGAAAATTCAGTATCAATATAAATAATATTATATCCTTCTTTTTGAGCATTTCTAGCAATATTATAACATAAATAAGATTTACCACATTGTGGGGGTCCAGCTAATACGGTAATTCTATTCTTTGAAATACCGCCAGTTCGAATATTTTTAGAAAGTAGTGCATTGAAAGTATAAATACCAGTATCAATAAAAGATGTTTGTTTATTATCTTTTTCAATCATAATAGCGGTCTTTTTTGAAATATCTTCAACTACGCTTGTTAATTTGGAAAAGTCAAATTTTCCTGTACTTTTAGCCATTCATAATGAATTAATTTTTGTGTGAAAGATTATATTTCACAGATTGTCAAGTTTGTATTTTGAAGTTGTGAAAAAGTTGGTGAAATTTTTAATTTTAATTAATGACATTTTTTGTCATGAACTTTGGTTAATTTTGGACCTGGGGTGTCTTATATATAACTAAAAATGATTGATGTTTAAATGAAATTTTATATAGTATTTTGCAAGAACAGAAAGAAATTTGATAAATACGTGAAAGTAAATCGAATTAGGAACAAAGTTATTATAGATATAAAACAACAAATAGATCAGTTAAAAGATGAAGAAGGCCCTGATTTTACTATTAAAAAATATAGAGATTACTTCAATTTATTGGTATACACTAAAATTGTTCATTCTTTAAGAAAGAAAAAAGATATATATTACATTCCAAATTTTGAAAATCCCGAATTAAATATTGCAGATTTATTTAAGATAAAGAACATTTTTGAGTTCCCAGTTGAGTTTGGATCTTTATATTTATATGAAGATTTTCAAGATGATTCTGAAACACAGGAAGAAATCTTAGGTGAGCTTCATAATTTTGATACTTCACAGATTATAAGAGATTATTAATTTTTTTCTTTTTGTTTCAGTTTAATTATTTTAATATATAATTAAAATTTATATCAAATAATGTTTAGAAGTCATGGAACAGAATTAAAGTTTTTATTTTCATTAGATCCATCCCAATTTAATAATAAGGATAATAAAGGTAGTATATATGATAACCCGGGATCAGGCTGGGTTTCAGGTGATTTATATAAAAAATCTGATAGTGGTGAGAGAGTTAATGTATATAAACCAACTAAAGGCACTAGTGCTAAATTGGCTGGTACAAAAGCTATCTCAAATAGGATAAATATTAATTCTTTCAGTAAACCTAATACAGGTGCTAACCCGTATCTAAAATTAATTGAATATTTCAAAGACAATAATGCTATGAAATTAAAAGCAGCCGATTTTGTATATTTAAAAGATTTAGGTGTTTATCCTATAAATAGATTAGTAATTTTGAGAAGGTATAGAGAAGGTACTATTGTTCCTACTAATTTAAATAATTGGCCGAAAATGTCCGAAAATGCCAAAAAACCTATATCTACTGTTATTGGATGGGTTAAAGATGGTGATGAAAAGTTATTTAATTTATCTTTTAATGAGAAATGGATAACAGAAACAAAAATGGTACATGAAATATTAGGTGAAGTATTATCAAATGAATTTGATTTTGATGCTGGTAAATCTATACCTATACCTGGTTGGTCACAAGGTTTATTGTTTGGGTTTTTAAAGGCTATGGGTATGACAGAAAGAAATAAAGAAGAAGGTGGAAAATCATCTGGTGGATTTGATTCTCAAGAAATACCTTTTGGTAATCCTAACGTTTTACAAGAAGGTGCTACTCGTGATGCAAATTCATTTGGTTTAGTATCTAATTTAGATATTTCTTTAGAAACATCTTATGAACAAAAATATATTAATAATATTGATCCAGGTATTGCAATGAATGATATAATTGATAATTTATTAAAAATGGGTACATCAGATGTTAGATATGTTTTATCTAATTCTAATAGTTCTGTTATAAAAAAATTATTAGCTGCTACAAATAGTGGTTCTGTTGATGCATGGTTAGGGTTTATTAAAACATTGGTAAGAGCTTTTGTATTAGCTATTATTAAAATAGTTAAAGAGGTGATTGGTTCAGTAACTGGTACTATCACAGAAGAAAAAAATGATGAAGTAGGTTTAACATCTGATGATGTGTTAATTCAAGTGAAGAAAAGTGGTCTGGATGCAGTAAAAAGGGTTGATAGTATTAATGCAAATGGTCTTCTTGGTAGTTTATTAGCAAGTACATTAAATAAATATAAATGGCCTTTAAGAGGGTCTGTATCTGTTATGACAGGTTTACCTTCAACACCATGGCATATAACAGTTGGTAATCCATATATGCCTATATTATCAATTAACAATATAGTTGTTGATAAAGTTAATATTGATTTTGCAAACCAATTATCTTTTAATGATTCTCCAATTAATATTGGTGTTAAAATAGATTGTAGATTGGGTAGAAATATGGGTGCACAGGAAATAATGACATATTTTAATAATGGATATAAGAGAATTTATAAGGTTGGTTCTATTGTTGGTGATGTTACTAACCCTTCAAATGTTGCTGCAGGTGGTGAATCGGGTTCAGAAACATGGCAAGTGGATTTTAATACAAATCCTCAAAAAACTGATGAATTTACTAAAAAGTATTTACCATAGATGGTGATGTTTAAAAATTAAATTTTAATATGTTATATTCTTTAGATGATTTAGATGGTTTTAAAAGAACAAGTAATGGTTTATATGATATTTTCGGAACAACTGTTATTTATGATATAGAACAGAATTTTTATGTTTATGTTGTATTGCCTGAACATGAAATGAGACTCGATTTAATATGTGATTATTTATATACTCACACGGATTTTATTGAAGAATTAATGGTTGTTAATAATATTTATAATCCATGGAATATTAAAGAAGGTGATGAAATCTTATATTTTTCTCCTGAAAATCTTATGATATTACATGGTGGAAAAGATGATGATTCTGCTTTTGATAAATTGACAAAATTTCAAGAAAAGAAACCAGACGGTACTCCTAAGTTATCTCCAACTATGAAACCTAAAGGATTAAGTCAGGTTACAAATGATAAGAAAGCGGGTAGAATTAGAATAACAAACAAATTAGAATAATATGTCATTAGAAATTATAAATAGAAGTAAATTACAATTAGTTGATATTGAATATGATTATAGAACTGATGCAAAGGATAGTGAAAAAGATTATTATGGTGATAATGTTGGTAAATATCCATTGGTATATTATAAAGGATTAAGTATAGAATCGGATGACATATTATATTTAACATTAACAAATGACGATTTTTTACCTAAATTAGAAATGAAGTTTAATGATAAAAGTAATAAATTATTTGGTGATATTTATCCACTTGATAATGATTTAATTAGTATTTTTATAAGAGCACAAAATGAATCTTCTATGCCAGTTAGAATGGATTTTAAGATAACAGTTTTTAATCCAACTAAACCAGTTGGAAAAGAAAATCAAAAATTAATATATTATTTAGAAGGTGAATTAAATGTAGATACTTTATATAATACAGAATTTAGATCTGATAAAGGTACTAGTTATTCTATATTAAAAAAAATATCTGAAGAATCACAATTAGGATTTGCAACAAATATAGATGGTACTCAAGATGAAATGACATGGTTAAATCCAGCAGATTATACAATGTATTATATGAAAGAAATAACAATTAAATCTTTTAAAAATGATTCGAGTTTTTTATCTAGTTATATTGATTTTTATTATAATTTTTGTTTTGTTAATGTTGAAATAGAATTAAAAGCCGATATATCAACAGTTCAAAATGTTGGTAATGAGTCTGCTTATACAACATCATCTACTAAAGAAGAAGATAATATAACAAAATTAAAATTAACAAATCATCCAGATTATAATGATACTAATACTTATATTGATAAATTTAATTTGTTAGATGAGAAAACATCTTTTCATTTAAAAGAGGGTTATTCAAGGTATATTAGATGGTATGATAAATTAAAAAATAGTTATAAATTTTTTCATTTAAAAGTTATTAAAGAGAATGATAAAGATAAATATTCACAATTATCACCTGTATCTGGTAGATATTTAGGGAAATTGGATATTGATAATATGCATGAAAATTATTTATTTGCAGATCAACAGAATAGTTATAATATGTTAATGTTACAAAAAACTAATATGTTAATAACATTAACTAGACCTAATTTTAGTTTAAATAGATTTCAAAAAGTTTTACTTGAGTTATATTCATTAGGACAATTAGATGATGTTGGTTTTAATCAAGATGCTGTAACAACTGAAAAAAATCCTAAAGTTGATGATGCAAAAATTAATAAAAGATTGTCAGGGGAATGGATAATAATTGGCATTAGTTACACATTTTCAAAGAAAGATGGTAATGTTCAAGAAATAACATTAGCAAAGAGAAGTTTAAATGAGGAGTATACTCCAAACACTTCAAAAAAATAGAATAAGATATGGGTTATTTAGATGAAATTTCAAAAATAGATCCTACAAAAGTAGCAGAAGATTTAGCTAGTGTTAAATCATTAAAAGATTCTACATTATTAAAAGAATCTAAAGATATGTCATCTAATGCGGCTAAAAAATTAGCTGAGGAAATTGATGTTAGAAAAAATGAGGGTGCTGCGTGGACTGAAAAAGAATTAAATTCTACATCAAACCCAAATTCAAACACTGATGCTGGTAATAATCCTAATTCTACTAATTCTGATTCATTAAATACTAGCAATACTGGTAATATAAATATAGGTAATGTTTATAATCCTTTAATACCTGATGATGGTCCAAGAAGAACTCAGTCTATGTTTAATTATGATGAAGACACATTTAAATATGGTTTATCTGATTTTTCGAAAAATTTTGATTTTTTAAAGTACGAAGATCCTACATTTTTAGGTTTTGATTTGTTTATATCACAAAAATCAAGTTTATTAGATGCTAAATCGTTAAAATCTTTTATTACACAATATTCTGAAATACCAGATGTTAAGGTTAGAGAAATATTATATAATAAATTTATTGCAACACTTGGTCAATTATTTAATTTAGAAGGAGATGTATTTTTAAATAAAAAGAGAGATAGAAATAGACCTTATTATATTAAGAATATTAATGGTTTAGATAAGTTAAATGCAAAGATTGTAAAATATAAAGAAGATAAAATAACATTTGATTTAAATGAAGATGTTACAATGATTGCTTTATATTTAGCTGAATTATATAATAATTTAAATTATGATTATAGATTACAAAAGTATATGTTTCCTGAAAATTTATTAAGATTTGACATGGTAATCAGAATAACAGATCTTAGAAGTTTTAAAAAATGGAATGATTCTACTGGTTCTTATGAAATAAATCCAGAAGTTTCATCACAATATTATATATTACGTGATTGTAATTTTGATTTTGAGAAATCACAAATACATGGTTCTGATTTATCAATGGCTGGGTTTGATTCAACTTTAAATACTACATCTGCGAATTTAAAATTTGATATTTATTATAAATCTGTTGAAAGATTATTTAATCCATTGATGATTACACAGGATATACTTTACAGTAAGCGTATACGATCGGGTGATAGAATAAGAAATATGACGGATTCATCTATGGCTTCAACTGACTTTGAATTTAGTAGATATAAGAAATCTGTTGAACAAATTAGAAAAGAAGCAGTTGAAAGAAAAGTTAATAAGTCATTTAGTACTAAGGATAGAACTGAATCTTGGATTATAAATGCTGCACCTACTGAATGGGAAGATGTTGTTAATAATCAACCAACATTTTTAGAAACATTGAGTAATACATTGAATGAAAATGTTCAAGATTTTAAAGGTGATGTTATGAATAAATTGAGAGGTTTCAGGGGAGATTTATTAAGAGAAGTTGTCTATCAAGTTAGAGATGTTACTGGTATTCCAGAAATTTATCCTAATAATGTTTATGCTGAAGATTATTATGATCTAACACTACAAAATGTTATTGGAGATTTAATTGGAGATTTAAGTGGAGACATAGAAGATGAATTTTTAGATGTTGTTCCAACTGTAGGTGAAACAATCGATCTTCTTGGTCTTTCTGGAATTTTATAAAATTAAAAGAATTATATGCAACAAATTAATGTTGATATTAGAGATAAAATATTTGTAGGTATTGTAGAAGATAATAAAGATCCTAATAGAAAAGGTAGACTTAAAGTTAGGGTACAAGGTGTTTTTGATACTATACCAATGGAAGATTTGCCATATTCTTCCCCATATAGGGGGTTAGCTGGAAAATCTTTTGAGGTTCCTGCTATTGGTAAAATAGTGAATGTTATTTTTCTAAATGATGATATATATGATCCTCATTATATTTATAGTGAGAATTACAATATAAATCTTGAAAGAAAATTAAAGAGTTTAAGTGAAGATGATTATTTGAATTTTGTGGCTTTATTATTTGATGAAACTTCTCAGGTATATACAAATGGTGATGAATTTATAATAGATCATAAATATAATAAAATTAGAATAGATAATAATTCTATTAATATTGAATTAAAAGATAATTCACAGAAAATAAATTTAGGTGATAAAACTGCAGATCAAGAAGCTGTTTTAGGAACTAATTTTTTTGCGTGGATGGATAAATTTATCAATAAATTATTGGTTCCTACAACATTAACAGGAAATTTAGCGGCCCCTATTATTAGACCAGAGTTAGATATGTTGTTAATGGAATATAAAGTAATCAGAGAAACTTTTGTTTCTGATAATGTTTTCTTGAATGATGATAATAAAATTAAGAAATTGAAAAGATCACCTGAAACGTCTGTTATTAAAGATGATGATGATCTTACAATTGATTTAACTGATAAATTTAATGAACCAAAACCTAAAAAACTTTTAAAATCTGAATATGTTTCAAAAGATTTTAAAGAAAAAGTTAATGAAGAAAGAGAAAAGGCTGTAGATAAAGAAGTAGAATCACAACCATCAAAATTTATTATAGATGACGCTCCTTTTGTTAGTCAAAACGAAGACGGAACTGAATATATAACATATATTAAAGTTGTTGATGGTGAGACAATTGAAACAGATGAATCTGAATACGCACAATATAAAGATTTTAAGAAATTAAATGTTAAAAAATCAAGTGGTTTAGAACCTAAAATAATAAAAACGATACCAACTTCTGGTACTAAAAAGGATATTATATATAGAGAAACAGAAGATGGAAAAATTGCAATTTTTGATAAGAAAACTAAAAAATTTATAAGATATAAATAATGGCTATACCTAAATATGATGAAACAAAGCCAATAACACAAAAACAGGAGACTGTGATAAAAGAAGAATATGATCCTTATAGTGGTGTTGATGATTTTGAAGATTCTGGTTCATATGGTGACGCAAATGAGTTTACTTATTCTGAAATGAATCAATATTCTAGTAATATTAATGCCGATGATGATAGTTATGATCCGTATGTAGATGGAGATACTTTTGGAGAATCAGATGTTATATATAATAACCCTGAATGGGGAACTTATACACCTACTAAACAATTAGATTCATCAATAGGTCAAGGTGGTCAAACAAATATATCAACTTCAAATAATGGTAGTTCTAATCCAGCAAACACAACACCAAAACCTTCAAATATTACGGTTAGTCAACTTAAACGAATTTTTAAACTAAAAAAATACAAATGGATTGAACCTTTTCAATTAATAGGAGTTAGAAACGCTGATAAACCGAATAATTGGAATGATACTATGCTAGTTGTATATGATGATATTGTTGAAGAATTTGAATGTACTACAAAACCTGGAGTTTATTACCTTAAAAAATTATTAAATTCTAAAGGTTGTTCAATTTTAAAAGAGGGACAATTTACATATAAACTTGGATATCATAAACAAACTAATTCTGCTAGATATAGAGCGTTGAACCCTACTTATAATTTACCAGTTCATAGAGATCCTACAAAAAACGGAACTTTTCATTATAATATTAATAGTAGTGAAGGTGGAGGTATTAATATACATTCTACTAAGGTAGGTACCGAAAAATCATCACCAGGGAGTGGTGTTAAATCATGGTCTGCAGGTTGTCAAGTAATACATTATTGGTCTGATTTTCAAAGATTTATGTCTTTATGTGAAAAATATCGAACTAAATTGGAAGGTGGTATTTATCAATACACATTATTAAATGCATCAGATTTTTAAAAAATATAATAATATATAGTCTTATGAAAAAATTTACAGAAGAATATTCAAAAATGATAAAAGAGAATCTTGAAGATACTCTTAAAGATAAACTAACCGAACAATATATTTCTTTAAAGAGAGGAGTATTAGATTTATTAGATAATTCAGTTGATAATACAACTGAATTGGTTAATGTTCAAAATTTTATCAGAGATTACATTAATGACCCAGAACCAGGTAAATTACAAGATTTTGTTGAGAATGGAGATATTTTTAATTTTTATTTGAAATATCAAAGTGATGTTGATGATATTTGTAATGATAATAATTGGTTTGATGATTCACCAAAGAGTAATAATATATTTTCTTTATATGATTTTATATTGGAAGGTACCAAATTTGGTGTTATTCAATGTATGAAAGAATTAGAAAAAGAATTATTTTAATCTTCAATCTTGTTAAAAACCATTTTTTTTTGTTGATATATAATATCAATAACCCAAAAAAAAGATTATGAAATACTTAAGAAAATTCAACGAATGGAATGATACATTCAATAATGATAAAGATTGGAAATCAGTAAGCGATCAACTTGGTCTTTATAAATTAGAAATAAAAGATTTAGAAGAAATGTTAGATGATATTACTAAAATAGATGATATAGATGAACAATTAAATAGGTTAAAAAAACTAGTTAATAAACACCCTCAAATTAAAAATGAGTCACCTTATAGAGAAATTTATATACCATTTGTAAAAAATTTCTCTAAAAATATTTCAACTTAATAATATATATAATATCAATAACCACAAAAAAAAAAAACGATTATGAAATACTTAAAAAAATTCGAGAATTTTAATAAACTTAAAGATATTTATGGTTCTTTAAATCAAGATGATAGACATGAATTTGATGACTGGAAATCAGAATTTCAAAGAAATAATAGATCTGATCTAGATTTTAGTGAATATATTGGGAAAGTTTTACAAACTTTACCTGGTGGTAAAATTAAAGATGTTAGACTTAGTAATTCATCTGATTCTAGTGAAAGTAAAAATGATATGATAATTATTATTTTAGATAATGGTTTGAGATTTGAATATTATATTAATGAAGATCAATGGTTTAGAGATGATCAAAAAAGAGCGGAAAAAAATCCAAATTTCGAAAATCCAGTTCCAATAGAAGAAACGAAAAATGAAGAATGTGACAATTATATTCTTGATTTACTTTTTGAAATAACTCAAAAAGTAAATCGAAGAACGAAATACAATTAAAATTTTTTGGTTTATATTATAGTGTCTTACAGTTAAAAAGTTTTTAATCTACCTCTAAATTGAATGAATCTTTAAGATCTTCATAAGTCATAATTTCAACACCTAATTCATTGGCAAGTGTCATTTTAGATGTTGTAGATCCAGGATCATTTGTTACTAATATATCTACTGGGTTATCTTTCTTTTTCATTTTAGATTGTGTAAATCCAAATTCTGCTAATTTTTCTAAAAAAGTAGATTTTGTTTTAAAACCCGCTGATTTAGGGCTGCCTGTCATTTCAATTACTTTTGCCATATTTATTTATTTAATTTTAGTTTTGCGACTTTTATATTTTCGTCCCATGTTTTTGCTTCTTCATGAACTTACATTTGTGGGCCATAAAAACTCTATAGAACAATCACACTTAATTGTTAATATATTTATTTTTGGTGTCCACTTAACATCTTTGATAGTCATTATGTTCCCAATAATATTTCACCGGTGTGTAATGTCACACATTTTATTGGTTCAAATTCATCATTATCATAATCACCATCCCATTCTGGAAAAAATTCTTTTACTATTTTAATTTTTTCTTAATATTATAGAAATAATAATTTAATTTGTTTAAATGTCATTATCTTAATACCTTCGTCTTTTGCGTATTCAACAATTTCGTTTTCTATATTTTTATTTTCAACGATTAACATATCACTATTTTTAATATCTACAACACCCCATTCTAATTTGTTTAAGAATTCTTCTGTTGTCATATCAATAGTTGTTGGTTCGCCAATAAGTGTTACTTGTTTTTTAACTTTTTTAAGTTTTGATAAATCTAATGGTTCAACTTTTTTAAATTTATCTATTTCAATATCATTATTTTCAAATTCTTGGAGAGCACTTTTAATTTTAAGATAAAGTGGACTCTTTTCGTTTTGTACTTCTTCTCTTACTTGAATACTTAAACCATCATAATCAAAATCAACACCTGACATCATTCTACCAATTTGTTCTGATAAAGATTCACCAATAGATATAAAACCTTCACCTTCTTCTTTTTCAACCATTATTTGAAGTGATAGAATGGCTTTTTCAATTGCAATTGATTCAACATTATCAACTGAATCCATTATTTTTTCTAATGCTCTTCCTTCTTTAAAGTATCCATTACAAAGATTTTCTTCGTTAAATATTTCTGGATTAAATAAATCAAAACTATTTTCAATCCCTGATAAATAAAGTTTTTTTATTGTGGAGGGTCCTAAATTTCTTATTTCTAAAGCTTTGATACCTTTTTGTAATTTCTTAATAGCAGTTCCTTTACATTTAGGATTTTTGCACATAAGTCTAATTACATCCTCTTTTTTACCTTCTTCAATAACGAGTTTACTTTCGCATTCCGGACAAATTGTTGGCATAAAGGATTTTAGTTTCATAGTTTTTGATTTTTCAATTATTAATACTTAAATATAAGGAAAAGATTCAAGAATAAAAAAAATCCCACCAAAAAAGCAGGATTTTATTTAATTATCGATTAATTTAGTCAATCATATATTTAATTCTCTCTAAAAAAACAGCATCAACTTCTTCTGGTAAATCATTAAATTTAACTTTAATTAAAACTATCAAAGAATCTTTTTCAAGAAAATCATTATAATCTTTTTCTGCTTGTTGCATATCTTCTATAACTTCTTTATATTCTTCTTTTAGGTCTTCAAATTCATTTTGAAAATCAACTTGTTGAACAGCATCTATTTCATATTTATTATCTTTGATATTGGGATTTCCATTTTCATCTTTTACTGAATGTGTAATACACAATATATTTCTTTCTTGTTCATAATTTCGAAATTCTGGGTGAGGTTCTCTTTGTAATTTATTAAAAATTTCTAATTCTTTTTCAATTAAATTTTTATTTTTAAAAACAGCATAAGCAAAATCTTTACCTTTTATGTTTGAAACTTCTTGTAATGCTGTGTTTAATGTAATAAGATCTTTGTTTTTCATTTCATTTCATTTATTTTTTATTATATATCACTTTCATATTGTCTCAATTATAAAAAATGTTTAAAAATTTATAAAAAAAATCCCAAAAAAGTGTTTTTGGGATTTTTTTAAAAAATGTAAAAGTTAATCTTTGTTTATATTCAAAAATTCATCATCATCATCTACATTTTCGTATATTAAATCATTAAATTTTTCAAATCTTGGGTCTCTTAAAAAATCTAGAATATCTTGATCATCTAATGTTGGGTCTTTATGATATATAAGGTCATTATCTAACATATCTATAATAAATGCTGCAACTTCATCGGCTCTAATATCTAATAAAAATAATTTAGCATTTTCAATTTGAATTGGTTTAAGTTTTGCAACTTTAACTTTTCTTAACTTTTGAAGTAATTCAGATCTCTTATCTCTAATAAATACCTTTCCTTCATCTTGATATTGACTATATTTATCTAAAATATCTTGAATAGTAATTTTATCAATATCTCTACAATATCTTAAAAATGGTTGGCAAGCTGCGCCTACATAACCATGGCCGACTCTAGCCACAAAATCTAAGAATAGTTGTGGTGATGCTTCTTTACCATAGTTAGCATCAATCATTTTACTTAAGAATGTCCAACTTCTTGGTGATGCGTATACTTTTTCATTTTCATCTTTTTCACTTCTTTTTACATAGAAATATTCTGGATTGGCATTTAAAAAACTTACAATTGCTGAATGTACATGTTCGTCACCATAATATTTTCTCCAATCTGGTAAACTTAATGTATGTCTTTGAACAATTAATCTACCATAAAGAGCAGCATCAAATTCTTCAACATCTGTACCATCTTCATCACCTAAATTACCACTTGATACCATAAATACATTTTCATTGAATTTAAACCCTCTAAATCCAATGGTTCTTTCAAGAAGAATCTGCAAAGATGCATTTCTAACTGATAATGGTGCTCTATTTAATTCTTCAAAGTGAATTAATGTTCCAATTTTATTATTTGGTGGATTGTTTGCAGACCAAGCCCATTCTGGTATAATGTGAGATAGGAATTTTTCTGTTCTAACCACACCATTAATTTCAACTTCTATTTCGTCTTTGTCTGGAAAAAGACCAACATCTGTTTCATCCATCATACTTAATCTAAGATCAATATAATGTAGATTTAGTTTACTTGATATACTCCTCATCATAGCTGATTTAGCTAAACCAGGTTCAGACATTATAAATAGTACACCTTCTTTTGATGCCATTTGTCTGAAATAATTTTCTTCCTTTTCATTTAGATTTTTAATTGGGTATTGATGTATAAATGGTTTTTGTTCATTTTCCAATCTTTTCTTTAAATCTTCTACTTTCTTTTTACTAATTTTTTTAGTATTGTTTGGATTTTGTTTTTTTGCCATGTTGTATATTTTTAATGTTTAATTAATATTATGCTAATTTGAATTGTGATAAAAATTCTTTTAAGAAAGCTATCTTTTCACCACCTATTATATTTAACCATTTGTCATATGTCTTACCTCTCCATTCACCAGTATCATTTTGTAAATAATCATCTAAATCTGGATAATCTTCTTTATTAAAAACTCTTTCATCAACAATAAAACAAATTGATGTTAATGAATTATTTAAATCTGGTTCATAAAAAGGTGTACATTTAATTCTATATTCAATTAATGTTTTTAAATGTTTTTCCATTGTTCCTTCTATGTGTAATTTGTTTTTATCTCTTCCAAAACCACCAATATTAGATGTTCCACCATTTAAAATAATCCATGTTTCATGATCCTCAATAAAATCCCAGACATCTTTTTCATTTTTCCATTCTTTCACATATCTTAACGCTGCATGACCACACTGAATACCTTTTTGAATAGGTGATATATTATACATTGTTAAGAAATACATTCTTTTTTCTAATACTTTTTTTACTTCCATTTTTTAATTTAATTTAATTCTTATTATTTCACTTGCTTTTTTACCATCATATTGACCTATATAATTACTGGAAAGAAATCCCATTATTTTACCCATGTCTTTTATACCTTTATATTCGTTATATGATATTTGAGTATTAATAATAATTTCTAATTCAGAATTTGATAATAATTGTGGCATATATTTTTGTAATATTTCATTTTCTTTTAGTGTAATTTCTGAACCAACTTCAATATTTGCATCTATTATTTTTTTAATAGTTTTAATAATTTGTTCTTTAGTAGGATCTTTATCTACTCTATCTAATTCTCCTAATAAGACACCTAGAACATTCTTTTTAATGTTTTCTTTATTTTTCATCGCTATTAAGCGTTCTTTTTTAATTTTATTTTTCATTTAATTAATCTTTTTTATCTATTACTATTTGTTTTAATTGATTTTTAAATTCTAATTCATCATCACTATTTTTAATAATATTAATAATTCTTTTAGTAATGCACAAATTGTCAATATTTGAACACTTTTTTGGTGATATTTTATTTATGAAACAATATTTTATTGATTTTTTGTGATCTACACTAGGATAATTGTTATCATTATTATTTAATACAAAATTATTAAAAATATATTCATTATCATAATAATCGTCACCATTCCATTTTTCAAATAATAATTTTTTGTTTTTGTTTGTTAGTTTCTTAACTTCTTCATAATAATGTTGAAAATTATTTAACACATCTCTTTTTTGCCAAAAACCACTTTTTTCATTTGTTAATCTTATTTTTTTACATATATCATCATCACTAAATACATTTTCAACGCCATATTTTTCTAAACATGTATTTATTTTTTTATTATATGATTTAGTGCCTTTACATAAAGCATTTTCTTTACCATATTTTTCTAAACACGTTTTTTTATATGAGTTTATATTTCTATAATTTTCATTATCATATTTTTCTAAACATGTTTTTTTCTGTTTTTCTATAACTTCTTTTGATTTTCTAGCACAAGAAATTGAACAGTATGATTTAATATAACCTTTAGTTAAACCTTTAAATTGATTAGTTGTATTATTACAATTTTCATTTTTACAAATATTTTCATTTTCTATGAGAAAATATTTGTCATAATATTTTTTAGTTGATATTTCTTTATGTGATTTACACAAATGTGATCCTAAAGATTTTCTATTTTTTAATTCTTTTTTACAAATTTCACAAATAATCATTTTTATTTTTATATATTAAAAACCATCTGTTAAAAAATCACTTATTATCTGATTAATCATTTGACTTATCAATAATAATCTGCTTAATTTTATTGTTTGATTTTAATATAGGACATTCAACAGAATTTGATATAATCAAAACTTTTCCTTTTACACCTGTAAAATCTAATTGATCAACATATCCATCTGTAAGAATAACTGTATTTAATTTATTTAAATCTTTATTATTTGCAATATATTTTATACCTGGTGTTAGTGTTGTGCCACCTAAACCTTTAATTTCCATTTGATTAAGTTGATTTTTGTCGGTCACTTCAATAAAATCTTTTACTTCTGTATCACATTGTATAAGGTTAACTGAAATATCATTTTGAAAAATATAAGCTAGAGCTTTTTCAAATTCACCACTCATAGAACCAGATGTATCTAAAATACAATTGATTTTTGTTTTATATTTTCTATTGCCTTTTAATCCCCAGATACCTCTACGATTTGGTTTGGTGATAGATTTCATTTTTTTAGTACCAAATACATGGTGACTTAAACTTCTTTTAATATATTTAAGATAATCTTTTTCAGATTTTTGAAGTTTTCTTAATGTTTCGGCAATATCTGATGTTTCTAAACCTCTATTTTTAAGGTTTTGCATTACACTATTTACAACTTCTCTTCTTATTTCTTCTGGTACTTCATCATCAAAGTGACAATCCAATGTTAAACCTTTACTACTTTCTAAACCTTCAAAAATATGTTCTTTAGAATAACAATCAATGTCTGTGTGTCTTTTTTCACCACTTTTTTGATCTTGGTAATCTGATTCAGCATAAGGACCATATATTGGCTTACCAGTTGAATCTAGTTTTTCTTTACCCTTTTCATTTCCACTTTCTTGATCTCCATTTTCACCATCTTCTTCTTGTTCACCACCTTCGTCTTCTTTTCCAGGCATAGTCATATTACCATCTTTGTCAACATTAATGGTTAATTTTCCGTCATTACATTTGTCCGAATTTTCTTCTTTCCATTCTTTATATTCTTCTTTCAACCATTTATATAAAGATTCAAATACCCAAGGTCCATCATATTCTTTAGGTACAAATAATGCTGTGTTTTTACCATCATCATCTAGTGGAACTTCTATAAAATTTTCATAACCAGGTCCCAATTTTTCACCTAACATAAGATCTGAATATATAATTGAATTAATAATCATATCTTGTGCAACATTAGATAGATTCTTATTATAACCTACTGTCCTTTTAATATGTGAAAATAATAAATGAAAAATTTCATGTACCATTACAAATATAGTAGAACCCATTGATTGTTTTGAGACCCATTCAGGATCCCAATAAAATATCATATTACCGTTTTTATTAACACTTACACCACATGTTCCTATTTTTGCTTCAATGAATGTAACAAAAAGAGCAAACTCACCGTAATATGGTAAGTGTGATGTTGATATCATTCTAATAATTGCGTTTTCTAGTAGTGGATGTGCGTTTTCTTTCTTAATGATTTTACTTAAGTCAACATTAAGCGGCTTCGTCTTTTGATTTTGCATATTCTAATAATCTTTTACTAATTTCGATGAATCTTGCATCATCTATTTTTATATTTTTGTTTATTTTTAGTTTATTAAACAGTTTATCTATTTCAAGTTGAAATCTGTATATTTTATCTCCATCAATTGAAAATTGATTATTTAAGATTGGTAAATCTAAGTCTAATTCTAAAAGATCTTTATCAGTTTCAACATTATCAATGATATATTTGAGATAAATTGAAATGATTTGTAATTTATCGAAGCTATTTATCATTTGTTGATATTGTTCTAATATATGTTTTTTTTCGTCAAATCTTTTCATTTTTTTACTTTTATTTTTCTTATAAATATATGTGTTAAAAAATAAAAAGTCCTCAAAAAATTTGAGGACTTTCTTATTTAGAATTATTCTAAATTATTCTTCAATGTCTTCTATCAAAGAATCCGTTTTTACACCTTTTGAAGCACTTCTAAAATTAGAAGCAGCAACATTTAATGTAGTATAAGCGGCATTAATACCATCATCTGAATAGTCAAATGTCATAGAATTTCCAGTTGAAATACCGATTGAAGTTGCGGCTAATGCTGCATCTTGGTTAGCGGCTAAGAAAATAAATTCCCAGTTAAAGTTTTCTTTCATATCATCAACCAATGTTTTAATTTTAGATTGATTATATTGTTTACTTGAATTTTCTTCACCATCTGTTAAAATAACACACAATGTTTTATCTGGTCTATCTTTTAATGTAATTTCTCCTAGATTATCAATTTCTTCATCTATTGTGACACCTATTGCATCATAAAGCGCTGTACATCCTCTCGGAGAATATGTTTTTCTGTTGAATTTTTCAACTTTATGAATATCTATATTTTCGTATAGTTTTTCATATGATGAATCAAACATAACAGTTGTCATTGAAGCTTTACCTTCACAATTTTGTTGTCCAATTAAAAATTCATTAAATCCATTAATTGCTTGATCAATTATAACACCCATTGATGTTGATCTATCAAGGATGCAAATAATTTTTGTATATTCATTGTTTATTTTAGTTGTTTTCATTATTTTTAGATTATTTTTTAATATCCTTTTGGATTATAATTCTTCACCACATTTTGGGCAATACATCCATGATTGTTTTCTTATTCTGTAACCACAATCTAAACAATAGTTTCTAATTTCTTTGACTTCATAAGTCTTAGAACTTATTGGTTTAAGTTGATAATTTAGAGTTAATATAGGTGAATTAGTATCAAATTCAACTTCAACATGTTGAAAGTTTTGGTTTGATATTTTACCTTTTTCTACTCTACCTGTTTCAACTTTTTCAGATTTAATAGATTTAGATATTCTTTTACGTTTACCTTTACCTTTTCCTTTTGAAGAAAGTTTTTGTGAAGATGTAAGATTTAAGTCACCTGTTACAGTTAAATCACCTTCAATTGTTAAACTATCTGTAGTTAAACTATCTGTAGTTAAATCACCACCGTCTATAGTTAAATCACCTGTTTGAACATCACCTAAATCTGATGAAAAAAAGATTGAGTTATCAGTTTCTTTTGTAGTCGTCCGCATTTGATTCATATCGCCTAAATTTATAGTACCTGAATCATAACATCTAGAATTTGAATTTGTGATAGTAAAGTTAGATCCGAATTGAATATTATTCACACCAGTTGTAGTAGTTGTGTATGAATGATTTTGTTCTTTGAAGAAATTGATTTCAACTAAACCGTTAAGTTCAATTGCTTTTTTAGCTGATGCATTTCCACCATCTATTGAATAGGTTTCAAATAACATCTTTTTTTGTTCGTTAAGAAAACGATCAATTGTGTAATCTTGTCCTGGGTTTAATATTAGGACTTGATCATTAATTTTCCCATTTAAATTGATTTGTACACCAAGTTTTTCGTGGGTTGGATTAAATAATCTAAGTTGGAATTCTTGTCTATCTTGTAGATATACTATATTTCCTATGTAGATTTTTAGTTCCTCTAGGGAACCAGTGCGTGGATTTTTTGCCATAATAACGGCACTCGGATCTCTGTCCGACATTCTGTAATGTGTCATAGTTAATTTTTTATTTTTGTTTTTGAATTGCTAATTTTTTCATCGTTTTACGATTCTAAAGCCATTTGACTCAAAACTAACAAGACCAAAATTTTCTACTACAACTTTATATATTTTAATTAGATAGTCAAGTTTAAATTATTTTACAATTAATTTTTTCAAATCCTTGCAAACATATACTGTTAAACTTATTTCGGGAAGGTGAATTTTTTTATCATTATCATTTTGAAGTATTTCATCGAAATATTCCTGTAAAATTTGATACTCATTTTCATTTAGAAGGACAATTTCAGGTATTTCTTCCTTGTCTATACAAAAAATTATCTCTTGTGTAATTTTCTTTATGGTGGGATTTTTTATATTATCTCTAAAATCTTGTAATTCTTCGATTTTAGTTTCTTTAAAATATGGATCGAGACGATACATTTTATACCCATTTTTGGTGGTTTGTATCATTTCAAAACTATAATTTTCTAATTCTATATTTAGATTATCAACTTTTTCTTTAAGTAATTCTATAATAATTTCTTTATTTTCTAGACTTTCTTGATATTCTTCTATGGATTTATCCATTTTTATTATTTTCTTTTTCTATCTTTTCATCTGATTTTTTCATCACATCAAAAGAAACTTTTGTTGATATTACCGCCAATGCCGCAACTATTAAACTTTTTGCTATTTTATACCACATTTTTATTTTGTTAAAATTAATTGAGTTTCATCTTTTTTATTTATAATTGCATTATACAATCTATTATAATTTACATGAATCATTGTAACTTTTACATCAATATGATTGATTTTGAATATGAATTCAGCAGTTTTATCAACTTTTCTAAGTAATGTAAATTCAAAATATTCATAATCTGATTTCCAGATATATTTAGTACCAGTAACTGTCATAAAATCATAAATATTTCTTTCGCCTTTAAAAGTAAAATTTATTTTACCTTCTAATATAGCCTTCACAAAAAGGCTTTCATTGAAATTATTAGAAAGAATTTCTTCTAATTTCATGTCAGTTGCTTGATCAGATAATTCACCAATTTTATCTTTAAGATTTTCAATTATTTTGTTACCTGTATCATTTGCAACATTTGCACCATTAAAAATAGATGAGTTCATTTTATCTGACATTTCACTAATTTTAGTCCAAATATCACCAGTAATTTCGTTGGATTTGTCTTCAATATTTTGGATACCTTCGCCAAGTTTAGTTTTTTTATTTTCTTTTAATTTTTCATTTTCCAATCTTAATTTTTCAACTTCAGCTTCAGATTCTTTTCTTTTCTTAGATTTTAAAGAATTTCCTATACTTGTCCAAAAACCTGGTCCATTTTTCTCTTTTTTCTTGTTCTTTTTTTCAAGTTTTTCTTTTAGTTCTGTGTTTTCTTTTTCTAATTTATTAATTTTTCTTCTTTTAGATCCTAACATAGTTTTTTGTTTTAGTTATATAATTTGTTTTCTATAATATATTCTGATACTTCATTTCCAACCATTTCTCTTAAATCTTCAATTAACGCAAATTGTTCTTCAATATCATCTGATTCATAATAATTTTTAATGACTTCTCTTACATCTGTTGAAGATATTTCTCTAATTGGAGAAGAATAAACATCACCTGCCAAAAAGATGTGATGTGATTTTCTATACCAATCAACACCTTCTTCTGTTTTATATCCTTTCCTTGGAATTATTACAAATGGTATAAGTTTTTCAAGATGTTTATAATTAACCCATTTGTCGAATGTGTTTGCATTATCTATTCCTATAATGAATGAAAAATCAAACTTATCTTTAAATTTAATATCTTCTTTTAGTTTTTTAACTAATCTAAAAGTTTCACCGCTCATATGATTTTCAATTTCGTAATCAAATACTTTTATTCGACCATCATTTAAAGCTAAATTAGCCATATTTAATCTATCTTTAGTAGATTCTAATTCTTTATTATACATATGACCAAATGCAGGCATAAACCAAACTTCATCAAATAATCTACTTGTATTTAATACAAATTGTGCAACTTCAATATGACCTTTAGTAATTGGATTAAAAGCTCCACCATAAATTGCAATTCTAACTTTTCTACCAAGTGATTTATATTGATCCATTCTTGCATCAATTATATTTAATGTATCATCGACAAGTTCTTCATAATCCCATCCTGATTCTTCGCAAAGTGCAATCAATGAAGTAATAAGGTTTCCGGTTCCTTTTTTAAGGTCTTTTCCATCACCATTAAATACTTTGTAGAATTGTCTTTGAATATCTTCTTTCCTTTCGGTTAGAGGAGTGTAATCAAAAGCTTCTTCAAACTTATCTGATACTTTTTTCTGTTTACTCATTTTCGTCTATATGATTATAATTAAGTGTGTGTTTACCTTCTGATATAATTGATTCAATAACATTTAATTTTTCTTTTATTTTTTCGAAATTATATTCATATTCATCACAAAGTTCTTCAGTTATTTCGTATAATTTCATTTTATTTTCATAATCAAAATCATAAACATTTTCTCCTAAAATTAGAATAATTGTGAAAGGTTCTGGATACCATGCAATTGTTTTTAATTTAGGTAAATATTCATTCATACTATAAAGTAAGTCGTCAATAAATGCGTTTTTAAAATCCATAGTTTTATATTTTTTAGTTATTAATACTCAAATATAACGAAAAAATCCTAACATAAAAAATTATATTAGGATTTTTATTAAGATTTACTTCTTATTTGTCAACCTCTTTATGTTTTTCATAGAAATCTATCAATTCCATTACACATTTAGCTTCACCAGAAGATAGAAACATATATTTGCTTCTTAGGAATTCAACCATTTCATCTAGTGAAAGTTCATTCCAATCTATCCGTCCTTTGATAGGGTGTGAGGCTGGCCAACTCATTATTCAGTCTCCTTTCCTAGTAAAACATTATTTATACCTTCTATAAAATCTTCTTTAGGAAGTGCACCCATATTAATTTGTGGATCACCTTCAAGTGGAATAAAAAGTATTGTTGGTATACTTTTAATACCAAATACTTGTGAAATTTCTGATTCTGTTTCAGTATTAACTTTATAAAAATCAATTTGAGAATATTCATCTGATAATTCTTCAAGAATTGGTTCTACCATTTTACAAGGTCCACACCATTCTGCATAAAAATCAATTATACAAGGTTTACCACCTTTAAAATGCCATTTTTGATTATTTTCATTTAATTGAGTAAAGTCAAATATTTTTTCTTTAAATTCCTCTGTTGTTAGTTGTTTTGTCATAATTTTATTTATTTTTTTAATTTTCGTATTTTTTATATTTGATAATTATATGATAATTATTATCCGCATCAATTGCGATATTAAAATCGTAAACTTCAACATTTTCTTGATTTTCTGCTTTTTTAATAATATCAGATATTAATTTATCTAAATTTTCAGCAAATTTATTTGAAGAATACTCCATTATGAAACTTTCTGTTTTAATAGATGTATAACATTTTATTTTATAATTTATGTTTAAACTCATTATTCTAGAGAACCACCTGGTTCAGTTTTCATATCCCATTCGGGATTTGGATAAATATTATTATTTTCATAGTATTTTAGTAATTTATATATGTCTTTCCATTCTTCTGGAAAGAATCCAGATTTATCTTCAAACATAACATTAAAATAAGGTTTTTGTTCATAATAACCGAAAAAACCTTTACTTGATGATATTTCAGGATTTTCTTGTATATAATCAAATTCAATGTTATTTTCTTTCATGAAATTTATATATGATTCTAATTCATATAGATGTGATGAAGACCATGTAAACATTTTAACATCTTTTCTTTTAGATAATATTTGCATACATTCTTTTGCATAAGGATAAAATTCTGTATCTAAATGACCTTTAATATGATTTGGAATTAAAATAGTACCATGCAAATCAAAACCCCAGTATGTTTCATACCATTCTTTTTTAAAAGAATGGTTAAACATTCTTTTGATTGTTCTAACCATTGGTTTTTGTTTACTAGAATCAAGTCGTTCTTCTAACCATTCAACATATTCACTAGTAAATATAGATCTTTCAGAATGCATATCTATGCGACTAGGATATTCTCCAGTTTCTAATTTATATATTTTTTCAAAGTCTGTCATTACATATTATTTAAAATGTCACGTTCTTCATCTGTTAGATTTTCTAATCCTTCACTACTAATTTTATCTAAAACATTATCAATAGTTAATTTTGTTGATTTGTTATTTTTAGTATTATTTTTATCTAATATTAAATCACTTATTAATTTTTGATTTGATGCCAATATGTTAGTATCTTTATCAATATCTTGAATAACATTTTTATTATTATTAACATCATCTACAATTTTTTCAACCATATTGTATATTGAATTTGATTCATCATACATTTCTTGTTCAATTGAATCAATTCTGTAATTTATAAATTTAAAGGAATTTTTAAATTTGTAAATTAGATAAAATGTTGTTAATATAATTCCTGATAATAATCCTAATAAGAAATATAACATATTTTATTCTTTTCTTTCAATTACAAGTGTATAATCAATAGCATAAGCAGTAAGAGATGCTATAATTATAAGATAAGGTGCAATTACTAACATTAATAGACCTGCTGTAACAGGAATACTTAATACTGATTCATCTTTTGAATTTTTGACTGTAATTTTTTTAACATTACCTTCTTTAATTACCTTTTTAATCTTACTTAAAAGATCTTTACCGTTAATTTTTATTTCTTCTTTGTTTGTTTTTTCGTTTTTCATTATTTTTTAATTTTTAAAAGTTATCATCTGATTTTAATTCATTACAATATTTACACATGGTTTGATAATTTATTATATTATTTATACCACCTTTAGATTTAGGAATTATGTGGTCAACTGTGAGTAATATTTCAACTTCATTTTCTAAACCATATAAATCTAAGTGTATACCACCGCCTTTATCTTTTTCTAATATAAAATAGAGTCCTTCGAGCCCACATATAGAGCAAATTAATCCTTTCTTTTTAAAAATTTTTGCTCGTGTCATTTTAATCCTATATTCTCCGTCTTCCCAGTATGTTTTTCTTGGATTATCGTCAATCCATTTAAAAACTTCTTCTATTGTATATGTTCTTATTCTTTCTAAACCATTGTGAGTAGGTATTATTTTATCTTTGTTCATCACATATCATTCTTTTTTTTTACCTATTACTAAAATACTAAATTTTTTTGTTAAAAAAAATCAATTCCAAATCATTTTTCTTTAAAAATCCCAATCATTATAATTAAGATTTTTTTGTTTATCTTTAAGTTCTAATTTATCTACGTATTTTTTAATTATGTCTCCATGACATTTTTTACCTCCGCCTCCTTTGTCTTTACACCAACATCCTAAAGTTTTATATTTAAGTTCATGTAAATTATTCATCAATTCTTCATTATTAATTAAATAATATTCATAAGCATTTATTTTCTCTATTCTTGTAACACCTGACATTTGTTCAGATAAACATTTTGGATAAGACCATTTATTATATTCATCATTAGGTAAACGACCAATATAAATATCATAATTGTCTTTTTTAAAATGAACAACTTTACACATTAAAATAGACTTTCATTTTCAGGTAATTGCTTTTTAGGAACTATTTTAGGGACAATTTTAGGTTCTTCTCTCATTAAAGGTTCTTTTTTGTTTTTAATTGAATCATCTGAATCATGTTCGAACAAATATTCAAACCAAAAAGTTTTATCATTAATTTTACCTTGATTTAAAATTTTTAAAAATTTTAAATCAAATGTAAATTCTCCTAAATAATTATCTTTACATATAAAATGTGTTTGTGGAAAATTACTAATTTCACTAAATTTAATTTCAAATGGAAATATAAATAAACCTTCACTCCATCCTATACTTTCTTTAAAAACTCTATATTTCATCTTTTATTTTCATGGCTAATGTAAAAACTTCTCTATAATATAATTTATCTTCATAATTAATGCTTGTATCTTTATGTAGATCTTCAAATAATTTGTATGAATCATCTTCATCATCCCAAGTTGATAGATTATATTTATCAATGTTTTTTATAAACCAGTTTTTAGCTAATTTTTTATTTTCTTTCGAAATATTACTCATTATATGTTAATTTTATTAATAAGTTTAAGTAGAAAGAGCCTTGTAAAAACAAGGCTCTTTAATATTGGGTTATTCCAGTCCATGTTTATCAATGTAATCGAATTTTTTCTGCACTTTATCTCTTATTAATTCACGTCCTTTTCGAATTTGAGATTTAACAGTAGATTCGTTTCTCTTAAGATACTTCGCAATTTCCTTATATTGCATATTATCTAATTCTCTTAATTCCATGACTTCTTTGTATTTAGGAGGAAGATTTTTAATAACTTCTTTTATAATCTTAGCCTTTTCAACATAAGTATTATACTTTTCTAAATCTTCTTTTCCATCTTCATAAGGTAAAAAAGTACTTAATGAAAGGTTTACGTCATATTCTTTATCAATTGAGACGGATGGCATTTTTTGCTTTTTATTCCAAGATTGAATAACAATGTGTCTAGCAATTGTGTATAACCAAGTTTGAATTTGAGACTTATTTTTATCATAAGTTTCAATTTTTTTTAAGGCTTGTTCAAATGCGTCATTTGCAAAATCTTCTGCTACTTCAAAATCTTTTGTATAATTTGAAAGATGCCAAGTTAATCTAGGCATTTGATCTTGATAAAATTTAGAAAATTCTTGTCCAGTTGCTTCTTTGAATTTGACTTCATGTTTATTTTTTCCCATAAAACTTTTTGTTTTTTAGTTACAATGCCAATAACAAAATTAATGATATTTTTTATAATTCTTTTTTGTTAAAAAACATTCTATTATATATTATAAATATATTTAAAAGTTGAAAATAATACAAATTTTTTCAAAAATTCTTTATACTAATTCTAATATTCTATTTGTTTCTCTTTTAATTACTGAACTATCATATTCTCTGAATAATTCTGTATAGTTATTAAACGCTTGATAAGCTGGTATTTCGATATCAACTTTCGTAGATTGAAATATTTCAGGATAATTTAATAGTTTAATTTGTTCTTCGTTTAACAGTTTAATATTTAATTTATCTGTTTTTGAAGTTAATAATTTTTTAGTAAAAGATTTCAATTTAAGAAGTCTGTTTTCTTTGATAACACCATGTTCATCTAAAGTTAACTTTGCAGCTAATTCTTGTAATGAAATTATATTTGTTGATAAACTTTCAATTATAGTTGATTGTTTATCAAGTATAATATTGAATTTGTTAAGGTTTTTCATAAAATCTTCAACAGCACCAGGCAATGATGATTTATAGTGTTTATTTTTAAAACCTGTATATTCGTCTTCAACTGCCGCAATTACACCATTTGTACAAATAAATCTAATAAGACCAATATTTAATTGTAATGCTCTTGATTTATCTGTTGAGTTTAAAATATTTAACATTTTATGATATTGTTCACCGTTTATATAAACTTCTTCGCCAATTAATCTGAGTTCTTGAATACCTTTTCTTATTCTTAGTTTATATGTTTCTGGGGTAAAATAATTTTCAACTTCCCCAACAATTTCTTTTGCAAATGAAGAAAAGTCAAAAATTTGATATTTATTTGTCACCTTTGTTTCACTGATAGGTCTACCTTTATAATTGGTGATAATATAGTTGCCTTGTTGATATATTTTTAAATTGTTTAATGTGTTAAAAATATTATCTTTATCATATGTTTTAGTAAAATTGAATTTTTCTGCCATCTAATTATATTTTTAAATTTAAATAAGGTTGAATTTTTCCTTTTTTCTTTATTTTCCTAATTCAATATAGAAAATTTTTTATAAATAAAAAAATAATATATAGATATTATGAAACATATTAATTCTTATAAAAGTTATAATGAAGATAATGAAAGTGAGATTCTGTATAAATTATTTGAAAAAAGAGAAATTTCAACTTGGCAAAAAGAACAAAAAAATGTAATTAAAGAAATAGGTTTAAATTATTATTTCATAGCCACTTTTGGTACATCCGTTACTGCTTTTTACCCTTTTATTGAGAGTATTATTAAGAATACAGGATATGAATTAAGAGTTTTTGATATTATTTTATTAACAATAACAGCTTTAGCAATTTTATTAAAAGAAAATAAAAATTCTATTCATAAAGCAAAATTAATTATTAATGAAAAAGGCTTAGATGAATTGTTAAAAATGATTATTGATGTTATAAAAAATGTAAAAAAATTATTTTCTATATTAGCTAGTAATTTTGGTAAAGTTATAAAAGGAATAAGAGATTTATTTATTTATTCTATTTTATTAGTACCTTTTATTAGTGTTTTAGTAGATGTAAATATAAATGATATAAATTTAGTAGAATTTTTAAAATCTGTAACCTTAACTGGAGTTGGTGCTACTTTAGTTGGTTTAAAATATTATGGAACTGATATTTTTAATAAGATTAAAAATAAATTCGACAATTTAATAATGAAAATATTTAGAAATAATGAAGAATTTCATGTAGAATTTCTATATGAAAGATTTGTGTATAGTTCAAATAAGGTGACAAAATTAGAATTTGCAATATTATATAAACTATATATTAAACCTAGAAAAATATCATTTTTAAAAAATGATTTATATTTACATAAATTAGATTTTAAAGAATTAGTTAATAATATAATTGAATTATATCACCGTGGATTAATAGATCAAAATGATAATAAGTTATTTAGTTTGACAAATTCAGGAAGTAAATTAGTTACTAAATTAATTTCTAAATTCAACGGGTGATTTATCAATTTTGATATAATCATATTCTTTTTCGAATTTTTTGTGTTTTTTTATTGAATTTCTAAAATTTTTCACAAATTCTTCTTCTTTTTTCTTTTTAATAGTAATTTTTTCCACATATTTTTTCCTATAATGTTTATAAACGCTTCTTATGAAGTAAATTGCAAAAAATAAATTTACTAGACCTATAATAGATAGTGGATTAATTATAAAAGCAAATGTGTTTAATATTGCTATTATTAATGTAAAATTGATTTTAATTTTCTTCATTTTCTAATTTATCTTTAAGATTTTGTAAATCAGGAAAAATATTCCCTAAACAGTTTGATGTTGATTCTTTAATGTTGAAAACTTTTAAATATTTAATTCCAGATTTTCTAAAATTAAAAGACGCATCATCACTAGAATTAGCTGATGTTGTAAATTTTTTCGTTTGAGGTTTTTTTGATTTACTTAAATAAGTAACAATAAATATACTCATAAATTAATAATTTTTAAATTTCCTTTGTGTGTTTTTTATATATAAGTTAAAATTAAAATAGTTTTGAAACATTTAAAATTTTATTTAGAATGGCAACATAATGTTCCATTAGATCAATCTAATACTGCAAATAATAGATTAGATGGTAATTCTAATTGGTTTGGTGCAGGTCAAACTGGTGCTCCTAGTAAAGATACAGTTAGTGATGCTGGTGTAGTTGATCTTCATGAAGATGATATAGATTTACTTGATGAAGAAGATGAAAAAATTGATAAAAAAGAAAAATCTGATACTAAATCAACCATTGAGAGAAATAGAAGAGAAAGAGAAAAGAACAAGAAAGAATCGGAAATAGCTAAAACTAATAGTAAACCTGATTTCATAAGTCAATGGAAACGTTTCACTACTCTTCACAAACCTGGTAGAGCTGGATAATATATGAAAACCTTTGAACAATTCACAGACATCAATCTTAAAAGATTTGAATTCAGAAACTTCTTATATTGTTAACGGTTTATCAATGGATATTTTATAATAGACTTGTATCACCTTCGAAATATCTTTTTTTAATACGGCTTCGCCTCCCTCAGTTAAATTCTTTGTCTATGGCTGTTTGTCCATATTTTCCTTTAACTTTTTGAATCCATTTATTTGTTTTACATTTTACAATCCAAACAATATCTTGACCTTTAGTTTTTCTTATACCTTTTATTACAACACCTTCATCAAGTTTGTAATAATCTTCTTTAACTTTGTTTACAAACTCCATATTCAAATTACCTTGATAAACTATTTCTGGTATATGTAAATGTCCAAAAGTATTAACAAAATCTTTTGGTTTAACCCAGCCTTTTTGAAATTGCATTACATCAAATATTACAACATCTTTTTCATCACTAGGTTCATGAAATCCAGCAAATGAATTTTCACCAAAATATTCCATGAAAACAGTCATTGTTCTCATATTTCTAAATTGTTTATCTTCCCTGAAAATTTTATCTAAATCTTCTGAATATTTATCCATAAAGATATCAACGGACTCTCCAAATTGTTCATTGACGTGGTTAATTAATTGTTTTCTTGTGCCAAATTTACCAAAACCATTAGTGAAATTAGTTTTTTTACTTAATTTTCTTGACCATTCGGCTCTAATATTTGAGCCATCAAATTTATTAAAGGCATAAATAGGTTCTCCCATTATGCCTTTATTCCAGTAATATAGATGTGGGTACGATTTCATTATTCTTCTAATTTTTTATAATATTTTATATAATCCCACTCAGAAGTTTGCCATCTACTTTGGATTCCGATAAAATCGTCGTCTTTTAATTCTGATGATTTTTTAATTTTTTCAAATGCTTCATTTAAATTCCAATCAGATTTTAATTTAATTATATCATATCCTCTAATTTTAGATGTTTCGAAATATACATACCAATAAGTTGAATTTAAATTAAGATTATTTTTAATTGTCCTTGATGCATATTTTGTTTCTAAATTTTCTAATGAATCTACAAATGATGTATTTAATTTGTTATATTTCTGTTTCAGGGAAATTATTGTTGAATCTTTCGATTCAACAAGTTTTTTATTATTTGTTAATAATTTTACATATTTTTTGTTTTTTGATTCTAGTGTTTTATTATCAGTAATAACCGAATTTGACGATGAAAATTGAAATGCAGCTATAGCAGCAACAATTATTAAAATTATTCCTAAAGCAATAAAAATGTTTTTGTATTTTGTTCTGTTTCTCATAGTAATTTAATTTATTTAATTTATTTATTTTTAATTTGTTGTCTTTATTTACTTTCAAAAAATATTAAAGTTTTTTCTAATTTATCATTTTTAATATACGATGAAGAATATTTATGTAATTCTCTTAAAAAAATATCAATATTTTTTCTTTCTATTTTTAATGCTTGTCCATCATAAGTAGAAATTATTAATTCATCATCTACATATTCTATTTTCATATCTGCTAAACTTTCTTCATCTTCAATTTTAATAAAATGATTTGGCTCAACTAATACAATTTTATTATTATCATCTTTAATTTTATAATAATGTTCTTCATCATCATTATTATGTATACCAACTTGTTTAAATTCATCAATTACAGTATAAATTGAACCTCTATTATATTTATGTGAAAATGTATTATGTGTTTTTATACATCTTACTTTAAATTTCTTTGATTCATAATACTTTTTTGATTCTTTAAGAACAATATCAGTAAATATTTTTTCTAAATTTTCAACATCAGGATAAAGCAATTTAATAGTTGATAAATGATTAGAAATTAATTCATCTAAATTTATATTTTTATCTACAAGTTTTGAACAAATAGATTTACTTAAAGATTCTAATGATTTTTTTATATTTTCATCCATAATTTTTTTCGTTTTAATGTTCTTCTAAAATAAGAAAATTTTCTTAAAGAAAAAAATTAATTAATTAGAATACTATCATAATTTTGCACCAAATCTTCGTTTCATGTGGAAATAGCTTTTGATGCATCTTAAGAATTTAACCATAAACTTTTCTAAAATAATAATTTAAATTCAAAAGAAAAAATAATTTCATTAATGTTCCATAAAACAAATATAATTTTACCAAAAGATAGACAATATTTATATCAATTTATTCCAAAAGAATATGAATATTTAACTGGAATAAAGAAGATACCATATAATGGTATTAATTTAAAAACAGATTACTTAATAAATATAATTCATGAGTTAGTAATAAAATATTTTTTTACTAATGAAGTTAAATTTAATTTATGGTCTGTATTATTAAGAAATAAATATGGAAAATATTATAATTATTATATTAATTATTTAATTGAAAAAAGATTTATGACTTTGGTCTCTAATTATTATGTTTCAAAAAAAGCCAAAACATATAAATTAAATATAACAGACTTAGAAATAACTAAATGTGTGGTTGATGATAAAATCTTAATGAAAAAATATCAAAAGGATTATTTAGAGAGATCATTTACAACCTATGTTAATAGTCCAATAGATATTGAAATTAGAAAGAAATTAATTGATTATTTATATTATGTACAGATAGATTATCAAAAGTCGATAGATTATATTGATGATTTATGGGAAAATGGTGAAATGGAGAATAGTAAATATTTACGTAATCATAATAGTGTCGATGGAATACAAACAGGCAATATATTTTTTAAATTTGATGGTTATGGTAGAATGCACACTAATTTTACGATACTTAAAAAAGAAATTAGAAATAGATTTTTGAAGATTGATGGTGAGCCTGTTGATGAAGTTGATATTAAAAATTCACAACCTTTCTTTTTTGGTTTATATTTAAAACAAGAGATAGATGAATTAAATGAAGAAGTTATAAGATTTATTGATATTGTTAAAAATGGTTTAATATATGATGAATTTACTGAAAGATTTCCACTTGAACTTAAAACAAGGACTGATGCTAAGTTGATGATGTTTAAGGTTTTATTTGGAAATAATAATGGAAACAGAGAAAATAACATTTTTGGTGAATTATACCCGAGTGTTTTAGAGTATATAAAAGAATTAAAAAGTTTAGACGATACTTATAAATCGTTGAGTCATAAATTGCAGAGAATGGAAAGTGATTTTATTTATGGTAAGGTTGTGAGCGATATTGCAAAGAAATATCCACACATTAAGATCTTTACTATTCATGATTCTGTAGTATATCCAAAAAAATATTCAGAAGAGGTTAAGTTAGTTTTCAATTATCATTTGAGAAATTTAATTTAATATATAATTAAAAATACGGATGGTAATGAAAATCCTACCTATTTTATTTTACGAAATTTGTTACATTTTCAACTTTATATATAATAGTTGAAGATAATTCGAAAAATATATTTAATATATAGGTAAAAAATAAAGTATTAACTATGCCAATTCAACAAAAAGATTTAGGAAAATATAAAAGACCTGACATTTTCATAGAAGAAATAAATCAGTCACCTATTGAGTTACCAGTACAAGATATTCTTATAAATCTAGTACCAGGTTTTTCAAAGAAAGGGCCTATCAATAAGCCAGTTTATATAGACAATCCAACTACGTTTGCAACTGTGTTCGGTGATTTAGATAGACAATTAGAAAACAAAGGTTCTTATTTCCACAGAACATGTTTAAAAATGTTACAGAGTGGTCCGATTTGGGCACTTAATTTACTGTCAACTAATGATACGAGAGATCTAATTGAATATGATTCAATGTCAGTTGCATCTCAATATGCAAACTATCCAACTTCACAAGGTACAAAAGTTACTATACCATATAGTAAGATATTCAATAGACAAGATTTCTGGGAAAGAGATGATATTGCATTCCAAGATTATCTTAAGAGTCTAACAACATGGTCAGATGATAGATTACTTAATTTTACAAACCTTAACAACAAGGCTGTTACAGTATTTATGTTTAAATCAAGTTTAACAGGATTTGATGTTACTGCCGAATGGTGGTATGGTGGTAGAACTAAAGTTCCTACTTATATTAATCCAACTGACTGGATTTCAGATTATTTAGTTACAGTTATTATAGTTGAAGGTGATTGGACAGATTATAATTCATTATCAGTTGATACAACATGGAGTTCTTATTTTGATACTACAGGTTTAATTAAAGGAACAGTTAGTGATTTCATATCTGAAACTAACATAACAATATTAGGATATTATGATACATCACTATTACCTTACTTTAGAGATTTAAATAATAGAGATCTTTACATTAAGAGTAATATTAATGCAGACACAGATAAAACAGGTATTTTCTGCTCATATAATGAAGATTTATTAATGAGTGCAGATTATCCAAACGGTAAAATTGATATAATTGGTGACGGATTAGTTGGTACTCAATTAGATAGTATTAATTTTATGTCATATAACCAATCAGTTACAGAAACTGTATCATTGGCTAATAAGTTCTTAGATGCAGAATCAAACGTTTTTGCTAATTATGATGCAGATTTAACAGCTGCATGGAATGCTAGTTACGGTAGAACAACAGGTGGATTCACAAACTGGTATGTTAATGATGTTGTCACAGGTGATACATCATTTGAAAATCTTTACATTACGAGTATTGTAAGTGGTGATACATTGGCATCTTCTACAGTAGTAAGTGCTATCACAAGTATAAATGGTGCAACCATAACATTCAATAAATCATTCACTGGTGTTGATTCTACTTTAGAATATACAGTAGTATATCCTTCAGTTTCTGCTCCTGGTATTAATAATTTCACATTATTAGATCCTAATGGAACTGCAGTTTCTGGAATAACTATAACAACAGATGTTTTAGCAACAATAAATAATCAAGCCTTTTCATTTGGTGCTGATCCATATTTTGTTGCAGACACAAAACAAACATTAGACACGGGTACAACAACAGTTCAATTCGAGCCATTAACATTGGTTACTACAGGTTCTACAGTAGGTAGAGTTGATGTAGTTTATATGTTGAAAGGTTCAGAAGATATATTAACATATGAAGGTACAGAAAGCACACCAGGTGCTCTTGCACAACCAACATTTAGTAACACTTCTGCTATTGTTTTAGGATATGTAGAACTTCTATATGTTAGTGGTACCACAACATCAACTTATAATCCAATAGTTTTAAGTAATGTTTATCAAACAATGGGATTAACTATCGAACATAGTACTCCAAATAGCACATTAACATTAACATTCCCTAATGCGACAGGAACAAGTTATAATTCAGTAAGAGAATTACAATATCATGATGAATTATCAACTACTCTAGCAAATAATAAAGCAGTTATTATTAATAGTGGAACAGGATACAAACATCAAATTAGTACAAATTACGTGATAACTGATGATCCTTATACAATAACATTAACAAATATTACAAATCCTGCCGAATTTTATAATGGTAGTGAGATATTAATATTCTATACAGATGACGAGTTCGTAATGCACGCTACAAATTCCACAGATAGAATGATTACAATAGACGCACCACTTGAAACTTTAAGTACTTCTGGTATAACAGGTGAGAATGCAGCAGGTGTCGTAGCTAAATACTCAACAATGTATTTAGATTTCTATAGCGGTGAAATAGCTAACGATGATTACTTTGTAGATGCAAATGCTTCGACTAATAAGATTTATCTTAAGATGTGGATTGATTCATCTGATAACTTAACAGTTGATTTCGTAGAAAATGCAAGTTCTGCTGGTTCAAGTGATCCAGATCCAGTTTATAATTGGAGTACAATATATGCTTATGCTTTATCAGTTGTATCAGATATTGGAAGTTATAGACAAACAGTAGAAATTGAAAGTTTTGTTACTAGTAATTATCCAGCAAATGTTTTAACTATTAAAGTAGATAGAACAAGATATGCTGAACTAAAACGTGGTGATATGTTAGAAGCTTATATTCCAACAACTGATCCTACAGATCCAGATGCTACTTATAATTCAAGTACTGGTTTATATTCAAATGGTAGAGTACCTAAAAGGTTAACTAGAATTTTAAATACAACAGTAGATCCTAGTGATAGTACATTGAAAATAATTGAAACAGATGCTTCAATAAAGATAACTGATAATGATGCCATACCAAGTGCTACAGCAACAACAGCAGATTGGATGACAACTCAATATTCAAGTATTGATAGTTACGTTTCAACATATAAAGGAATTGATATAAGACCATTTAAGATTAGTAGTTTATCAATGCCTGATGGCACTGACGCTAGACAAAATACAATTTTAACAGTATTAGATAGTACAACAAATTTATCTAAAGCTTTAGTAAATAAAAATAAAATCACATGGAGATATTTAGTTGATTCATTTGGTTTAGGTTTAGCTCCTTATAGTGTTAGTGTAGGTGGTGTTTCATCTAATGTCATTCCAAAACAACAATTAGTTGACTTATGTGGTGAAAAATTAAACTGCTTAGGCTTCATAAATATGCCAAGTCTTAGAGACTTCAAAAAGTCTGTAAATCCTAACTTCATGGAAGTTGATGCTGCTGGTGAACAAACAGGTGCAGTTAGTACATATTTCATAATGAAAGGTGGTAATGAAGACCTTAGTCCTCCTTACTTATATGACTTCGCTGGTGGAGTTGGTGCAACATGTGTTGGATATTTCTTCCCATATGTTAGAGTAAGTGATAATGGTGTACCTAAATATGTACCACCTTCATCATACGCTGCTACAACTTATATGCAGAAGTTTACTGGTGGTCCAGGATTACAACCTTGGACAATTATGGCTGGTGTAACTAATGGTAGAGTTAACGGTATCGGTGGAACAGAAATGGACTTCAGTAATACTGATTTAGAAAACATGTTCCAAATGGGTGCAAATCCAATAACATATAAGAGAAATGCAGGTTACTGCATTAATTCTGAAAATACTGCTCAAGTATTCCCTTACAGTTCACTAAGTGTTATTCACTCAAGAGAAGTGTTAATTGAACTAGAGAATCAGTTATATGATATGTTACTAAGATACCAATGGAGATTTAATACTCCTGAAATTAGAGCTGAAATTAAGTTCAGAGCTGATGAGATTTGCAAATCATTACAAGATTCAGATGCATTATACGATTACAAAAATGTAATGGATATAACAAATAATACAAATTACATAATTGATCTTCAAATGGGTGTATTAGATACATATATTGAAATCATTAAAGGAATGGGTATAATTGTTAATAACATTACAATTCTGAAAAAAGGTGATATAGAATCCGGTGGATTTTTATAAAATCAAATAAATAAAAATAAATTAAGAGTTAAATTATACATTTAACTCTTAATTTTTTATATATAGGAATAAAAGAAACCTATTATGAAAAGTATTTTTAGTGAAAATCTAGATTCATCTGGTAAAATGTTCAGAAAGAATTATCTCGAAAAGTATTTTACTAGTATACTAGAAGAAATACAAAAATATGTAATTGAAAATGGTTTAGATGATTTACCATTTAAGCAACAAGTTTATCATTGGTATAATGATATTAAAAATATTGTAATATGTGAATGTGGTAATTTTGTCAAATTTAAGAATTCTAATATTGGATATTATACTTTTTGTTCTAAGAAATGCATGAATAAAAGTAATCATGTTAAAAATAAAAGAATGCAAACATGTTTAGATAAATTTGGTACAAAAACACCATCAGAAAATATTTTAGTAAAAGAAAAGATTATCAAAACTAATATTAAAAAATATGGTTATAATTCACCTATTCAAAATGAAGAAATTCATAAAAAATCTTTAAAAACACTAAAGGATAATTATAATGTCAGTAGTCCATTAAAATCAGTTGAAATTTATAATAGATATAAAGAAACGTGTTTGAGTAAATATGGAGTTGATAATGTTTCAAAATTGGATTTAGTTAAAATTAAAAGACAAAGAACAATGAAAGAAAAATATGGTGTGATTGTACCATTACATAATATTGATTTAAAAGACAGAATGATTAAAAGTTTAAGAAAAACAATCATGAATAAATATTTAAAATATTATGAAGATTATGATGTAATAAGTTTAAATTTAGAAGAAAAAAAATATTTAATGATGTGTGAAAAAGGACACGAATTTGAAATAAGTTATGTTCTTTTGAATAGTAGACGAAGATCTAATACTTTGTTATGTACTAAATGCAATCCTATTTTAAAATCAGTTTCTGGACTTGAAATTGATTTCTTAAATTATATTAAATCGAATTATGACAAAACAATTTTAAATAATAAAAGAAATATAATAAAGCCATTAGAATTAGACATTTATTTACCAGATTTAAAATTAGCTTTTGAATTTAATGGTTTATATTGGCATAATGAATTATATAAATCTGATAGATATCATTTAAATAAAACAGAAAAATGTGAAGAAAAGGATATTCAATTAATCCATATTTATGAAGATGATTGGAAATATAAACAAAATATAGTTAAATCAATGATATTAAATAAATTAGGTAAAACACCAAATAAAATTTATGCTAGAAAAACACAAATAAAGGAAATTAACGATAATAAACTAATAAGAGAATTTTTAGATAATAATCATATACAAGGTTTTGTTGGATCTAGTGTTAAATTAGGATTATATTATGAAAATGAATTAGTTTCTTTAATGACGTTTGGTAAGAATAGATTGGGTATAGGTGTTATTAAAAAATATGATTTTGAGTTATTAAGGTTTTGCAACAAATTAAACACAAATATTGTTGGTGGTGCTAGTAAATTGTTTAAATATTTTATTAAAAATTATGATCCGAAAAAAATAGTTTCTTATGCTGATAGAAGTTGGAGTAAAGGCAATCTTTATGATAATTTAAATTTTAATAGGAGTCACACAACAAAACCAGGTTATCATTACATAGTTGATGGTGTTAGAAGGCATAGATATAATTATAGAAAACAAACATTGGTTAAAGATGGTTATGATGCAAATAGAACAGAGCATGATATAATGTTAGAAAGGGGTATTTACAGAATAAATAATTCTGGTCATATATGTTTTGAGTGGGGTATTTTAAAAAATGGTTTTTTGAATTAAATATATAATTGTGAAAGAAAATTTAATATATAGGAATAAGAACTTATAAAAAATAAATATGAAATTATGCCATTACCACATTTTAATAACATTACAACAGCAAGAGAGCTATGGGAACCAGTATATAAAAATCTATTTGAAGTGACTTTTGTATTACCTGTACCATTACAGAACTTGTGGGGAGGCGAAACTGTAGCCTTTTTAACACAACAAGCTGTTACGGCGACATTACCTAGTTATCCAGATATTGAAACTAAACAACAACGTTATAAATATAGTACTCGTGAGTATATGGGTATGCCAAACGAAACGTCTTTGAAAGATATTAGTATTAAATTTAATTTGAATCAACAATCAATGGGTGATTCAACGAACATGCCATCATGGGCATCTTCACCTCAAAGTGCTGGTCCATTTCAAATACCTACATGGAGAATTGTAAAAGATTGGTATGATTTAGCATGGAATAATGAAGATGGTTCTTTACATTATAAGAGAAACATGGTTGGCCAAATTGTAGTTCACGTACATGACAGAGAAGGTCATATTATAAGAAGAGTTGTTTATTATAATGCTCAATTAACAGGCTTTGAAGGTTTTAAAGGTGGTGCTTTAGATTGGGCTTCAGCTGAAATTGTTGATGACTTTGCTGCTAAGTTTGTCGTAGATTATTGGCAAGATTATTACTATTAATAAATACTTAAATAATATTTTTAAAATCCTCAATAAATTGAGGATTTTTTATATTTAAAATTTTTTTTTAATGGATGGATTGAATATGGTGGATATATAATTAAAAATAAATATTTTTTAATGATAAATGATAAAGATAAAGAAAAAAACGAAATGGATTATTTAAATAATTATCTTGATAGTGATGAAAAAGATTCATTACAAAGTGATATTGGTGATATTAAAAAAGAAATTACCAATATGAATAAACAAAATGATAACGCTGAATTAGGTTATTTAAATGTTGATATATCAAGTTTACCGTTAGGTATATTTTATAAACCGGGAACACTAATTAAAATTAGAGCAGCTTCAGTGTCTGAAGTACAGGCATATTCAGTTGTGGATGATAGAAATATAATGGATGTTACTGAAAAAATGAACCAATTATTATCTGGTTGTATTAAAGTTTTATTTCCAAATGGGTCAATGGGTTCTTATAAAGATATTAAAGATGGTGATAGAATGTTTTTAATTTTTATGATCAGAGAATTAACATTCCAACAAGGTAATTCAATTGCTAAAGAAGTAACATGTAAATATTGTACGCATGATTTTAAAATACCTTTTCGAGCAACATCATCACAAACAATAGATGGTACATTTGAGAAACATGAAATGTCTGAAAAACTTGGAAAATATTATAATCAAAATATTAGAGCCTTTGAATTTGATGTTGAAGATGCAAAATATAGATTAGCTCCACCAACTATTGGAATACAAGAAATATTTTTTGATAATATTAAAGGTAAAGTTCAACGTGAACAAAATCCAAATGTATCTTTTATGAAAATTATACCATATATGTTGTGGGATAGATCTTCTATTTCAGATGATGGTATTAAAGAAAAAGAACAAGAGTTTAAGCGAATGAATATGAAAACATTTCAAATCTTAAATCAAGCAGTAAATTTAATGGAGTTTGGTCTTAAAGGATTGAAAATGAAATGTCCATCGTGTGGAGAGGAGGTCCACACGGAAATGACGTTTCCCGACGGCGCATCAAGTCTTTTCGTTATTCCAGATTTCTTTGAGAACTTTGATTCAGAATAAATTTGAATTCTTGTGGCAAAAAAATATACCATTTAGTAAATGGGATGATATGCCATATTGGGAGTTTGAAGAAATTATCAAACTCATGAATGAGAGAAATAAAGAAGAAAATGAGAGACAAAGAAAATCTGAGAAAGAACAAACCAGTAGAGTTCCGAATATGAATAATTTTAATCCTGGTAATTTTAAAACTCCAAATTTCAATGTTCCTAAATTTTAAATAAAAACCCATTTCAAAATGAAATGGGTTTTTTAATATATAAAAGAAAATATTCTCAAAATAATTGATGGAAAACAGAGAAATACATTTTTTTGACCTTGATAATACTCTATGGTATTTAGATAATAAGATTTGGATAATTGATAAAAGAAAACCAAATATACCAATTATTAAATTATCTAAACATGATATGTTTATGATTCAGAATGGTCTATATAAAAATGATAATTTGTGTATAAGTTATAATAATGATGATTATTATATAAGTAGAAAACTTTTTGATAAAATTCTAAAGAAAAGAACTATTTCCATTGAAAATCTTGGTGTTTCATTTGTTGAAACTTTTGATGAAGAAAGATTAAATGAAACTCCTATTAAATTTTTAGTTAATAATATTAGACATTTACAAGACAATGAAAATGTAGATATAGCAATATTAACTGGTAGAAATAACAGAGAACATTATCAAAAACTTTTAAATGATTTAAGAAAATATTTAAAAGATATAGATCTTAGTATATTTAAAATATATTTTGTTGGTGATAGATTAGAATCAAGACATTCAAGTCTCACTAGTTTAAAGAAAACTGAAATATTATTAGAACATTTAATTGGTATGAAAATTGATAATGAAAAATTTATTCCTTTGAAACAAGATCAATATAATACAGTTCATTTTTATGATGATGAACAAGAAAATATTTATTATGCTAATGATATTCAAATGGTTTTTGATAGAATTCTTAGAAATACTAATGATGAATTATTTGATTTAGCTATTCAATCTATTAATAATAGTACATTGAGTTTATTTACACATTTAGTAACAAGTAATAGTTTAAATAGATTTAAAACTACTCAAACAACTTTACAAGAACCAGTAAAATTCCCAATTAAATTGGAAAGTAAATTTTTAAAAACTTTTAATAATTTCATTAAAGGATAGAGATTAAATAATATATAATTTAAAATATATTTAATAAATGTCAGGACCTCCATATGTGCCAGTAAATGTAGAATTTGGTGCTAGTACAATACTCCCTATTAAATTAGAAAGAATTAAAGATGAATTTCTTTCGTTGGTTTTTGCAAGTATTGAGAAAGATAGTGAATGTAATATTACTAAAATTACTTCAATGCCTATTGAAAATCTTGATGATGTGATTCCTGATATTGATGGTTATTTAACTAGAGATGATAAAAATAAATTACCTAAACAAAGCGGCGGTATTAGAAATTTACTTGATATTTATATTAGATTTTTGTACAAGTTAATTGGTATTCCAATTGAAAATTTTCTTAAGTTATTAGAACCTTTTGCATTTTTATCATCTGGATTATTTGCTAATATGGAATTTGGTGATGCGAATCTCTATGGAAATCCTCTACAAATACCAAATATTGCGTGGATTGCATTACAATTAAGTAAACCATCAACAATATCATTAGGAATTAAAAACGGTATAAAATTTGCTCAAGAAATTATAATTAAAATTAAAAATATTATCATAGATGTTTTAAAACCTCTTATTAAAATAGTAACAGACATTAAAGGATTTATTATAGATTTATTAGCAAAACCTCTTAATTATTTATCTTTACCTATACCTTCTTTTCCTTTAGGGTTTGCAGGAATTGAATTTCCAAGTTTTGATAAGTTTGAATTATTTAAAGGTGTTAATGCTTTGTCTTTAGAAAAATTTGGAATTAAGTTACCTGGTTTAAAAATACCTGAAATTCAATTACCAACATCTGATCTTGATGTTAATTTTGATATTAATTTTATAGATTTAAACATTGGTGATTTAATAACAAAACCATTCGAAGTGATTCAAAAATTTCTAGGTAGAGGTGATTTACCTGTGCCACAAGAATTATTAGATAAACTTGCTGAATATTTTGCAAATGATGATAATAATGTTTTAGGTGATTTACCAGAAATTGATATAAGTGAATTTGACTGGATTGAAAATATAACTAAGGATCCTATTGCTCAATTTGAATATATTATGAAAATTGCAAATTATACTGATCCAAATGGTAAACCATATTTACCATATTTTTATAGAGAAAATGGTTTAGATGTCAATGGTTTTAAATGGTATTATTCTTGGGATTTTTTTAAAAATTTTGAATTAGATACAAAGGAAGAAAATATTGAAGGTGATATTTATGAAATACATGGATTATGGAATAGTATAACTGATGCACAATTGGATAATGATAACGGTTTTAGAAGTAAAGTATATTTTTTATTGGAAAGTTTTGATTGGGCTAATTGGGATAAATTACCTGAAGAAGCACAAAGAATAATGAAGAAAAAATATCCAGTAAAAGGTAGTAGTGGTAATATTATAAAAAATGAACCTAAAAGTTTTTCTGCGTGGCGTGGCGCTGAAGGTTTATTAGGAAATGATAGAATAACATTTTATAATATTTTAAAGAAAACCTTTGAATATAATTTTTGGAATACTGTTAAATATAGAATAGATGATAATGGTAAATATATAAAAGATGATTTATCATGGATTAAAAGTTCTGGTGGTCTTCCTTTAACATATCGTGGTAGATATAATTATAAAATAGATAAAAAGTATCATAAAGATACTGATGAACTTGGAAATCCAACTAAAAATCAGAATATTACAATTGATGGGTATACTAGATATAATTATAAAAAGTTTAAAATGGATTTTTTCAAATTGATTTATAATTATAAAGATAAGATTCAATTTTTTACTTCACATCAAAGATTAGATTATGTTTTAGATTATAATGAATATATGGAAACAGTTGATAATTTAACTGTAGATTTTACTGATATTTTAAGACTTTCAAATGAAAGAGAAACAAATGGTGAAACTATTTTTGGTATTTTAGAAAATAATGCATTTAGAATTGATGTTGGTTTGAAACCTCTATCAAGTGATTCTGATCCATTGGCTGGTTTTAGAGATCCTGATACAGGTATGCCTAATTTTAAAGCATCTAGTTTTGCAAAATTAAATGATATTATTAAAGATATGCCTTGTATACCACCGATAGCCTCGTTTATATTTACATCAATTGATTTAGTTAGAAATTTAATTATGTTCCCTTTAAATTTTATGATTAATATTGTAATGACAATTTTAGATATAGTAAAAAAAGTATTAATGCTCAATATCCCTGGAGCAATTAAGAAAATAGGAGAACTTGTTAAAATGTTGATGCCTTCTTTAGATTTTTTTGGGGATTTGATAATGAAAATTTTATCGCCTTTGATGAAACCTTTTGCGGATAAAACTAAAAAGAGAATAGATGATACTAATGATGAGATGTTAGATACAGCAAGAAATAATCCTAAATTTAATTTAAAAAATGTTGATATACCTAATCTTAATGTAAATTTACCACAATCTATTCCTTTAAATATTGGGAAATTATCTGCCGCGTTTTCTTCTCTAAAATTACCAGATGTTTCAATACCAGAATTTAATATAGCACTTGATTCATTAAACTTGCCAAGTATTAATGCACCTAATTTCCAAATATCACCTGTTGATTTGGCACAGGTTTTGACTAAATTAAAATTACCAAGTATCAAAATTAATAGTATTATATTCGAATTATCTGATATAACTCCACCAACACCTTCATTTCCTAAGTTTGATCTTGGTAAGATACAAGCAAAATTACCAAATGTAAATTTGCCTATGAGTAAATTAGAAGGTTTGTCAAAATTTCAAATATCTCAATGTTCTGGTTTAATGGCTCTTATGGACAGAATGGAATTAATTGCAATGATAGGTTTACCAAAATTGCATCTTAATGTAGTTATGGAATTATTTTGTTTTGTGTTGGAATTGATAACATCATCACTTCCTATACCTATACCAGGATTACAAAGTATTTGCCCTTTGAAAATGTCTATTGATGCTACAGCAGAAGAATTTAATGCTGCAAGAGAAAATGGTAAAGGATTTTCTTTTTCACCAAAATCACCACAAAATTATGAGTGGTTAATTAGGGGGCAAACAGTTCAAGATGAACAGGATTTGTAAAAAAAAACAAACAATTGAAGTATTATTTAATATATTTTACGGAAAAAATAAAGAATTATATATGGGAAATAATCTCATTGATTGGGAGAAAATGAATTCAGATTTAATAATATCTACTACTTCTAGTGGTAGAAATAAGAATCCAGATGAATTTAATATTCTACAAGAATATCTAGAAAGATTTAAAGAAAAACCTTCACTTATAAGAAATTTTAATCATGATGCTGATTTTTATTTTTATGATAAACTTATGATTGAAATAGAGAAAAAATTTCCAAAATGTGAAAAGTTGTTTGAAGATAGTACACATTATTATAAATATAATAAAACAATTGATAGAAAAGAAATATTTTACCTTGATGAAGGGTATTTACTTTTATTAGAAAGTGATTTTGCTTCTAATTTTTTTGATAATCCTAAAATTGATATAGGTGTTGAAAATAAGAGAGATAAATTAGTTGAATATCATGAAATTTTAAAACCTTCATTTAATTCAACTAATAGATCAAAAGAAATAGATCAAAAGATAATTGATATTTTTAAAAATGTTAAAGTTGATTATAAAGATGAAAGAATATCAATAAGTATGGTTTCAATGGAGAATAATGAACTTTTTATTAAAGATTTTTATTTAGATGATAAAATACAAGATATGACTTTTCCAGATTTACATTATGGTGTTGGATTTGACATATTTCATGAAAAATTAGTTAGTAAACTGAAAAAAGATACTAAAGGATTAGTTTTATTACATGGTTTGCCTGGTACAGGAAAAACCTTTTATATAAGACAACTTTTAAAAGAATTAACAAAATCAGATGCAAATATACTATATTTTTCGCCAGCTATGGTTGATTCTATAACAGATCCAAGTTTTATTAATTTTATAGCTGATTGGGCTAATTCATTTGATAATAAGAAAGGTATTATTTTAATAGAAGATGCTGAACCACTATTAGAATCTAGACAAACAGGAAGGAATATAGGTATAACTAATTTATTAAATTTAACAGATGGTTTATTAAATGATATTTTGGGTGTTCAAATTATAGCAACATTTAATACAGATGTAAAGAATATTGATGGTGCTTTAATGAGACCAGAAAGACTTCTTGCTCGTAAAGAGTTTGCTAAATTGGATTTAGAAGAATCTTTGATATTGGCTAAGAATATTGAAATTGAAGAGAAAGACATCATTAGTATGATAAATAAGAGTAAAGATAAGAAATTGTCATTGGCTGATATTTATGCTTTAAAGAAGGATAATGAAATTCTAGAACATGCTATTTCATCAAATTCAAATAAAATTGGATTTTAATTTTAATTTATCTTATATTTCTGTAATAAGTTTTTTGACCCATGAATGTTCTTATATATAAGAAAAAATAATTTTTATTAAATGAGAAAATTACAACAACACCAAAGAAAGAATGGGTATGATTACGAATTAATTGAAAGAGATGAAAAATTTGCTATCTATAGACAAATAGACTCTTATAAAGAAGAATGTGAAATGACGATTGCATATGAAGTTTTCATAATTAGATCAAGAAAAGACCGAAAAATAAAAGGTAATTTTATTGAAGGTGGTGAAGTTTTTCCGTCAAATGAAGATTTTGGTAAGTATGCTTGGTGCTATTCTACATTTTGTGGTACAGATACAGAAGACGCGTTAAGTCGTGCATATAATAAATTTAATAACCTTAAAAAAGAAGAAGAAGAAAATGTGGATAAATAAAAGAATAAGTGTTGAATTCGATGAGTATGTTGATGTAGAAATAGATTCTGGTGACATCAAAGAATATATTAATGATTGTGACGATGAAGAATTGGAAGAATTAAGAGATTATCTTAGTGAACATGACGAAATTGAAGGTGAAATACTAGAAGTAAATACTTTAAGTGATATGGATAAATATGAGTTGGTAAAAGATTTATATGATAATTATTCACTAGAAGATATACAAAGTATACTTAATTGGAAACAAGGCAAAGGAATTAATCCCCAATAATATGAAGAAATTTGATAGCTTTTTAAACGAAAATGAGAAACAAGAATATACTGATTTAACTGAATTTTTAAATAATATATTTTCTGATGGTATGTCAAAAACAGAATTGGAAGAGGCTCATAAAATGGGACTAATAGATAAATATTTTAAAGATGTAAGTGATGCTTATGAATTCATACACAAGGTGAATTGGAGTAGATACGAAGATGTTATAGATTTGTGTAAAAAATATAATATTAGTATAATTCAACATAACACATTTGTAGATACAGATATGGATCATGGTGCTTGGACAAATGAGTACATTATAAAAGTAGGTGAAAATTATTATTCTTGGAACTATCATAAATATGGACAAGGCGATTTTGATGATGAAACAACATCATATGAAAAAGTATTGCAGGTATTCCCTAAGGAAAAAACTATAACAGTTTATGAATAAATAGTAAAGTCGTTCTGTGAACGGCTTTTTTTATCAAGAAAATTTTTATTATATTGCTAATTGAAACTTAAAAATAAATAATTATGGCTAATAATCAATATTGGAAGAAGAAAGAGAAAAAGAAAGATAATAGGAAAGTCTGTTCAGGTTGTTATGGTCTTTTTATAGATGTTGACGTGTTCTGGATCTTTATTGATGGTATTATACCCCATTGGGGATTAAGATGTGAAAAATGTCTAGAAAAAGAACCGGAAGGAACAATTTCAAAACCATACACAAAAAGAAAAAAGAAAAAAGTAATTGATACAAAAGGTTGGATCGAAGGAGAACCAACCAAAAAAGGAAATAAAAGATATATTTTTATTACTGAAGATGGTAAAGAAGTAACTTTGTTAGCAGAAACAGGAGATAAAAAAGGATTAACACCTAAAACCAAAGATTAATGTGGGAATATAAACGTGTATGTTACTGGTTGAGGTATCCAAACACTGATAAAATAAATAAACTCGGTAAAGAAAATTGGGAAATTGTCACATATACTGAGAAATATCAAGGCGCTGAATATAAAATAACAGTTTTATTAAAAAGAAGAAAAGGAATTGAAAAATGAAATGGATTAAAGTAAATGAGAGCCCGGAAGGATATGAAGCAGTTTATTCAATTATTGAAAAAGAAACTGGTAGAGATATTGCAACTAACCTAGAAAAAGATGAAGCAATATTGATTGAAAACGTTCAAGAAATGTACGATATATCTACAAAATTGCAAGTTTTCGTAGAAGAATATTACATGAATGATGACGAATCATCAAAAGAAAAACTCAAAGAAGTTAATAATGTATTAACTAAACTAGAAATATTATTATCTAAAATTAACGAAGAAAGCAAATGATGTACGTAATTATAGGGTTTATTGTTATTTCTACATTATCATTCATATTAACGATTAAATATAGTTCAAAAAGAGCAACAGAAGAGGAAGAATTGTATTTAAAAGAATATGATAATAAAAATAAGAAAAGGCGTTGAAAAATAAATATAGTGTAGAAGAATTACACTTTATACTATTCAATAATAGGTCACTAGAAGGTGTTCTACTCAACTTTGTTGATTGGACAGAATATAGTCCTGAATTAATAGAAATAGAAAAACAATTTAGTTTTATTAAAAGTCAATTCGACGAACATAAAACAATTGAAGTGAATTCAGATGAATTGAATTTACAAGCAGAAGACATAAATTATTCCATCCAAGACCTACAAAAATACACAGAACTTGTAGAAGAATCTCACCAACACTTATTATCAAAGAATTTTGAATATCAATGGTTAATTGACCGTGGTATCAATGAAAATCTTATCAAAAAATATAAATTATCCTCCCTATCACACATAAAAGACGAAGATGCGCTTATTAAAATTGGTGCAACATGTCATCCATTATTAAAACCAATCTTAGATGATGGTTTAGAAGGTGGAGGTATTGTTATTCCCTTATATGAAAATGGTATTCTTAAAAATATAACAACTAGAAAAATATCAGATATTGGTAAATTGAAATATACTCAATCTTGTCCTGAATTAGATGTTTATAATTCTGATAAAATTAATAAAGGTGACGAGATATGGATAACTGAAGGAATATTTGATATGTATGCATTATCTGAACAGGATTTAAAATCAGTGTCAGTGTCTTCTGCTATGTGGTCAGGTTTACAATTATATAAATTATTATTATTGGAACCTTCTAAAATAAATATTTTTTGTGATGATGATAAAGTTGGTTTAAAAACTGGTAGAATGTTACAAAAATTCTTCTTGATGAGGTCTATACCATCAATGACTTACATTTCTAGTGAATGTAAAGATGCGTCAGAACATTTTTTTCAAGAGAAATTAGAATTTGATAAAGTAAATGAAATTGATATCACCAAAGAGATGATAGATGATAAAGAAGATCAATCTTTCAATTTCACCAACTATATTAAAAATAGAAAATTTTAATTTTAATATATAGTATTATGTTAACTAATTATGATAATTTTTTAGAAAAAAAATCTGTATGGGAAAAGTTTATATGGGATTTAAAAGAATGTTTGAGTATTAATGGTGGTTTTAGTGGTACAAATTTAGCTTCTAGAGGTGATACTTTAAAATATATATATGATGGCGTTGTAGAACATATATATGAATATTTTCACGAACATGGTCAATGGAGTGGTAGTAAATTCGAACTCATTGAACATATTAAAAAACATATGACTATTGAACAATTCCACGATAATACTTATAGTTTTTATGCGATGGACGGAGAAGTCGATTATTTCTTTTATAAAATACTTGGCGATAATAAAGATGTAGAATTAGGTGGTTTTAACTTAAAAGATACAGGCGGCGAATATGATAATATAATTAGATATGGATATGGTTACACAAAAACAGAATACGGTAAATTATGGATAACTAACTCCAATTATACTTTTAAAAGTTTTGAAGATGATGCAACTAATAAAATTATAAGATGTTTAAATAATGAAGATTATCCTGAGGTTGATGAACATTTAAATAATTCACTTAAAATGTGTAGTTTAAAGAATTTGATTAAGATTCTAAAAAACACAACATCAACAACTATTATACCTAAAAATGTAATAGATATTATTGATGGAAGATCAAGTGAGTCAGATGAAATAAAACCTTTACTAAAAGATCAACATGGTTTTATAGAAGCAAGAAACATGGGAATACTATAATGAAAAATTACGATAAACATACTATATTACGAACACACAAAAACATGGATGTAGATGAATTTCTTCATCTTATAAAAGAACAAGTCGATAAATTTAACGAAGATAATAATTATTATTATTCTGCCTCTTCTTTTGTTACATATGATAGATTACCAGATGCTGATGAACTTTATGATAATGTTGTGAGTTTTGTTGCTGAGGGTTTAGGAATAACACCAATTGAATTTGAAGATATATTTAGAAAAAAAGTATTATTACAAGATCTGCAATCTACTACACATATAAAAGGTTTTCTTCAAAGTGATGGATCTATGGATATGTTTTTATATAAACTCACAGATGGTCAAACTAATTTGGGTGGCGATGATTATAGATTTGATAATCTTCCTATCGAAGATGTTATTATAAAATATGGCTATGGTTATTTAGATTCAAAATATGGTAGGATGTGGGTAGAACAGAGTTATAAAACAACAGAAGAATTAGAAAAAGCGATTGCTATTAGAATATCGAAATTACCAGAAAATAGTTGGATTTTCAGAGATCTAAATGTTCATCTTGAAAAATCTAATATAATAAATGTAATACTAAAGAATTATCCTTTTGCTATTAATAATATTAAAACTTTATTAACAAAGAAACAAAAAGAAAAATATAAAGCAGAAATACAAGCAGCTAAACTTGGAATATTATGATACCCTATCTTGGAGAAAAATCCAAATTTAAAAAATTCATTTTGCCTTACACACCTAACTTTACATGTTATGTTGAACCTTTTGGTGGTATGTATGGAATAGGATTGTCAATTAACAATCCTCTTATTAGTGTATATAATGATATTAATAAAGATAATTATTATTTATTTCGACACTTAAAAAACCCACATTTTACAAATCTAATTGAGAATATAGAATCAAGTGAAGAAAAATATCTTGAATTTAAAGACACTATTAATGAAGGAACTCAACAAGAAAAATCTTTGAAATATTTATATTTATTATGTCATTGTAATGCGGTTGGAGATATTGGATCTGGTTATAGTGATAAAATGTCTTGGGGTAATATATCAGATTTTAAAGATAAATATCAATATGTAAATTACGTATTAAACGAAGATTATAAATATGTGATAAATAAATTCGATTATAGAAATACATTTTTCTATATTGACCCACCGTATTATGGTTTTGAACATAGATACGATAATCATGATTTTACAAAGGAATCACATGAAGATTTATTTTTCTTATTAAAAAACATTAAAGGTAAGTTCATGTTATCTTGTTATGATTTTTATCTAGTACCAGAATACTCTAAATTCTGTAACATCGTTAAGAAAAAATATTCTTATCACGAAGAACTATTAATAATGAATTATTAATAATATTTTTTTATTCTAAAAATTTCCTTAAATTTCTCAATTAATAATTAAAATCATAAATATGAATAAAAAAGAATTTTTGAAAAAATACGTTAATACACCATCACCTAGTGGGTATGAAGTTTTACTTGGTGGTCAAATGGTGTGGGTTAACTATATTAAACAATATGCTAAAAAAGTAGATGTTGATGATTATGGTAACGCATATGCATATTTTGGTGACTTAAACAGCGATTATACTGTTTTAATTGATGCTCATGCTGACGAAATTGGATTTTTTGTACATGATATAACTGATAAAGGCTTTATCAAAGTTGGTAGACTTGGAGGTTCTGATGTGCATATTACTCCTTCATCTAGGGTTGATATTTGGAGTGAAAAAGGTAAAGTTAATGGTGTTTTTGGTCATCCAGCCATTCACGTTCAAGATAAGACATTTAAAGTAGAAATAAGTAAGTGTTTTATTGATATTGGTGTTTCAAGTAAAAAAGAAGTTTTAGATAAAGGAATTGAGGTTGGAACTCCTATTACAATGACAGATGGTTATATGGATTTAGGAGAATATCATTGTGGTAGATCATTAGATGATAAAATCGGTGGTTATATTACATCACAAGTTCTAAAGAAATTGAGTAAAAAGAAAATAAAACTTGACTATAAATTAGTTATTGTTAATGCAGTTCAAGAAGAAGTAGGTTTATATGGCGCTAAAATGGCTTCAAATAAAATAGAACCTAATGTTGCGATTGCAATTGATGTGACACATGACACTACAAGTCCAGCATATGATGCTGCTAAATTAGGATCTATAACTGCTGGTGAAGGTATTGTTTTGGCTAATGCTCCATCTATTCACAAGAATGTTTTAAAACTTTTGAAAGATGTTTGCAATGATGAGAAATTACCCTATCAATTAATTGCGATGGGACGAAGTTCAGGAACAAATGCAGATTCTTATTCTTATCCTCATGGTATTCCAACAGGATTATTGAAAATGGGTATGAGATATATGCACACAACAGTAGAAACTGTTCATAAAAAAGACGTAAAAGATGCAATAAAATTATTGTATAAAGTATTGTTAAATAAAGGTATTAAAGGACCTTTTAATTATTTGGAGGTATAATATGGGTAAAATAACTAAATCAGATGTCTATAAAACTATTATTGACGTACAAGTTCAAAGTGGTCAAGGATTGTCAGGAATTGTAAAAGTAAAATCTAGTGAATATGCTTTATACATAGATGAATTGATCGAGGAAGGACTTGTTAAAAGATGTCATACTGGTGGTTCTATAGGGCATCCAGAATCAAATTGCTTTTACATGCCAACAAAAGGATATAATGTCTGGGAAGATGAAGGTACTGATGGTGAATATCACAAACATAAAGGAATATATTTACATTTTGTAAGATTATATTTGGGTATTTTAGAAAAACATGATATTGATGATGATAGAGAGAACTTAGAAAAGTTTATTAGTCCTTCTGATTTGAATATAATTAGGAATCCTAAACTTATGAAAGATTATTCAAAATGGTTGAAGAGAAATTCTGGTGAATTGGAAGTTATGTTAAAACTTGATAATTTGTATGTTAATGATATATCCTTCAACGATGATGAGATTGAAAAGATTAAGAGTAAGGATTGGTGGAAAGATAATGAAATTATAAGTAAATGTTTAGTTGATTCTGAAGATCAAGTTGGTAATGAGAAAAAAATAATTTCTATTAGTAATCAATTACTTGGTTTGTATAATACAGATGTAGATAAACATAAAGTTGAGATACAGAAAGCCGAAGAAGATATTGAAAGATCTAAGGATGAATTATTTTTAAGAAAGAAATTAAGAAATTGGTTTAATTTACAAGATGAAAATGTTAATATTAAAGAATTAATAAAATGATAAATAAAGTAGATGCATGGCAAACAGAAGATGGTCAATTATTTCTTGAAGAAAAAGAAGCAATTAAACATGACACTGAAACTAAGAAAAAAGTAGAAAGAGAAAAAATCCTTAAAGAGAAATCAGAATGGATTAAAGAATATGTTTTAAAAGAAAGAGATGATGAATCTATTAAATTAGAAGATATAGGAGATCCATATTATGGCGCTTATTGGGGATGGGATTGTAATCATATAGATAATCCTATTGATAAATGTGTATATGTTTATGTGAATGGATATTATAGTGATGAATGTTGTGTTTTTTGTGGTGACCCAGAAGAAAGAAAATAAAATGACAAAAAATTTTTAATATATAAACATATGTTAAATTTTGGTAATTTTATTATAGAAAGATCAGGATATTCAACAGAAGTTGAAGAATTAACTACTTATATAATAAATTATGTTGAAAATAAAGAGGATTTAAAAAATATTGAAGAAATAGATGTTAAAATACTTAATATAGGTATATCCAAAATAATTATAGAATTCAAAGAAGATTATGCAAAATTGAATAATAGATTTTCATCATTTGATCAACATAAATCAGAATATATTCCAAATGGTTCGATTATATATTTGGTTTTAGATTCATATAAGACAACTCATGGATTATTAAATCACGAATTGTTTCATGCTTATGATTGGGTGAAAAATAAAGGCAAAGAATTAACAAGTGTTGATGAAATGTCAATAATTTCAATGTATGATTTTTTTAAAAATGATAAACAAATATCTACAATCATAGATGTGTTTTATTCTTTATCGTCAGCTGAAGTAAAAGCGGATTTTAGTAAAATTGTTTACGAAATAAAAAATTATGAATTAAATGAAAATGAAACAATTGATAATTTAGTTAAAAAAAGCGATTTTTATCAAAATTTTTATTATTTAAAGGATATAAATTTATTGCAACTTTTTAATGATTTATCAGAACTTAAATTGAACAAATTTTTATCAGCGTTTGAATTATTAAAAAAATTAAAACATGGTGAAGAAGAAGAATTATTTATAAATAATTCTTCTAAAAAAGAACAAAAATTATTTATAGATAACTTTTTAAAAATCTACAACAATCAAATAAAAAATTATTCTCGATATATATCAAAGTTGTTTTCCTTTTTTGAAAATAAAATGACAAAAAATTTTTAATTTTAAAAACTTTTAACTACTTTTGTGATAAATATAAAAATAGAAAAATTTGACTTTTTACGGTCAATATATAATAATACGAAAAAATTGATATAAAAATGAATTTAAACTTTAACATAATGGCAGTAGTAGTACGCACAGGGACTCCGACGAGACCCGTGGCCGGCACCGTTATACCTACACTGTTAGAGTTTGAGGATTTGTAATTTAATCCTCCATATATCAAACCACAACCTCGACCAGTGTTTCAAACCATTGGTTGAGGTTTTTTGTTTTCTGGAGTAAGTTCTTTGATTTTTTGTAATAATATAGGCGCGATCCATTGGCGTGGTTGCCTCACTTGGACTGAGGATTATTGTGAGTTCGACTCTCACCGCTTATACAAATAAATACCTCAGTAATCCGTTCTGTCTTCGAAACAGTTATCGGTAATTGGAATTGAAAATGTGGGTTCGAGTCCCACTTGGGGTTCTATATATTCCTCCTAAGCATTTAATGGATTATGTCCGGTCTTGTAAATCGGGGAAGTCGGCTCGATTCCGACAGGGGGATCAAGAAATAAGCGAATGTGGTGTTTAATGGTTAGCATATAACTCTTCCAAAGTTGAGGTGACGGTTCGAATCCGTTCATTCGCTCAAATTTCATGTTCGAGGTTTTAATTTTAATATATAAAATTAAAACCTCGAACATGAAAAAATTATCAACAAAAATATTAGTTTTTGCTAAAAAGTACAAAGCAGTTAAATTACTTGGTGGTTCTTGTAAAATGTGTGGTGAAGATAATATATTAAAATTGTGTTTTCATCATATAGATGATAAAAAAGAATCATTAAATGTTTTAAGAAATTATAGCTGGAATATAATAGAGAAAGAGTTAAAAAAGTGTGAATTATATTGTCAAAATTGTCATCAAGAATTACATGAAAAAATTGGCAAAGTTTCTAATAAGAGACACAACAAACACATTTATTTAAAATATTTAGGTGATGATAAATGTTATATATGTGGATATAATAAATGTAATTCGTCATTAAATTTTCATCATGAAAGAAATAAGGATTTTATTTTAAGTGATATAACTAGTAGATTTGATAGTATAAAAGATTTGAGTGAAAAAGTACAAAATGAATTAGATAAATGTAAAATAATATGTAGAAATTGTCACACAATAAAACATACAGATTCAAAATTTTTCTACGAAAATCTTGATGAAATTATAGAAAAATCTAATAATTTGAAATATAAACAACCAAAAATTGATAGAGAAAAAGTTTATGATATGTATTTTAATCAAAATATTAAACAAGTTAAAATTGCTGAATATTTTTGTGCTTCAAAAGGCACTATTAGTGATATAATTAAAAAATTGAAAATGTGTTAATGCTTTCGTGGTGTAATGGATGCACAAGGGTCTTCTAAACCCTTAGTGGGGGTTCGAGTCCCTTCGAGAGTACTATAGTTTCGTAGCTCAGTTGGTTAGAGTGTTTGCTTGACGTGCAAGAGGTCATGAGTTCGAATCTCATCGAGACTACAAACGCTCCTGTAGCTCAATTGCGTAGAGTGCTGCCGTTACATGGCAGAAGTTGTTGGTTCGAGTCCAATCGGGAGTACAAAAATGGGACCTTCGTATAGAGGCTATTATTTCTGACTTGCACTCAGAAGACACGGGTTCGATTCCCGTAGGCTCCACATGAAAGATTTAGATAATATTAATAAAATAGTAGAAAATCTTGATTCTGAAACATTTTATTTATTTCTTAATGACTTAAATGTTATTAAAGATTATAAAAGTAAATTAGAAAATGGATATACTTTAACAAAAGAAGATAAACAATGGTTTGAATATTTTGCTGAAAAATTAGACAATTTATATTCAAATGTTGGAAAAATTTCATGGTCTACGTTTGAAATATCAACCTAAAAATAAATAAAAGATTATGAAAATGCTGGAAGCAATGATGGTCTTTATAAGAAAGGCCTAACAAGAAAAAATAAGAAGAAACAAAAACATTCAAATAGTTTTAATGAAATATTTTGTTTCTTTCTTAAATCTTACCGATGCAATATACTTTCCTTTTCTGGAACGTATAATCCTGAAATTATATTTGATATTAATGGTAAAAATTGTAAAATCTGTATGAAAGAATTTGATAATGGTTTATATAAAGATAAACCAATTTATACTAAACATCCAAACATATTAAATGGAGTTATTAAAAGTAAAAAGAGTTGGGGACTTTGGGTAAAAGAGTGGAGTATAGGAATTTCAGAGTGTGATTTTACGAGATTAGAGATACTTAAAAATTTTGAAGAGTATGACATTAAAATACCAAATTCATTTCTTAAAGAGTTTGATATTAGAATTGGGAAAGAAAAAATTAGGAGATATGAACGAGATTTTTAATTTTTAATTTTATTGAAGCAAGATAAATAATCTAAATATTACACTGTGTAAATGACAATTATACCTAGTTTTTGTTTCTCCTTCAGGAGTATTGCAAAAATAATAATTTAATTGTTTATCTAATAATTTATTTACTTTTGTAACTATTTCATTAAACAATTTTTGATATATTTCACTTGAAATACCATTACTGAAATCATATTCACCAAAAGTTTTAATTATAATATCTATTTCTTTTTCTTGATCTTCTGGTTCAATTTTAAGTTTGAATTTTTCTTCACTTAATTTAATTTCTGATTTGATAATTTCTGTGAATTTATCAATATTATCAAACATTTTAAAATTTTTAATCATAAAAAGTATATTAATTATATTAAAATAGGTTTTTTGTTTACTGCCATATAAAAGTTTGAATATTTGAAGTCTTCTGTTACTTCTTTACCAAACCAATCTTCTGATACATATTCATCACATTCTTTTAATGTGTTGAATTCTATTTCTAACATATAAAGATCTTTAAATTCATTTTTAAATATGTCTATTTGTATTATATTATTATTTACGCCAGTATATTCATATCTATGTTTGTGTATTGTGTATTCTCGACATAGTGGCCAAAATGTAGAAAATTGAGGCTTCCAAATAACAGATTCTCTTTCTTCTCTATCTTTTAGTCCAGCGCCTTTTATTGTCATTGTATATTCTTCACCAATTAAATCATTTGAATATCTCATATAAAGAGATTGTCTCAATCTTATTGTAAGCTCACCATCACTTTTCATATAACCTTGTGTTATATTAATATAAGGCATTTTTGTTAGTTCTGGTAAATCTTTTTTATTTATTAACCATTTTCTTTCGATTTCTCTGTTTTTCATGTTTCTCTGTTTTTCGATAAAAATTCTTATAAATTTAATAAAATACTATTAAATAAAAAATTCTTTAAAATTTCCATTTTTTACTTCGTTACTATATCACCTGGTTTAATCATATTATTTATTATATCTTTTAAATGAGTTTTGAGTAATCATGTTATATTTAACACCTTTAAATTCTTGTAAATTATTACTATTTGTATATGACATAGCAGAACTTAAATAATGTTTAAAGTTATCTACCCAGCCTTCTAATGTATATTCTACAGGGTTCATTTTAGTTATACCCTCGGATGTTTTCAATACTTTATTTCCTAAAGATTTTTGAACTTCTTTAGTACTCATTCCTCTAAATTTTTTAAAGAATTTTGTACCATTTTTAAACATTTTAACTGTATCTTCATGATATTGATCAATTAAAGATCCAGGTTCTGTTCCCCAGTCATGTTTAACATTTTGTGTGTATGTATCAGCACAACTTTCTAATGCTTTGTTGAAGACTCCACCACTCATACAGAAATCTGCACCTAGTGCAAAACTTTTAATAAAATCTCGATCTTCTTTTAAACCACCATCCATTATAATATTAGCCGGTTTATTTAATGTTAGTGATATGTCATAACATTCATTTATTAAAGATGCTGATGGGTAACCTAAACCTAGTTTTTCTGTTGTAAGGCAACCTGAACCGTTTCCTATAGTACATCTAACTCCCCAGACACCTAAATCAGATAATATTTTGTAAGTTTCTGGATTTGCTATATTACCAACCATTATTTCTAACATATCATTATATTTATCTTTTAATGATTTGATTTGGTTGTGTAATTTGGTCATATGAGCATTAGCTATGTCAATTAAAATAAATAATCTATTATTTTTCAAATAATCTTGGATAAGATATGATCTTGAATCAACTTTCGTGCCAGTTATATCAGATAAAAATAAATTATCAATATCATTTAAACCATAAGAAAACCATAAATATTCTGAATTTTCATCATAAGGCAAATCATAAATATCATTTATTGTCCTTGGTAAAACAACACGTATACCATTTTCTAAAAATATTTTATAATTTGTTAAATTCACTACCGTGTCCATTGGTGCTGTGAATAATGGTAACATACCATTTTCATCATATACGGGAATATTATCTCTACTTACTATGTCAGTTATTGTAGATGGTTGTATTAAAATGTCGTCAAAATCAAATTTCATATTTTTACTTTTATATATAAAATATATTAGATAATGTTTGAATCATTACTTAAAAATTATTAAAAATATGCCTGTAAAGTATAATACTATGATTTTTGTTGAAAAATCTATCAAAAAACATGGACTTAGATATGATTATTCTTTAGTGAATTATATTAAAAATAGTTTATGTGTTAATATCATTTGCAATAAACATGGAATTTTTAAACAAAGACCAGATGTCCATATGAGAGGTGGTGGTTGTACAAAATGTTCATCAGAACATAAAAACGAATTGTTTTCTCTTAAAAACGATGATTTTATTAGAAAATCAAAATTAAAACACGGTGATAAATATATTTATGATTTAGTTGAATATGAAAATAATAAAACCAAGGTTAAAATTGTGTGTCCAGAACACGGTGTTTTTGAACAAGAACCAAGATCTCATTATGTTTCTGGATGTCCAAAGTGTGATGGTACATATAGATCTAATACGAAAGAATTTATTAAAAAATCAAAATTAAAACACGGTGATATGTATGATTATTGTGATGTTAAATATGTAAATGCAATTTCAAAAGTTGAAATTATATGTGATAAACATGGTACATTTAATCAAACACCGAACAACCACCTATCTGGTAAAGGTTGTCCAATATGTAGAATGTCTCATGGTGAAACACAAATAAGAAATTATCTATCAGATAGAAATATTGACTTTGAAATTCAATTTAGATTTAAAGATTGTAGAAATAAGTTACCATTACCTTTTGATTTTTATTTACCAAAACATAATTTGTGTATTGAATATGATGGTGAACAACATTTTAGAGAAAATAAAATTTGGAAAAAATTAAAAGAAACACAAAACAATGACGAAATAAAAAATCGATATTGTAAAGAAAACAATATCGATTTGATAAGAATACGTTATGATGAAAATGTTATACAAATATTAGAATCATTCTTTATAATATGATGTTATCAAGTTGATCACCAATTAACCATTCTTTAATACCATATTTAGAAATTTCCTTAGATCTTTCTAATATTGAATTTAAATCAAATGTGGTAAATTTTGATAATTTTGATGTTATAGGTAATTTTTGTGTTTTATAAACTTTATCTCTTTTTTCGTAATAAAATTTAGAAAAAGAGTTTTTTCACATAATGCAGACATTGCATTTATCGAAGAATGAAATCAAATTTCATTTTCAATATGTTTTAAAATTGGTTTAAATCTCCAGAATATTTTAGATTCTGCTTCTTTATGTGTTAAGAATTCAGCATAATCTATTTCTTCTGGTTGTAATTGTTCTATGGATATAATATCACTTATAAAATTATTTGGTAAATATACAATATAATAATATACTGTTTTATAATGTTCGCCTTTTTTATTTTTATATTCTATTTTATATTCTGGTTCAGTATTTATCATAGATATTGGTATATCTATTCCGATTTCTTCTTTAGTTTCACGAATTGCAGCATCAATTTTAGATTCTCCTTCGTGTATTTGTCCTTTTGGAATGCTATAAAAATTTTGTCTTTTACTATTAGCGGGATGTCCTAATAATAATTTATTATCTTTAATTAAAGCTAAACCAGCTGATTTATAAATATTAGTTCCAGAAGTCATCGTTTTCGTTCATTTTATCACCAATATCTTTTAATTTGTTGAGTAATATTTTATCGTTTTCTCTATTTGGAAATTCTTCTTCAGTACAATCTTTAAATTTTTCTTTTATTGTAGGTATAGATTTTTTCATCTTATTTTTATACTCTTCCTCTTCAAAGTTATAATTCATTATCAATATTTCAGTTCCTTTCACATCTTTGTTGTCTGAAAAAGAAGCAGAACTTCTAAAGAAATCTTTAGATTCCCAATTGTATTTTGTATTTGGATACCATTTTTCTAATTGTGGATAATTATAGTAAGATAGAGACCATTTTGCTTTAGTATTTTGTAATAAATTAGCTAATCTTTCATGACCACCAACACCAAACATACTATCATCTTTAACACCATACCAATCAAGTCTTTTACCTTTTGGATCGAAATAAGGTGGATCTAAATAGAAGTAAGTTTCTTCACTATCATATTTTTTAATTAAATCTTCAAAATCAAATAATTCAAAGTCTGTGATACTTTCAAGTTTTTCTTGAATTGCTTTTTTATTTAGTTTATTAATAAATGTTTGTAATTTATATTTTCCATTGGTTGCAATACCTGAAAAACCTGCAGCTTTAGGAAAACAACCATTAAACGCTGAAGTTATTAAAAATGCATATTTAACTGCTGCATCATAGTCACCTATTTCAAAAATAGGATCTTCTAAGAATTTATTTTTATCTCTACAATGTTTATATTCATAATACAAATCTTTATAAACTTGTTTATATTCTGGTGTTTTAAATTTGTGTGGATTGTATAAAAATCCACCTGGTTTTAACTCACTTTCAATTTTTGCAAGTAATTTTTGATGATCTTTAGCACAATACATAAGATTTAACATATATTTGTTAATATCGTTATATACAACTTTATCACAATGTGTGAAATCATTTTTTGTATTAAAATAAATCCAAAAAGCACCTGAAAAAGGTTCTACGTATGTTTTAATGTTTTTTGGAATAAATGGATATATCCACTCACCCATTTTTGCTTTTCCTCCGAAGTAACTAATCAATTTTTTGTTTATTGTTTTTTAGTTTTACATCATTTTATATGTTTAAATAAAAATTTTGTTTATTTTTTATTTTAGATATTAATGGTTATATTCAATTATGGAAAAAACTGAAATAATTAGTAAATTAAATAATAGTAAAAAACTTTTAGAAAGTATTAGAACAGATCTCATGACCAGTCATGGTATGTCGAAAAGATGTGTTGAATGTATTTATTTACAAAATTCTATTAAAATAATTGAAAAATTAATTAAGGATTTAATGAAAAGATTAGACACGAATGACTCGAACATTCAGTAACCCACCTTCCTCCAATCATCTACCTATTTAAGGTCTTGAACGGGAACTAAGCGAAGGATGTCCCTAGAAGGATATTAAATGACTAATTTTTAAGATTAATAAATAGTTTAAAACTTAGGACATTTTCTAAAATTGACTCACCTTGAGCAGGTATATTATCATTATTGGAATCACCAATATCACTTCGTTTTACTTGGTCAGAAATATCAACATTTATAAATTCACCACCCCTTATTTCTTGTCCTAATATAATACCATTTATAAATTTACCACCAAAAATTATACCAGATTCAAATCTTCCATTTTTCCATGTGCCGTTATACCAAACACCACCTTTCCAAACACCATATCTCCATTCACCATTTCTAAAAACACCATAAGTCCAAGCACCATTATACCATAATCCATTGTTCCAAATTAATGTTTCTTTAGATATTTCAATGTCTGCATTTTCAATTTCAGCATCTAAAATCCAACTAAAATTTTCTGATATTAATATATCGTCTATTTTGTATTGTTCTGTATAGGTTTCACCTTTATATGTTAATGATTTGTATCTCATAATGATATATATTTTAATTTAAAATCGGTTTAAAATTTAATTTAATTTGAGTTTCATTATCATCTATATATAAAATTAAAGAATTTTAAAAACTAAAAATCAAATATAAAGTATAACAAAAAAATATAAAATATAAAATGACAGAGAAGTTTAAAAATAATAAGACTAAAGAAATAGTACATATAGTTGATAATACTAATGATATGTTTATTGAATTGAGTAATGGAGTACAAATAAAAAGAGATTTGTTTGTTAATATGTTTACTCCGTATTATGATTATTTAGAAACTGTCGACCCTGAATCTTTTATGAATCAAAAGACACAAATAAAAGTTGAAAAACCTATGACACCAGAACAAAAAATGCAAGCTGATATTGCTAATAACAAAAAGAAAATACAAGAAAGTACAAAATTTTTACAAAATACTGGGCAATTACCACCTCAAAATATAGAAGTAGTAGATGCTATAGATTTTTTATATGGTAATAATAATTCTATAATGGAAGTTTCAAATCAACTTAAAAATGTAGATACAACAAAAGTTGCTGATGTTCCTGAAAGTATGAAAACAGAGGTTAAAATGAATGAGAATAATGTTAAACAAGAAGATGGATTATCACTTGAACAAAGGGCTGATTTAGTAAGGAGAGAGTGGAATACTACAGCAGAACAAAGAGGCGAACTAAAAATGACAACTAGATTGAATGAAGAAGATTTGTCTAAATTTAAACAAGTGGATGAAGATGATCCAAATGTAGTTTTACAAATTAAACAAAATGTTCCACAAAAACCTAAATCTAAAGTTAATCCTGAAACTGGGTTAACACCAAGAGAAGAACTTATAAGAAAACAACAAATTGATGCAGGTCAAGGTGATCCATACTCACAAAGAGTGATGGAATGGCAGGCTCAAAAAGCAATTGAAGCTCCTATTGTTAATACTGATGAAGTTCTTAATAAAATTAATACAGATGTTATGAAACAACCAGTTGAACAAACAATAGAACAACCTATACAAAATAATGCTGTAAATAATATGGCTAATAGTATGTTTGATATGTTGGAAAAAGTATATAATATTTCTATTGATATAAGTATAAAAGAAAAAATAGCCGAACCAGCATTTATTAGAATGTTTGCAAAGAATCTAAAAGGTGATGTTATTGATTATTATGCTCAACAAATGTTAAAAGATTTGTTAGGAGATATACCAGGATTGAAAAAGAAAATCTATAATAAAATTAAGTCAGAGGTTTATGGTGAACATAAAGAATTGTTTGATGAAATGATTGATAATTCTAAAAAAGATGAAGAAATTGAAGAAGTTATTGAATCAGTTAAAGAAAATAATAATCTTGTTAAAACAGAATCTATTATTGTTACACAAGAAAAAAAGTTGATACCAGGTAAAATAACTAAAACAGGTAAACAACAATATAAATTTGTAAATGAAAAAGGTAAAGTTATAGATTGTTTACCAGAAACAGCAAAGAAAAAAGGTTATAAAGCGCATGTCGAAAATTAATAAACAATATATTTATTCTGCTATTAGGATACGAAAAGAGTATTTTATTGAATTAGAAAAAATAAAAGAAAAAGAAAAAATTCTAAATCAATATAAAGGAGAAATAAATAATATTTATTCTCTGTTAGAGGGGATGGTTAAAGATTATAATGGTATAGTTGAAACTGATGAACCATTTCAAAAAGAGTTAAATTCTAAGTTGAATGATATTGAAAGAGTTATGTTACAGACACAAAAAGAATTACAACCTAATTTTGAAAAAATTGAATCTTTAAAAGAAGAGAGTACTACATTATATAATAATATTTTAGAAAAATATCCTGGTATTACACAAGAAGAAATACAAGATCAAATTATACCACTTTTAGATAAAGAATAAACTTTTTTAGAAAAATTCAGTATAAATAGAATAATATATAAAATAAAAAAGTAAATATGGCAAATCAAAATGGAAAAGGCCCAAATGAAAACGGACCTAGAACAGGAAGAGGTTTAGGTAAATGTAAACCATCAGAAGAAAATAATTCTAATAATGGACAAAGAAATGGTAGAGGTGTAGGTAGAGGTCAAGGTAGACAACGTTCTTAAAAAATATGGGGCATACAGGCTTTAGACACTCTCGATGAAGGTTAGTAAGCAGATCTTGTCAAATCTCAGTTCAAGTAAAATACGGAGATAAACAATTTTAAATGGCAATATAGAAATAGCCGATGATATCTTTGATATTGTAACTTCACAAGAAGCAGTTGTTGAATCTGCTCTGGAAGTGGTTGCCTAGACAAATCAACAAGTACGACACGTCTAATCGTATTTAAATAAAATAGAATAGGGATTTTTCAATTTTCCTGAAATAAAAAAGATTGAATATTTTGTTTGTTTGTGAAAAAATAAAATATATCTGTAGAAAGCGAACTGGAACTTGTTGTGAACTCGGGTTTAAATTCGGACCCCTTATATGGTAACATATAATGAAAAAACTGGGTGAATTGCTGGAACCCTAAGTCTTTTAAAAAAAGATACGGCAATCAGCAGCCAAGCTATTAATTTAGAAATGGAAGGTTCAGAGACTAGATGACATACATCCTAGAGCGCCCGGCAACCTAATTAGGTTGATGATATAGTCCACGCCATTAAGAAATTTTTGGATAAAAAAGCGAATCCCGAATGCTCCACTAAAAAAAGCCACATTATGTGGCTTTTTTGTTTTATGTATTTGGAATAGTATTGAATTGAACCTCGTAGTTTTAATATATAGTTAAAAATAATATGAAAAATGAAATATACTTGTGAATATTGTGATGAAGAATTTGATAATGCTAAAATTAAAGCCAATCACATAAGATGGAAACATAAAAAACCTTCAAAGGATAATCTTATTAAAGCCAGACACAAAAGAATGATAAATGAGCAAGGAGTTGTAACTGATTATGAAGTAATATGTAATAATTGTGGTGTTAAATTTAATGTAAAAGAACCATCTAAAAAATTTCCAATTAAAGAAAAATATTTTTGTAGTCGATCATGTGCAAATACGAGAGAACATAGTAAAGAAACTAAAGATAAAATAAGTAAATCAATTATTTATAAATTAAATAATGATTTAGAATATAGAGAAAAATGTATTCAAAATTTAAGAGGACCAAATAATAGTAGATGTTCTTCGAAGGGTGAACGTGAAATAAGAAAGTATCTCAAAAAAATATATGGTGAACATAATGTTAAATCACATAGGATAATAACATTTAATAAAATTGATAGTAAATCTGTTGATATAACTTTTTCTGACAGGAAATTATTTATTGAATATGATGGTATTTGGCATAGATCAAAAGAATTATATGAAAAATTAGGCACACCAGAAAAATATGAAAAGGTTGTTCATCTAGATAAATTGTTAGATGAATATTGTCTAGATAATAATATTAAATTAATTAGAATAATTGAAGAAGAATATAAATCGAATAAGAAAAAATATTTAAAGGAACTTCTTGATAATATAAATACTTAAAATAATCCGAGTTTACCAGCTTCGCTAAAGTATTTATATTTTTCTTTTAATTTATCTGTTTTATACGTTTTCCTTATACTTCGCCATCTATCTTCGTCAGCATCAATGAATTTTTCAATATAATCTTCTAGAGAAAAATCTGGTTGTTTCAAAAAACCAGAAACGAGTTTTTCTACATCATAGTAATTAGGACCTGTAGTAGCATATGAAGTGCCTTTTGAGAAGTTTAAACTAGCATTATAAAAACCGATTCTTTGTAAGATATTTTTAGTTATGATATTATTTATATCACCATCATAATATTCAGATAACTTTGATAGAAATTCAGGTCTCGTGATAAAATCTGTTATTCCTAATGGATCTGAACGCAAATTACCATTTAAATTAAAAACATAATTTGATATTTCTTTCGTAAGAATTCCTTTTTTTTTCTAACATTTCTGTGATTTTAATCATGTTTTTTCCTGTTTTACCTGCTGTAAATAATTGAAATATTTTTGAGTATATAATTCTAGATAAATCTTTACTTTTATTTGCATTTTTAAATAAGACTAACTGATCTATATACAGTTCTATGAAAAAATTTTGTCTTTCATCATTATATTGATTTGTATTTAAAATTTTTGCTAATTTTTCTAGTGAATAGTACATACCTTTATTTTTCTTACCAGAAAATCCTATAAAGTATTTCAATGTTTCTTCATCTAGATTTTTGTAATTGTAACCAACTTCATTACGTATTATTGAAGGATAGATATCTTTAAACACTTCATCTTTTATTAATTCAGAATATTCAGAATTTTCTTTAAAATGTCTCAAAAAGTATTTCATATATTGTTCTAAATATTCATTTTTACTCTTCTTGTCTAGTATTTTATAATTTTCATCATTTTTTAATTCTGTAAAATATTCTTTTACTGTTTCTGGATCTTTATCATATAAACCTACATGCTTTTTAAGACCGACATTTAACTTAGTGCCAACCATACTCTGCCAAGATTCATATTTTTTTAAATATTTCATATCTGTATATATTAAAAAAGCCATCCAAAAAATTAATTTCTCTACAAATATATAAACTACTATTTATTGTCAAATGTTATTTTCTCACCATCATAGTCAATTAAAATAGCATCATCTTTTTTAACTTCATCTTTTAAAATTGACATTGATAAATCATCTAAAATTGTATCTTGTAATGTTCTCTTAACTGGTCTAGCTCCAAATTGAGGATCATATGATTTTAATGTTAAATAATCAAGAGCTTTTTCTGTTAATTCTAATTCAACGTCTGGTAATCTTTTCTTGATTGAGTTAAATTGTAATACTACAATTTTTTTAATTTCTTCTCTTGTTAATGGTTGAAATGTCACAATTTCATCAATTCTATTTAAAAATTCTGGTCTTACAGTATTTTTTAAAACTTCCATTACTTCATCATTGGTTTTTTTAATAACTTCTTCTCTATTTTCATCAGTTAATTTTTCAAAATTTTCTCTAATAATATGAGAACCAATATTAGAAGTCATAATAATAATAGTGTTCTTAAAATCAACAGTTCTACCTTTATTATCAGTTAATCTACCATCATCTAATACTTGTAATAAGGTATTAAATGTATCAGGGTGAGCTTTTTCAATTTCATCAAATAAAATTACTGAATAAGGTTTTCTTCTTACCTGGTCTGTTAATTGACCACCTTCTTCATAACCAATATAACCTGGAGGGGGACCGATTAATTTAGCTACGGCATGTCTTTCCATATATTCACTCATATCAATTCTTACCATTGCATTTTCATCATCAAACAAATATTCAGCTAGTGCTTTTGCTGTTTCTGTTTTACCAACTCCGGTGGTTCCTAAGAAAATAAAAGAACCAATTGGTTTTTTTGTATCTTGTAATCCGGATCTACTTCTTCTTACTGCGTTTGATAATTCTGTTACAGCTTCATTTTGGCCAATAATTCTTTTATGTAATTCATCTTCAAGATTTACTAATTTTATTTTTTCAGATTTTAACATTTTTGAAACTGGTATACCAGTCCATTTTGCTACAATTTCTGCTATATCTTCACCATCAACTTCTTCATCAACAAGTTGGACACCTTTTTGTATTTCTTTAAGTTTATCTTCTAGTTCTTTTATTTCTAGTTCTACTTTTGGTATTATACCATATTGTAATTTTGCTACATGTTCGTAATATGCTTCATTTCTAAATTTTTCGATATCATTATTATATCCAGCTAAATCTTTTTTTAATATTTTAATATTATCAACAAGTTCTATTTCTTTGTTCCATTGTAAATTAAAAGTTTTTAAGCTTTCAGTTAATGAATCTATTTCAGATGTAATTTTTGAAACTTTTTTATTGTTTCCTTCCATTCTTAAACCTTCTCTTTCAATTTCTAATTGTTGAATTCTTCTAGATATTTCATCAATTTCACCTGGTACAGAATTTATTTCTAATCTTAATTTAGAACAAGCTTCATCTAATAAATCAATAGCCTTATCTGGTAAAAATCTATCAGATACATATCTTATTGATAATTCTACAGCACTTATAATAGCACTATCTACTATTCTAACATCATGATGTTTTTCAAAACTATCTTTAATACCTCTTAAAATTGAAATTGATTGAAATTTATCAGGCTCATCAATCATAACTGTTTGAAATCTTCTATCTAATGCTCTATCTTGCTCAATTGATTTTTTATATTCATCAATAGTTGTTGCACCAATTGCTCTAATTTCACCTCTTGATAATATAGGTTTTAAAATACCTGCAGCATCCATTGCACCATTTCCACCACCTGTACCAACTAATGTGTGAATTTCATCAATAAAAAGTATAATTTGACCATTAGATTCAATTATTTCTTTTACAATGGTTTGTATTCTTTCTTCGAATTCACCTTTATATTTTGCACCAGCAACTAATGTAGCTAAATCTAAAGATGCTATTACTTTATCTTTAAGATTTTCAGGTACATCACCATCAACTATTCTTTGGGCTAATGCTTCAACAACAGATGTTTTTCCAACACCTGATTCACCTATAACTATTGGATTATTTTTAGTTTTTCTGGAAAGTATTTGTAATATTCTACGAATTTCTTCGTCTCTACCTATTACTGGTTTTAATTTACCTTTAGATGCATAATCATTTAAATTTATTGCAAATTTTGCTAACCAAGGGTATTTTGGTTGATTTGTATTTTCTGTATTTTCTTCCATTGTTTATTTAGTTTATATATGTAATATTTTTTGTTTTGTAATTTGATATAAATATATCAAAATTTTCAGAATAAAAAAATGAAAAATTTTGATTCTTGAATGAGTTTTAAAAATTTATATATACAAATAAATTAAAATAGAACTATGAAAACTTTTAGTAATTCTTTAAATGAAAATAATAATCCATATACAGGAAATGATAAAGTTAGGTATGATGTTTATGATATAATAGAACAATCTTTGAAAATAGATGAAGGAGAAATTAAGGGAAAAGAAGATTTAGTTAATTCTTTATCTGTTTTAATTAAAAGAGAAGAAATTCAAAATAAGATACTCACATTAGAATCAATTAAATCTAATCCAACAAGACTTCAAAGAAAAGTTGAAAAAGATGTTGAAATATATGAAACAATAGTTGGGAAAGATGGTGAATTAATCGTAGAAAGTAAAAAAATTAAGAAATAATTATGAAAAAATTTAGTAATTACGATAAAAAAGAAGAATATACTAAGAAATATCCTTCTCAATTAAGAAAAACTATTGGTAGATTAATAGAAGAAAAAATTGTTATTCAATATGATAATGAACCTTCAAATTTAACTTTAAAAGGTAAAGAAGAATTGATTGATAAAATTGAAAATTATATTAAAGAACATACTAAAAATACTAGTGATCTTTTATTAGAATCAACTATACATTCATCTATTCATATGTATAGTTTACCTGTTTTAAATAATATGGTTAATACTTTATATGATGAATTAGATTCTCTTAATATGATTCCTGAACCTAAAGAGGTATTTAGTTATGAAGACTATGTTATTAAAGAATCAACTATTCAACTTAATGATTTGAAAAATATTCCAGAAGATTATTTTTTAGAATATTTGTCTGAAAAAGATATTAAAAACTTTTTTGTATCAGAAAGTAAAATACTTATTACTAAATTAGATGAAGGTTGGAATGTTAATTATTTACCTTCAACTGAGTATATTAATGAAGATAAACAAATAGATTATAAATTATTTGTTAAAGAAAATAATGATTTTTTAGCAGATTTTAGTAGAAGTTGTGAAAGTTTAGTTGGTAAAGGTAAAATTAGAATAGAAAATATAGATAAGATGATTTAATGTCAGTTAGAAAAAGAGTTAATATAATGTATAATAGAATAGACGCCGCTAAGCGTCTATTCATGATTTTTGGTGGTTCTGAAGATACTGTAAAAGAGTGTGATGATTTACTACTTGAAATGGATAGTTTATCTAAACTAGCTAAAAATCCTGAAAAAGCTCAAATAAGACTACAAAATATAATATTAAGAGCTGAAGATGTGCTTTCCAAAATTACAAAAAGTAATTGGGATAAATATAAAGAACATCTAAAAGATAAAGAAAAAGAGAAGGAATACCTTAGAAAATTAGAATCTGTAAAACAAGAAGAATATATTAATAAAGTAACAGATATTATATTAAAATCTGATAATATTCCTAACACTTTAAATTCTTTGCCTGAATAAATTTTCGATATGGACCAATTTTTCATAATATATAATTAAAATAAAAAAATTATTATGAAGAAAGAATTAATTCTAGTACATTATATACAAGTTGGACAAGGAAGAAGTAAATCTGAAATTGATATTATAATAAATAATTATATCAATTTTGTGCCAAAAACACAACAAAAAGGTACTACTACGATTTATAATTATTATTTACCTACAGAATTTGAATCAAGAATTGAAATACTAAATTCTATAGAAGATTCTCCGTTAGAAAAATGGGTCGAGTTAGAAGATCATGGATATAAAAATGATGTTTCTAATATTCTTGAAAAAGATAAAATAGATGAACAATTAAATAAAACAGTTGATTATAGTGAATATATAGCCGATCAATTAAATAGAAATATAAATTACTGTGAATATATTGCATTTAAATGTGGTTTTGAAAATTTTGATAATTTTGATAAAATTGAAAAAGTTGTTAACTTAGAAGAAGATATGAGTATTAAATCAGATGAATTATTAGATGATTTAATTTATGTTGATGAATCAGAATTTCATTTAGAAAAAGATTGGGAAATAAAAACAGAAGAAAAAATAGATGATGTAACTCCAAATGATACTTTTATACCTGAAAAAAATCAATATAATTTCCCTACAGATCAATCACAAAATCAAAATGGACCTATTTCATAGAAATTAAATATTAAATAATCTTAAAAGCACCATGAAATATGGTGCTTTTTTAATTTAAACTAACTTTTTATTATTAAGTATAATATCCAGAATTTTAAATTTATGAATTATGATTAAAGACAAATTATTTTGGGAAAAATATAGACCCAATACACTAATTAAAGAATCTGGTAAAATAAAAATGTTTTTATTACCACGAATTGAAAAATTTATTAAAGATGGTATTAAAACAAATATGATATTTTATGGAAGTGCTGGTATAGGTAAAACTACACTCGCAAAAATATTAACAGAAGGAACAAATTGTTTAAAAATTAACTGTTCACTTGAAAATGGTATTGATACAGTTAGAAAAAAGATAGATGATCACTGTACAACATATGGTTTACTGGGTAATAAAGGTATGAAAACTGTGTGGTTAGAAGAATTTGATGGTACAACTAGACAATTTAGAGAAGGGTTAAGAGGTTTTATTGAAGAACATTCTGATAATGTTAGATTTGTTGCGACTGCGAATAGTATGTCTAAATTTCAAAGAGATGAAACAGGTATGGCGATTTTATCAAGATTTAATGTTATTAATTTTGAACCTTTAAATAGTGATGAATCACAGTTTATTAGAAAATCACAATTAAGTTTTTTGAAGACTGTTGCTAAATCTGAAAAAATAGAGATTAATGATCAGATATTAGAGAATATTATCAATAGTAATTTTCCAGATTTTAGATCCTCAATTCAAGACTTACAGGAAGTATCAATAATTGGAGATTATGAAATATTAAAAGAACAAAAAAATTCAACTAATTTAGAACTTTATGACTATATATTGGATAATGATAATAATGTAGGTCAGAATTATTATCTTGTATTAGATAATTATAGAGATAAAACGGATGTTTTACTTAAATTGTTAGGTAGACCATTTTTTAAATATCTTTTAGAGAAAGATAGTACATTGGCTATTAAAAAAGGACAGGAATTTATTAAATTGTGTAAAGAGTATAATGCTGAATATGATCAAACTTTAGATCCTGAAATACATTTAGTATCTTTTATTACTGAACTTAAAAATATAATGAATAATTAATGGAACATATTGATAAAGTAAGATCAATTAATAAATGGAAACCAGTACTTGAAAATTTAGATATAAAAGAGAAAGATTTGGAATGGATGTCTATATATGCTGAATATCATGCAATGAGAGATATGAATAAAAATTCCTATATATCAAGAGATATTGAAAATCCTATTTATAATAAATATGTGACTGAAATAGATAACACATTACCAATATCCATAAAGATACTTTCTAAATTAAATTTAGATGGTATTAAAGTAGAACCTATGCAGAGAGCAGTTGATATGAAACATATGACAGAGACATATCAATTTTCTATTATAATACCAATGAATGAGGTAGAAGATTTAAGACACGTTGGAATAGATATTATTGCAGATTTAGAAAATTTATTAATTGAGGAAACTGTAGAAAAAATTAATGAGAAACTTATTAATATGAAATTATTTAAACCTTATGCAATAGTGTCAAGTATAGCGTTAGATTTAGTAGATATTAATAATTCTAAAATGATTTTGAGGAGTAGATTTTATGCAGAATAAAGTTTTGGGTAATTTGGGCGCGCCTTTGATAATATATAAAGGAAGAATGATTGGTAATTTAGGTGCACCTCTTAAAATAATTAAAAACAGTCTTTATGGTAACTTAGGTATACCACTAGATTATGATATACAAAAAATAGAAAAAAATATAATTAATAGAATTAGAAAAATATATGGTGAGACAAAATAAAAAAGAACAACACAGAATTAATATTAAAATATCTCAATGGGGTAAAATTACTGAAGTAAGAATAATAGGTGATATAGAGGAGATAGAAAAAGGAATATACACATTAGAAGAAGCTATAAGTTTAGCTGATGAGTATGGTGTAGATTTAGTAGAGATAAGTCCAAATGCAAAACCTCCTGTATGTAAATTGGTTGATTATAACAAGTTTCTTTATGAAATAAAAAAGAAACAAAAAGATATTGAACAAAAACAAAAAGAAAATCAAATGGGTTTGAAAGAAGTGAGATTTGGCCCAAATACTGATAATCATGATTTTCAATTTAAATTGAATCATATTAGAAATTTTCTTCAAAAAAACAATAAAGTTAAGGCATATGTGTTTTTTAAAGGCAGAGAAATTACTTTTAAAGAAAAAGGCGAAATTTTATTATTAAGATTAGCTAGTGAATTAGAAAATGATTCAATCGTGGAAATGATGCCTAAATTAGTAGGAAGAAGAATGACAATGATTTTTAAACCTAAAAAATAAAAAGTGTTATGGATAATATGCAATTACACAAAAAGAAACAAATTAACAATTATATTAATTCATTAGATTTAAATAGTGATATTGATGTAGAACAAATTAAGAAAGATTTACACCAAAGTCTTGGTGAAGAACCTGGCATAAAACTTAATTACGTTGTTGAAGAAATGCTCGTCGAAGATGGTCAAACTTCAAAAAAATTAGAGAAATTAGAAAGTATAGATATAATTTTCACAATTATTAAAACAGTTTCTGATAATCAAGGTGGTACAATTGAAATTCCTGTTCCAATTACTGAAAAGTATGTATTAGGATAAACAAAATAATATGAATGATTTACAATCAATTAAAGATTATATAAAGAAATTGAAAATTGAAGACCATAAAATACCTTGGTTAATTGAATCAATTAATAAATATATAAATATGGATTTTCATAATATGAGTCCGTCATCATATTATAGTATAACTGATAGAAATGAGACTAAAATTGAAACTGTTAAATCTATGATACAGTTAGCCTCTTTAATTAACATAGAAGATATGAAAGTTGTTAATATAGATGCACCTTATTTTCATTATAAGTTTCCTATTGAAGAAAAAATTAATCAGTCTTTTGAAAATGATTTTTTATTAAATGTTCCTGATTATTCAAACTACTGTAAAACATTTACTATTGAAACTTATTCAACAAGTTGTTGTTATGACCCATATCAACATATTAAAAAAATTGATCATGGATCTATAATTGAAATACATAATAATAAAATTTATAAAGATATTTTAATAAAAGAAATGGCACAAATATTAAATAAAAAGTTACTCAATGCAAGTATATTTTTTATAATGCAATTGGGCCATATTATAGAAATACAAAATCCAAATAGTATGAACCGTCCGTTTGGTGGTCATAATGTTAAATTTGAAACTAGAGTGTGTTTTCACTATTAAAAATTAAAAACTATGAATGATAAAAACTTGTTGTATTATAGATGGAAACTATCTTTTATATAAAGATGTTTTCATACTAAAAAAATCAAGGTCTATTAATGAAGATTTAATAGCATTGATGTCAAGAGATTATGACAAAATAACAAAATCCTACCCTTTTGATAAAATATATTTTGTTTCTGATAGAGGAAAGTCTTGGAGAAAAGAATTTTTAGATATAGAATATAAAGGCACAAGAAAAAAAGACGAGACAATTGATTGGGATTTCGTGTTTAAAGAATATGACGATTTCAAACAATCAATTTCAAATAATCCTAGATGTAACTTAATAGAAGTAGATGGACTTGAAGGTGATGATATATTAGCATATATTGTTAAACAATCAAACAAACAAGGCTATACAAATATGATAGTATCTAGTGATGCTGATATTCAACAATTAATTCATTATGATATTGAAAAAAATTATATTAATGTTATGTGGAATTATAAATTTAATGATCAACGTGTTTATGTTCCAGAAAATTATAAAATATTCTTAGATGGTCTTAATGGTGATTCAAATGATATATTTAGTTTGTCAAATGAAGATGAATTTGTTAACTATCTAGAACAATTGATAATGAATACTAAACTTAAAGAAGTGAATGATGAGAAATCATTATTTTGTAAAATAGTTTCTGGAGATTCTGGAGATAATGTTAAAGGAGTGATGAAAGTTAAAAATGGTGTTTGGGATGATGAGAATGGTAGAGGAATTGGAGATATAGGTGCTGAAAAATGTTATGATATTTATAAAGAAATGTATCCTGATAATATAGATTTTAAATCAAAACAATTTGTTGAAAGATGTAAAGATGTTGCTATATATTATAAAAAGATCACAAATCAAGAAGTTTCTAATAAAGTAACAGAAAATATTACAATGAATATTCAACTTGTATATTTAGATGAATGGGTTTTACCAGAAATATTACTTGAAAAAATGAAAATGAGACTTCCAGAATTCAAATCTGAAGAAGAAAAAGACGATTTCTGGGATTTTTAAAAAAATAATAAAAAGATATACAAAAGGCATTGAAAAATGATTCATTTTATAAAATGTCAAAAATAAAATAATGGATTACGATTACAAAATAAAACATATAGGTGATGGAGAATTTGAAGTTACTCTGAAAGATAACTCTATTAAAAAAGCAGGATCTAATTTATGTGGTATGATTCGCTACACATATTTTGAAGATTTTACATTACCACCAATTGGATGGGAAACGACCAGATTACAATTGTTTAAAGATTATCACCCAAAAGTTTTTAAAGATGTGAGTGAAGGAAAAATTAAAATAGATAAAGATGAGAATGGTTAATATTTCTCCTAATGGTTCTGAATTAGATTATGAACTTTAATCTTCCCAAAAAATGTTATCACCTTCCTCTTTGATATCTTTGATATCACGTAAGGAAGGTTTTTTCATTTTAATTTTATTATCTTGAATTTCTTTTTCTTTACTTTTAATTAATTGCCCTATATTTGGAGTTGTTGCAAATTTTTCTTCTAGTGTTTGTTTGTTAGACATTATTTTTTCTAAAATTTTCGTTGGTATTTGTTTTTCTGCATATATTTTATACATTCTAGTTAGAAATTTACTTTCAGGAAAGAATGAATGTATATTTTCAAATTTAGTAGAATCATCAAATGAATCAAAATCAAAGTTTAATTCACTATTCTTCATAACTTTGATATATTTTAAAAACTTGTCGTAATAATCTTTATTATATTTATACATTGGATCATGTTTTTCAAAAGATTTTTTTGTAAATAAATTATAATTGAAATATGAGGATTTTATAATTTCATTAAATATTTGATTTAATGTTGGTATATTAATACCATAAATATTTTTAAAGCTAATCTCCATGAAATCAAATATTTTCTGGAGATTTTTATTTATGAATATTGATTTAGTTTCAAATATGTATTTCAAACCGTGAGTAGTATAACTTAGATTTAATTTTTCTAACATAATATTTAATATTGGATATAAGATGTTCCATGAATAATAATGATATGTTGGTTTTAATTCAGTTAAATTACTTTTAATAAAATTAACTCTTAAATCTTTATATTCAAATTGAATTCTATCTTTTTCATTTTTATATATTGTTAAATCTAATATATTTGCAAATGTAACAGCATCTATATTGTCTGGTACTATAAAGTCTATATAATTGAAAGTATTTTTATCAATATGACAAAGTGGTATTTCGTAAGGTATTTCTTCTTTTTCGAGTTTTGTAATAATTTCTTTTAGAATTACTAATAGTTCTTGTTTTGTAATACTTTTCATTTTGTTAAATTTAAATTTATGATATTTTATATTAATATATAGTTTCAAACTGAAAGTCTAAAATTAATGCAAAAATTTACCAGTTATAGTAAACAAGTACAGAAAGAAGAAAAAGAGGAGCAGATTAAGCCTTATGAAGGTAAAATGTTAAGTATTATTCAACATGATGGTTGGGATATAAAAGATGAACCAGATAAAGTCATAGTTTTACCTATACTTAAAGATGAAGGTTTTATATTATTAAGAAGTGAATATATACCAACTTATCAATTAAAATATAAAGATGTTAAGGGATTTAGTAATGTTACTAATTTTTTAACTTGTATTTCAGGTACAATGGAATCTAATGAAAATGTGGGTAATTGTATAAGAAGAGAATTATATGAAGAAGCTGGTGTAGTTTTATCGAATGTTAAACAGTTAGATATTGATAAATCTTTACATGTAGATAAAGGAAATTTATCAAGATATCATATTTGTATATTGGAATTAAATACGGGTGATTATAAAACAACTAAACCACCAACTGATGGTTCAAAGGCTGAAAAATTGTCAAGAACTATTAAAGTTAGTATTGGAGATTTAGATGAAATTAAGACTTGGGATTTGATTACTGAATATGTATTAACGAAAATGAAGTTAGAATATGGCTATTAAAAAATTAAAAAATTAAACAATGAAAACATTAAAAAACTGGGAACAATTTAATGAAATGGCAACTGGTCCAAGAGGTTGGAATAAGAAAGCTAAATGGGTTGGTGAAGACGGTAAGGTTTATAAATACGGTTCACAACAAGAAGAACTTTTTGGTAAAGAAGAACCAGGTGATGCTCAAAATGCATATTTTCAAGAAGTAAAAGATAGAGCTGCTGATAAGATTAGAGCCAAAGAGGAAAGAGCAAATAAACCGAAAGTTCTTTCAAGAAGAAAAACATTTGGTATTCCTGTGTTAAAAGAAATTATTAAGAAAAATCAAGACCAATTAAAAGGTTTAAATCAAACTGATGAAAATGGTAAAAGAATAATACCTAATAGACAACAAATTATGACTGATAAGGTTATTGCTTATACAATAACAGTTCCTTATAGTAAAGAATGTGATTCTGATAGAGCAGTTATGACAAAAATAAGTAAAGAATATCCAAACTTACTAGCATTTATGAGTTGTAGTGATGGTGAATGTACTTATATTTTGAAATATAAAAAAGATTAATAATTATGAGGTTTTTAAAAACTTTTGAAGATTTTCATCCTGGATTATCTGACTATTCTAATGATATGTTACAAGACAGGGGTGATTCTTTAACACCACAAGAATTACAATTCTCTAATGAATTAGAAGAATTAACTCATTTTACAGTTGGTGATATTAATAAAAGTGATGGTGTAATTAAGTATACTTTAGAAGATGATGATTATGACCCAATCATTATAAATGATGAGGGTGGAGAATATTCATTTGATGTTCCCGATAGTGATCTATATAAAGGACTATTTCCAGATAAAGCAGAATTATTTGATGAATTAATTGATTATTTAACAGTAGAATAATAAAAACTAATATATTGAAATGAAACATTTAAAACAATATGAATCATTCTTAAACGAAAAGAGAAAAGAATCTCCTCTTCAAAAAGAATATAGAGAATTTTTCTCTAATTTACTTGACCTTTATGGCGTAAAAAGTCCTAGATCTTTTGGTAAGGACAAAGCCAAAGCTAAGAAGTTTTACAAAGACATCGAAAAGGGTTGGTCTAAGGGAAATGGTACAACTCAATATGGCAAAGATCTTTTTAAAAAAAAAGTGAATGAGAAAAACGAAGAGGATACTGAATACGTTTTAAAGATCGATAACGAGTATTCTAAACTTAAAGTTAAATCTACCAAAGATTTACTAGACTTAGGTGAGCTTGAAGAAGTTTCAGATATTGATATTAAAAATATCCAAAAAAGATATCCTGATAGTGAACTTACAACTAAAAATGGACATTACTGGTTAAAAGTTATTTAATATGAATCATCTTAAGAAATATAATGAGAATGGTAACGGTGACAAACCAAAGATATCATTAATACTTAAAGTGTTAAATGATAGAGGTTATGATTTAACGATTGGTGCGACTCAAGGACATGACGGTAGAATAACTATTTATAGTAAAAGTCGATCTATATTTGATACAAATAATAATAATCTAGGTCTTACTAATATATTAATATTTCTAAGCGGATTGTTAATAGGTACAACTCTATAAAAATAATGAAAAATAATGAAACATTTAAAAACATTTAAAGAAAATTTTGATCTTGATGAAAAGAGTGAGAAAAAAGTAGAAGAAAAATTAGATATAATCTCTAAAATGTTATCTGATAATATGGATTTTGATGATATTTTTTTTGAATTACAAGAACTTAAAAAGAAATATGGTTTTTTAAAAGGATTTGATATAGGTATAAAGTGGGCTGATTTGATCAATCAATTTACTATTCAATATATGAGTGATCTATTTAATTGGTACAATTCAACTGATAAAAAAGAACCATTTGGTAGAGTAATAAAAAATACTTTTTAATGAGACATTTAAAGAAATATAATGAAAATGTAACTCAAGAAGATGAAGAATGGGCTGTAAATCAAAAGAAATATTATTTGAATGGTGTTGAAACTAATTTTAGACAATTAGAGGAGACATTAAATGAGTTAGTTTCCGATTTTTGGTTATCTGATGATCATCAAATTGAACAAGGTGAGTTTTATGATGATAAAATGACAGAAGAAAGATATAAAGAAATTAAGTCTGAATTAATTAATTGGGTAAATAGACAAAAAGAAACTATTAAGTATAATAGAACAACCAATATAATGAGGTTATAGCGGTCCCGGCTGGATTTGAACCAGCGACACAAAGGGTTAGAAGCTTCTGCTCTTCCACTGAGCTACGGGACCAATTAGTGCTGAAAACAGCACTATTTTTGTTTATATTTGTTTGTAGAAATCACCTTTTTCTTCTTTATACTCTTTTAAAGCTAAATCTGATTTAGATTGTAATTTTTTCCATTCTTTTCTTAACATTTGAATTTTTCTATCTTTTTCACAAGTTACTTTTACAGTAGATTTCTTTTCTATAATATAAACTTCAATAAAGTGAAATAATCTATTAATGTTTATTAAAGACATTTTATGTTCAACTTTTCTTAACATTCTTTTCAAAACTCTTCTTCTACAAATACCTGCATTATTTAAGTGTTGTACTTTTGGTTTTAATTTTGAAAGATCACCTGTAAATTGATAAACTGTGTTAATTATTGGTTTATCATTTTTTTCAATATGTGTTTTATTAAGAAAATCTTTAATTTCTTCTAATAATACTTCAAATCTAGTTTGTAAATCTGTTGCATGATGTGAATCTTTGTTAATTTCTGTTGTTGTCATTGTTTCTGTTTTCATAATATTTTTTATTTTTTTAAACATTGTTATTAATTAATTTTTGTTAGTTTTACTAAATTTTTGTGTTGACAACAACTTACGTGGGTCCTCTAATAATCTATTTCATATTATCTCCTTTTATTTTTTAGTTATGTTATTTAATTTTTCTTCTGTGAAATTAAACCATTTCTCATCTTTACTTTCATTAACGGCTCTAACTACACGACCAAAAATTCGTTTACTCCATCCATTTTGATGTCCTTTGTTATTACTAATCATATAGCCTTTTTTATCATTTATCTGTGTAATTAAATGAGAATCTATAAATTTCCCTTTTACTTTACAGAATACTATATCACCAACTTCATAATCATCTTGTGGAATATATGTATTCATTGTTGGGTTATCTAATTTTGGTAACATTGAGTTCCCAAAACATTTCATTTTACCCCAGCCTTGGTTTTCAAGGTTGAATTGTAATCGTTCATATTTATTTTTAAAGTTATTCATATTTTGTTTTTAATTTTTTTAATAATTCTAGTTCTTTGTTTTCTAATTCTATTTGTTTCTTTTCTTCGTGTGATTCTTTTTCCCTTTTTTTCAATTCTTCTCTTTCAATTCTTTTTTCTATTACAATTTTCACCACATCATCTTGGTCTGTCCAGATCCATTCTTCAGGAAACTCACAATAATCATTTTCATAATCACCACAACCAACATGATATTCTTCTCCAGTCAATTCTATGTATCTAATATCATTTTTTCTAGTATAATAATCAATATCTGATATATTTGTCATTTCTACATAATTTTCAGGATCTGTTTCATGTAAGATACTTGTTAACTTTCCTAATTTAAATAATAATGTTTCATATCCATTAAATATTGCTGTGTATTCTTCTTTTTCTAATGTTTTCATACTGTTATCCTTTCTTTTTTAAATAATAATGGTAAATGACCAACTAATCGCTTAGATTTTTTTCCTGGCTCAATTGTAATAGATGTTATCTCATTATTTATATCTGGTTCTTTAAATACGGATATATTAAGATTACATTTATTGCATTTTTCAATTAAACGCAATAAAGCATTTTCATCAATTATTGATAAATAAATTAAATACTGGGATTCTTTGTGCCACAGTTGTGATATTTCTAAGTGTTCGAGGATGAACTGAGCTAAACTGTGACCTGCCTGAACGGCTTTTGTACCGGATGGTAAGTCATTTCTTGTAATTACATAAAGTTTTTTGTTCTACGTCATAATTTCTATTTTTTATTTTTATTTATATATTAATTTTAACTAATACAAATATATGGAATTTTTCTAAAAGATTAAAATTTATTATTAATTTTTACTTTAAATTGTTAATTCTATTGATATCATTAAATTTGTGTTTTCTCCTATTACTAATATAAACATATCAAAAACCCATATAGTTAATTCATCTATATCTTTATCAAAATTAATACTATTAAAGTATTTTTTAGGAAAACTTATTGTACTATCTATTGTTTCTACTCCTTCATCCACCTTTAATTCCCATGAATTTTCTCCTAATGAAACGGCACCGTCACGAACATTTAAGAAATAAATTTCATTTTCTGTATCAATTCCAGATTCCTTTTTAATATGGTCATATTTATCTTTTGTTAATTTAAAAGAAAATGATGATAAATCTGTATCCATGGCATCATTAATGGCTTCAATATTAATATCTTTTTTGAAAACTGTTGGATCATCTCCAGCAAATTCTCTTTTATAAATACTATTTTTAATCATTAATTTTTCTCCAAAATTATCTTCATTATAAACTAATTTTAAATCAATATCTTCTTTGTAATTTATTAACCCTTGGATACTTTTGAAAAATTTCTTGGCATTTTTTACAGTATATTTAATATCTGTTTCAAATTCATTTTTAACAAGTGAAAATATTTCACACATATCTATAATATGTGATTTAAATGCATGTATATTAGTATCTTGACCAACCATGCTATATATTAATAATTTATCATTATTAAATTTAAATAAGATTCTATCATCTATTTGAGTTAAATCTTGAATCATTTTTAAAAAGAGTGGTAATTGTTCATTAACATTCATTTTAAAAACATTGTTTTTTGTTACAATCCTTTTAGCCATTTATAAAATTCTATATTTTAAACATATATTTCCGAAAAATTGAAAAGTTTATTTTCCGAAAGGACTAACACCAGTTGTACCTTTACCAAATGGATTATTTTCAAATGGATTTCCTTTTTTTTGGTAAGGATTTGGTTGTTCGAACGGACTTGATTTAAAACTATTTCCAACTCCAGGTTTTTTAGATTTATCTAGATATACTTTTTTGTAACTTGATATAGCTGAACTATAATCTACAGTTTCATCACTAAATTCTGATACATTTGTTTCAATCATTCTTCTATCTTCATCATTTAGTACTGTTGCAATATAATCATCAACAATATCTTTGAATTGGACTGATGTTAAACTAGCACTTAAATTAACTAATGACATTACGGTATCATCATTTCCTGTTTCTGATTGGTATGTAAAATCACCAGAAGGTGTTTCTCTTTTACTAAAAACTTTCATTTCAAGTATATTTAATGCATTATGTACTATTATACTATGTTTTTTAATAGCATCTTGATAATCTTTTATAACAAGTTTAACTTTATTGCCTTTTGTTATTTTTAAACCTTTTTTTCTATATTTATCATTTTGGTTGTGTTTTGTTCTAATAAATGTGGCATCAAAATAATCATTATCACCTTCAAATACATTTGGTAAATGTGCTAATAATTCTCCACCATAAGTATTATATTCTAAAGATATTTTACATTTTTCAGGATCAAACATTTCATATGCAATCATATACAATAAATGTGCAAATTCTTTAACTGAATAGTAATTACAATGAAAAAATCCAACTTGTTCTAGTTTGAAATAGTCATAAATGTTTGTAAATTTCTGTTTGTTCTTTTCTATTATAACTTTGTCTTTTGGTAATAATCTAAATATATTTAAAACTGTGTAATCACTACCTAAACCTTCAGCTAAATCAATAGAAAACATCATATGATATTTTTTAACTTCTTCTATCTCAAATAAATCTGGTCTATCTTTAATAAATTCTAATTTATCATAAGGTAAGGCTAATCTTTTATCAAAATTAGGAATTGGAATATGTTCAAATTTTTCTGTAGCATTCTGTATTCTTTCTAATGTTATACTATCAAATAATAACTTATCACCTGTTATAAATTGAATATCATATTCTTGTTTGAAGATTGATTCACCACCAACTAATTTAGTTTCTTCTTCTTGCCAATTAGTAACATTACATATTTCAACCAAAGGTAATTTATCAAATAATCTTATTGATCTTATTTTTTCTAAGTGTGTTTTTTCGTTATCTTCATCAAATGCTATGATATGAACTAATTTTTCACCCTCTTTTCTTTTTGTTATTGTGTATCCATATAATTCTAGTTCTTGAAGAATTTCTCTTTCCTTAACACCATATTTAGATAACATTTTTTTATTAAAATAAAGTTTAGTATCTCTTCTACCTTTAACTTGCCACCAATATACTCTCATGGATTCATATGTGTTCTTATCTTTATCTCCTTCGGCTTTTTCTGCACCAGTTAATAATTCGTAGAATAAATTATAACCATCTGGGGTAGATGTTATTATAATTTTTGAATTTTTGATTGATGATACTGTTGGAACAGCGGATCCATAATAGGGTCTAATTATGTTAGATGGTACTTTTGCAAACTCATCAAAATACAAAAGGTCGATTGTAAAACCAATAGCAGGTTCTTTAGTTCTATTTTCTGATTTTATTCTACAACCATTATCAAATGTTATAGATTTTTGATTCCAGTTAATTACACCTCTTTTTAAGAAGAATGGTAAATGTTTATAAATAGATTTTATTTTATCAATAATTTCTATAACTGTAGTTCCTTTATTTGCAACAACCATACAACCTTTATCATTATTAAATAATACAAAATGAAGAATAACAATTGCAGCTGATACTGTATTATGTGATAATATATTATTTGTGTAATAACTTGGTTCTGGTCCATCAATAGTTAAATCAAACATTGATAATTTTCCTCTTAGTTTTTTAAAATGTTTGATTTTTGATAGTCCAGATATTGTAATAACTTCATCATTTTCGGTTAAATCTAAAACTAATTTTGGAGTATGATTTTTACAATATATTATATGTGTGTCTGCGCATTCAATTTTATCATCATTTTCTAATAATAATTCATATCTCTGTAATGGTATTGTTCTAACTATTTCAGAAACAGGTGTATTACCATAGTCAGTTTTTACATATTTATTTATTGGTATAATATCTACTATCTTTTTATTTGGTTTATTTTCATCTTTATCAATATTTCTAAATTCATAATATTCAATTAATTGAATGAGAAATATAATAATATGTTTAATTGTTACTTTCATATTTTTAAATTTAAAAAATTCAGACATTTCTGAATAATTTTTTCTTTTTCTTTTTTATAATCACTATCCCATATAGTTAAAACATCAAAACCTTCCTGTTGCGCTATCCTTGTTTTCTCTTTATCTTTATTCCAAATTTCTTGTGATGTTATATTTTTTCTAAATGGATGTGGATTGTCTTTTGATTCATATATCTTCGGATTTGCATGATATCTATCACCGTTATATTCTATTATCTTTTTTGATTTCATGTCACAAAAATCGTATTGTAAAAAAATTCGTGGATCTGTGTCTGTTCCTTTTTTGGATATGAAAAATTCTTGATTTTTTGTAGCAAAATAAATATCTTTTTTATTTTCATAATCATAATATTCTAATATACCATAGAACAGTTCTTGACTTATTTTAGAATATCCACATTTTAAATTACCATTAGATAATAAATTTTCTTGCCATTTTACTTGTCTATTTTTCCAAATTACTATACCTTTTTCTTTGCCATATTTTTCTACACAAATATCTAAAGTAAATGTTGTTTGTCTTTTTTTCAACATTTTTTTGGATGTTTCCATATCAAGCCCTTGTTTTAAATAATAATCTAATCTAGTTGTGTGTTTTCTATCTTTTAATGCTTCTTCTCTAAATTCTATTAATTCTTGTTCATTTTTATATTTTTTAAAATCTTTTGAAAATGGACTTCTTGATTTCCTGTCTTTTTCAGTAGTTTTTGTTTTATGATTTGGATTTTTTTCTCCTTTTATTTTTTCAGAAAACATTTTCTTATATTTTTCTTGTTTCATATGCAATCCTGAATTTTTACTTGTTTTTAAATTATCATTTTTTGTTGTTAATGGTTCATCTGGAAACATTTCTTTATATTCTTTGCTTGTTAATCCATGTTTCTTTAAATGTGCACCATAAATTCTTCTTACTTTTTCACCACATACTTTACATATAATATAATCAGATATTTCTTTTTTCATTGTTATATATTGTTTTCATTTATATATAGATAAATTTTAATGGCTTTTAGACAAATCGGTAATGTGATTAATTATCAATTTTATTATATAATCTATATAAATATATTTTTGTTTTCTCTAAGAATGACAATTTTCTTTGTTGACTAATAATATCATAATAAAGTTCGTAAAAAGGGATAGAATATATATCTTTTGTTTCTTCATTTAAAATTAATATTTTAGTATTAAAAGAATTGCACTTACCAGTTTGTCTACTGGCCATTAAAATAGAGAATCTGTTTCTAGTGTATAAATCAATTATCTTTTTTTGATAGTCTCTAAGTTTCATTGAACCTATTGTACTGTCTTCTAATTTAATTTTACAATATTTTTCTGCGAAGTAATGTACAGAGAGTTTACATTTTGCATATTCACTAATTTCTTCATTAGTCATAGCAAATGTTACATTTGATTTTCTAACTCCTGGATTATTCTTAAACCATATTTTTTCGTGTTGTTTTAAAAGTTGTCCTAAATTTTCTTTTTCTTCAATTTCTTTAACTCTTTCAGTAGTGAATACTCGATCACCTAGTGTAGTTTTTTTTCCAGCCATAAAATTTTATTATATTATATATGTTACATTATAACCTCTTATTTTAAAATTTAGATACAATATATCTTGCACTGCACCTTCTTCTAATTCTAAATTAAATTCATATCCTATAACTTCTAATTCTGGTACATATTCTGCAATTTGTTCATTAACTTTTTGTTCTAAATTTGTGTTTGATAGATTTGTTTCCCATAAATAATATTCAAGATCACAACCCATGTCTGGATCTCCCATAACTTCACCTTTGTTTGTGAATAAAATCATTTCTAATTTTTGGACTATAACTTCAACTAAGTCATCTTGTATAATTTTTTTTGAATTATAACTTGGGTGTCCTTTATATCTAATATAGATATCTTTAAAATCTTGTACAGGTTTATATGCCATTTTTCTTCATTTTGATTTATAATGTAACTATATATATTAAAAAAAGATATTCTATAATGAATAATATTTCTTTTAGTGTTACAGATTGGATAGGCCCAATGGAAAATGGCGTCGGAGTTATATTATCTTTGAATTTACGAAACGAATTATATGAAATTATATATTGGTTTAATAAAAAAGGTGATTATAGATTTGTTATTCAAGATGATTTTTTAGAAAAATATAAAATTACTGATATTTATAAATATAAATATTTTCCAGATATAATTGCACATATTGATAAAATTGTGTTACCACCAAGAGAAGAGATTTGGAAAGAGTTTGTTTTATAATTTATTTTTTACTCCAAATAAAAAAATCACCCATTTCACCATCATAATTAAAACCAGTAATATTAGTAATAATATTAATAGTTTGTTCGAATGTTAACATATTTTTAAATACTTCCATCAAATCAGTTTTATTAATAAAAGACATAGGTTTTAATTGAATATCAAATATATTTAATGTGTCTGGAATTTGTGAGTAGAATTCACCTAAAGCGTATTTTATAATATTATTTTCTATTGATTGTATTTCATTATTTTTAAAAATAATAGCATCAAATGTCACTCTATTATTACCCATTATATCACCTGACATATCATTGATTTTAAAATGATGTTTCTTGTTATCAACAAGATCTATATAGTCAACGTAGGTTTTGAAAAATGTTGCTATAACTTTTTTATGTGTATTTCCTGCGTTACCAATATCATCAAGTATTTCATCTAATCTCATTACAGGAAGTTTAATTTCATTTATATGTAAATAATCTTTAAAATTTTTAGGTTTCATAATATCATTTGGTTCATTTTTAGTGAAAGACTCAAAATTTTGAATGCTTTTATCTTTTTCAAAAGCTATTCTATCTTTAATAACTTCGTTCAGATACTGTCTAACTTTATTTTTGTATTCTAGATTAGAATTAAAGAATTCAATACCAGGATTTCTTAAATTTGAGTTTTTACCTTTTAAATCATTCATTAAATTTGTTAGAGCAGAATCTTTCCTTAAATGTTTGCTAAGATCAGTGAAACTAATCCCTTGATTAACATATTTATCAATCATATTATTGATTGACATAACTATTTCTCTTTTAACTGATAATTCGTCTCTATAAGGCATTTTTAAACTAAATGATTTTTATTCATTATTATATATATAAATTTATTTTTCACTTGTGTTTTTTAATATATAATAAGCAATGGTAAAAATGGGACTTTTGTAAAATGATTAAAAATAGTAGAATTGATGTTAATATAACATATCGTAATGTAACATATTATAGATCTAAAAATTATGTTTGTAATAATGGTGAAACATTGGACATTGATGTTAATGATTTGCCACAAAATTCACATGTTAAAGTAATTGCTGTTTGTGAGATATGTTCAGATGAAAAACAACTAAGATATCATAAATATTTAGAAAATAAAAAAAGACAAGGTTTTTATAGTTGTAAAAAATGTTCTTCTATTAAAAGAAAAAATACAATGTTAGAAAAATATGGCGTTGAAAATCCACAACACATAAAAGAAATAAAAGATAAAACAAAACAAACAAACCTCAAGAAATATGGCGTTACTTGTACATTATTAGATAAAGATGTCAAAGAAAAAATTAAAAAAACAAATCTTGAAAAATATGGCGTGGAAGAGATACTTTCTTCATATGAAATTAGAGAGAAAATAAAGAAAACTAATCTTGAAAAATATGGAAAAGAATGGTATACACAAACAGAATCATATTATTTGTTAACATATAAAAGGTGGGAAAAAGATATATTATTTAAATTATCGGAATATAATATAACAGATTATATTTTAAATACTGATCGAACGATAGATGTTAAATGTGATTGTGGTAAAGATCATTATTTTAATATTAATAGCAAAAATTTATATCAAAGATATAAAATACAAAAAACAATATTATGCACAGTTTGTAATACATTAGATTATAAGATTTCAGGTAAAGAATTAGAAATCGTGAATTTTATTAAAGAAAACTATAATTATGAAATAATAACAAGTGATAAAGAGATCTTGGATGGAAAAGAATTAGATATTTATTTACCAGATTTAAATCTAGCTTTTGAATTTAATGGTTTGTATTGGCATTCAGAACTTTATAAGGATAAGGATTATCATTTAAATAAAACAAACAATTGTTTAAAAAAAGGTGTTCAATTAATACATATTTGGGAAGATGAATGGTTTAACCAAAAAGAAATTGTCAAGTCTAGAATATTAAATATGATTGGAAAGTCTGATAAAATATATGCTAGAAAAACTATAATTAAAGAGATAATAGATAATAAATTGATTAGAAATTTTTTAAATGATAATCATCTTCAAGGTTTTGTTGGTTCTTTTGTTAAAATAGGTCTTTATTATGAAGATGAATTAGTATCTCTAATGACCTTTGGTAAAAAAAGAAAATTAATGGGGTCTAAAAGTATAGAAGGAGAGTATGAATTGTTAAGGTTTTGTAACAAATTAAATATTAATGTTGTTGGTGGTGCATCAAAATTATTTAAATATTTTATCAGAAATTATAATCCGGGTGAAATAATTACTTATGCTGATAGAAGCTGGAGTAAAGGAAATCTATATGAAAAATTGGAATTTAAATTCGTTCATAACACAAAACCGAATTATCATTATTTTGATGGTAAAAATTTAAAACGATTATATAGGTATAATTTTAGAAAAGATGTTTTAGTTAGAGAAGGTTATGATCCTAATAAAAGTGAACACGAAATAATGTTAGAAAGAGGTATTTATAGAATATATAACAGTGGTAATATAAAATATTCATTAAACTTTTAATGTATTTATTTTTAAAATTAAAAATTATCTAATAATATGACGTTCGCCGAGAAAAAGAAAAAAATCGAGAATCTTAAAAAGAAAATCGCAAAAGTAGAATCAGAATATAACTACAATAAAGCAATGCAATTGGCACTAAAATTAGTGATTAACGGAACTTATGGTGCTTTTGCTCACCCTAAATTTGTAGTATCTAATAAAGATATTGCAAATGCTATTACAGCACATGGTAGAGATGTAATTTTATTTATGTTAAATAAAATAGAAAAATATTTTTATGAAGAATGGTATCATGATATTGAAGTTCATAAGTTATTAGAATTTACGTATATTGTAACTGATGATAGTGATGTTTGGTATATGATGAATAATAGAAATAGAATAATTGGAAGGGGTAATAATACTTTACATGATTTACTAATAGAATGGAATGTTGATATTGATAAATTAGAAGAACACAAAGATTCTATTAAAATTGAAGATAAAATTTATAATATTAAATATAAGAGACATCTTCATAATTTTGTAGATAATGTTGAACAAATTGATGGTTCTGTGATTTCTGAAAGAGAAGAAATGCCAGGTTTTACAGAAATGACAAAAGATGATAAAGAAACTTATAGTACGAAATTTCATAAAGATGAATTGTGTGTTTATGGTGATACGGATTCGGTTGACAAGGATAGTGTAATTATCACAAATAATGGTGAAAAGACAATAGAAGAATTTTACAACGAAAATACATTAAATGTGGGTGAGAGTACGTTGAAGGGACATGAGAGTGTTAAAACTGGTGAAAAAATCTTAAATTGGTGTTCTGAAAAAAAGCTATATTATGCACCAGTAAAAAGAGTTATAAGACATAAGGTTATTAAACAAAAATGGAAAATTAAAATAAAAACAGGTGAGGAAATTTTCGTAACAAATGATCATTCTATGATAGTTTTTAGAGACGGTGAACAATTTGAAGTAAAACCTTCTGAAATGAAAATAACTGATAAAATTTTAAGGATATATAGAGATAAAGATGTGTCACCATATGAAAAATAAATTACAAAAATTTAAATTTAATATCAATAAAGATGATTATGAGGAAATTCAAGATTTTTATGATAAAAATTCTGTTAAGTGTTTAATTTGTAATGGTCCAATATTTTATTATAATTCTGTATTTACTGTAAGAAAATTTGGATACAAAGGCAAATCTTATAAAACATTTAAATCGGTGAATGGTAAAATTTATAATTTAAGTGTTTGTGAAGATTGTTTGATAGAAAAATATCCTGAGTATAAAAATAAGAATAGGGCTAGAATATTTAACATGGTAAATAAGATAACAACATATGCATTTAATATACCAGAAAAAGAATCTGAAATATGGAAGAATTTAAACTACGTTAGAACAAAGGAAAATTATATTTTAAAATATGGTGTAAATGAAGGAGTTGAAAGATGGGAAATCTATTGTGATAAACAACGAAAATCAAATTTATTTGAATATAAAAAAGAAAAACATGGTTGGAATAAAGATGATTTTGATAATTATAATAAATCAAGATCTGTTACATTAGAAAATTTGATAAAAAAACATGGCAAAAAATTCGGTAAAATAAAATATGAAAATTATGTTAAAAAACAAATTGAAACAAAAAGTAAAGAATATTATGTGTTAAAACATGGTAAATTAAAATGGGATGAATTGTGTAAACAAAAAGCACACAATTTATCTAATTATATAAGAATATACGGTAAAAATGACGCTTTAATTAAATTACAACAATTTTATTCTAAGATAAGGAATTATCCAGCATCAAAATCTTCACAGGATTATTTGTGGAAATTAGATAAAGAAATATCAAAAGATTTTAAAACATATTTTTATGAAAAATGTAATAATAAAGAATATGGTAAGATGTTATCTACTGGTCGATATGTTTTTATAGATTATTATATAAAAGAATTAAATTTAGGTATAGAATATAATGGTGATGTTTTTCATGCTAATCCTAAAAAATTTAAACATGATGATAAACCTAATCCGTTTAGTAATGAATTATCATCTGATATATGGAAAAAAGATGAAGAAAAATTATCACTTCTAAAAAAGGATCATGATATAGATATCATTGTTATTTGGGAAAGTGATTTGCCGAGTATTAAAAAATTAATAAAAGAAATATATGGAAAATATATGTTATAATTATGAATTGGTTGAAATTTCAGAAATTGAATGTGTAGGTAATTTTGGAGAAGAAGAATATGTTTATGATATAGAAGTTGATGATGAAACTCACACCTTTATTGCTAATAATTTATTAGTTCATAATAGTTTATATTTGTCGTTTCAACCAATAATGGACTCTTGTGATTATGAAGGTGATCCTCTTGAATTTATATTAACCCTTGATAGATTGTATGTAAAAGACACATTTGTTAAATATTTAGACCAATATGCTAAAAAGTATGGTGTTAAAAATATTCATGATTTTGAATTAGAAACTGTTAATAAATCTGCCATGCATCTTGAAAAGAAACATTATATTAATAATGTGGTTTGGGAAGATGGTATTTTTTATGAAGATATGGAACATTTTTTTCCAAAAGGTGTAGATATTGTAAGGTCTTCAACACCAATATTTGTTAGAGGTCAAAAGCAGAAAGGTGGTGTTTGGGAATTTATTAATTATTTATTTAAAAATCCTGATACGTTAAATATACGTGAGGTTTTAAAAATTATGAAAGATCTTAAAAATCAATTTAAAGCCTCTGATATTGAAGATATTAGTATGACGACTTCTTTATCAAATTATAGAGATAAAGTAGTTGATGATCAAATTGGTGTTAATTGTGTTAAAGGTGCTCATTTTTCAGTTAAAGCCGCCGCTTTACATAATTTTCTTTTAAATAAAAATAGCGAGTTTAAAACTAAATATGATTTGTTAAAAGGTGGTCGAGTTAAATGGTATTTTTGTAACCATACTCTTGGAGAGAGGTTTGCTTATATGAGAAGTTTTCATCCGTATGAAATAACTGAAAAAGAAAGAGTATTGATAGATTATGATACTCAATTTGAAAAAACATTTTTGGCAATTGCTAATAGGTTTTTAGAACCAGTAGGTTTACCAGATATTAATAAAAGATTATCGGTATTAAATAGTTTATTTAGTGGTTCAATACAACAGACAATTCAAAAAAATAAAGATGAGTTTGAAAACTTTGATGATTGGGGATTTTAAAAAAATAAGAAAAAACGAATGAAAAAAATTAATTATGTTAGAGAAAAAGATTTTTCTGTGATAGAGCAGGAATTTGAAGATTTTCATTATGAGATAACAGAAAAACTTCAAAAAATATTTAAAGATGAAAAGTTAAAACCTACACAAATAATATCATCTGAAGATGGAAAAACTTTAAAATTTGCTATTAATAATGCTGAAGAAAGAGAAAAAAGAGAATTGGGTGAAGAAATATACGTCATTAAAATTGAAAAATTAAATTATACAAAATGAAAATAGAAAGAGAAAAGTATTTCGATACATTAGATTTTATGAATGAAATGAATAATGTTCCATTATCAACACTTGATTTAAGTGAATTTTTTACAAATGCAACTGAAGAAAATCTTCTTAAAGTTGAAGAAAGATTTCCAAGTACATTAAATTATAATAAAATATATCTTTTAATTACAGAACCTGTTATTAGAGATTTATTTGATATAAAATTAAATAATGAAGAAGATGCCAAATTCAAAATCTCATGATAGTATTACTTTTATGACCTCTATCATTATTTTTTGTACAAGTTTAATGTTTGTACCAATAATATATTCAATAATATGGTTATTATTTTATCTTTTTGCTGGTTATATGTTTAATGGTGATTTAGATATACATAGCAAACCTTATACAAGATGGGGCTTTTTAAGATTTATTTGGATACCATATCAACGAATATTTAAACATAGATCTAAATATACACATGGATTTTTAATTGGTACATTAATAAGATTAATATGGATATTGATTATACCAATATTAATAGTATTTTTCTTTAAAATTCCTGTATTATTTTTGATAATACAATTTAAGTTTTATATTATAACTTCTTTGATTGGTTTAGAAATGGGTGCTATGAGTCATTCGATTGCTGATTGGGTTAGTTAATCAAATTCTACTAAAACAGTCATATTTCTATAATCTATTTCTAATCCTTTTGGTTTTAAAGGAAATGAAATCATATTTTCATATTCGAATTCAAATTTTATTTCTTTCTTTTTGGTGATAATGTGATTTTCTATTTCATTTTTGGTTTCAAAGTTTTCAACATCTAAATGTGTAAATTTATCAACATCTAATTTTAATTCAACATTTTCTATTTTCACATTAATTTTTTCTATTCCTTCATCATTTTCTATGATATCTGAAGACCATTTTATAAAACACTGTTCACATGTTATACCATTTATTAAATCTGAATTATAATTAAAAATATAAATATCTTTATCTTCTAGTTTACTGGTATAAACTTTTTTAATTGTGTTTTTTTCGTATTGTTTTAAGTATTTCATTTTAATTTCCAATTCTTTAATTTTAAATGTTCTTTATAATATTCTGATATTTTTTCTATAAGAATATCATCGGTGTATATTTGGTTGTTTAAATTATAATGTGAAACTTCATTTACTTCAATATTAATATTATTTTCGTTTCCTTCTATTGAATGTGTTGCTTCAATAAGATCAGTATTTGACATTAATATTATTAATTTTGTTTTTATTTTTAAATCTTTTCCAGTACCTTCTTCTTTTTTAAAGTACCCTGTAATAGATTCTGGTCTAATTGATTTTTTCTTTTTTTTCTTCACAACTAATGATAAATCTGATATGAGAATATCTATTAGTTTTTGATTAATATTCGTGATTTTGACTTCAATATCTTTTAAATTCACTTTTTCGTATATTTTAAATTTTGTTATCATAATTGTATATATTAAAAAATCCCATCAAATTGATGGGATTTTCTAAAATATTAAAGAATGTGATTAACTGTTAGTTATAACTGAGGGAGGCGAAGCCGTATTAAAAAAAGATATCTACTGTGTATGTACTAGTTATTGTATCATCAGAGTTGTGGTAGAATACAAAGTCTATCATCACACCTTCTTTATCGTATCTAATTGTACTAGTTGAAGGTACGTAAACACCATATGCTGATGTATCACCAGATAAAGTAATATCTAATGAATCTACTGCGTTACCGTTTTGGTCGGTGAATGCTAATACTGTCGTTGTTCCAGTTACATGTGAAGTTCCACCAGTCGGAGTAACTGTAATACTTGTTAATCCAGATATACCTGCTGTGAATGTGCTAGTTAATGAATCATCACCATTGTAATAGAATGTTAATGGTACATCAATACCGAACTTGTCTCCGAAATAAATAGCTCCTGTTGAAGCTGAGAAGTCAGTTACATATGCAGAAGAATATGTATCACTTGATAGAGAAACATTTGTAGTTATATCAATACCAGATTGATTTGTAAATACTAGTGTTTCAGTTGTACCTGATTCATAAGATCCACTTGTTGGTACAAGTGTCATACTTGATACTACAGGATCAATAAAATTGATCACGTATTTATCATTGATAGTAGCATCTGTTATATAATAGAAATAAATAGATACAGTATTACCAGTTACATTGGATAATACTAGTTCACCTGTTGTTGGTGTCCAAGAATCAGTATAAGTTGATGTTGTTGTATCACCTGAAAGTGCAATTAATCCTGTTATATCAACACTATTTTGGTCATACATTACTAATGTTATAGAGTCACCTACTGTATGTGTTGCAGCTGATGAAGGTACCATTGTAAAGCTAGTTACTGCTGAAGAATCTGTATCAACAACTCCTAATAAGAAGCTACCAAATCCAATGAATGTGAATGTTAATCCATCATAATCAAATGTGTCTCCGATATCATATTTTGTTCCATTAAAATAGAAGTCACCACCAATATTTGCAACTACATATCCGTTGATCGTAGCTGTTTGACCAGGCACTAATTTCACTAATAAGTAAGTATCAGTAGTAACTGTTGCAGTATCACCATCATTTACTACAGTTGCACTTGAAGTTACCCCTGTTGGATAAGATACAATAGCAGTACTACCTATTGTAGAACCTGTTGCGTGTGTATATGTTAAAAGATATGTTTCACCACTCATTGACCCACCATCTATTCTATAGTATGGATAATTAGTCAAGCTGTTTGATGACATTATACCTTTTACATTTTTTTGTTGTTTCATAATTTTATGTTTTCTTTTTATATATTAATAATAAAAATTGAAAAAGTGTTGATTATACAATACTTCACTGGTTTAGGAGGACACTATACAATAGATATATAAGATTATGAAAATTAAATTAATTGAATTTATTAATAAATCAAATATAGTTCATGATGATAAATATGATTATAGTTTTGTTAATTATGTAAATAGTAAAACTAAAGTGAGAATAATATGTTTTGAACATGGTGAATTTTGGCAAAGTCCTTCTAAACATTTAGAAGGACAAGGTTGTCCTGTTTGTGCAACTAATAATATGAAAGATGATACAGAATCATTTATTAATAAATCAAATATAGTTCATGATGATAAATATGATTATAGTTTTGTTAATTATGTAAATAGTAAAACTAAAGTGAGAATAATATGTCTTAAACATGGTGAATTTTGGCAAACACCTTCAAATCATCTAAGTGGACATGGTTGTTCTAAATGTGGTGGTAGATATAAATTAACTACGGAAGAATTTATAATAAGATCAAATAAAATTCATAATAATAAGTATAATTATAGTGAAGTTAAATATTTTAATAATAAAACAAAAGTAAAAATAAAATGTCCTAATCATGGAGTATTTTTACAAAGACCTGATGCTCATTTAAGAGGACAAGGATGTCCTAAATGTTGCTAGGACGTAAAGTTCCTTTTAAATTTGGTTGTTCAACACCTTTATGAAAAACATTGCCTTGTAAATCAACATATTCTTTTCTTAATGCCCAACCACGGGGTTTTATAATTTCCTTATTTTCTGTTAGTAAATTAAAAGGGTCGCCTACTTCTTCTTCAGATAATAAGTTTAAAGGATCACCAGTTACTTCTTCAGTTATTATTTCTTCAGTTATATTTTTTTCAGTTTCTGATAAGATATTAATAGGTTCTGGTTTTTCAATAGCTTTTACATCAATTATATATTCTTCTTCAGTTTTAATGTTTTTAATGTGTATTTTACCATTTTCAAAAGAACCAACTAATATGTAGTTTTCATAATCCACAAAACCATTATTTGCTAAGGCTTGGATAAATTTTCCCATTTTTCCCATGTTTAATAATTATTTTCTATTATATATTTTTTATAAGAAGTCTATAATAAGATTTAAAATTTTAATATATATGTTAAAGATTTCTAAAAAACAAAATAGAAATAAATATGACAATGATTAAAAAACTTAACGTAGAAAATTCTCAAGAATTTATAGATCTTGTAAAAGATAAAGAACTTATTGTATATGAAGATATACAAGGTTCTCAAATTTTTATAAAGTGGACTGGTGATAAATTCATTATAAAACCTAAATCACTTAGAAGCCAACCTCTTAATTTTATTGATTTGGCGACACAAAAATTTTATAATCAAGCATATAAATATATTCATCAATTACCAGATTATGTAACTGATTTATTAAATAAAAATTGGTGGTTTTGTTTTGAATATTTCCCAGATAATCAACCTGCAAATATAGAGTATAATATTGTACCTAAAGGTGGTTTAATATTAACTTGTATTGTAAAAGGTTCAAAATATTTTTATAATTATGATGAATTAAAAGAATATGGCGAATTATTTAATGTAGATTATTTACCAGTTTTATATAAAGGTAAATTAAGTGAAAAACAGTTAGAAATAATTGATTTGTATTTAAATACAAGTGATAAAGACTTAGAATATGTTTTTGGAGAAAAGAATTTTGCTTATTTCTTTTATCAAATACTAAATCCTCAGTTAAAGAATTCATTTTTGATGAATGATGAAGTATTTAATGATAATTTAGAGAAAATAATATTTAAAATAGATAATAATACAGATTATTCATTTGAATTATTAAATCCTTTATATCATAGATTATCATCTAATAATAACACAGAATATATAGATACATATAGTTTGATATTATTATCATTTTTAGAATATTTTCAACAAATTGCATTAAAGAATTATAAATTACATTCTTTAACAATGGATGAATTATATATTGAGATTGTGTGTAAAATATTTAATGATTATATTAAAGATATTAAGAAAGATATTGAAAAATGGAATTTTGGTATTCCATCATTTTTTAAAGAAGATAAATTTAAAATTAATTTGGAACTTATACCAAATAAACTTACTAAAGATTTTGTTAAATCTAATGATAAAATTGAATATGTATTTAAGTGTATTCTTAGTTCATTTAGCAAGAAAAAGAAAAAACCAATTGGTGTTTTTAATCAACAAACTCTTATATTATTTAATAGTTTGGTTAAAGATATAAATTTATATTTAGAAAAACAATTAGAATTAAATAGAGAATATGCTATTCAAAAGTCTGATGTTAAAAACTTTAAAGATTATTTTGATTTGAAATATGAAGTTGATGCTGATGGTAGATTATATCCAGATGTATTTGATGAATTTGATGATGAGGGTGGTGAAGATAAGAAAAAGAAAAAGAAGAAAACTGTTTTTGGTAAAAAAGGTGGTAAAAAAGATTGGTCATGGGAAGATGGTGAAGAAGGATGGGAAGATTTTGAAATAGATAAAGAAAAAGTTTAATATATAAAGAGATAATCAACAAAAAATAATTAACTAACTAATGATTGATTTAACAAATTGGCTTCGAATGAATACAGGAGCAACAGAAACATATTATGGCTATGCTAATCCAGGTGTACTAACTACTGAAGGAAAATGGTTAATAAGAAGACAAATAATTGAAAGTGGTGATACAGTATATCAATTTGCTGATAATGATTTTCAATTTGATAAAATATGGGAGAATAAAGAATTATATTTTTTAGCACCTTCTGCAGTAACAATTTCATCAAGTTCTGTTACAAATAGTGAAATTATCTTAAAATTTGATTTAGTTGATGGTGTTGCAAAGTATTTTATAACAGTATTGGATTCATCTCAAAATAAGGTTATGCCTTGGAGTAGGCAAAGAATAAGATCATTAAATGACTTAAATATGGTTATACAAATTAATAAACATCTAAGTTCAGCTTCAGATTATGAAATTTGGATTGAGGCTTGGAATGGAGTTAGTTCGGAAACTTTAATAGTTTATGTCGCAACAACATAAGTAAAAAACCACTCATTGAGTGGTTTTTCTTTTTTATTCTTTTATTTCTTCTTCATCAATTTCAAGTTCTAAGTTATCACCTATATCTAAATCTTCTACAACTACGTTTGCGTCTGCTTCAGTTTGTTTAGCTTTTTCTTGTAAAGATTCTTCTTGGGCTTTTTGGAATAATTCTATTAGTTCTTTTTTGGCTTTTACTTGTTGATTTTTAATTCTTTGTGTTCTTGCTTGAGATCTTTTCTTTTGATTTTTTTTATTTCTACTTTTTGGCATAATTATCCATTAATTTTTAAATTATATTTCGAAAATAATTAAAAGTTTAAATTAATTCTTCTCTATCTATACTTTCTGGGTTTATTCTTTTGAAGAAAGATGATCTATGTCTTTCAATTACTGGATCATTATTATATTTTGAAATGTTTTCTCCTTTACTAATATCTTTTAAATAAGATTGTAATTTTTTATCAATTTCTGAATAACCACTTGCAGTTGTATTATGTCTTTCTTTCCAATCTGGCATAATTTGTTCTAGATCAGTCTCACTTATTCCAAGACCATCAGTAGCATTTGCCATTGCACAATCAACTAACACTTTACCTTTTTCATTTAAACTTTTAGCTAAATGTAATGTTAATTCATGTACTTCAGACTTCCAAAGATTTTGAATTAAACCAAAATCACCAACATCACCGTGCAAAGTCCAAAATCCCAAATAATATTCAGTTAAATTGTCTGTACCTAATACTAAACCACCATTTTTTGAAGCTAAATTATAAAGATAAATCATTCTTGTTCTAGCTTTTATATTACCAAGTCTAATTAATTTTGATTGATAATCATATTCAGAATAAGGAGAACCTTCATTATCCATTTCATCTAGATTTTTTAATGTATCAAAGTATTCTGTAAGATCAATTGATTGGAAATCAGTGCAAAACGCTTTTCCAATATCTTCAGCTCTTTCTTTTTCTTCTTTCTTATTACTTTCTATATGAATATATCTTCCTATTAAAGGAATATTTAATTCATCACATATAGGTTTAGCAATTGCTGCAACAATTGCTGAATCAACTCCACCACTAATACCCAATACTAATGATTTAAGTTTAGTTCTTGTAATTTTTTCTTTTAGTAAAAATCTTGAATTTTCAAGTACTTTGTCGTAATTTATTATATTTTTCATAATTATATTTTTTATTGTTTAATTAAATATACGAAAAATTTTTATAATTGTAATATTTTTTGGTATGTTATATAACATATGTCAATTATTAAGATATTTTAAGAGAATTTTCTAATGGTATTATAAATTTTTCGTTGAAGACTTTTACCCTTTTTTTATGATCAAAACCAAAATGCAGTTTATGAGCGTCTTTAATCTTAATCCACATTAAATTTTCAACTTCATCAGGTTCACTATTTTCTGTACTGAATTCTGGTAATATAGAATTAGTTGCATCAAATACAATTGAATAATGTAATGAAATATTTTGAAGATGTGAGTCTGGATTAGTATCAATATACCAAGGTTCTTCTGTATTTATAAAAATTTTGTAATTTTTTAGAAGTTTTTCGCAATTTATACCAGTTTCTTCCCACATTTCTCTAAAGAAAGCTTCTCTACCACTTTCATTCCAATCTAGATAACCACAAGGTAAATTCCACAAACCTTTACAGTCTGGTGTGCCTTGTCCTCTTTGTCCTACTAAAATATAAAAATCACTCCCGATTTTTGCTGATACATAGGAAACAACAGCACAACTTCTTGAAATCCAATGTGTTGTACCATCATTTTTTATTGATTTATTTGGTCTGTTGTTAAATTTCATATTTCTTATTTTTAATATAATTGAATAAAAATTGTTCTGCATCTTTTACTTTTTTGAATTCTTTATTTCCACACAATAGATTTTTGCCTGCATATACACCAAAATATCCGCTAGGTTCTTGATGAGATATTTCTTTTCCTTTGGGTCCTCTTGACATTCTGAATTGAATCATGTGTTTTATTTTATAACCGAAATGTTCTTTCACTGTTTTACCCATGTATTGTTTTTTTACCATAATATTATATTATTTTTTATTTTTATTATTATATTCTTATCTAGTTTAATTTATATTCAAATCTTCTAAGTATCTGTTTAATGTTTTTTTGTCAGTATAAGTATATTTACCAGATGAATCAGATGTCTTTATACAATATCTCCAATCCATTTTTTCAGGTTTAGCTTCTGTCATTTTAATAACAATATTCATAGTTGGTACACCAATATCATTTGTTAAATAAGTACCAATTCCTAACGTGCATTTAATTTTATCACTTGCATATCTTATAATATCTCGTATTTTTAAAAATGAATTTATACCATCAGAATAGACAATTGTTTTGGATTTAGGATTAATTCCATATGATTTATAGTGTCCAATTATTTTATCAGTAAATAATTTAAAATCACCAGAATCCCATCTAACACCATCAAATAATTTACTATGTAAAGTATCAAATGATTTTAAGAAATTGTCTGTACCATAAGTATCAGATAACGCAATACCTAATTCTCCTCTGTAAACTTTAACCCAATTTTCTAAAGATATCTTATTTGCTAGTTCTGGTCCATATTTTGCGGCATGAAACATTATCCATTCATGAGCTTGTGTTCCAATGGCTTTAACATTAAATTTTCTAGCGAACATACAATTAGACGTACCAATATATCTAGCTGGTGATTCCCACATAAAATGTATATTGATAAATTCTTGTATTAGTTTTGAATATCTTCTTCTTAAACCAAATTCTGCAATATTAGATTCGGCTGTTATAAAACTTCGATATTTGTCTCTGTGTGTATCATATAGATGATCAAAATTATGAATATTTTTATATTGATCAGTTAACATATACCAAGTTTCTGTTAAAATCGGCATTATTTGTGTTTCCCAATAAATTGTTTTTAACCAAGAACCAGTTATTTCTATTTCGATATCTTCTCCTGTTTGAGTTACTTTAACTTCAGATGGATCGTATCTATAACTTCTTAAAAAACCATAAAAAGATTCATCAAAATAAGATTCACCTTTCATATTTGAAAATTTTTTTCTAAATGATCTTTCTATTTCAGGAGTGAATCTAAGATTTTTCATAGATTCTATTTGTTTTTTAATATGATAATCTGAACCGACTGGAAATTTATGTTTTCCACGGTTAAAAAATTTAAATTTTACTATTGCGTTTGGGTGAGTTTTAAAGATTGCATATTGCATAAAATATTTATATGCATCTTGATCATCAAAATCGGTAATAATTGGTTCAATTTCACCTGTTTTTTCAAATTTATCATAAATATCTATCTGTTTATTATAGATAGATTTTAAATGTACTATTAATTCTTTTTCTGATAATTTTTGTATATTTCTCATGATTTGAAGTTTTAGTATTTATAATAATATACGAGAAATTTTCTAATAAGTCAAAAATTAGGATATGTTATTAGACATATATTTAATTTTCAATTTCAGCAGATAACCCAGAATCAAGTAAAGCATAATAAGGAGTTTCTAATTCTTTAAATGTGCCTTTTTTAACATCACATTTACCATTATTGTGTATAATCATGGTACATTGTTCTGCTTGTGTTAATTCATGTTTACAGTATTTAATAAGACAACCAATAACATGTTCAAATGTATTAACTTCGTCATTATATACAATAATTGAGTATAAATTTTCTTCTTTTTCTTTAGATTCGTTTTTAGATTCGTCTTTAGTTTTGTCTTTTGTCATTTTTTATTATGTTTTAGTTTTATAACCCATTCAATGTGTTTTTTAATTTTTTGATTTTCTAATAAACTTTTTAATGTATTAAATTTTTTGCCCAAAGTTTTTTCATCCCAAAATTTATGTATAGCCTTATGACATTGTTTGCATAAGTCTATACCGTGTGATTTCATATAGTCTTTTTCGTAATTTTTTTTGAACCACTTTTTAGTATGTAATGTTACTGGTATTAAATGATGAAATGATGTTGTTTCATTACGACCACATATTTTACATTTATCTTGCATAATTTAAATAATTTAAAAGTTAAAATTAACCTAGTCCATAAGCGGGATTTTGTTTTATCTATACATTTATCTAAGTGTTTACACTTCTCCGAAGAGTGCCTCTAACCCGATCATTATAGAATTGCTCACCTCCTAGATCTGTTTGAGTTGCAACCTCGGCAGTACGAACGACCAAAGTCTCCTGCCTTAAGCAAAATTGTCCCGACTTTCCTCTAATTTTTTATAAAATCAGCGTATAGTCGATTAGATTAATTTGTTATAATATACAAAAATTTTTAAGAAAATAAAATAATTTCTTTAATATATATAGATAAAAATTATGATTGATAGAAAAATAATTTGGATAACCGAAGGTGAAATTGAGTTCCTTGAGTCTTATTTGACAAAGGATATGCATTGCTTGGAGTTTGGTGCAGGTGCTTCTACTAAATGGTTAGCTGATCGAGTGAGTCATTTGATTAGTATAGAACATGACAGTGAATGGATTAAAAAAGTATCTGAATCCCTTCCCGGAAATGTTACCCTTCATCAACATAACAGGGATTATAGTGTATATGTTTCTATTTTCCCAGATGAACATTTCGACTTTATTTTAGTAGATGGAAGAGATAGGGTTAACTGTGTAAAGGAAGCTCTTCCTAAATTAAAGAAGGGTGGTTATTTGATGTTGGATAATTCGGAAAGAGAAGAATATAAAGAGTCGATAGATTTAATGGAAGGATATGAAAGTTATACGCAAATCAAACCAGATTCAGAAGGTTTTGTTTATCCTGATTGGCAAACTCTATGGTGGAAAAAACAGTGATTTTAATAAACCTGGTTCTATATTTTATACAAAATATTTTTAATCCTTATTTTTAATATACAAATATGTGAAATACCTAAAGACATATTTAGAAAATAAACATTTTAATATTACAATAACTGATATTAAGAATAATGATAATTTAGAAGTTACCATTAAACAAATAGAAAAATATTATGAATTACCAATATATGAACAATTAACCGAAATTATAGAAGATGAAGTTTCTTGTGCTTGGGGAGATCAAGTAGAAAGTAAATGTGAAATTGTATCTTTATATATATATAAGACAAATTCTGGAATATTGGATTTTGATGTTAATGTAAATAATAATGCATTTTATAAACCAATTACAATAGAAGATTGGTATATAAAAAATATTGGAGTTACAATAGATGAATATCTACAATCAAATAAATTAGGATTACTATAAAAATAAATAAATAAATAAATAATGAGACATTTAAAAACTTTTAATGAATCACTTAAATTAAGTGATATGAAAATAGAACTTGAAGAATTTTTAGATGACGTATATTATGACATGAGACATGATTATTCTGGTGCTAAACTTCTTTCAGAGGTTGAAGAACACCTTGACGATCTCATCCCGGATATATTATACGGATATGAAAATGAAGTGAACTATGACAAAGTAGTTAAAAAACTACGAAAACATGGTATAAAATATATGACTAAATAATATGAAACATTTAAAAACTTTTAAAGAAGCAAGTGCTGCTTCAGTTAGACATTCAGAAAGTAGAAAAGGACCTACAGATAGTGCAACATGGCATGATGAAGGAACTAGAATGAAAGGTAATGATGGTAATATGTGGGAAATACAAACTGATAAAAATGGTGTTAACCATTGGCAAGAAGTTTAATGAAATATCTTTCTTAGTAGGTCACCAACTGAGTTTCAAACCTAATTGCGGAAGAAGTGGGGCTCGAACCCACGCGCCGTATTTCAGACCTACTGGTTTAGCAAACCAGCCCCTTCACCAACTTGGGTACTCTTCCATAGCGGAAAGCAAGGGATTCGAACCCCTAATGGTGTAACCCATTACTACTTTTCAAGAGTAGCCCCTCGTCCAACCGGACGCTTTCCATAGTGGCTTATTAAGGATTCGAACCTCATATATCTCTAGTAACTCTTAAAATATACATTTTAGTGACATGCGGTAACCCGACAAATGCTCTATAAATACAACCTATTTGTTATAAGCCTTAGTGGACCTAGTCGGACTCGAACCCTGGACTTTCTGCTTAAAAGGCAGAAGCTCTACCAACTGAGCTACAGATCCATTGGTTGGCCATCAGGGGATCGAACCCTGGACTCTCTGCTTAAAAGGCAGATGCTCTAAACCTACTGAGCTAATGGCCAATAAAAAAACCGAATCTTTTCAGACTCGGTTTGTAATTCTTTGTACCTAAAAATTTAGGTAATACAATTCCGAGCCGTTTTCAGACGACTATTCTTTTTCGATTTACTATTTATGTTAATTATAATCATTATTTAAAATTTTTTAATTTTTTGTATTAATTCATTTTTAAAACCATCAAATGCGCCTCTTAGTTCATTTCTAACTTTTTCCCATTCTTCTGTTTTACTTTTTTCTATTATTTTGTATGAATCAATTAAATTATTAAAATTATTATATCTTATCTTTAATTCTGATATTAGATCATCAATTTCTTCATTGAAATCTTCTCTAGTGTTATTATCATTATCAATTAATGATTCATTATATCTTTTAATTTTCATGTTTAAAATTGATTTTCTTTATATATTAATTATTTGTTCTATTTTTTCATCAGTTAAGTTATATAACTTTTTAAAATCGTTATCAAAGATTTTTTGTCCTTTTATTTTGTAAAATTCTTTCAATTTAATAATTATAATATCATAATCTACTTCATTCCAAAAACAAATGATATTGTTATCATTCACAAAAGTGAACAATTCTCTATCATCAGCTAAAGTATCCCAAACCAAATCACTTTCAATAGAAGGTTTTATTCCTTTAAAAGAAGAAAGATAACCAAAATCTTTAATTAGTTTTTTGTAAACTTTTTTACCTAATCCTAGACCTTTCATAAAAACTGGCAAACCATTATTAATATGTATCTGATTAAATGGTGGTTGAATAGTTATATCTAAAAATGGGTCTCTTTCACCATCAATATAGATAGTGTTTAAGATTTTTTGTTGATTCTCTTCTTTTCCATATTCAAATTCTACTCTTTTACCATCTAAATAGGTTAAAATACCACGAATAGTCGGATTATATATTATTTCTATATCTTTATTGTTCTGTTTATAAATGAAATCATCAAAATTGGAATTTTTAATTTCTTTTTTTAAATTAAAAATAATTTGTTTTAGTTCTGATAGAACTTTTTTGTAATTGTTTGCATTAATATATCTATCTATTTTTTCTTTTTGATTTTGATCGATAGCTTTTTCAAATAATTCCATATTTTGATTGATTTTTTCTAAAGATTTACTAAATTGTGTATATTTTTTCATTTGTTAATTTTTATTATTTTTCATTAAAACTGGTTCTTTCTTCACATTAATATATATTAAAATTTAAAAGTTTAAAGTGGAACCGACCCGAGTTGAACGGGTACCTATACTTCTTCAGAGTATCGTGCAGACCACCTACACCACGGTTCCAAATTTGTATTAATATTTCATTTTTCTACCTTTTAACCATCCTTCATTTAACCATATTTAAACTTCTCGCAGGCCTACCAGGATTTGAACCCGGACCAAGTGGTTTGGAATCACTTATGCTACCGTTACACTATAGACCTGTGTTAAATTTGGGGTGATTAATGGAATTTGAATCCATCCTAACAGAACCACAACCTGCCGTGCTACCACTAACACTATAACCACCATATATTTTTAAGAACGTTTATAAAAAACAAAAAACCCGAATCTTGTTAGAATCGAGTTTGTCCCTTTGTTGATTAATATTTTTTAATCTTAACTTTTAAGGCATAACATTCCCGATCCGAAGCGGCTAAACCACTTATGAAAAGATGAACTATTATGTTTAAAAGTATTATTCATTGTTTCTGTTTTTACTATTTTTTATATATTAAATATTTATTCTCTATTTTTGACAATATACAAATTATTTCTTGCATAAAAAAATTTTCCGAGAAAACTTGGAGGAATTTCTTATTTCACACTACTTGATTCATGTTACTTTTGTGAAATCCCCCGTCGTCTTCTCAAACACACACTAACACTAATCGTTTTTATGCGACAACATCACTCCTTTAGGGCTACAGTGATGGTGTTATTCTTGGTGTATTTAAATGTGAAGATTTTTATCGTTCACATTTTTGTGAAGTAGCGCAGAGAACGGGCTGCGTGTTGCGTCTTTTAATTTCTACTACTTTTTTCACATTTGATAAATATTAGTTTAAAGCTCTATCACCACGTCAAGGTTTTTATCTTGATAGAGAAACAATTTTGAGACTAAAAACTGTCATACTGGTAAAACACACAGTTTATTATATGTTTTGCTTTCTTCAGATTATCAAAGAGTTGCTATTCTTCGTTCCTGAATTGTCCACATAATCCCTCGAAAGGCAACTATGTACACCAGCTGTACTGTAACTTTTTATGTGGTTACATCACTAGTACTATTAAGTTACTCGATATTTTGCGTACACTCACCACTATCGTGGCGTTAATAACCTGCTAGGGTTAAAAGTTGAGGCTACTGTATCAAAGATTCTCTACCTTGCGAGCTTTGAATCCACTTTATTCACCGAAGTGTAAAGTTTTAAGCACCTTTACTTAACAGACGGACAGGGACTTTGCTTTTTTTATGATGGAATTGAACCATCTACCTTTAGTTAGAATACTACTGCTCTACCATTGTGAGCTAATAAAAAATGATATCACCACAAAGTGCCTGTCCACCGATTCATAAGTTTCACCTTACAAAATACGACCCTTCGTATGCGTTTCAGCCCGGAGGACTTACTGTGCCGTTTGTTAAGACATCTTTCAACACCTTTGAAACTGAATAATGCTCTAACTTTCCACATTCGAACTACTATTCTATCTCTTATCTATCAACGAACACTTAATGAGTGGATTAAACGATATTGGAATGTCCCCATTCTATATTTGATAACTTTTGTTCCCCTTGCGGGCAATTGAGCCATCTTATTCTTACCAAAGATCGTTACTCACGTTGTTTCATCTTATCCCCTTTCTATTGAGGCTGTCTTGTTGGTCAAGACAAAAATGAGACTTGCTTAGATTGACCATAATCCGAAGACTATTGGCGAGAATAAGTGACCTTCCTCTCTTTCGACACCTTACGATGTTTTATCTGCTCCATCCGAAGATGAACGTCTGCCCAAGCACAGACTATATTTTACAATATTTTAAAGAACGTTTTGATTTCGAAAAATCTTTAAAAAAATATTATTTTTTCGTAATCTATTTTCTTGTACTTTCAAAATTTTAAAAAGTTTAAAAATTTTAAAAATTTATAAAAGTGTGAAAATTATATATTTGACTTAAAAAGTCACTTTTTTCTAAAATTAAAAGATTATACTAATTATACTAAAAAATTCAATAAGTTGAAAATTCTTTATTCTTAGGAAAATAAGTATTACCGTTAAAGATAATATTAATGAAATAAAATTTTTAAAAATTTTAATCTTTTGAAAAATTTTTTTATATACGCATGCGCGCGCACACGTTATATATTATTACCTGTTAAAGAATTCTTTGAGAATATTAATTAAGGTCTAATATTAGAAAATTCTTCTAAATATTCTAATCTAATTGAAATATGGTGTGTTAATTTTTTGGGAAGATGTAACTTTTTAACATTATCTTTATTAAGTGTCAAAAAATTATCTTTAATGTAATTTATTATTTTAGGATCTATATAATCCCATTCTTTAAGTTGGAAAGTATCATCAATAAATTTATCCCATTTCATTAAATTATATATTTATCTTAATAAATGTATTTTAGATTTATTTTTCCAACCTACATCATACTTATAATCACAGAAGTAAATTATTAAATTTGCATCGTATTTATAATCTACAAAATAAATTGTCTTATCTGCATCATATTTATAATTTACGAAATACCATAAACCATCTTTATTTGCATCATATTTATAATCTACGATATAAACAATCAAATCTGCATCATATTTATAATCAGCAACATATACTTTTATATCTGCATCATATTTATAATCAACTTTGTAAATTTTTTGTGCGGAAATTGTGAGGGATAGTAAAAATAGTAATATTAGGTAAAAGAATTTCATAACTTTTTACAGTTAATATTACAAATTTTGTGCCAAATTATATTTTTTCCAATTATCTAATTCTTTATCATTTGGATCACCGAGTGATTTGCCACAATATATACAAACTCTTTGTACAATTTCAAATTGTCCAAAGTTATGTAATGATATTTTATAATCTTCGTGAATACATATACTTTTAATATATTCTATTTCTTTCTGAGCATTTTCAAATATTTTATTAAGTTCTGATATTTTTATTTTTATATCATCTTTTTTCATTTTTATCTTCAAGACCTTTTTTATATGAATTTGACTCTACTTTATTGATTATTAGTATGGTTACAATTGTTGACACGATAGCAGCACCATAGATTAGACTTTTTAACATAATATTAATTTTTTAAACTTCATTATTTATACATTATAAATATAATGATCTAAAAAGTTTAATTTTAAAATTTATTATGGCAGAAAAAAAAGATATTGGTGTTAATTTAGAAAGTATTGAAAGTAAAATACAAGACATTCTAGACAAAGAACACAAATTAACACAAAAACAAAAAATAAAGAGATTTCCAAATCATTCTAATCCCAGTAGACTTAATTTTGCTTGTCCAATCTGTGGAGATAGCGAAAAAGTTGCTAGTAAGAAAAGAGGAAATTTATACCTAGATAGTCTAAGATATATTTGTTTCAACTGCGACGAAAGAATGTCTTTTGTAAAGTTATGTGAATTATTTAATATAGAAATTGATATGGATGAAAAGATTAAAATTTATAAACATATTGATCAATGTACAAAGTATAATCGAACCGAATATAATTATACAGTATTAGATAAACTTATTGATATTGAAGAATGGGTTAAATATATGAATAATCGTAAAAATAGTTGGTTAATAGATATTAAACCCGTACAAACTAATTCACACGTATATCAATATTTGAAATATACTAGACAAATACACAACCACGAACATATTTATCAAGGACTATACCGTAAAATGAGAGATGGTAAAGTCGTATTTAAAAGTCCTGTGATGATTTTGTTAAATAGAAATAATGAAAAATTGTTAGGTATTCAGTTGCGTAATTTAGAAAAAGACGCTGATAAGAGATTTTATAAAATTGTTGAATTTGAAGAGTTGTATAACTATATGAATCCAGGTAAAATGTTAGATGAATCTGAAGCTATTTCTTATAATAAAATATCTCACTTTTATAACATATTAAATGTTAATTTTGAAAATACTGTAACTATATTTGAAGGTTTTCTAGATAGTCTATTCTATCCTAATTCTATAGGTTTGGTAGGAGCTAATAATGATAATGATTTGTTAAATTTCTTAACAGAGGCAGATGAGGGGTTAGATTTAAAATTCTTTTATGATAGAGACTCTAAAGGTGTTTCTAAAGCTTTGAAAATGTTGAATAGAGGATATGGTGTGTTTTTATGGAATAAATTAATAGATAAAATAATTGAAGGGAAATCAGATAAATATAAAGCTAAGAAAACATTTGATGATATAACAGATTTGAATGAATTAGTAATAAAAGCCAAGAATCCAAATATATATGGGAAATTAAAGTTAGATAAGTTTTTTTCAAAAGATGAATTTGATCGACTTTATTTGGATAAAATTAAATGGAAGAAGTTTTAACAATTAAATATATTTTTTTAATATTTTAATTGTTTTATTGGTAGATTTATGATTTATTGCAATACCATCAGCATCTTTCCACATATCAGTATTTCTTTTCATATCATCAATTAATATGTGATTTTCAGAAGCAAATTTATATTTTTGTTTACTTGATTTATGATTGACTTTAATATTACCTAGTTCTCTTTTACACCAAATATCTTTACCTTTGTGAGCATATTGACCAGCTTTACCCCAAGGTGAACCAGTTAATATTTCTATATCGTTAAAATTTTCTGTAATAAATTTCCATAATTTTTTACCATCAGACATCCAATCCATGTTACTCCAATGTTCTATACCACGTTTTTCGATTTCTTGCCACATTTTAGTTACTCCATATTTTTTTATGTATTTTTCTGGTCCTATTTGATCTATATCTTTCTTAAATCTTCCATTAAAATCACATAACACACCATCTAAATCTACATATATTTTATAGGTTGGTTTGTCTTCTTGTTTTTCTGTATATGTTTTCAAATAATCCATTTCTTTAATATTTTTAAAATCTAAAACTTTCTTATAAATAAAAGTACAAAAAATTTTCAAGTAAAACAAATTATTTTACAAGAGGTTTACCTAATAATATATTAAGTTTACGTTTTCCATTTATTTCTCTTTCATACCAACCATTATTCACCATTTTTACTTCTTTGCTTAATATTTTTTCTATATTTTTTTTGTCTGTTACAATAGGTGCATTATTTTTTATTAAGAAATTGGCTAGTTTATATGAACATTCTACATAATTGCCAGGTTTATGTAACCTATCAATCATCATTTGTATATATTCTATCTTTGATTGTTTTTCACCATCATTGGCTCCGAGTGTATATTTTTTACCATGTAGTTTTATTTTATCAGCTGAGACCGCATCTGGTTCATCATCACCAGTTAAATCTATAATTTCCCATTCATCTGCTTTATTGAAGTTAATATCATCTGGTGTATCAATTCCTGGATATCCTCCTAAGTAATTGTATGTTTTATTAATCATATCTAGAATTTCATCATTATATTCGTCAAGTTCATCTTCAGTGGCTTTAACCCATGTACCTTTTGGTAAATTATTTTCAATTATGAAATTTTTAAAATTAGTTATCATTGAGGATAATTTTTTATTTTATATATTTAATATATAAGATAAAATTATCAACTTAGAATGAAAAAATATGGTGAATTTATTAATGAATCTAATCAGGGTGAGATATATATGTATGATATTCTAAGTGCAGGATTACCTATAAATAAAATCAAAGAACTTAAAAATATAATATTACAATCAGTTGATGAATCTGTTAATGAATCTCTATTTTCTGGATTATGGAATCAATTTAATGATTATTTATCTAGAAGAGCATGGAAATGGTTAATTAATAGAAATGAAAGAGAATTAACAAAGAAATTAAAAGTTCTTAATATGATAGATATATCAGATTTGAGTGATTGTTTTAAACCAGTTACTAAACTATATTTAGGTGGTGGTATTGATAAAGCTCCTGTTGGAAAAGATGATTGGAGATCATATGTAGAAAAATATTTTGGTGGAACGTCAGAAGGACATTATGATGTTAATGGTGAAAATCCTCATATTATTTACAGTCCTGATTTAATTAATTTGAGTATTACTGGTAAGTTGAATGAATCTGATTATAAAAATCCTCTAATTTTAAATCCTTTAAGAAATGAAGTTATTCGAGATGATGAAGAATATCAAAGACTTTATACAATGTGGAAAACAGGTCAAATGGATGATATGACTATATCAGAAGATTTTCAAAAACTTGGTGATTTTTTTAATAGAAAAGTTGTTGCATATGATTTAAGAGTATTAAATATTTGTGATACTAATTTAGTTAAATTTGATAATGTTGCTGGTTCAGGAACACAAGGTGAATTGCAAATGACACCAATGAGACAAATAAATACATTTATGTGGATTCAATCTGAAGAATTTAATCAAGGAGAAAAAAGAGTACAAGATATATCTCCATGGTTAATGGGTTCTATCACAAAATTGGTTGTTGGTGATGAAAATTTAAGAATATTGTTGGATGCAATAAAGAAACAAAATCAATAATATGGAAACAACGATATATATAGATTCTACTTCATTAAAATGGGAGATTGAGAATTATTTATATGATGTTGGATTTACTAATGATTTATATGAATTAAAATATTGGCATGATAGATATTATGTTGAAATATTTTTTAGATGTGAGTCAGCAATTGATTATTTGATGAAGGATATAATAAAATATAGGAAAAAATACGAAGTTAAGAAATATATAAATAAAGATATAATAAGTGCAATAATAACATATATATGAGATATTTAAAGACATATGAAGGTTTTGGTAAACCACTAGTAAATGATGATGTTATACTTGATGAAATATATCAAGAAATTAAAAAACAATTTAACGGTGGTACTTTTAAAATAGATCATTGTGATTTTAATTATAAAGAACCGTATACTGAAGAAGAAATTGTAGGATATGGAACTTATTATTTTAATGTCTTTGGTATGAGAGTTGTTATGCATTATGAAAGATGGCAAAATAGAACATGGGACGTATCTTTTAAATATAATAATAGAGATTTAAATGTGTCAAGACAGAAAGTTAAAAAGATATATAATATATGTGTTGATCAAGTTAAAAAAAGTAGAATACCAAAATCAAATGATGATCTTCTTAAAGATATAGAAATGCATAAAGAACTTGGTGAAGATGCAAACAAAAATGCAAAAAGTATAGGATTAATATAAAAAATAAAATATATAATGAAAAACTACAAAAAATTTATCAACTCAATTAATGAAAATGTTAATAACATGGATAAATATAATCCGATGATAGATTATACATTACTTGATAATGATGCTTCTGATGAAGATATTATTGAATTATGTGAAAAAGCACAAGATTTTGGTGTTAAATCTGTTTGTGTTATGCCAAAACATGTTTCTATTGCAGCTGAAATTTTAGCTGATTCAGATGTTTTAGTATGTACTGTAATTTCTTTTCCAGAAGGAGTTTATACATTAGAACACAAAGAATCAGAAACAAAAGAGACAATTAAAGATGGTGCTGATGAAGTTGATATGGTTATAAATTATAAATTTCTTAAAAAAGAGTGGGTAGATACTGATAATGATGGTGATTTACCAATGGAAAAATTTGACATATTAGTTGAAGAAATTGAATCATTGGTTGATATTTGTCATGAAAATGATAATAAAGATGGGGAACCAATTACACTTAAAGTTATTGTTGAATCAGGTTTATTGACTGAAAAACAAACAATAGTTGCAACTTTGGCTTGTTTAGAAGCTGGCGCAGACTTTATTAAAACATCCACTGGTAAAGTGCCAGTTGGTGCAGAGATTAATAAAGTTAAAATTATGCATGATGTTATTCAAGATAATCCCAACTTACTATCTAAAAATATGAAGATTAAAGCATCTGGTGGAGTAAGAGATATGAATGATATAACAACGTTTGGTCAGTATGTTGATAGATTTGGAATGGGATGGCAATCAGTTGATACATTAAATGGTTTAGAAACAACTGGAGAAGGTTATTAAGAAAAAAGACAAATAATGAAAATAAAAAGATTTGATAATTTTTATCAGTTAAATGAGAGTATAGATGATGAATATATGGATCAGATTCTTAGTATGCCATTAATGGCTAGAAGAGAATTGAAAGAAACTCTTAGATCTTTGCCTGTTACAGAACAATTAAATGAAAATGTTTTTACAGATTTATTTGATAAATTTAAAACATGGTTAAATAAGAAGGCTTTGAATTGGTTGATTAACTTGAATGAAAAAGAAATTGATAAAAAAGTAGATATATTAAATATTGTAGACCCTACTGATTTTTCAAATATTAAATCAGTAGAAGGTATTTACTTAGGTGGTGGTATTGATAAAACAAAACCAGATTCAGAAGTTAAACACTGGAGAGAAGATACTGAAAACTTTTTCGGAATGGATCATGTTGTCACTGGTGAAGATATTATAAAACTTGGTAAAACTGGTAAAATTGATAAATCTAAATTTCCAAAACCACTTGTTCTTAATCCAATGAGAAATGAATTAGTAAGATTTAAAGGTGATTTCAAAAAAGCTTTAGATACTTGGAAATCTGGTGGATTTAATGAAATGGAACCAGGTTCTGAAGAAGATGAACTTTGGAATTATTGGCAAAAAACAGGAAATGCTACAATGACAAGTCCTGATAGAAGAATAATTATGCAGTGTGATACTAATTTAATTTCAACTAACGCTGGTGCTGGAATGGGTACATGGGGTGAAGCTGAATTAACAGCTTATGCAAATATGAATATGTTTATTTGGTTAAATGATGGTTGGAGTATTAAAGATATTAGTCCATGGTTAGTTCCATCAATTACTAAAATTGTGAGAAATAAAGAAGAATTTAATCTTTTATTAACTTCAATTAAAGTTATGAATGGTGATTATAGTAGTGGAATACCAATGGGTTATAAAGGAAAAAATGCAAATGCAAAATAGAGAAAATTAAATTTGGCATAAAAATACAAATACGCGATAATGATCAAAATTAAGAGATATTCAGAGTTAAATGAAAAAATGAAAAATTATGATGTTAAACTCATAGGTAAAGATTGGGGTGAACATGAGTGGGTTGAGAACTGTTATAGAGAAATTGATAATATGGATGTTTATGATAAACTTAAAATTTATGGTTATTATCATACTATAATGAATACATTAAAAAATGATTTTAAAATTATTGATAAGAATACAAAAGGTTGGGGTGATCCTAAAGTTAAAACTAGATTAGAAAATGATATTAAAAATATAGATATTGACATTATATCTAAAGAGGATGATATTAAAGAGTTAGAAAGTGAAATTAAAAAATATAAGGAAGTCAAAAGAAAATACAAATTAAAAATTAATCCTGATATTAAAGAATTAGATACAGTCAATTTACATTATATAGGTAAAGATCATATTATTATTCCTTTTGAAGAATTTGTGAATGAATTAGATCCTAAAAAACATGAAGATAAACCAAAAATATATGATTTTTGGAGAAAGTTTAGAAATGAAATAATTGAAGATAAATTTAAATAATATACGGTTTTAGGACTGTTATGGTTTCGACCATTTAAAAGATCAGATTCGCTACCTGATCTTTTTTAATTTGATAATAATGCTTTATTTGTGTGTAATTGTTTGATATTGTTTATAATTGTTTCTAATTGATCCCAAGTTTCTTCTGGATCATATTTTACTACCACACACTCTTTTTCTTTGAATTCTTCGTCATTTTCATCTACCCAATAAGCTTTACCAGTAATTGGTGTTCCATCTCCATGTTCATAACCATTAAAACATAAAGTTACTTTATATCCTTCTGGTAGCATTAGATCGGAACCTTCTTTAGCATCAAAAAATACTGTATAATTTAAATCTTGTAAACGATTAATTACTTCTTGATCTGATTCTCTATCAAGTGTGTCGAAATAAATGAATCTTTTTTCAGAATCAAAGAAATTTTCATATGTTTTTAAATGTTTCATAGTTTATATTTATTTTATAATAAGCCTAATTTCTTTCCTTCAATAAAATCTTGGTTAAGATTATCTAGATAATTTAATACTTTCTTTAATAGTTTATTATTCTTTATACTAGGCATTCGAATTTCAAGATTATCTTCCCGTTTAATTTCATCTCCGGTAGATATATAAACATCACCTAAATGAACATGTAACACATAATCTTTATTGTCTATTTTCATATTAATAGAATATGGTTTGTTAATAAGTAATTGGTTTGTTTTTATATAAAGTTGTCTAGTTAATTCCATATGTTTCTTTTCAAAGAAACTTGTATATAATGTTTTATAATCTTGCAATTGTTCTTTAAACTTATTTTTAGTCTCAGAAAAAAACCCTTCAAATGTTTTCAAATGTTTCATAATTATAATGTTTTTCAAAACATATCAGTATGTCTTTCTTTATTATTGTGTGGAAATTGGTTGTTATTGAAGAATTTTTTCTTATCTTGGTGTTTTTTACCTACATAACCCACCATTCTCATTTTATCTTTAAAATTAATATCATTTCTTTGCACACCAAAGTAGTTGTTAATATCAGTAATAATTTTAACATTTTTTTCCATGTTTCCATATTCTCCAATTTTACCTGATCTAAAAATACCACCATCCATATGACCATCTAAGAATGAGTTAAATAAGTAACAGTTTTTAACTTCACTCATATAATCAATTCTTGATGTTTCTATTTTAGTATTAAATGCATTAGTTTGAGTTAATGTTGAATTATGAATATGTGCATTCTTTATATCACAATTTACAAAATGTACATTATTGAAAGAACCACCATCAATAACACAATTAATTATATTGATATTTTTAATATCAAAAATAGATTTTACTGAAGCTTCAACTAATTCAATTTTATGTTCTTCTGTATCATAATTAATAATACAATCATTTAAATTATAAATATTTGTGATTATATCATATAGTTCGTTATAGATTTTATCATAATGTGTTTTTACCATATTAAAATCGGAATCTTTATCAACTTGTAATGTAATTGAAGGAAATTCAGCTATAAAATTTTCATATTTAGAATAATTTTTAAATTGATTAATATTTTTTGATAGATAATTTTTTAGAGCATTTCTATCTTCTTCTTCTAATTCAGCTTTTGTACATTTCCAAGATAATAATATAAAATAATCCATTAATTGTAATATTTCATCTGTTTTCTTTTCATAATCTTGACCACCAATATATCTAAATTCTAGTCTTCCTTCTTGAACATTTTGAATGTTTACACCGTAATATTTAGTATTTGGTAATTCTAAACTATTTTGTAATAATTCTGTTGCTCTGTCTGCAAAATGATAATTTTTAAAAGGTATTAATTTTTTTATTGATTTAGCATAAAAATTGTTTTTTCTATCTGGAAAACATTTATAAATAAAATCTTCATCAATTTCTAATATGAGTTTTAACGGATTAAGATGTTCTATTGTTTTGTCTGTTTTATCTTTATCAAATGATATATTAATGTGAATAGAGCATTTTTCATCTGTTTTACCGTATGTTTCTATTGTTTTTAATATTTTTAATAGATATATTTTTGAATTCACATATGGTAATGGTCCGGTGATGATCTCACATCCCTCATATCCTAGGGATAGATCCGGTTCTATTTTCCAATGTTTGTCTGTCGGTGTAAAAGAACTATGGTATCTTTTAAATCCACTAACTTTAACTGGTTTTAAAACATTATTTAAATGTTCTAATAATTTATAGTATGATTTATCAGCATAAAATTCAAATTCAAAACCAATAATTGCATTTTGTAGTATGTTCCAATCATTAATGTATTTTTCACTAAATTTCTTCATATGAATTATATATTAATATTAAAAAACCAATTATGTATTTTAATATATATAAGGAAAAGGTTTATGTAGCCGAACAAAAAATAAGGTTCAAACTATGATTTTAACAGAAAAAACATTAATTAAAGTAACAAAAAGAAATTTAAGTAAACTAAAAGAAGAATATTCGAAAGATGTACAATTGGGAGATATTTTAAATATACATCCTAAATATTTATCTGATGGTAGTCATGTAAAAATAAAAGTAAAATGTGATTTTTGTAATAATGAAAAGGATTTAATGTATCAAAAATATGTTAAAAATATTAATAATGGTGGGTTTTATGCTTGTAGTTCTAAGTGTGCTCAAGAAAAAGTTAAAAAGACAACATTTGAAAAATATGGCAGTGAATATTATACACAGACTGAGGAATATGTTGATAGAGTTAAAAAAACAAGTTTGGAAAAATATGGTGTCGAACATTTTACTCAAAATGAGTGTGTAAAAAGAAAGCAAAAACAAACAAATCTAGAAAAGTATGGTGTTGAATTTTCTCTATCTAATAAAGAGATACGTGATAAAATATCCAAAACAAATCTAGAAAAATATGGTGTTGAAAATCCGTTTGAATCAGAAGAAATAAAAGATAAAATTAAAAAAACAAATTTAGAAAAGTATGGTGTAGAGTATCCTCAACAATCAGAAGAAATTAGAGAGAAATCAATAAAATCATTAATGGAAAATTATGGTGTTGAAAATCCATCATATTCTAATGAATTAAAAGAAAAAAGAAAAACTACAATCTTAGAAAGATATGGTGTTGAAAATTATTTTCAAACAGAAAAAGTTATAAAAAATATTAAAGAGAATAATAGAAAAAGAACTAAAAAATATCTTTTAAGTAATTATAGTTATTTAAATTTTTTGAATATTGATTTTGATAATAAAGAATATACAATATTATGTGATAAAGGACATGATTATATTATTAATTCATCCTTGTTTTCAAATAGAGTTAAATGTAAAACTGAATTGTGTACTATTTGCAACCCAATTAATCAACACACATCAGGATTAGAAATACAATTATTAAGTTTTATTGAAGAAAATTATACTGGTGTCATTGAAACATCAGATAGAGATGTTATTAAACCATTAGAATTAGATATTTATTTACCAAATTTGAAATTAGCTTTTGAATTTAATGGTTTGTATTGGCATAACGAATTAAATAAAGATAATAATTATCATTTAAATAAAACAGATAATTGTTTTAAAAAAGGTGTTCAGCTAACACATATTTGGGAAGATGATTGGTTGTATAAACAAGACATAGTTAAATCCATAATATTAAACAAAATAGGTAAAACACCAAATAGAATTTATGCAAGAAAATGTGAAATTAAAGTTATTGAAGATAATAAATTGATAAGAAAATTTCTAGATGATAATCATTTACAAGGTTTTGTTGGTTCTAGTATTAAACTAGGTCTTTATTATGAAAATGAGTTAGTTTCTTTAATGACTTTTGGTAAAAAAAGAAAGTCTCAAAATTCTTCTAGTGTAGAAGGTGAATTTGAACTTATAAGATTTTGTAATAAGTTAAATACTAATGTTATTGGTGGTGCTTCAAAATTGTTTAAACATTTTACTAAAAATTATTTTTTTAAAAAAATAATAAGTTATGCAGATAGATCACATTCAAATGGCAAATTATATGAAAATTTAGGTTTTGAATTATCTCATATTTCTAAACCAAATTATTATTATGTAGTAGATGGTGTGAGAAAATATAGGTTTGGATATAGAAAAGACGTGTTGGTTAAAGAAGGTTTTGATTTAGATAAAAGTGAACATCAAATAATGATAGAAAGAGGTATTTATAGAATATATAATAGTGGTAATTATAAATACATTTTTAAGAATTAATATATATGATTAAATAAATAGAATAATTATGCCAACAGGAGCCGTAGAATCATTTGCAAAGAAATATAATGTTTCAGTTGAAATTGCAGAGAGAGAATGGAAATCTGCTAAAAAATTAGCAGAGAAACAATATGGTACACCATCAAAAAGTCCTAAATCTGATAAAGGTAAAGATAAAAATGAAAAAATTTATGGAACAGCTATGAATATATTTAAAAATAAAATGGAATCACATCACGGTAGTAAAAATGAAAACCGTTTATTAAGATTTGATTACTTCTTAAATGAGTTTCAAGTAGGACATTATGGGGATTATGTTGAAAATGATGCATTTGATACTGAATATCAATATAAGAAGGAAGAAGGTGAATGGCAAGCTAATTTATTCAAAATAATTACTCTATTTGATAATGAGCATAAAAAAGGTCCTAAATTGGAAACAGATATACCTAAATATGTAAAATTATGGTTGAATTATAAACAAGAATCTCAAGATTTTGCACCAGAATTAACTAAATATGTAGAAAAAAAATATTTAGTAAAAGAATTTCTTGATCCTATGAGTACTGGATTAATTGCTTCAGGTATTGGAATAGTTGGTGGTTGGTTAATGGTTGAAGGTATTCCATATTTAGTTGGATTATTTCTTAAATATTCAGATAAAAAACATTTTAAGAATAATAAAGAAGAATATTTACTTAATACTTTAACAAATATAAAGGATTCAAAATTAAGAACATGGATGCCAAAAAATGAAGATATGATTGTAATTGAAATAAACGGTCAACAATTACATATATATAGAAATAAAATACAACTTGCAAATACTAATATAGAAATTCCTATTAATGAGTATGATTACAAAAGAGTTGTTGATGAAATTGAATGGAATAGTGTTGGTGATGTAGCCGATGATAGAGTAATGTTTTAGTATGAATATTGAAGAAAGATATATAGGTAAAGATAAATTGGAATTGAGAGTTACTGAAAATCCAAAATTATACGGTTTTATTGAACCATATGAGGATAAAGCTAGACCTTTTATTTTAAAATATTTTTATAATGATAAATATCAAGATTGTGATTTTGCAGATGATATGGCGGAAGGAAAAGAAAGATTAGGAGATATTTTGAAAACATTATATTCTAAAAATAATGAAAATAAATTATATAGGTTTAATAATTTTTTAAATGAAGGTAAATATGATAAAATGGTTGGTATTTTAGTTGATGATATATTATCAGAAATTAAAGAATCTAAAGAAGATTATGATGGTGAAGATGAAGAGGATTTTAATCAATTTAAACTTGGTGATTATACGGGTACAATGAAAAAGGTTTCTGTTTTATTAGATATAAAAAGAAATGTTAATGGTGATGTTAATTTTGATGAAAGTGATGTTACATTTTTTAAAAGTAAAGGTTTTATAATTGATGCATATTGTATTAATGAAGAAATAGTTAATGTTGATGATTATTATAATGATGGTTTAATACATGTTACTATTATTATAAATCCAGAAGATGAACCTAAAATATATCAAGATATGATATCTGAATTACATGATGTTGTTAGACATGAATCTGAACATTTAACACAAGATGGTGTTAATAGATTGAAAGGTAAAGTACATGGTACGAGTTTAGAATTGAGACAGAAAATATATGATGACCCTGAAAGATTTTATTTATATTATCTTTTAAAAGATGAAATACCTTCTTTAGTTAGAGGTATGTATAAAAAAGCTAAATGGTCTAAAAGAACTTTAAATGATGTGTTTGGTGAAAATTTAGATAGTTTAGTTGATAGAAATATGGTCATAGAAAAAGATAGAGAAAAATTATTAAGAGTATGGTCAAACTATGCTAAAAAACATTTACCAAAAGCAAAATGGAATTAAAAAAATTTAAAAATTTTTTAACAGAAGAAATGTTGGATGAAAAAGAACCTGAAATTCAAAGATTTGGAGAATATAGAAAAGGTTCTGGTGAATTTGGTGGTTTAATAGATAAAATGATGACTTGGTTAAGAAATTATAAAGATGACCCAAAAGTTACAAGAATAAAAACAAAAATAGATAAATTCTTAGAAGAAAGTGGGATTGAATATGAAGAATTGCAAAAATTTGTAGAGAGAAAAAAAGAAACTAATTTAGTTACTTTTGATGTAGAAGTAATTGGGGATGAAATACAATTCAGTGGTTTAAATGATTCTAAGAAAAGTAGGTATGTTTGGGAGAAAAATAAAGATTGAATATTATTGAATGGTCGTCAAGTAAAGAACGAAGAGTCATTATTTAATATATATAATTTTATCTTTGACCGATTAAAAGTAAAATAATAAATTATGATGAGATATTTAAAAACATATTCAGAAAACCAATTAATTAAAGACCATTTAAGTGATGATGGCAAAACATTAGATTTAGCTAGATTAAATTTAACAGAATTACCTGAATTACCAGAAGGATTAGAAAAATTATTTTGTTGTTATAACCAATTAACTGAATTGCCTGAATTACCAAAAGGATTAAAATATTTATTTTGTCGTTATAACCAATTAACTGAATTGCCTGAATTACCAAAAGGGTTAGAATATTTATATTGTTATAATAACCAATTAACTGAATTACCTAAATTACCAAAAGGGTTAAAATATTTATATTGTTATAATAACCAATTAACTAAATTACCTGAATTACCTAAAGGATTAAAATATTTATATTGTGGTAATAACAAATTAACTGAATTACCTGAATTACCAAAAGGGTTAGAAGTATTAAATTGTTATAATAACCAATTAACTGAATTACCTGAATTACCAAAAGGATTAAAAGAGTTTTTTTGTGAAAATAACCAATTACCTTATGATAATTTAGAAAAATATTGGGAATGGTTTTGGAAAGAAAATCCAGACCTTCACAATGCAAAAAAAATGGGATTATATTAAATAACTATATTTTAAACTACCGCTATCATATATTCGATATATTTCCCTTTCTAACATTATTTCATGTTCGGTTTTATTTGAATCAAAACCTTCTTTAATTAATTTATCTTTCCTGAAATTAAATCTATGTTTTCTAAGATTGCCTATTATATAATAATAGTTAGGTTGTGTTTTATGTATAAATTCAAAACCAAGTTTTTCATATAAATTTCCATTACTCCAACTTCTATCCGCATAACTTATTATTTCACAAATTTCATAGTTTTTTAAGAAATAATTAAATAATTTTGAAGCACCACCAATAACATAAATGCTCAATTTATTACAAAATCTTAATAATTCAAATGACCCATCCTTTTTTGACTGATTTAAAGGTTTTCTCAAATTTCCAAAAGTCATTAAACTTACTAATTCATCATTATAATACAAACCCAATTTTATTTTGCTCCCTACAAACCCTTGTAAATGATTTTCATCTAGAAAATTTCTAATAACTTTATTATCATTGACTAATTTAATTTCACATTTTCGAGCAAATATTTTTTTAGATTTTCCAATTAAATTCAAAATTCTAGATTTTACTATATCTTGTTTATAAATCCAATCATCTTCAAAAACATGAATTAATTGTATTCCTTTTTCTAGACATTTTTCTGTTTTTTCTAAATGATATTTGTTATGTTTGTTTAATTCGTTGTGCCAATATACACCATTAAACTCAAATGCCAATTTTAAATTTGGTAAATAAATATCTAATTCTTTAGGTGGTATAATTTTTCTATTACCATAAACAATTTTTTCATTATAATTATCTTTTATAAATTCTAATAATTTTAATTCCATTCCAGATTTAGAAGAATTTATAGGATTACAATATAAACAAGTATTAGTTTTATATTTCTTTTTTCTATTTTTATATAACCATTTATGAATAGTATAATCTTTATCACATTTATCACAATATATCACATATTCATCACCATTTATCTCTTTAAGATTGTTGTTTTCTTTTTTAAGTTTTAAAAAATGGTTTTTAGACAACTTCTCCTTGAATTCATCAGTTTTTGAATAATGATCAACACCATATTTTTCTAAATTTGTTTTTTTTACTTTTTCTTTAAATTCATTAGTCTTTGAATAATGATCAACACCGTAACTTTTCAGATTAAATAATATAGATTTTTCCTTAAATTCGATTGATTGCATATTACTTTCAACACCATATTTTTCTAGATTTGTCTCTTTTATTTTTTCTTTAAATTCATTTGTTTTTGAATAATGGTCTGTGCCAAATTTTTCTATGTTTTTATTTTTTATCTTTTCTAAAACATCATCAGATTGTAATGTACATTCTACACCATATTTCTCTAGATTTGTGATTTTTGTCTTATGATGTTTACATTTTTTACAAGTGTAAAAACCCTGATTTAGTATATTTTCAGTATAATTATAATATTTAATTGTTTTTTCTTCTTGACATATATCACATTTAACATCAACAAAAGCGTGGCTTTTTTTTGATAAATCTTCTATTTTTATTTCACATTCTTGACCGCCTTTTACCTGATATCCAAGATTTTGATAATATTTTATATACCTATTATTTATTTTAATTTTAATATTCTTTGTTAATAACATATATTTAATTTATCTTTATATATTAAAAGGTTAGGTTTAAAAACACCAGAATTAAGAAAAATTTTTTTTAATATATAATAATAGAAAATAAATATGTAAATATGTATAATACAGCAGGTGGACAAAATTATGATGGCCAAATAACATTAGAGCAATTAGTTGATATTGTTAATCAAGAATTAACTATTTCTGGATTATTTCCTAAAATTTTACCAGATAGAGAAATAAAAAGAATAATTAAAGAACATGCATTAGAATGGTTTTATAAAAATTATCAATTTGCAGTTCAAAAATCTTATTACTGGTTACCTCATGAGTGTTTATCACATGATTGTTACACTGCACATAAATATTTTATTTTACCTGAAGAAGTAGAAAATATAACTAGAATAGTTAAAATAGATGATCCAAGTTTATTTAGATTAGGAATTCAAGCACCACATCTTTCAATTAATCTTGGTGTGACTAACCAACCATTTTTAACATCTTTTGTTACAACTGTTGGTGATTTAGGTGTTTATCGTTCTGTTATTTCAGCTTTTTCTGATGAACTTAATAAAATGAATAAACCTACGTTAATGTTCTCATTTAATCATTTTAATAAACAACTTAAGATTCTTACGAATGTTGATGAAGGTGGATATCCAGTTGATTTAATGTTAGAAGTTTATTTGAGAGTCCAACAAGAAGAATTATTTGATCTTTATATGTTTAAAGATTATGTTATAGGTTTGTCAAAAGTTAGACAGGGTGAAGTAGTTGGTAGATTTAATATGCCAATGCCAGGTAATTTTCAATATAACGCAGCCGACATGATTTCTGAAGGGAAAGAATTGGTAACGAAGGTTGAAGAGAAAATTAAAGGTGAATCTCAAGTTAGTTGGTTTATAATGAGTAGGTAAATCTATATTTACCTGCGTCATATATTCTATAAATATTTTTTTCTAACATAATTTCATGTTCTGTTTTTATGTTATCTTTTTGTTTTCTAAAATTAAATTTATGTTTTCTAATACCATTAACAATATAATAATAATCTGGTTTTATAAATTTACCTATTTTAAAATTCATCTTAAAATATAAGTTTCCATTTGAATAAGTTCTATCTGCAAATGTTTTTATTTCATAAAAGTTATAATTTTTAGTAAAGTATTTAAATAATTTAGATGCACCACCAATAACATTAGTATTTAACTTATTACAAAATCTGTTTAATTCAAAATTATTATTATCTTTTTTAAAAGTCATTAAAGAAGTTAATTCATTATTGTAATATAAACCCAATTTTACACTCGAACCAACAAAACCTTGTATATGATTATTGTTTAAAAATTGTTTTATTAAATCATTATTTTTAATTTCTCTAATTTCACATTTTCTTGCATATATTTTATTTAGTGTTTTACCTAATTTATTTAATATCATAGATTTAACTATATCTTGTTTATAAATCCAGTTATCTTCCCATATATGTATTAATTGTATATTATTTTTATCACATAAATCACTTTTAGTTTTGTGATAATTTTTATCTTTATATAATTCATTGTGCCACCATAATCCATTATATTCAAATGCTAAATTTAAATTTGGTAAAAATATGTCTAATTCATACGGTTTTATTATTTTTCTTGAATTTTTTATTATTTCACCATTATAATTTTCTTTAATGAATTGTAATAAATTATACTCACTATTTGAATATTTGATTCCAATAGGATTACATATTGTACATTTTTCTACATTATATTTATGTCTTTTGTATAATAAATCGAATGATATTTTATAATTGTGTCCTTTATCACATTCAACTTCAAAAAGAAAATCTTGATAATTGATAGCTTTAATATTATATTTTTCAATATTTTGAAGTTGTTTATTTTTAATTGTTTTGAGTGTTTTTTGTATGTTGTTATAATTTTTATCACCATGTTTATTTTTAGATGTTTGTTTTTTCTTTAGAATTATATCATTATTTTTCATTGGGTGCTCTTCACCATATAATTTTTTATATGTTTCTAGTCTTTTATTTTTTATATTTTCATTCATTATCACGTGTTCAACTCCATATCTTTCTATATTTGTCTCTTTCTTTTTTTCAATATTCTTATAATTTTCGTTGTTGTATCTTTCTTTGCATGTTTCTTTTCGTTTTTTAATATTTGAAAAATTTTCATCTCCATGATTTTCTAATTTAGTTAATTTTATTTTTGTTTGTGCGCAAGAAGCTGAACAAACATACATATTTTTATTATTAAAATTGTTGTTATATCTAAACAATGGTATATTTTTCTTTTCACCACATATATCACATTCAACTTCGACAATTACTGTACTTTTTTGTTTTAGATCTTTTACTTTAATATCAATTATATCTTTATATTTGCATTCATATCCTTTACTCTGATAGTATTTTACCATAGATGAATGCACTTTAACTTTGACTGATTTGGTTAATATCATTATTTTATATTTGGTTTTGCGTCTAATATATAAATTTCATTTTCATTTAATGAATATTTTAATAATTTTATTTCATCTCCAACGATAATAAAATGTTTTGGGTTTTCGTTTAAATAAATGATATCTCTTAAATGATTTTCTATTAATAAAGATTTATTGATAGATTTTTGTTTGCTTATTTCATTAAATTTTTCCCAAATATCCATATCAATTGTAAATGTTTTTTGTTTTTTCATATTATATTTATATTTATTTATATTTATATATAAATATAATAAAGTCAAAATTTTCTAAAATTCATAAGAATTTTTATTTTATATATATTTGTATGGAAGAAAAACATAATAAATATGGAATTGTTATAGAATCATATGATGATGTTGATTATGTTATTTATGAGAGTATTGGTCTTGCAATTAAACATGTTGAAGACTACGATATTGAATTTGAAGATTTGACTCCTGAACAATTAGTTTGGATATGGTTAGAGGAAATCGAAAAATTAGATGAATCTAAATTAGATGAAAATCATAAAGTTGTTTTAAAAGAAATTAAAGACATTTTAGATGATAAAGAAGTTTAGTAACTTAATAGAATCACAAATTATAAATAATGATATTTTAGTGATTGTTGATGTTCAACAGGAATTTTCAAAACATATTCCACAGGGATTTGTATCAAAGTTGCAAGATTATGCAAAAGAATTTAATCAAGTTTATCAGATATATGACACTAATAAAGTTCCTTTAAAACCACTTTATACGTTTAAAAATAAAAATGGAAACAGTGAAAATATTCCAAAAAGATTTGGACATAAATGGTTTGATGATGAACTTTTAAAGCACGTAGAGACTGTTAAACAACAAAAAGATTTTGGACCAGGTAAATTATTTAAAATTGGTGATACAGATACATATATAATTTATAATGATAAACATAATCATAAATGGTTTTTTGTTAATAATGAACTTGTATTATTAATAAGAAGATTAATTGGAAAAAATGTTACATTAGTAGGTGGTGCTGATATGGAGTGTTTAGAAGATATTTATATAACATTTAAAAGGTTTGGAGTAAATCCAACTTATGACCACGAATATATTTATAGTGCAAAGAATTCACATACACAACAAGTATATGATAGTTAAAAAAAAGATATTATGTTTAAAAGATTTTTATCATTAATTAGATCATCAATTAACTCACCAAAGGGTGGAAAAGAAAGTTCTACAAGATTAATTGCATATATTATAACTTTCTTTATATCTTTATTTTGTTTTGTATTTTTAGGGATAGAAATTTACACAGCCATTACATCTATATTATCTACTGGTAAATATATATTGTCAAGTGAAATAATAATTGTTTTTGGTTCGCTTTTAACTCACCAATTAACTTTACTTGGAATAAATAAATATCACGAAACTAAACAAAATACGGCAGAAAATAAGAAAGAACCCGAAATACCGATTGAAAAACCGGTTGAAGAACCAGTAATTGTTAAAAATGAAGAAATAGTTGATCCTTAGACTTTTTCTATTTCAATACCATTTAATATTTTAATTGCAGTTGATTTGAGATGATCAATTTCCCCTTTATTAATGTAAGCATCTGTCATTTTTAATATATCCCTACTAATTCGCTTATTCTTAACATTACTTAATGTGATATTAGGAATATTTTTATTTTTCAATAATGGTAGTAAACTGAAACCACTTTTCTTAGGCATCATTAAATCTACAATCACTAAATCAAATGTTTCATTATTAAGTGTTAATAAAGCATCATCAACATTATCAACATAAGAAATATTATACTCTTTTAATATTCCTGCGACTAAATCATACATGTAGTTATGATCATCTATTAATAGAATTTTTTTCATATTAGTCTATTATGTATTTTTTTACCTTCTAAATCACCATTCATTTCGATGAAAACAGATTCCACTTCTTGTATTAAAAAATCAAATGGAATAGCCATCATGTCTAATGAATAACATAATCTAGCGTGTATGTTTTGATATACATCAGAATCAAATCTATCGTTGATAGATGTTATTATAAGATCTTCGTTTTTTAGATGGTTTTCGTTGAATTTTTTTAAAATAATATTAAATATTTCCTTTTCTTCATTTGTGTAAGCATGAGACATAAATTTAATTTCATACTCACTGATGCATTCATAAATATTATTTAAAATTAATTTTTTACAATCATTTACAGATATTTTAAAATTTGTATTTTTAATGAATTTTTGTGTCTTTTTTATAAAAGTATTAATTTTGGTTTTAAGTAAAAGTTTTGCTATATAGTTTTTACCTTCACTACCAAAATTCATATTTTTAATATCATAATTCAACATTTTATCTAAATCAAGAAAAAAATCATGATTCAATAACATTCCTTTGTCTAAAGACTCTGATTTCTTTTTAGAATTTCTTATATCTTTAATTATAGGATAAGTATATTTAATAACTAACCCGAATGTTATTAATGTTGTTAGAATTCCAAGTACCCACTTTAACCATAAAGGAAAGATTTCCCATTTTTCAATAATGAATTCTATGAATTTATTCATAAATATAAATTAATTTTATGCAATTATATATTAAATTATAAATTATAATTCTACAACCTCAAACCAATATCTTAAGAAATTCTCTGCATCCATAGGTTTTGTAATATAAGAATTTGCATATAATTTATATGCCATTTTCACATATTGTACATTATTCGAAGCAGTTAATATTATTACAGGTATTTCTTTATATTTTGGGTTTTTTTTCAATTTTTCTAATAAATCAAATCCAGAAACCTTCGGAAGGTTTAAATCCAATAAAATTAAATCTGGTATTGTTTTAGATAAATAATTTAAAGCTTCACTTGCATCTTCTGCATAATCTAATATAGTATAATAAGTGCAATTGTCAAATGATTCTTTGATTAATACTCTATCAGGTTCACTGTCTTCAATCATTAGTATTTTCATACTTTATCTTGTTTTTTTTAAAGTAAAGTTAAACGTACTACCTATACCTAATACTGAATCAACCCAAATTTTACCTTTATGTAATTCTATGATCTTTTTACAAATTGATAAACCAATGCCCGTACCTTCATATTTTGATTTGCTATGCAATCTGTAAAAAACATCAAATATTTTATTTTTATATTCTTTTTCAATTCCTATTCCATTGTCTTTAACTGTAAATTTATAATAATTCTCATTCTCATCCCAATCTATTTCAATTATCGGTAATTCTTCACTTCTATATTTTACAGCATTTGTTATTAAATTTTGAAATAAACTATACATTAAATTTTTATCAGCTCTAATGGTTGGTAAATTTTCTGTTATTAATGTTAATTCTCCATCATCAACCAAACTCTTCAAATCTAAATATATTTCATGTATTAATTCTTTTAAATTTACTTCATCTAAATCTTCAATACCATTCTTTAATTTAGAATAATTTAAAATATCATCAATCATATTCTGCATTCTATCAATAGCACTTTCTATATATTCCATATATTTTTCAGATTTTTCATCTAAATCATTTTTATAACTTACTTTTAAAAGTGAAATAAAACCACTAATTGTTCTTAATGGTTCTTGTAAATCATGTGAAGCTAAATATGCAAATTGATTTAATTCTTCGTTTTGAGCCATGTATTCCTCATTTAAGTTTTTGAATTTTTTTATTAAAGATTTTTGATTGGTAATATCTTCTGATTGAACAATTAAATAATCTGGCTCAACAAAAACATATGTTGTTCTTATTGTTTTATCGTCAAGTATATAGTCTTTTTTTACAACTTCTTTGGTATTATAACAAATATTCATTTGTTCTGTTATTTCAGCATCATCATAAATAGAATAAGATGCTTGACCTAAATAATTTTCAATATTATTGTTGGTTATAGATTCTAATTCATTATTGAAATTAATCAATATGAATGAACCATTAACATACTTCCACATAGAAGTAGGGGTTGGTAAATTTCTGTAAAACTTATCTATAACATCAATTTCTTTCATAAATAATAATATTAGTAATAATATATATTAATATTTTCTTATGTAATTTTCAAATGTGTAAGATAACGTAGATTTATTAGTGTTGCTTTCAATTTGTTCTAGTTTCCAGTATTTTAAATCTATTTTTGGAAAATATGTATCAGCTTCAAATGTATCAAATATTCTTGTTATATATAGTTTATCAGCTAAATATATAGATTGTTCATATATTTGAGCACCACCAATTATAAAAACTTCCTCTTGATGTATATATTTTAAAGCATTAGTAAGAGAATTCATTTTAATTATACCTTTACTTGAGAAATTATCATTATTACTAATAACAATATTTAATCTGTTTGATAATGGTTTGCCAATACTTTCAAAGGTTTTTCTTCCCATTATAACAGGATGATTTAATGTTAATTCTTTGAATCTTTTTAAATCTTCTGGTATATTCCAAGGCAATTTATTATTACAACCAATTTCATTGTTCTGACCAATTGCTACTATAATATTAATTCTTCTCATTTACTAAATCAATTTCTTCAATATCACTAAATAAATCTTTTTTAGTTCTAATTATTCTATCAAAATGTTGTAAATTAACATCATTATGGTGAACAATGATAATATTGATTTTATATTTTTCTGATATTTCTTTAAGTAAGTTCAATAATAAGTCTACACTTTCAATGTCAATTGAATCAAATATTTCATCTAAAAATAATAAATTACTATGTTTAACATCAAGTATTAAACACAAATATGATAAAGCAATAGCAACATTAATTTTTTTATCTTCTCCTCCAGATAATGTTTCAGGGTCGATTTTTTCTTTTTCTTTAATTATGGCATTGAAATTCATGTCCAATTCAACGTCATATGGATATTCTAATTTGGTTAAAAAATCTTGAAGATAATAATTAACTGATTTTAATATATTTTTAATAATATTATTTCTAATAACATCACCTGAAAATATATTAATTAGTTCATCATAAATTGGTTCTTTATCTTTATATTTATTAAAATTAGGTAATAATGAATTAACTCTTTTTTTGTGTAGCTCTTTTTCTTTGTTTAATTCATCAATAGAATCAAAGTTTTGTTGTTTTAATGAAGATTTTTCTAATTTAAATTTAGTAAAATTTTCTTTGATTAAATCAAGTTCTTGTTTATTCTTACTTAATTCATTATACAAAGTACTCTTTTTATTTCTATATTTTGTATCAAGTGTTACTACTTTTATTAATTGTTCTTCAACTTCTTCGTTTTTTTCATTTAATTTTTTTACAGTTGTACTAAATTCACCAATTTTTGATTTATGTTTATTAGTATTTAAATTACTATCACATATAGGACATATTCCTTTATTGAAAGCATCTAATTTTTCTTCTATGTTTTCAATTTTAAGTTCGTTTGTTGTAATCATTCTATCTCCTTGTGTTTTATTACTAGCAAATTTCATTAATTTTTGATTATAAACTTCAATTTCTTTACTAATTTCGATATTCTTATTGGTTAATATACCACTTCTGTTTTTATATTCAACTAATTTGATATTAATCTCTTTGATTCTTTCTACTTTATTTATACTATTATTAGAGTTTAATTTTGATATAATATTATTTAATTCATCTATTCTTGTCTTTTTCTCTTGCAATTCTTCATAAACACTAGATCTGTTCTTTTGTAAGTCTTTTTTTAGTTGTTTTGTTATATTTTGTAGTGAATTTAGTTCTTCTAAATTAAATAATTTATTTAGGACTGTTTCTTTATCATCTTTAGATAATGATACAAAATTTTTGAAGTTATTAAGTGACATTGATATGAAGTTTTGAAATATGTTATAACTAAATCCTAGTAGATTTTCTTTTTCAGGATCAGTCATTTTAGAGAATTTTTTCTCAAATGGTTCTTCATTTATTGTCATTTCGAATTTTTGTGGTTCTAGATATTTTTTAATAACTATTTCATCACCTTTATAATTATCAAACCATAATCCAACATAAAGACTTTTATTGTGTCTATTTGGTAGTTTCTTAACTGAAAGAACTTTTTTTGTTTTACCTCTAACTTTATGGAATAGTGCAAAGTCTATACATTGTCGTAAAGATGAATTATGAGTTCTAAAGTTATTTGCAAAATATTCTTCTCCATCAACTTGAATATCATATAATTCTTCTACTATTTCATCAATTTCAATATTGGTAATTTGTTCGGGACCATTAATACAATCAATATAATCACCAATTTTTAAATTTTTGACAAATATCCAATCGTCAAATTTTGATAAAAGATGATCTGGTGATGTTTTAATTTTATCACTTTTTGTATTTATCACAATTTTTGAACTAATGTCAGTTATATCAATTGCATCAATTTTTTTAAAACCATTCTTAGTTTTAACTTTAAATTTACCTTTATTTATTAAGTCAGTTTCTAAGTTAAAATCATATAAATCTTTTATTGTAATTTTCATAATTCTAAAAATTTTATTGTATTTTCAATACTTTTGACAGGATCATGTAAATATTCGCTTTCCCAAATTATAAAAATATCATAATTATTCTCAACAGCACAATCTTTTTTCCTTTTATCATTAGCCCAAATTTCTTTGCTTGTTAATTTAATTACTTTGTGTATTTCATTTTCATTATATATTTTTGGGTTACAATGCCAAAAATCACCATGAAATTCCACTATTTTTTTCTTATAAGTTAAATCATATTTGTAACATTTTTTTAATTTATTATCATAAATAAATTTTTCGTCTTTTCCATATTTGAAAAGATCTGTAATTTTATCATTGTTAATTTTGCTTATCACAGAATGTATATATTTTTCTGATATCATACTCGTACCATTAGCAATACAAGTATTTTCATTAAAGACTTTTTCTTTCCATTTTGTTTGTCTATTATTAAATATTAAAGTACCATTTTTAAATCCATGTTTAATAATACATTTTTCTAAAGTGAAAGTTGATTGTCTTTCTTTTAATAATTCTTGGCTTTTTTCTATAGAAAAACCTTTATCTAAATAAAATTCTATATTTGTGTTAAATTGTTTTAAATAATCAACTAAATGTTTTTTATCTTTCCATTTATCTTGACGTTTTTTTGAATTTTCAGATTGATAATTTTTAACTAATTTAATTGATTCTTTGGTGTTATGTCCTCTATTTAACCAAAATTCTACATTAAGTTTTCTTTGAGATTTTATTTTAAAATTAATTTCTTCTTTATTTGTAATACCCTTTTTAATCCAAAATTCTTCAGTAAATGGTGATAGTATTGGTTTGTAATTTTCTGGATTTTCTTTTCTTTTCTTATGCATTTTCTTGGATCTTTCACTTTGAATTTTTGAGATTTTTTTGATAGATTCTATTTCGGTGAAACCTTTTTCAATCCAAAATTCTTTATTTAAAATAGTAATTTTAATTTTCTTTCTCAAATTATTAATATCGTTTATTTTAAGTGTTGTTTCTTCCATAGACCATCCTCTAATTAACCAGTAGTTTTTATTTCTATTGGGTAGACTTTTAATTGAATTTTTTTCGCAACAGGTTTTTAAATCTTGTTTAATTTTATTTTTTAATTTGTCTGTACAATGATCACCATATTCTTCAACAAGATGTATGATATAACATTCTTTAAAATTTTTGAAAAAATTGTCATTGTTTAATTTTTCTTTAGTTAACATATTTTTATATATTAACTAGGCTACAACGGCAAATTTCTTTTTTCTAAAAATTCAATCAATTGAAGTTTAATATCATCATCGACTTCTATTTCTAATATAGTATCAGGAGAAACGCACTTTCCCGATCCATTTTTTCCTGAGAGAAAAATAAGTTTTCCATCATCATCAAATTCTAAAACCTGAGTTGCGTTACCGAAAGACTTAAAATTTCTAAGTTCTAACTTTTTTATATTCATATAAAAATATATATTATAGTTGAGGGGGTTGTTTAATATTTTTCATTAAATTTTTTATTCTTGAAAAAATGTAGTATATTTAAACTGAATCAGAAATAAAATATTAACTAACTACAAAAAACTAAAATTATGAAAAAAATCTTTTTAACTTTGATAATGACAATATTCTGTTTGGTAAGCATTTCACAACTTAACCCCATTGCAGAATGGAAATTTAATTACGAAACCGATATCATAGAAGGATATGTATGGGATGAAACATCAAATTGGTTTGTTGGTGATATGGATGATATTTTACTTGGTAATATTACACCTGATGTAGGACACAGTGGGTTAAATAACGATGCTTATTCTTTTAATGGTGGTGATATAGATATTGATCCATATACCTTAAATAATTTGGATTTAGATTCTATTAGTATAACGGGATGGATTAAAATTGACAATTCAACTGAAGGTAATGTATTTAAATTGAGATGTATTGGTCCTTACAAATTTATTGAATTGATTGTCGACCATAATAAGTTAAGACTTCAATCATATGGATATCAATATGGAGGAAAATCCTGTGAAATAACACTTTCAGAAAATGATTCATGGTACTTTTATTCTATTACTTGTTCTTCTTCTGATAATGTTTATAATTTATATTTATTCGATGGTAATACAATTTTACATGAATCTTACAGTACTAGTGCTAGTGATGGTCTTTTTACTGGTACAACAATCAATGATATCGAGATATTTAAAATTGGTAATGCAAACTTTCTTAATGGTATTTTAGATGATATTACAATCTATGATAAAGTTCTTAATGAATCTGAAATTATTTCACTTTATGATTTAACTACAGAAAAAATAGAAGTTGAAAATATCGAATCAAATGTAACAGTATATCCTAACCCTACAACTGATTATGTAAAAGTTTCTGATAATAATGTAAAAACAAATCTTTATAATTCAACAGGACAATTAGTTTTAAATGGAGATTCAGAATTAGATTTAAGAAGCCTATCTAATGGAATATATATTTTGTTTATGATGAATATAATAACTTAATAACAAGTGAAAAAATAATAAAACAATAGAATATTTGAAATAAAAAAGCCCCTAAAAAAAGGGGCTTTTTTGTTGTGAAATCTTGTGATTTTACTATATTTTTTGGTAAAAATCCAACAAAATCGTATGAATGTTATATGTGACAAAATTCTAAGTAATAGGGACTATACTACTATTCCATCCAACACAATATTATCATACTTTTCTTTATATATTTATATTAAAATATGGATTTTATCCAATTATAGCTGATGTGCCAAATCTTCTTGCACCTTTAGAGTAGAACTTTTTAATATCATTGGATTCTCTTATCCCACCTGACACTTTAATTTTAAGTTTAGAATTATGAGGTATTATATCATTTATAAATTTAACCTTTTTTTCTTCCGCCCCAGTTTCAGCAAATCCAGTTGAAGTCATAACATAATCAATATCACAATCAATTAATATGTTTAAAGCAATTTTAATTTGATCTAATGTTAATATGCCTGTTTCAATTATAATTTTTGAAGTTATATTATTTTTTATACATAAATTACCAAATTCTTTAACAGGTTTCTTTATTGTTTCATAAAGTTTATCATATTGTTCTTCTGGTAAGTTTTCTAGTTTTTGAATCTTATTATAATCAATTACCATTTCTAATTCATCAACCCCTTTATCAATTGCTTGTTTTGTTTGACGTATTTTTTCTGTATATGTTCCATTTCCTTCTGGAAAATCAATTACAGTTGCAATTTTAATTCCTTTACCATCAACTAAATTTTTAACTAAATCTATGTATTTTGGTAGTATACAAATACAATATGGCTTTGTTTCAATAGCTTCTAGACAAGTATTAATTATTTCTTCTTTTTTGTATTCAAGTTTTACAAGAGTGAAATCAATCATTTTTGAATATTGACTTGACTCTTTTATAAGAAGATAATTTTTAAAACTTTTGATCATATTTATGATAAGATTTAAAACTATATATTTAAAATTTAAATTCATAAATTCATATGCAAAATAAAGATATAAATATAAAATATAAAAAAGCCTCATACTTATATGAGTGGATAAATACATATGTAGCTGGTATGATATTATTAGGTACTGAAATTAAATCTATTAGAAATGGTAATGTTTCTTTTACAGATTCATTTTGCATTTTTAAAGAAGATGGATTGTATTTAAAAAGTCTTCATATTGCTGAATATGAAATGGGTACTATTAATAATCATGAACCAAAACGTGATAGAAAATTGTTATTAACTAAGAAACAATTGAAGAAACTCAAAAAGGGTGTTAGTGAAAAAGGGTTAACAATTGTACCAACAAGATTATTTATTAATGATAAAGGTTTAGCTAAAGTAGAAATTGCATTGGCTAAAGGTAAAAAATTATTTCAAAAGAAAGAATCTATTAAAAATAGGGATATTGAAAGAGATACTGAAAGAGAATTGAATGGTTAATTTACATTAGGTCAAATTTAATAGCATTAACCATTGATGGATAATTTTTTTCAAAATAAACGCTTATCAAATCATCTATTTCTTCGTATTCCTTGATAGTTTTAGGTGGACATCCGTTTTTTGCTTCTTTTACAGATTTTTTAGATTCTTTATAGATGTCTATTATTTCTGAATCTTCTTCGATTATAAATTGCATCAGTCTAGGAATATTTACTTCATAGAAAGTATAACCATCTTCAATTTCTTTATTAGGTACTATTTCAAAATGACTATCTTTAAATATTTCTTCTAAAATCCTTGAGTATTCAAGAAAAAGTTTATGTTCTTCAAAATCGTTTATATTTGTGTACATATGGTTATTGATAATTTATACCAAAATATTTTTTATCTAATTTTTCGTACCATCTTTTAGCCATTTTTAGCCATGTTTCTTTTAAAGTTGAATCCATAGTTAATTCATCATGTTCAATATATAATCTAAAAAGAACAAAATTTGTTTCAAGATAATCTTTTGTGTTATTAATATAATTATCTAATATTGATAAATCATTTAGTGTAATTTTATCGTTAAGGTGCATATCTTTTACTGTAGAGTCAATATTAGGAAAATCTTTTTCAGTTATTTTATTATTTATATAATCATCATAATTTGGGACTTTCTTTTCATCTTTGTATTCTTCTTGTGTATCATATTCTGTTGAGTCAGTATTATAGAAAGTCTCGCTTTCGAATTGTTTAAATTTAAGTATTTTCATAATTTGTTTTATTTTTTATTTAAAATATATTTATTAAACCATAAATTGGTAATTTCCAACCAACGGCTATCAGTTGTTATTCCTGGGTGATTTTTTATATATGTTGTTAAACAAGATAAAAATTTTTCATAATTATCATTATCATTTATATAATTAATGATTAAATTAAAATCTTGATCAAGATTACCTGTAATATTTTCATTGAAATCTTTATCATCTGTTGAATTAGTATTACTTTCGAATTGTTTAAATTTAAGTATTTTCATTTTTAAATTTCATTTTTATGCAACTATTGTAATTGATATTTCTTCATCTACTAAAATAGCTTTTATATCATTATTTTCCATGTCTCTTTTGAAGGTTTTGTCTTCATCATCCACGTTTTGTAATACCCAATCAACACCTCCATTAGATGTGTTATAGATATATTTTTTCTCTCCTTTAGATATTTCAACTGTCTTAGAAGTAAGTTTGTCGTAAAAATTTCTCATGTCTTCATTTACTTTATAACATTTGATATTTTCCCATTTAAATTCTCCTCTTTTTTTAGATTGGTAAATAATATATTCTGGTTTTTCTAATTCAGATTGTTCTTCTTTATGTATTAAGAAAAACTTTATATCAACTGTTTTATCTATAAATGTTTCTGATTCTTCAGTTTCTTCTAGATTTGTTTTCTTATATTTAAGTGATACCAATTTTTTATTGAATTCTTCATCTTCATATAATTCATCAATACTGTTTAGATTATCAAATGAATCTACATCAAGACTAAATGTTTTGAAAAAATTAACTTCTTCTGCATTAATTGATTTTAATAAACTATTCTCACTTGTTATTATACTTTCTAATATATCAGTATCTACAAATAGTTCTTTAATTTCTTTTGATGTGAATTCAATCATTTCTGTGTTTGTTGGCGTTAATTGTTCAAAAATAAATGAATTATAGTTTTTTAGTATTTTCACATTATCTCTTTTAATTTTTCGATGATATTTTCATCATATTTAATTCTTAATAATTTTATTTTATTTTTTTCGCAATATTCTGTTTTTATTTTATCATTTCTTTGTGTTTCTTTTAGTTTTTCATCACCACCAAAATAATCTTTTGAAATATAATGTAATTCACCATCATATTCAATGCATAAATTTTTTTCTGTTAAATAAAAATCAAACGGTAAAGGTAATTTATATCTACAATTTTTAAATCTTTTTTGTGTTATGAAATCTATTTTATTGTTTTTTAATATGTTTGATATTGTAATTTCACCTTTAGAACATTTACAATTATTACATCCTTTAATTCTATTATCTAAGTGAACCATTATTTTTTGTTTATATATTTGTTTACATTTTTTGCAATATATTTTTATGAATGAAGTATTGTTTACAAATGTTTGATCAGGTATTATATATTTTCCTTTATGTAAAAGTAGACTTTTTTCTCTTATTTTTTTTAATGTCAATTTCTGTACAGGAGAACAATTAGGACAATATTTTGATTTTCTATTTATATGTGAATTTATATTTCTGTAAAAATATGATTTGCAATCATTACAATAAATTTTAATTTTTTGACTAGTGTTTTTTATTTCTTGTTCAGGTATTTCAAATTTTTCTTTGTTGTTTTGTGTATCTTTTTTTACAATATCTTGTAAAGATAATTTATTATTACCATTACATAATACACAACCTTGTTTTTGGTAAATGTGATTATTAGATGATTGAGAAAAATAAGTATTACATTTTTTACATAAAATTTGTATTTTAGATTTCATGTTTATATATTTTTGTTCTGGTATTTCATAAATATTTCCATGAATTTTTTTACTAAGATCTCTTATTTCATTTATTGTTTTTTTATTTTTACCATAACATTTGGGACAACCATCTCCTCTATTTATGTGGTTGTTGATTTGTTGAAAAAATATATAACCACATTCAACGCATTTAATTTCAATTTTAGATTTATTATTTTCAAATGATTGGTCTTTTATTATATATTTTGTTTTGTGTATATTATCACTTTTATTTCTTATATCTTCTATAGTTAATTTTTTACTCATATCATTTTCATTAAATAGATTTTCCAAACTGGATGTTGATTTTTTATTATATATAAAAAAGAAAAAGTATTTTTAAAATAATCGACAAAAAATGTTAAAGTATAAGGATTGTGTGTTGATGATTAATGAAGGATTGATAAAAACTCACGAATTATCAAAATGTAAAAATATCATAGAAAGAGAATCTAGTAAACTAAATTATTGGTGTATTGTTGAATTTGATTATAATAACAATACTTTTATATTATCATATGATGTTTTATTGACTGAAAATGATTTGGAATATTTATTCCACGTATATAATGTTTTGGGGTTTTATTTGAGTTATTTTGAATTGGAACGCGAAAATATATCTAGAATCTTTCCTTGGAAGGATTTTAAGTCTTATGAAGTAGAATCTAATAAAAATGATAAAATTAAATTGTTTTTTGAATCTAGGTTTGATAAGAAATTACAATATACACCAAATAAGTTGTACCATGTTACAAATATTGAAAATGTTGGAAAAATTAAAAAGAAAGGTTTGTGTCCTTCTTTTTTCGAAAAAGGTGATTGGACCAGGTCGATTGTATTTTTCTATTGATATTAATGATGCTCAAAATATTTTATCTAAAAATAGATTAAATGATAAGTTAAATGATGAATCTAATAAATATATTATTTATGAAATTAATATAAATAATTTGGAGTTATATGAAGATCCTAGATCAGATGGTTTCTATTCTTATAATCATATAAATCCTGATTTTTTAAAAATTATAAATGAAATTGAATAAAAAACAATCTATTAAAAAATGGAACCAATTTATAGATGAAAATAGTCAAATATTTGAAGATTTTAAAGATAAAAGCTTTCCAGTTTTACTTAAAAAAATATATTCATTAATAAGAAAAGATATAATTAATAACGGTGACAATTTTTTTAATAATAATTATCAAATAGATTCCTTTAATATAGATATTGTTATTAATTACCAAAAAGGAAATAAAGAACCATATTATTCCAATATAAATATATATGATATATTAACTGAACCTGAAAAACCAGTTATTATACCTGTAAAAATTGTTGATGATAAAATAGATATAGATTATTTAATGTCTATTATATCACATGAAATTAGACATATATATGATATATATACAGTTTCTGGTGATGTTGAAATTCAAGAATTTGTAAAATCTATGACAATTTCTAAATTTAAAAATAAATGCCCTGAATTTGTCGAGTTGGTATATTTATCATTAGAACATGAGTTAATTACTAGACATAATATGTTATATGAAATGTATAGATATATTAATATTATAGATAAAGATAAATTATTTGAAATATTTAAAAAGTCATTTGTATATGAAGCTTTAACAAAATTACAAAATTTTGATTATTTAGAATTTATTAAAAAACCAGATATTTTAGAATTTACTAAAGAATTCAGTGAATCTATTGGTGATCAATTTGATGGTGATTTAATTAAATATTATAGTAATTGGAATAATTTTTTTAAACAAAAAAGCCAAGAATTTATAGAATATGTGAATGATATTTTAGATGATATTATTGAAGATGTTAAAAACAATGAAATATATGAACGATTATGTGGTTATATATCATATAATGAAGATATTGGTAATAAAGTTTCTTTAAAAATCTTTGAGAAATTAATTGAAAATAAAAATGAAAATTTTAAATTATAGAAAGATCTTTCAAAGAGATATGATTGACGAATTTAATAATTCTCTTATTAAAGAAGGTTTAATTAGTAGTTGGGATTATGAAGATTTGGCGGGTATTTTAAAACGTGAAAATTTTGAAATTTCTTTTGATTCTTTTTCATTTAAAATAAAAATACTGAGAAATAATGTTACTGAAGATTTAATTGATTATATTAAATCAATTTTAAATGTTTCTGGTTATAATACTTCATATTGGAAATTAGATACTGGTGAAAATGGTAAAGATTTACCAAATAATTATGAATGGTTTGGTGATTATAAATATATTAATATAGAATTAAATAAAAAATTTGATAGTGAATTAAAAGGTATTCCTATTTACTTATTTCACGTAACAGAAAAGAAATTTTTGGATAAAATAAATAAAAATGGAGTTTATCCAAATTCATTAAATAAAATAGAAAAACATCCAGATAGAATCTATGTTTTTGATAATTTAGAATCTTCGATGTTTTATGTGAATGATTTAATTAGTAGATTTAATTTAGATAAAAATAATATGATTATATTAAAAATAGATACAAGACTAACAAACGGTGTAAAATTATATTATGATCCAAAATTTGGCGATAGTGATTTTGGTGCAAGTTATTCATACGATCATTTTTCACCTATGTCTATTATAGATTTTATAAAAATAAAAATAAAAAATGAAATTATTAATTAAATTCCCAACCAGAAATAGACCTAAGAAATTTTTTGATTCATTTCAAAAATATCTCGATTTATTGGATGATAAAGAAAATACACATTTTCTTATTTCAATTGATGATGATGATAAAACTATGAATAATGATAAAGTTTTAGATAGAATTGAGGGAATATGCGAAAATGTCGATATATTTATTGGTTTTTCAAAGACTAAAATAGAAGCTATAAATGCTGATATGAACGATTTTGAAGATGATTGGGATATTGTTTTATTAGCTTCCGATGATATGATGCCAAAAATGCAAGGTTATGATACAAAAATCAGAGATAATATGAAGAAATATTATCCTGACACCGATGGTGTTTTATGGTTTTTTGATGGAAACAGAAGAGATCTTAATACCTTATGTATATTAGGTAAGAAATATTACGATAGATTTGGATATATTTATCATCCAGGTTATAAGAGCTTTTATTCTGATGATGAGTTTACAAGAGTTGCAAGTAGATTTAAAAGACAAACTTTTATTGATGAAGTTATAATTAAACATGAACATCCAGATATTCCAGAACACAGAGGGAAAATGGATGAGTTGTATGTTTCAAATCACAAATATTATCCTATAGATGCTAAGTTTTTTGAATTAAGATTAAGTAATAGATTTGGTATTAAAAAAGAAGATATTAATTAAATGAATATTGTGCAAATAGGTGTTTGTCAAGCAAATGATGATTTAACTAAAATAATTACTGATCAACCAAATATTTTGGTTTTGGTTGAGCCATTAATGGTACACAATGATAAAATTTTAGAATGTTATGATTGGGTTAATAATAAACATTTAGAAAATGTTGTGATTTTTCCAACACTAAGAGACAAGATGACATTTTTTTATCATGAAAATGATGGACCCCTTTATGAGGTAGCATCTTTAAAAATGAACCATATTCTAAAACATGGTTATGGTAAAGATGGTATAGTTAGACTTGACGTGGAATGTTTAACGATTAATCTGTTGTTCGATAAATATAAGTTACTAGATATTGATATTTTATATATTGACGCCGAAGGCACTGATGATTTAATTATTAAGAGTATTGATTTTGAAAAATATAATATAAAGAACATATATTTTGAAAATTTACATTTAAATAATGTCGATATTTATCATTTTTTGGAAGAAAAAGGTTTTTCAGTAACTAAAAAAGTTGGTATGGCTGGTTGGTCATCTCACGCTTTTAAAAAAGAAGATATAGAATAAATGAAAGTAATAAGTTTTTGTTTATGGGGTAAAGATCCGAAGTATAATATTGGTGCGATTAAAAATGCTGAATTATTGAGTGAAATATATCCAGGTTGGGTTGCTAGATATTATTGTGGTCAGTCAACATCTAAAACAACTATTAAGAAGATACAAGAAATAGAAAATAATGAAATTATAATGATGGATGAGGAAGGAGACTGGAGAGGAATGTTTTGGAGATTTTATCCTGCATCTGAACCAGATGTTGATGTTATGATTAGTAGAGATACGGATAGCAGATTAAATATGAGGGAAAAATTGGCTGTTGATGAATGGTTAGAAAGTGATAAATCTTTTCATATTATGAGAGACCATCCTTGGCATGGTGCTGAAATATTAGGTGGTATGTGGGGAGTTAGAGGTGATATATTGAAGGATATGAAAAAAATGATTGAGGAGTATGATATGGGTGACTTTTGGCAAGTAGATCAAAATTTTTTAAAACAAAAAATCTATAATATTATAAAGGATGATGTTATGGTTCATGATGAATTTCATAATTATAATATCAATAAAAAACCTTTTCCATCTAAAAGGGAAGGTAAACAATTTGTTGGTGAAGCCTTTGATTATATGGGTGAACCTAATAAACAACATAGAAATATGATTAAATGATTAAAAAAATTAATATAGATGATATACGGGTAAATTTAATAACTTTCTATCCTACTGTGAAATTGATAAAATTAGAAGAGTCTCCACATTATCAATTTTTACTAGGTAATATAGAACCTTACATCGAATATCTTAAAATTGCAAAACAACCTGATCATTCAGTCGAAAAGTTCGAAAAATTAATGAAAGAATTCGATTATTTAAGTAAAGGAAACAAATATAAATATATTGAGTGTGTTGAAAAAGATGATATTTATGTAATAATAGACGGTTTTCATAGATCTTGTATATTATTACACAAAGAAGAAAAAGAAATAGACGTTTTTATAAGATGATTAGTTATAGTAAATTAGGTGAATATGGCAGACTTGGAAACCAGATGTTCCAAATTGCTGCTACCATTGCACATTCACGAAAAATGAATGAAGATTATGTGATTCCAGACTGGAAATATGATAAATATTTTGAAGGTCAATTTAACATGGGCAAACCTGTTAACACTACGCCTTTTAATGAACCTAGATTTCACTATTCTGAATTAAATCACAAAAATATAGATTTGGTAGGTTATTATCAATCAGATAAATATTTTAATGAATATGAATCAATCATAAGAGAATTGTTTACACCTAAAAAGGATATTTTAGAAAAATTTAAAAAATCATATTCTTTTGAAGATAGTGTTTCTTTTCACATTAGAAGAACTGATTATTTAGGTAAAATGGACTATCATCCAGTTCAATCATTGGAATATTATGATGAAGGTCTGAAATATATTAGAAGTAAAAAGAACATTAAAAAAATATATATTTTTTCAGATGATATTGATTGGTGTAAGGAAAATATTAAATATGAAAATATAATTTTTATTGAGGGTCAACTAGATGTTGAGGATATGTTTTTAATGAGTTTATGTGAAAATAACATAACAGCAAATTCATCATTTTCTTGGTGGTCAAGTTGGTTGAACACAAATGAAGATAAAATTGTAATAGCACCTGAAAAATGGTTTGGTAATATTGCTAATATAAATACTAAAGATTTATATAGAAATGAAATGATAAGAATATGAGATACGATTACTTTCTGATTTGGGGCAATGGTGTATATCACACTGATGAAATAATTAAAATTATAGACGATGAAGATAATTTTAAAACTATTTATATAAAAGAAATCATATTTGATGATATTGAGGAATTTATAAAAGGAATATATAAATGTGATACTGTTCCATGGGAACATCTAATTTCTAAGAGTAGGTACTTACTATCATCTCCAAAAAAAGTGATTTTATTGTTAACGGAAAATCTTGAACCAGATGAAAAATATTTTGGCGGTGGCGCATTTAGACATATTCAATGTCAAAAAGTTAAAGATTTAAAAACAATTATAAGAAATAAGTTCAATCCACCATTTTCAGACATTAATAAAAAGGTAGAACCATTAGATATAGGTATATCACACGAACACGTGATACACGGTTCAGATTATGAATCACAAGTAGATTATACACTTGATTATTTAAAATTGCCTAATTTAGATTTTTTTAAGAAATTCTCAAATAAAGTAGATGTTAGACAGATATTATCTGATATGCCAACTTATTGTGTAATTAAAAAATGGGACGATTTTCCAAATTATATGGGATTCAATGACGTTGACATAGTATGTAATAGTAGAGTAGAATGTTTAAATCATATTATGAAAATAGGTAAAGGATATCAAGACAAAGGTTGGAAAATAGAGATAACGAACAACGTCCATTGTCATATTGATTTTATACCACCTGGTTCATCTAAATTGGATTTTAGATTTGATCTAATTGATAATTTTAATAGTGTATATAATACTAAACTAAAAAAGGAATTTATGTTTGATGTTTTAGAAAATAGAATAGTGGAAGATGGCATTTATATTCCAAAATTGGAACATGATTTATCTTTAAGATATTTGGAATATAAAGAACAAATACTTCAAAGACCTGATAAAATTAAACATTTAAATTATTGTAAAAAGTTTACAATTGATTATGAATCAGAATTAAACAAATATAAATTATGATAAATATTTTTTCGAGTAGATTTGACACCAATAAAATGGATGGTCCGAAAAAAGTCTTGGATAACTTTATCTTAGGTTTAGATAAATTAGGCATTATCTATTCTAAAAATGAAAAGATTTATGATATGGGTGATTTTTGGCAAGTAGATCAAAATTTTTTAAAACAAAAAATCTACGGTATAATAAAAGATAATGTTATGGTTCATGATGAATTTCATAATTATAATATTGATAAAAAACCTTTTCCTTCTAAAAGAGAAGGAAAACAATTTGTTGGTGAAGCCTTTGATTATATGGGTAAGCCTGATGAACAACATAGAAGTATGATAATATGAAACTTATAGAGTATAACAATAAAACATATCCACACTTTCAAAGTATGGGTAATGCGTCACAATTCGCAATACCATTTGCAAAACACTTTTGTGAAGGTTGTGGTTATGATATAGGTTGTATGAAAAAAGAATGGTCTTTTCCAAATTCTGTGCCTATAGATATAAATTTTGATGATGATTATGATGCTTATAATTTACCTGATGGAAATGTTGATTATATATATTCAAGTCATTGTTTAGAACATTTGAAAAATTGGGTAACTGCTCTGGATTATTGGACAGAAAGATTAGTTGATGGTGGTATTTTATTTCTATATTTACCACATTATTCACAAGAATATTGGAGACCTTGGAATAATACTAAACATATTCATGTTTTAACACCTGAAATTGTTAAAGACTATATGTTAAACAATGGATATAACAATATATTTAATTCAGAAAAGGATTTAAACAATTCTTTTATGATTGTTGGACAAAAAAATTAAATATTCTCATTCTAAATGGGAAATAAAATAAATGAAATGAAATGAAATATAAAGTAGGACAAATAAACATTGGATCAACGTCTGGTGATTTGATTTATGATGTTGTGAAAAGAGAAGATGTTAATAACATAGTGGAATTTGGTACTTGGAATGGATTTGGTTCAACCACCTGTGTCATAAAATCAATTATAGATTCTGGTGTTGAAAAAAACTTTGTGTCAATTGAATTGTATCCTGATATGTATGAAGAAGCAAAAGAAAATTTAACTGAAAAAAACCTTATAAAATATGTTAAATTGTTAAATGGCAGAGTAATTGATGTAAATGATGTTTTTTGGTTTGATCACAATTTAGTTACTGATACAATGAAAAAAGGCCAAGATCAACATGGTATAAGTGCTTTACATAGTCAGCTTTGGTATTATAAAGATCTCGATTTTTTGAAAAAAGCTAAAAACATTCTTGATGAGTTACCAGAATCAATTGATTTTTTAATTTTGGATGGTGGTGAGTATTCAACATATCCAGAATGGATAAAATTAAAAGATAGAGTAAAAATTGTGGCATTAGATGACACAAAATCCTTAAAATGTGAGAAAATTAGAAAAGAAATAATAGAATCAAATGAGTATGAGGCTGTATATGATAATCAGGATTATAGATTTGGTTTTTCTATCTTCGAAAGAAAAATTTAATTATGGTTAGTATTTTAATTCCTTTTTATAATGCTGAAAGTACAATTAAAAAATGTATTGATAGTATATTGAAACAAACATATAAAGAGATTTATATTGTTTTGTTAAATGATGGTTCTACTGATAATTCTAAACAAATTGTAGATGAATATGATGATGTTAGAATAATTTACAATGAAAATGATGGTAATAAAGGTAGAGGTTATTCTAGAAATAGACTATTAGAATTATCTAATACAGAATTGTGTTGTTGGTGTGATGCAGATGATTATATGTTGCCAAGTAAGATAGAGAAGCAAGTCAAATATTTTAATGAAAATGAGGATTGTAAATTTCTTGCAACAGAAATGTATGATATGAGAAATCAACAAATCATTGGTCTCGGATGCAATAAAAAGACTATGGTTGAATCTTTAACATTAGAAAGTTTAAAAGTATCAAATTGTATAAATCATCCAACTGTTATGTTTAAATTAGATATTGCAAGAAATATTAAATTTAAAGATAATATGAAGGCTAATGAAGATTGGGATTTTTATATAAGATTATATGAACTTGGTTATAAAGTAGAATGTGTTAATGAAGCATTATATGTTTATAACTTATAAAAACAATTAAAAATTAAATGGACGTAGCAATTATAACTGGGTCTGCAGGATTGATCGGTTCTCAATCATGTAATTTTTTTCATGAAAAAGGTTACAAAGTTGTAGGAATAGATAATGATATGAGATCGTATTTTTTTGGTGAAGAAGCATCAACAAAAGAATCTAACGAACATCTTAAAAATACATTAAAAAATTATATTTCTTATGATTGTGATATCAGAGATTTTGTTGAATTAGAAAAAATATTCATTAAATATTCACAAGATGTAAAAATAATAATTCATGCTGCTGCGCAACCATCTCATGATTGGGCTGCAAAAGAACCAATAACGGATTTTACAATTAATGCTAATGGAACATTAAATATGTTAGAACTAACAAGGAAATATTGCGATAAATCTACATTTATTTATACATCAACAAATAAAGTTTATGGTGATAGACCAAATTATTATTATTCTGAATATAAGAATTTAACAAAAGGTAGGGATTATGATTTAGAAAAAGATCCAATGTATGTACCATTTTTAATTGATGAAGATGAAAAAAGATTTGAAGCTAAAAATAGAGTGAATGGAACTTTATATTCAATTGATGAAAATTTTCCGATAGATGATTCTTTGCATTCTGTGTTTGGTGCTTCTAAACTTGCTGCGGATGTTATGTGTCAAGAATATGGTAAATACTTTGATATGCCAATAGGTATATTCAGAGGTGGTTGTTTAACTGGTCCTAATCACGCAGGAACAGAATTACATGGTTTTCTTTCATATTTAGTTAAATGTATAGTACATGATAAACCATATACTATATTTGGTTATAAAGGAAAACAAGTAAGAGATAATATACATTCATTAGATTTACTTAATATGTTTTGGGAGTTTCACCAAAACCCAAAATGTGGAGAAGTATATAATGCAGGTGGAGGAAGAGGAAATGATATTTCAGTCTTAGAAGCAATAGATAAAATAAATGAGATTGCAGGCACAGATTGGAAAAATTATACAATTTCAGATGAAAATAGAGTTGGAGATCATATTTGGTATATTTCTGATTTATCAAAATTTAAAAAAGATTATCCAAATTGGGATATAACTATTAGTTTAGATGAAACAATTAAACAAATGGTAGAATTTGAAAATAATAAATAATATGGTAATAACAAAATTAATGGGCGGAATGGGTAATCAGATGTTCCAATATGCTTTTGCTAAGAAAATATCATTATTAAGTGATAGAGATTTGAAAATGGATTTATCTTTCTTAAAAAGAAGGGATATGAATCCAGGTTTTATTTATAGAGATTATGATTTAAATTTATTTAATATTGAAGAATCATTTATAAATGAAATTGATGGCTATATAGAAATAAATGAACCAAATTCTTTATTTAATTATATTAAATCAAACAAATTCAAATATATTAGCAAAGACACTAATATTTATTTGGAAGGTTATTGGCAATGTTTTAAATATTTTGAAGAAATTGAGGATGTTATTAAAAAAGAATTTACATTAAAAAATGATATTTCTGAAAGATCTAAAGAATTACTAGACGAGATAAAATCTAGAAATTCTGTCATGATTAATATTAGGAGAACTGATTATTTGAATACTAATTTTCATGGTGTTATGGATGTAGATTATGTGTTAAAAGCAAAAAGTGTGATTGAGTCTAGAGTTGACAATACTCATTATTATATTTTTAGTGATGATATAGAGTGGTGTAAAGAAAATTTAATTTTTGAAAATTCAACTATAGTAGACCATTCTTATAAAGGTGATAGATTTAGTGAATATTTAGAATTGATGAGAAATTGTAAACATTTTATAATACCAAATAGTTCATTTGCTTGGTGGGCTGCTTATTTATCAGATAATTTGGATAAAATAGTTATTTATCCACATAAATGGTTTTCAAATGTACAGACAAGTATAACATTAGGATTAGGTTGGAATGGAATATAAAGATATGAAAATAGGATTATTTGGACCAGCTTCTAAGGAATGGATTAATAGAGGACCTGGAAAAGTGTATAATAATACTTTAAAAGGTTTAAAATTAAACGGTTGCGAAGTTGTTGAAAATGGTTATGGAGATTATAATGGTTCATTCTGGCCAGGTGATCATCCTTCTAATACATTAATGGGTCCTAATATAATGGTTGTGCCTTCGGATCAACCGGGATTTTGGAAAAAATATAATCATTATGTTGTACCATCACAATGGGTTTATGATAAATATAAGAGTTTTGCTTTAACAAAAGATATCAATATTTATATTTGGTCTGCAGGTATTGACACAGAATTATTCAAACCAAAAAAAGATATCCAATATGATTGTCTAGTATATTTTAAGAATAGACAAAACGTGGATTTAGATGTTGTTACAAGTTTTTTAAATTCTAAAAATTTAACATATAATGTAATTAGATATGGTTCTTATACAGAAAAACATTTAATTGATCTGTGTAATAAGTCAAAATATTGTATATTAATTGATAATACTGAAAGTCAAGGAATCGCTTACATGGAGATGTTATCAATGGATATTCCAATTTATGTTTTAGATCAAAAAGTCTGGAATAATAGATTTCCTGCAACATCTGTACCATGGTTTGATGATAGATGTGGATTGATTGTGGATAATATAGAAGATAAAACATTTGATAAATTTTTATCAAAAGAACATGAACCTAGAAAATATATTTTAGAGAATCATACATTAGAGATCTCAGCTGAAAAATATATAAAAATATTAAAAAAGATTAAAGATGAAAGTTAAAAAAGAATGGGTCAATTTTTCAAAAAGTATAAGTATGAGCGATAAAACAAATTTTTTAAAAAATAATGTAATTAATCAAACGATGTTTTTTAGAAATGATGAAATTAACTCAACACAATTTTCTTGTATTAAAGAATTATTTGATTTAGAAGAAATTGAAAAATTGCAAAGTATAAATAAAATTGGTAATCCAGAAATTTTTAAAATTGATGATTTAGAGTTAAATGGTAATATAATACATCATTTATATCATTTATATAGATATAAAAAAACGACTGATAAATTGTTAGGTTCTTCAATTTTAGAATGGGGTGGTGGATATGGAAATATGGCGGCTATAATTATGAAATTAAAAGATGTTGAGAATTATACCATAATTGATTTACCAGAATTAGTAGAGTTACAATACTATTTCCTAGGTGAATTGTTTGGATATGATAATGTTCAAATAATTAAATCTAAAGAAGATGTTTGTAAAAAGATTAATTTAGTATCATTAGAAAATCTAGAATATGTTGATTATGATGTATTTGATAGTTTTGTAAGTAATTGGGCTATCAGTGAATCTGATGTTTATTATCATGATTTCTGTAAATCTAAATCTTTATTTGATAAAGAAAATGTATTGATATCATATCATCAATGTGGTAATCACATACCGTTTATGATTGAATCTACTAATATTGATAATATAGTTAAAGAAAGTAATATTCTTACAGAGAAAATCAGGATAACGCCTGGAATAAATTATTATGCGTTTAAATAAATAAAATAATTATGGAAAAAAGTAACTCTCAAGTAGGTCAAGATATTTTTGCAAAATATATATGTGACACTAAAAATGGATATTTTTTAGATTTAGGTTGTAGAGAACCTATTTCATATAATAATACATATTTACTGGAATCAGAAGGATGGGATGGTTTGTTAATAGATATTGATGAAGATTCAATAAATGAATGCAAAAAAATAAGAAAAAGTAAGTCATACTCAATAGATTTGACAGATATTAAAATAGACAACAAAAAATATACATTAGAAGAATTTTTAGAGTATAATTTATGTCCAGATGTTATAGATTATATATCATTTGATGTTGATGATGATACTTTTGATGTTCTTAAAGAATTTCCTTTTCATAAATATGAATTCAAATGTATGACATTTGAGCATGATGTTTATAGAATTGGTAATAAATTACAAAAATATACAAGAACTCTCTTCGAAGAGTTAGGATATTTTTTGGTTTGTGCTAATGTCAAACATTCAAATAATTCATTTGAAGATTGGTTTGTTAACCCTAAACATATTAATTTAGATAGGTATGAACATTTAATATGCAACAATTCAGATTGGGCAAAAATAATTGAAAAATTATGAAATTCACTTTTGGTATAATAACTTCAGAGAAAAATTTTAAAAATACCGATTTTGATTTTTTGGATTTAATAATAAAGTCTATTAAAGATCAAAATATACCTGAATATGAAATAATAGTAGTCGGTGGTAAACACATCGAAGGCGAAAATGTAAAACATATAAAATTTGATGAAACCATAAAAAATATGTGGATTACAAGGAAAAAGAATTTGATAACTGAAAACGCTAAATATGAAAATATAGTTTATATGCACGATTATATTTGTTTGTTGGATAATTGGTATAAATGTTTTTTAGAATATGGTGATGATTTTTTCATATGTATGAATAAAATTGTTAATGTTGATGACATCAGTAGGGTTAAAGATTGGTGTTTATGGTCTGATGATGTTAATAATTTTTTGAAAAGTAACAGATTAGTGATACCATATGATGTAGAAAATTTAAACAAAATGATGTATATTCCAGGTTATTATTGGGTAGCTAAAAAAAGTGTGATGTTGGAGAACAAATTGAACGAAGATTTGATGTGGGGACAAGGAGAAGATGTTGAATGGTCATTAAGAGTTAGGAATAAGTATAAATTTAGTATTAATGAAAAATCAATGGTTAAGTCATTAAAAATGATGCCTGTAATGGTAGAGTGTGAAAAAGAAGATATTGAAATATTAAACAATAATATTACAGGTTATAACAATGATGCAACATATACAAAATTGTTATATTCACATGGAATATATAATCATATTCAAAGGAATAAAAAAAATTGAAAATATGAATTTAAATTTAAAAACAATAAAATATTATTATCTAACGACAGGTAGAAATGATCTTAGAAAAAATCATATAATGGATATCTTGAAAGATTATGATCTAACGGAAGTTAACCCAATTTTAGATATTCCAAAACAACAATCCGGATCAATTGGTTATTCTAGGATGATAGATGCTGGTATACATAATCAAAATAGAAATAAACAATTCCAATCATATGTAATGTTAGAAGATGATATATCATTAAATAGAAATATTCCAGAAAATATAGAAATACCTGATGATATAGATATATTATATATTGGTTTAAGTCCTTATGGTGTTGAACCAAATGATAATTTTTGTAGTGGTAGGAAAGGATTAATTTATGATGATGTTAATAATGATATATTTAGAATTTATAATATGTTAAGTACTCATGGTGTAATAGTTTGTAGTGTCAAAGGCGCAACAACATTGCAGAGATGTGTAATGGAGGCATATTATATTGATTATGTGTGGGATAATACTATTGTTAAAGTGTTGCCTTTTTTGAATGTTTATGCTTTGAAAGAACCGTTAGTTTATCAAGATTTTAGTTATGGTGGTAACCCAGAAACAAAAATATCATATAATGATTTGATAAAATCTAAAACACCAAAAGAATTATTTTATAACGATAAAGATAATATCTTATCATTAAAAATGATGTTTAAAAAATGAATATTGTAGTTTTTAGTAAAGATAGAGCTTTACAATTAGAATTGTTTTTAAGGAGCTTTAATAAATATGTTATAAACTGTCAAGATTATAAAATTAATGTTTTATATACATTTTCAAGTTCAGATTTTAAGAAAGGATATGATATATTAATATCGGATTTTAAAAATATAAATTTTATTAGAGAAACTTCTTTTAAATCCGATTTGATTAGTATAATCAGTACTGAGAATTTATATTCTGTATTTTTTGTTGATGATGATGTATTTAAGAATAAAATTGATTTTTATGATGATCAAGAAAAAATTTTTAACAAGGATTCCTATATTATTTGTAGAAGTTTGAGATTACATATAAAGCTTAAAAGTTGTTATTCCAATCGAACAATATATGATAAATTGCCGATTTTTGAAAAAGTTGGTAATAGTTCAATTTTTAAATGGGTTGGTGAAATAGGTGATTATGGTTATCCGATGTCATTAGATGGTCATATATTTAATACTGTTGATATTTTACCATTATTATTTAAAGATTATAAAAACCCAAATTCATTGGAATTAGTATTGGCTGGAAATGTAAATTCTATAAACAAATCTAAGATTGTATGTTATAATGAATCAATTATCATTAATAATCCATGTAACAAGGTACAAACAAACAATCCTAATTTCCATGGAAATGAAAATCAAGAAAAATTAAATAACAATTTTTTAAATGGTCATAGAATAAGTTTAGAAAATATAGATGGTTTTGAAAATATTTCATGTCACCAAGAAATAGAAATTAAATATATAAAAAATTAACTTTGCAATATGAATATAAATGAATATCATAGATGGGTAAGAGACGGTTGTGAAAATACTAAAAGATTAGATTATGAATTGAATAAAAATTCTATTGTTTTTGATATTGGTGGTTATCATGGTTCATGGTCAGAACAAATATATAATAAATATGGTTCAAAAATGTATATTTTTGAGCCAGTTGATAGTTTTTATAATTTAATAATTGAAAAATTTAACAAAAATGATAATTTTAAAATATACAATTTTGGTTTTTGTGATAAAAATAAACAAACATTGATATCTTTAGATGGTGATTCATCAGGAGTTTTTGATGTGAAAGATAAGAGTCAAGAAATAGAATTAAGAGATATTTCTGAATTTTTGATTGAAAATAATATCAATTATATTGATTTAATGAAAATTAACATTGAAGGCGGTGAATATGATTTGTTAACTAACTTGTTGGAGAAAAATCAGATAAAAAAATAAAAAACATTCAAATTCAATTTCACGATTTCATAGATGATGCAGAATATAAAAGGGAAGAAATTCAAAGAAAATTGAATTTGACACATGACTTGACATATAATTATGAATTTGTATGGGAAAATTGGGAATTAATGTAATGAAATTTACTTTTGGTATAATAACAGGTGGAAATGATAAAAATCTCAATATTATTGTTGATAGTATCGAAAAGCAAAATATACCTGAATATGAAATAATTATTGTGGGTGATTCTAATATAAATAGAACTAATACGAAAGTTATAACTTTTGATGAAACAATAAAAAAAATGTGGATCACAAGGAAAAAGAACATAATCACAGAAAATGCTAAATATGAAAATATAGTATATATGCACGATTATATAGTATTGTGTGATAATTGGTATGAAGGTTTTTTAGAATACGGTGATTATTTTTCATTTTGTATGAATAAGATACAAAATTTAGATGGTTCTAGATACAGGGATTGGACATTATGGTCTTATGATTGTGAAAATTTAGTTAGTGGTTTGTTAATACCATATGAGATGGAACATTTAAGTAAATTGATGTATTTTTCTGGATCTTATTGGGTTGCTAAAAAAGAAATGATGTTTAAATATCTATTAAACGATAATCTTTGTTGGGGTGAAGGTGAAGATGTAGAATGGTCTTATAGAGTTAAAAAAAATAATGAATTTAGTATGAATAAATTTTCGACAGTTAAATTATTAAAACAAAAGGATAAGATTTTTACTTTTTCGAGTGAAAAAGAAAATTTAATATTAAATACTATATCATTGGATCAAATAGAAAATTTAAATGGTGAAGAAAAATTATTTGATTTTTTTAAAAAAAATAATATAAAATGGAATGAAATTGATAATATTTGATTTAGATGGTGTATTAGTTGAAACTAAAGATTTACATTATGACTCATTAAACGATGCAATTAAAAAAATAAGTCAAGAAAAATATATTATCACATTAGATGAACATTATAATAGATATGATGGTTTGCCGACTGGTAGAAAATTGAAAATGCTTACAGATGAAAAAGGTTTACCATCAGAATTACATAAAGAAATCTATGATGAAAAACAAAAATTAACTTTTGAATTAATTCGTAGTAATATTAAAAGAGATGAAAGATTAGTAAATTTATTAAAAACTTTAAAAGAAAAAGATTATAAAATATATTGTGCATCGAATGCAATAAGAGAAACAGTTAAATTGTTGTTATATAAAACTGGTTTAATAGAATATGTTGATTATTATTTATCTAACGAAGATGTTAATATTCCAAAGCCAAATGCTGAAATATATTTGAGGTGTATGGCTCATGCAGGAATTAATCCTAGAGAGACACTTATTGTGGAAGATAGTCCAAGAGGCATTGAATCAGCTAGAAATAGTGGTGCAAATTTACTAATTGTTAAAAATCCACAAGATTTAACATTAGAAAAATTGAATAATAAAATAAATATGAATAAAGAAGAAGAAAAAATTGAAATGAAAGATTTGAATGTCTTAATACCAATGGCTGGTGCAGGAAGTAGATTCCAACAGGCAGGTTACACATTTCCAAAACCATTAATAGAAGTTAATGGAAAACCAATGATTCAGGTAGTTGTAGATAATCTAGGTTTTGATGCTAATTATACTTATGTAGTTCAGAAAGAACATTATGAAAAATATAATTTAACATATTTATTGAATTTGATTACACCAAAATGTAATATAGTTCAAGTTGATAGTCTTACTGAAGGTGCTGCTTGCACAACATTATTGGCAAAAGAATTTATTAATAATGATAAACCATTATTGATTGCTAATTCTGATCAATTTGTAGAATGGAATCCAATCGATTTTTATTATAAGATGGTAGAAACTAAGGCTGATGGTGGTATGTTGACGTTTAAATCAACTCATCCAAAGTGGAGTTTTGCTAAATTGGACGAAAATGAGAATGTTATAGAGGTTGCCGAAAAGAAACCAATATCAGATATTGCAACAGTTGGAATATATTATTGGTCTAAAGGTTCAGATTATGTGAAATATGCTGAACAAATGATACAAAAAGATATAAGAGTAAATGGAGAGTTTTATGTTGCACCCGTCTATAATGAATATATAAAAGAAAATAAAAAAATAAAAATATTTAATATTGAAAAAATGTGGGGATTAGGCACACCAGAAGATTTAAATGTTTTTTTAAAAAGATGAAAATAGCAATAATAATGTTAGTAGGTGATTCATTCGAAACGGTTTTATATAAAACGTATAGTGAATTGGATGTGGATATTTCACATGATTTAATAATTGTACATAGAGATGGTAGAGGCTTGATACCTGATATCATAAACAAAAATGGTAAAGTTATTTTAGAAAATAAGATTATAAATGGTAAAGATGTAGAATATAGAGCTTTTGGAGCATATAGATATTTTTATTCTAAATATGAAAGATTATATGATTTTTTTATTTTTTTGTCGGATGATGTATATTTAAAGCGAGATAATTGGTTAGATAATATAATAAGTGTGATGTATTCTAATGATAAATTGGGATTTGGTGCAAGTCAGATATTTAATGGTGGTAAAGGATATCCACATGAATCTCACCTGAGGGCACCTTTTTGGTGGGCGAAGTCGGAGTGCTTAAGAAAAAATGATTGGATATTTAAAAATGACCATGATGGTGAAATGAAGATTGGTGATCAACTAACAGAAACGGGTTATTTCGGTATTCAAATTGGAAACAAATTAAGTTTAGGTTTTGATGCATCTGAAAAGAACCATATTACTCAACTTTTAGAAAAAAAATATTTTCCTAAATTATCGCCAAATGGTAAATATGTTTCAGATGAATATGATTTTTTCAGATCATTATATGATTCTGGTTTTAATGATGTTATTGTGTCGCCATATAAACACATAAATGAACAAAATGTTTGTATAGATATTGAATCATTTAATAATTTAATATACTACCCTAGTCTATCTATCGCAAAGAAAAATTCAAATGTGATTGAATTAAAAAATAAAATATTTATATATGAAAGTAGTTGTTGAAGAATTGGATGGAAAATTTGGCATAGAATTTGGTGGTCCGAGTGATTTATTTAATGATAGATTACTCAAAGTTAATGGTAAAAGTTTTTACGATTATGTTACTTTGGATGGTGGTAATATTTTTGATAATAATGTATTTCAAAAAAATTTAAACAATAAATTTATTTATAATAATAAAGTGGGTACGCAATACAATATCGACTGTGTTAATGTTGATAAAATAGAAAAAAAATATGATTTTATATTAACTTCTCATGTAATAGAACACATTGCAAATCCTATAAAGGTCATTAAAAAATGGAGTAATCTATTGAACGATGATGGTTATATTTTTTGTATTATTCCAGATTATAGGTATTGTTTTGATAAGGATAGGGAAGAAACAACCATTGATCATTTGATAGAGGATTTCATGAATTCTGTGGATGAAAAAGATGATAACCATTTTTATGATAATTTAAATAATAAAAACCATCCTTGGAGAAATAATCCAAATTGGAAAGAATTATGTTTAAATAATATTGATACCCGAGTTATGCACCATCACACATTCACAGAACATACAGTGAAGAAAATGTTCGAATATTGTGGTTATGATGTGATAGAAAATATTTTTATAGAACCATACCAAATAATAAATTTATCAAAAAAAACAAAAAAAAATGATACAAATTAATTATTTAGCACATAGTAGTAGTAGATTAGAATTTTCTAAAAAATCTTTATCTTTCTTAAAAAAGATAAAAAATAAAGATAAAATAAAATTACTAATTAACTATTCTAATGATGTAGATATTTGGCAACAATTAAAATCAGACTTTATATCTGATGGAATAAACACAGAAATAGTATATACGAAATCTGGTGATTATATGAGTAAAATAAAAAAATTCATAACATCTGATTGTGAATACTCATGTTCTATGGATGATGATATTATGATAAATGAATATTTGTGGGATTATATTATAGAAAATATAGATATTTTGCAAGACGAAAATAATTTATTTGTTGCACCATTAATATCAAATGGTATACCAAGTGTTGAAATGTTTATTAGAGATTTTTGCTCGAGTGAAGAAAAAAATTATTTCTATGATTTATTTAAAAATACACATATTCCAAACATGTGGGGAGCAAATTATACAGAATTAAATTCATTAAGATATGAGGATGAATGGTCACCAGACACATATTATGATATGGTTTCTAAATTAAAACACTATTATAAAGGTGTTCATCCTATAAGAATATCTTATGAAGGACAGATTAAACTTGCAGAAATAATAATTAATAATAAAGATAAATTTTTCAGTAAACAAGAATATGATTTGGAAATAGTTAAAAGACCATATTTTTGTAATAGTTTTTATTTTATTAAAACTAATGTGTGGAAAAAGATTATTGAAGATGCATCATTGTTTAGAGATCCTTTTGATGAAGTGCCATTAAATATCTATAAAGATAGATACAACTTAAATATGGTATTTATTAAAAATGGTTTTTGTATTCATATGGCTTATAATACAATAGGACAAGATAAACAAAAAATAATAGAAGAGTTATATGATAAAATCTAATTTAAATAATTTCTTCAAAGGTTGGTTTATTGGAAACTTTGAACCAACTTTAGATAATACTGATGATTTTGAAGTTGCTATAAAGCGGTATAAAAAAGCTGATTATGAAGAATCACATGTACACAAAATATCAACAGAATATACAATAATAATTACTGGTACTGTTATAATGAATGGTAAAAAATACACTGATGATGATATAATAGTAATAGAACCAGGTGAATACACCGATTTTGAGTGTCTTACAGATGTTGTAACTTGTTGTGTGAAAACACCAAGTTCTAAAAACGATAAATATTTAAAATGAAATTAATATCACATAGAGGTAATTTAAATGGTAGAATACCAGAAAGAGAAAATTCACCAGATTATATAAAAGAAGCATTAGAATTAGGATATGATGTTGAAATAGATGTATGGTTTATTGATGATGTTTATTATTTAGGTCATGATGAACCACAATATATTATTAATGTTGAATTTCTTAAAAATGAAAAATTTTGGTGTCATGCTAAGGATATACAAACTTTATATCAAATGTTACTTGAAGAAAATATACATTGTTTTTTTCATCAAGAAGATGATATTACATTAACAAGTAAAAATATATTATGGACATTTCCTGGTAAAGAATTGACAACAAGTTCGATTTGTGTAATGCCAGAAAAACAAAACCTAGGAAATATTCTAGGTGTGTGTAGCGATTCAATAATAGAATATTAAAAATAAGGAAACAAATGGATTTAATGGTACATCAAGGATTAGGAGACATGATAATATGTAATGGTCTAATAAGAAATTTATGTGAAGAATACAATTATATAAATTTGATAGTAGCTAAAAATAATGAAATATCAGTGAAAAGTATGTTTAAAGATATTAAAAATCTCAATTTAATTATTTGGTGTTGGGGTAAAGATGCAAAAACATCAATAAAACAAGTATCTGTTGATGAACCAATAAAATTTGAAGGTTATTTTACTGAAGAAAATTCCAATTTTTATAAATGGTATAATGAAACACCTAACGCTGATAAATATATACACAAAAAAGGTTTTATTAATGCATATTGTCCATTTATTGGTCCAACAAACAAAGAAGTAATTAGAGTAACAAATATTAACGATTCAAGTATGGATTTTGACGTGAATTTCTATGATTCTTTAAATATTCCATTTGATTATAGATGGTCAAAATTTAAAATAAATAGAGATATTTCAAAAGAAAAAGAATTATTCAAACACTTCAATATTGAAGAAAATAATTATTGTTTTTTACATGATGATGTAAGTAGAGGTTTAAAAATAAATATAGATACAGATTTAAAAATAATAAAACCTGAATTAGGTTTAACAGATAATATACTTGATTATTGTTATATAATTGAAAATGCTAAAGAAGTACATTGTATGGATTCATCTTTTAAATCTTTAGCAGATTCATTAAATTTAGATAATAAATTGTACCTTTATACAATAAGAACGAAAAATGTATCAAAATCTAAACATAATTGGATATTAAAATAAACTGAAGTAATATGAAAATATTAATAATACAAGAACAAGGACGACACGAAAAAAACAGGAAATTTAGAGAATCTCTAAACTTTAAAAGAGCTTTCGATAAACTAAATATAGATTCAGTTGTTTGGGGTTTAAATTATTCAAATATACCTTTTGAAGAAATATCAGAAGATTGTGATGCATTATTATGTATAGAAAATTATAATAGTGGTTGGTTACCAAACATGAAAGATTTCAAAGGTCTAAAATTATTTTGGTCTATTGATTCACATGTCGTACCTCAACAACATGCTTTAATTTGTTCTAATAATAATTTTGAGGTGGTTTTAAACGCAATTGAATCACATTCAAGATTTTTCAAAAAACAAAAATGTTATTATCTACCAAATGCATATCCTTCTGATCTTATAGATTATAAACCAGAAATTGAAAAAATACACAATGTTGGTTTCTGTGGTAATTATGTCAACAGAAAAGATTGGATTGATTCTATACCAAATATCAAAAATGATATCTTTGTTATTGGTGATGATATGGTCAATGCTATAAACTCTTATAAAATACATTTCAACCGTAATATGTCAGATGATTTAAATTATAGAACATTTGAAACACTAGGTTGCAATACTTTCTTATTGACAAATAAAACTGAAAATCTTGAAAACCTTTTTGATATAGGTAAACATCTCGACATTTATACTTCCAAGGAAGATTTATTTGATAAAATTACTTACTATATCGAAAATGAAGAAATAAGAAAGAAAATATCTGAAGAAGGATATAAATATGTAAAAGAAAATCATACATATTTTAATAGAGCCCAACAGATAATAGAAATAATAAATGAAAACATTTAAAAAAATATTTAAAAAATCATTAATAATTGGCATCATTGGGTTGATAATTTTATATATAATAATATGTCAAAAATAAAAAACATTGTAATAAAAAAATGTGAATATTGTGAAAAGGAATTTAAAGTCAATTTAAATCTTAAAAGAGAATCAAAAAAACGTTTTTGTGGTGGTAAATGTGCTAAGACACAAAACGGTCTGAATAATAAAGGCAAAAAACACACAGAAGAGTGGAAAAATAAAATGTCTATTAAAAATTCCGGAGAAAATAATCCTTTTTATGGTAAATCACATACAAATGAATCAAAAAAACAGATGTCAGAATCTTCTAAGTGGGATGAAAGTAGATATAAATATGTTTCTTTTACAGACAAAGAAAAAGAAATATTTGATGGTATTATGATTTCTGATGGTTCATTATCACAATCAACTATATCAGCAAGATTTACATTAGGATTTAAATATTTACAGACATTAGAAAGAATTATTGAAGATTTACCATCTATGTCTTTTTTAGAACCTTGGAAATATTTAACAAAGAATAAAAAAACGAATTGTGATTCTTTACATTTTTTCACAAAAAGTAATTCATATAGAAATTTATATTTTGAATATGAACGATGGTATCCAAATGGTGAAAAAATAATACCAAAAGATTATATACTAACATCGATATCATCCTATTGGTGGTATGTTTGTGATGGTTATATTAGTAGGGATGTGGTTTATTTATGTACAGATAGTTTTACAAAAGATGATTTAATTATAATGGTTGAAAAATTCAAAAAACTCGGGTTTAGAACAAATGTAACAACAAGAAATAGAATTAGATTCTATAAAGCTGATAGTATAAAATTTTTGAAATGGATTTCGCAAGATGTAAAAATACAACAAGAATATTTATATAAATGGAAAAAATCTCAAATTGAGATATAAAAAGAAAAGAAAAGAAAAAATGAAAAAGAAAATACTCTTAACCGGTGTGACTGGTCAATTGGGTTCATACTTAGCAGAAAAATTTCTAAAATTAGACTATGAAGTTCATGGTATAATAAGAAAAAGTTCAAGTTTTAATACCAAAAGAATAGATCATATTTTTAATGAATTAAATCTCTATTATGGAGATTTAACTGATCATCTTTCAATAGATAGTATAGTTCATAAAGTCAAACCAGATTATATTTTAAATGCGGCGGCGCAATCACATGTTCATGTATCATTTGAGATACCAATGTATACAAGTCAAGTTGATGCACTTGGAACTTTATCTGTTTTAGAAGCAGCTAGAAAACATGTACCAAATTGTAAAATAATACAAATGTCAACATCTGAATTATTTGGAAAAGTTGTAGAACAACCCCAAAATGAAGAAACACCTATGAATTGCCAGTCACCATATTCAGTTGCTAAATTATATGGATATCATATGACTAAATTATATAGAAATGCATATGACATGTTTGCTTGTAATGTGATATGTTTTAATATGGAATCACCAAGAAGGGGTGAAACATTTGTTACAAAAAAAATAACAATAGCTTTATCTAAAATTGATAGTGCGCTAAAAAATGGCGAGGAATTTGAAGTATTAACATTAGGAAATCTTAATGCTAAAAGAGATTGGGGATATTGTCCAGATTACGCAGATGGAATAATAAAAATGTTTGAACATACTAAAGCAGACGATTTTGTTTTAGCAACCAATGAAACACATTCTATTAGAGAATTTATAGATGAATCAATAAAATATACAGATATTGAATTAGAATGGTTTGGAGAAAATGAAAATGAATATGCTATTGATAAAAACACAAATAGAAAAGTAATTGGTATAGATCCAAAATATTACAGACCTGCTGAAGTAGAATTGTTAAGAGGTGATTATTCAAAAGCTATAGAAGAATTAGATTGGGAACCAACCGTTAAATTTAAAGAATTGGTTAAAATAATGATGGAACATGATTTAAAAAAATATTAATAGATGAAAACATATGAACAATTTTTATCTTTGATAAAAGAAGGTTTAATAACGACACATAACATATACAATATATATTCATCACTAGAAATCAATTTAAGAGGAATTGGTTTTGATATTGAATTAAATATACTTGATAAATTTAGATATGAGATTACTATTAATAATCCTTTATCATTTTTGGATGAAGATATGTATGAGTTGTTTTTTAAATATAATGAAAATCTAGGTTATTATCCAATTAATTTTAAAATATTAAGAGAAAATAATAAACAAAATACGTTGAATTTTTTCACTACAAAGTTAGTAGAAGAAACCGACAATAAAAAGAAACAAAAAGTTAAACAAGTAATAATAAATAATTTTGATGTTGAAATAAAGAAAAATAATAAAGAAATTGTTATTTTGTTTGATGCTAAATATGATGATTCTTTATATAAAAATGATGTTGATATTCCAGATATTGTTTATCATTTATCACCAGTAAAAAATAGAAACTCAATAAAAAGAAATGGTTTATATCCTAAATCATTTTCAAGAAAAATAAATCATCGAGAAAGAATATATGTTTTTACAGAAATAGACAATTATGTAAATATTTTAAAATCATTAAAATTAAATGATCTTTTAGATAAAAATATTGAACTTAAATATGATTTATATGAGATAGAATTAGATAAAAACAAAAATATATTACACACTGATGTAGATTCAATGGAATTATCTGGTTTTTTTACATATGATTCTCTATCACCTAAAAAGATAAAAATTGTAAAAGAAGATTTATGAATAAAAATGATAAAATATATGTAGCTGGTCACACAGGATTAGTTGGCTCTTCAGTTTTAAAAACATTACAAGATCAAGGTTATACTAATTTAATAACTAGAACAAGTAAAGAGTTAAATTTAATTAATCAAAATGATACTAAAATCTTTTTTGAAGAACAAAAACCAGAATATGTATTTATGTGTGCTGCAAAAGTAGGAGGTATATATGATAATAATGTAAGAAGAGCAGAATTTTTATATGAAAATATGATGATTCAAAATAATATCATACATAATTCATATTTAAATGATGTTAAAAAGGTGTTGTTTTTAGCTTCAAGTTGCGTATACCCTAAGAATTGTCCACAACCTATTAAAGAAGAATATTTATTGACATCTAAATTAGAACAAACAAATGAGCCATATGCAGTTGCAAAGATTTCCGGTCTGAAAATGATAGAGAATTATAATAATCAATATGGAACAAAATATATTGCAGTGATGCCAACAAATTTATATGGTAGTGATGCTGATAATTATGATTTAGAAAAGAGTCATGTTTTTGCAGCTATGATAAGAAAAATACATGAAGCTAAGGTAAATAATACTGATGTTAATTTGTGGGGTGATGGAACACCTAAAAGAGAATTTTTACATGTACAAGACTTAGCAGAATCATTAGTATTTTTAATGAATAATTATGAAAAAAATGAAATACTTAATATTGGCACAGGCTCTGATATTACAATTAAAGAACTAGCTGAGAAAATATCAAAAGTTATTGGATTCAAAGGTAATATAACATGGGATATTACAAAACCAAACGGAACAATGAGAAAAATATTAGATGTTTCTAAAATAAATGAAATTGGTTGGAAATATAAAATAGAATTAGACGAAGGAATTAAAACAACATATGAGATATATAAAAATCTAGGTATTTAATATGGTTATGATAATTGGTATTTTAGCAGCAATTTTAACAACCTTAGCAGGGTTGCCTCAATTAATTAAACTTATAAAAACAAAAAAGAGTGATGATTTATCATTAACAATGGTTTTGATGTTTGTTATTGGTATTTTATTATGGTTGATTTATGGTATATGTATCGTAGATTTACCACTTATAATAGCAAATTCATTTGCAATCTTAATACAATCTACAATTTTATATTTTAAAATTAAATATTAATATATAATTAGATGAAATATATTAAATATTTTGAAGATATTAAAAATTCTATCCTAAAAGAAGTAGTTGAGAAAATTATGTCTGGTGAAGAGAAACCAGAAGAAATCTCAAATTATTTAGATATTCAAGAAAATCACGGTTATTTAGAAGTTGAAAAAGATGAATTATCATTTGATATTAAAATAGATGATTTTGAAGATTTATTGGAAATTGAAAGAGGTGTTATTGAATGGTTAAGATTTGCAAATTCATATGGTTATGAATTTTATATTGATGATGATGAGGTAAATTATATTCATCATTATATGACTACACAACAAATACAAAAAGTTTTAAATTTCGCAAAATATCTTGATAATAAGATTGATTATGTAAATAATAATGTTGATGAGGGAGAATTTGCAGTTTTCTTTGAAAATTTTGACCTTGAAGAAATTAAAGATTCGTTTAAATATTCACTATCTATTGTGAAAGAAAAAGCATTATCCATATTAATTGAGAAAGAAATCTCAAATGAACAACCATTTTATTATGATTTTATTTATACAGGTAAATATCAAAATGGTGTAAGTGTCACAGTAGAATATGATGCACTTTTAAAATATATAAAAGATAAAGATATTAATAGTATAGGTGATTTTTTTAGATTAGTTGGTAATAATTTACCTTATACATATGATATTGAATATCAATCGCAAGAATATGAATCTAAAAAAGATTACCAACAACTCCAGAATGATTTAGAATTTGAAATTGATAGATATTGGGATAATGAATCTAAATTACCAGAAGATTTCTTTTGGGTTAATGTTGTTTATAAAGATAATGTTGATATACTAAAAGAACATTTTGATGATATTTTATGGCAATATAAAATGAAAAGTTATTCTAGACTTAAATATTTAGTGGAATTTGCAAAACCAAAAAGCAAATGTTATAAATGGTTTGCTTCTAGAGATTTTTCTAATAAAATTAAAAATTTAGATGATAAAGAATTAAACAACATAATTAATAATATACAATCAATATATAACGCACAGAAATTAGGAATAATGTAATCTTCCCAACCTTAAATAAAAATATAACTTTTCCATTAAAATAATGTATAATTTAAAATCAAATTACAAAATTAAATATTAAGAAATGAATACATTTGACATTAAATTTGGTGAAAATACCTTATACTCAATGGCACAAATTGAAGTTGACTTTAATCTTATGTGTCTACAATTTAACAAATATGTCGGTAAATATTATGTTAATCAAGAAATACATTCTGATCTTTGGTGGCAATATCTTGAAGAAAAATGGCAAATTACTAAAAACATGGAAGGTGATGTTATTATGAGAAACACAGAAGTATCTATTGATGAAAAGAATAGATCTTTTAAAGATTATAAGTATTATGTTAAAATTTTAAATAATAGAGGTGATTTGATGTTTTACTTTACATTTTTTGATGAGTTTAGGAATTTAGATGATGATGATTATCATGATTTTGCAACCAGTGAAGATAAAACTGATAAAGTTCAACATTTAATGATATATTATGATCCAGATATTATAACTTCAAAATGGATTGAAGATGAAATGTTGAAAGATATTGAAAAATGTATGTATATTCCACGTAAAAAGAATCAATTTTTTACGATTGGAGTTGGTGATAATGGGTATCAATTACTAGGTTCATATATCAAAGAAATGGATTTTAATCTTGAATTAAATTATGGTAAGGATTTCATCGAAATAGATAAGAAAATTGTTGATTCATTAAAAAATGATAAATTTGGATTGTTTTTATTACACGGCCAGCCTGGGGTTGGTAAAACTTCATATGTTCGTAAACTAATTGCAGACCTTTCAGAAGAAAAAACTGTAATTTATGTTCCACCTTATATGATGGAAAGTATAGCAGAACCAGGTTTCATGTCTTTTATTTCTAAATTTAAGAAATCTATTTTAATATTAGAAGATTCGGAGAATATTATATCTAATACATTTATGCAAAGAACACAAGCTATTGCAAATATATTAAATATGACAGATGGTTTATTAAATGATCATTTGGAGGTTCAAATAATTTCAACATTTAATACATCTAATAAAGAGATAGATCCTGCTTTATTAAGAGCTGGTAGATTAAAAGTTAATTATGAATTTAAAGCTTTGAAACCTAAACAAGCTAATAAGTTATGTAAACATTTAGATAATGGAAAAACTTTTGATAATCCAACAACTTTATCAGAGATTTATGAAGGTCATAATCAGATTATTAGTATACAAGAAAAGAAAAGAATTGGATTTCAAAGTCAAAATTGAAAATTAATATATAAAATAAAAAATTAAATATGGGAAATATTCAAATTGAAACAGGTGATAATTTATTAGTTAGTTCTAAAGGTATTTTACCAGAGGCGATACAATGGTTCGAAGATTGTGAATTTAACCATTCAGCATTTTTTTTATGGTTAAATGGTATATTATATGTCATTGAAGCAGATAAACATGGAATAGCATTAACAAAATTTGAAGATTATATAGAATCAGATAAAGGGTTAATGATTTTGAAACCTAAGAAAAATATTGATGATAAAATGAAAAGTGATATCATTAATTTTGTTTTAGAATATACAGGCCACACGCCTTACGAATTTATTAATTTATTATTTTATCAACCAGTAAGATATATTTGGAAAAAATTATTTGGTAAAGAAATATGGATTGGTAGAAGTAAAAGTAAATCAGGTAAGAAATTTATCTGTGGTGAATGGGTAGCATTTATTTATAATTATTTTTTAGGTTTATTTAGTGATTGGAATAAAGCAGCACCAGTAGATATTTATGAAGATGGTCATTTTGATCATTATGAATATGTGAGAAATGAAAAAATACTAAAAATAGCAGTTGTAAAAAAATGAAAACAAAATTTAAAATGTTTGAAGGAAATAATATTCATTTGTCAGGAAATGGTGATTGGGTACTTTTTGCTGGTTTAAGTGGCGGTTTTGGTGGTGCTATACCATTAAGATTAGAAAAAGATATAAGTAAAGATGATGCTGAAAAATTATCATATCAATTAGCAATAGAAGAATATGAAAATTATGAAGGTATGTATGGATTGAGAGATGTGGATAATATAATGGAGGAAGATGAAGTAGACGCAGGAGAAGCTGAAGAAATAAGGTATGAAGAAATGGAAAATTGGCTTGACTATTATGTAGAACCATATAACCCAGAAAAACACGATATTGATTTAGGAATATGAAAAATTACTATAAATTTTTAAAAGAAAATGTTGAAGAAATTAATGAATTTATATCATTTGAACAACTTAATGTTGATAATTATATCAGAATTTGGAGAGATGGTAAAGAATTAGGTAATTTTAAGGTTCGTGAAATGATGAATACGGATCCTATGATACCTGGTGTTGATAACATGATGGTCCAGAAAATGGATGAGTTTGGTGGTTTTGATGAAACAGATGGTTTATTTAAGATTACTAAAAGTGAATTTCAATATCAATTTAAGAAATTAAATGAATCATTTTCAGCAGGAATTGTGTTTATTTATAATAATAAAATGTTATTAGTACATGATGTTAATTTGAATTGGGAAAAAACATGTTCTTATCCAAAAGGTCATTTAGAAGAAGGTGAAACAAAACCACAAGCTGCAATTCGAGAAGTTGCAGAAGAAATAGGTGTTGGTTATCCACTAGAAAAAGTAAAAGAAAAAGAATTTAAAACTTGTGGTGTATTTAAAAATAGTAAATTTAAAACTTATTATTATACTGTTATATATTTAGATTCACAAGAATTTAAGAATTATTTTAGTGTTTTGACTATACCAAAAGAAAATCTACAAGCAGAAGAAGTTGATTGGGCAGGTTTTGTTGGTAAAGAAAAAGCCGAAGAAATGTTAGCACCACAATTTTATATGTTATCAAATTTATTAAGATGAGAAAAAAGAGAGGCGCAAGAGCTATTTGGGGAAGAGAAACCGCACAAGATTTATCAGAAATTTATGGTAGTGATGCTGTTAATGAATGGGAAACACAATTCTCTGAATCTGTTACTGAAGAAATTGATAAAGAGATATTAAAAACCTTAGAAAGATTGGTGATACCTGATATTGAAAATCGTGTTATTGAACGATTAAACAAACTCTAAAAATTATTTTTTATTTAAATAAATTTTCATATATTATCTACAATATTAATTTAAAAAGAAATGTATGAAAAAATTATTTTACCCCTTAATACTATTAGTATTAATGCTTACCGGTTGCTCATCTAATTTAGATGATGCAGAAATACAAAAATTAGAAAACGATAAATATTTTATTACACTACCTTCAGAAGAAATTGAAATTACTGGTAATGTTGATGATTGGTATTATTACCCAAGTGGTGATATGGTTTCTGTTTGTAATTGTGGTTCTATAAACAGAGGAGAGATTAATACTTTGATTAGGGGTTATGAAATGAAAAATGAAATTGAGCCTCAATTAGAAAAATTAAAAAATCTAGAAAATAAAGAGAAGGAACTCAATAAAAGAGAAAAGGATTTAGAAGAAAGAGAAATTAAAAGTAATATCAACCCATTAAATTAAAAACATGAAAAGAATATTATTAATTTTATCATTTTTGTTTTTAATGATAAGTTGTGGAACAACAAATAATGCAGATATTAAAATATATGATGGTAAATATTTTGTTACTCTAGAAAATGGAGATCAATATTTTAGTGATGATACATGTATTTGGTGTACTTATCCTGATGGTGATTATGTTAGTCCAAGTCTTACTAATAATTTAAACGATTTAATAAAAAATACAGAAATAGAAAATTTAAAAAAATAATAAATATGAAAAGAATACTATTAATTTTAACATCACTTTTATTTCTATTTGTAAGTTGTATGAATACAGATAATTCAAGAATAGAATTGATTAAACAAACAGAATGTGAAAATTATTATTTAGTAATATTAGAAAATGGAGATCAATATTATGGCACAGTTAATAAATGGTGTGAGTATCCAGGCGGTGAGTCATTATTTATGGATTCTGAACGTTCTATTGATAGATTAAATAGCTTGATTTATAGGCATGAAATGTCACATGAATCAATAAATATTGATGATGGCATTGTTGAAATTATTGAAAATACTAAAACTAAATTAGTTTCTAAAAAATTATTAGATTATCCAAAAATTAGTTTTATTGAGATTACTAATATTAACAAGGGACATATTATAGAAATAAGTGAAACAGAGAAATATTATAGATTATGGGCTGATGGGCCAGTTTATAATTATAATACTGAAAAACAAACATCAAAAGAAGTAGATGAAAAAATAACAAAAGTACTTATGGATTATAGAGTTAATGCGGCAAAAATAAGAAAAAATTCTTTTATAAAAGATGTAAAGATAAAAAAAGGTGATGAATTGTTCAATGAACAAAAAACAAATATTCAAGAATTAAATTAACTTGTAATTTTTTATTTTTGAATAAAATGATTATATTATGGATTATAAAGAAAAAATATCAAGAATTATAAAGGAAAAAGAAGAATTGTTACCATTAATGAGAAGACTTAGTGTTGACCTTTATGATAAAGAAATTAAAAATATTAAAGTACTAAAAGAAATATTAGATGGATTTAAAGACAATTAAACAAATGTGTGAACAATATTTAAGATATAAGTATGAATATTATATTTTATTTAAACCTACCATTAATGATGCACAATTTGATAAATTTGAACAAAAACTTAAAGATACAAAACATAGTTTAATTTTGGAAGTAACTAAATTAGTTGATTTTCCTAGTATTAAACAAATTAAAAAATTAGGATTAGAACCTGCTAATATTATTGATATTGACGAAAAAGATGAAGCTAAATATCCACACCCAACATCAATGTTATCATTAGAGAAAATACAAGTAGAAGATGAAAATAATTATCCTTTACATACTTTAAATTTATTCTTGTCTAGAAGAAAGGCAGAATATATAGAATGTAGTGGAAAATATGATGGTAATGGTTTTGAATTGATTTATGAAAATGGTAAGTTTGTTCAAGCATTAACTAGAGGCAATGATACTAAGAATGGTAAAGATAGAACCGAAAAAGTAAGACATATCGTACCTGCTGAAATATCTTTAAAAGAACATAAATATCAGATTAGGGGTGAGTTAGTTATTGAAGAAGATTTATGGGTTGAAAAATATGATGAATCAGAAGAAGGTTGTATATCAAATCCAAGAAATTATATTGGTGGTTTGATTAGTGGTGAAGAATATAGTTTAAAGCAAATACAAGATTTAACATTTGTAGCTTATGATATGGTAGCTGTGACAGATGATGGAAATTATCCAGTTATTGAAACTATGAATATTTTAGAAGAAAATGGATTTAATAATAAATATAAACCATTTATAATGACGCTTAAATCAATTGATGATTTTGATAAAATCTATAAAGAGTTTAAAAAATATAGAAAAAGATGTCCATTTTGGTTAGATGGCATAGTTTTAAAATATCCCGAATCTTTAAGAAATAAAATGGGTGTTACATCACACCATCCTAAAAGTATGGTAGCAATTAAATTTCCACCAAACAATACCGAAACAGTTATATTAGATATTGATTGGACTTTAGGAAAAGACGGAGAATTTACAGGTGTTGCAATGTTAAAACCAGTTGAGTTAGATGGTACTATTGTTTCAAGAGCTAGTCTACATAATCTTGGATATATAATTAAAAATAAAGTATTTCCTGGTGCTAGAGTATCAATTGCGAAAAAAGGGGAAATTATCCCGCAGATAGTTGATATCTTAGAGGTTTCACCAAATGCAGATGAATATCTTAAACAATATGAAGATTTTTTAAATGAAAAATAGAAACAATAGTATGATGATTAAGATTTATGAAAAATCTTTAAAAAGATATAAATTAGAATTAGAAAAGAATCCTGAAAGTACATTTTATCAGAGATTAGTTAAAAATACAGAAGAATATATAAAAGAACTTAAATATGAAAATTAAAAAAATGGTAAAAGTAGAAACAGAAGTTCCTGATGGAACGTATTCTGGAATTTGGTCTGGTTATATTGTAGAATTTGAATATAATGGTGAAAAATATGAAGCAGAAGTTGAAAAAGGTGTAAGAGGATTAGGAATTCCTTGTACAATTACAATAACTGGTGATGAAATAGAAGTAAATTAATGTGGTTTACTTATTTACTTACTTGCTCAGATGATAGTTTATATTGTGGAATTACCAATAATTTAGAGAAAAGAATTGAAACACATAATAATGGTAAGGGATCAAAATTATTAAGAGGTTCTAAATTACCAGTAAAAATCTATAAGTTTTGGGAGTTTGAAACAAAATCAGAAGCGGCTAAAGAAGAATACAGGATTAAACAATTAACACGTAAACAAAAATTAGAATTATGAAAAAATATATAATATTAATATTATCAGTCTTTTTATTAATGTCATGTGTAAGAGATATTAGAAAAGTTTGTATAGATGAATTACCAGCTGGTGTTATTATAGATTATGAATATAATTATCATGATATTTCAAAAGATTCATTAGTATATCAAGTAACAATTAAAACACCAACTACTATTAGAATATTTATGGTTGATAAACAGGTATATAATTATTTATATACTGGTGATACTATTACAAATAGTACAGAATCTGAATATTTTTCAGAAAAGGAACTTCAATTTACAGAAGATATATTAGAACCCAAAGAAAAAAAACTTAATTACATAGAAAAATGATATCAGTAGATAAATTATTTAAAAAATATGGTATTGAAATAAATACTAAAACTGTCATTGAAGTTTGGACTCAACCATGGAGATTTTACCATAATTTAGAAAATCACCTGGAACCAATGTTATTAAAAATTGAAGAACTTGAATTAGATGAAAAAGATTTTGATATTTTGACTATTGCGGCTATATTCCATGACTGGGATTATAGACCTTGGAATTTAGTTGATGGTAAAAATAAAGATAATGGTCTCTCAATGGAAGAATCATCTTTAAATTATTTAGATTCTATATGGAATAAATCAATATTAGAAATGTCTATATTTAAAGATAAAGTTTTTGCTTTAATTAGAGCTACAGAAACAATGAAACCAGAAACAAAATTAGAAGAATTATTTTCAAATATTGATACATCTTCATTAAGAACTAATTTGGCAGAGATGATTAGAATAGAAAAATTGATAATGAAAGAATATCAATTTGCAAATTATTCAATTTATAAAGAGAAAAGAATAGAGTTTCTTTCTAATAATATAGAACTTGGTGGTCTAGCTATATCTAATAATATACCTTCTTTGATAGAAGTTATCAAAAATAGAGTACCTAAAATTGCTGTATATGGAGGTTCATTTAATCCTTTTCATAAAGGTCATTTAAATATATTAGAAAAAGGAGAAAAAATCTTTGATAAAGTTATTGTGGCTAAAGGAAAAAATGATTCTAAAAATGTTAATTTAGAACAGTTTGATAAAGAATTAAATAATCTTAAATATACTTTAAAGTATAGAGAAGTAACAAATTATGATGGATTATTAACTGATTTCTTAAAATCACAAACAGGTGATATAACATTAATTAGAGGATTAAGAAACGGATATGATTTAGAAGCAGAAAATAAATTGATGTTTTATATGACTAAGATGTATCCACAATTAAAAGTAATTTATATTCCTTGTGACAAGGAGTATGAATATATAAGTTCAACAGATATAAGAGCCATTAAGAAGTATGGTGATTTTTCAGATCAATTTTTACCTTAATATGAAAACAGTTGGTATAACCGGTGGTATAGGTTCCGGTAAATCTCATATTTGTGAGTTATTTGAAATAGAAAATGTAGAAGTTTTCTATTTTGATGATGAAGCAAAGGCTTTATATTATGATAAATCTGTAAAAAAACACGTTATTGAAATATTTGGTAAAGATATTTACAATGATGATGAAATAAACAAACAAAAGTTATCAAGTATTATATTCAATGATAAACAAAAATTGAATCAACTTGAAAGTTTATTAAAACCTTTTTTAATACGTAAGTTTTATTACAGAAGATACACCGCAGAATACACATTGAAAAAAGATTTATTTATATCTGAAAGCGCAACCATGATGAAAGGTGGTCTTCATAAGATGTTCGATGAAATTATAATTATTGATGCAAATTATAAAAAGAGAAAAGAACTTGTAATCAAGAATAGAAATATGATCGAGGAAGATTTTGATAATAGAGTTTCTAATCAAATGTCTATTAGTAAAATTAAGGAAATCTTATTTTTAGATAAAATAAAATATAAAATATTTAAAAACAATTATGATGAATCTAGTTTAGAGTTTGTTAAAAACTATTTATTCTGGTTTGATTATGTAAAAAGAATTAAAGAATTATAAACTTATAAAATATAAAATTATGCCATTTAAAGATAAAGAACACCGAGTTAGTAAAGAATATAGAGTAATTGAAAAAGAAATTATGGAAAAAGCTGCAAAGAAAGATGATATACAAAAAAAGAAACCATATATTGATATAGTTACAGAAATTGTAGATGAATTTCTTAATTCTGATACATTAGATATTTCAGAATATGCCAGCGAATTAATGAATAAATATGATATTAAACTTAAAAAATAAAAATATGAAAGTAAAATTTACAGTATACAAAACAAGCGAGAATAGGTTAATTGTTAAGATGTTAACAGAAAATGGTCGAGAATTATTTGATTATGTTAAAAAAGGATTGTTTAGAAATCAGGAAGATGAAATAAAAAATACTAAAATGAGATTGACTGCTCAATTAGGGGTTAAAAAGGTTTTTATTGATAATAATCTTAAAATAAAATCAGAAATTGAGAACACTGTTTTAAATGTGCAGAATAAAACGTTGATTGTTCAAACTGATTCATTAAGTACTGATATTGATTTATTAACTGAAGAACTTGAACATCAAAAAGAATATGCAAAAAATATAAATATTCAAAAAGAGAAAAAAATTGAAGATTTAGAAAGAGAAGTTTCTTTAATTAATGAGAAAAATAAACAGTTTTTGGTAATGATTGAAATAAAGAATAAAATTATAGAAGAATCTGAACAAGAAATGGATAATATTATTGATGAAACTATAGATTATCTTAAATCTTGGAGATCTACACAAACTGAAATTGAAGTAAAAGAGGAAGAAGAATAAATTATGAATAATTTACTTGAGATTTATATTGATGAATTTGCACATTCTAACAATATGGATTATATAGATGAGAAGGTTTCATTTGGTGAATTAAAAGTAATTCTCAAATTTTTCTTTAAATGGGCAAAAGTAACAAGTGATGATTTATGGGATGTATACAATTCTGAAAATAAAAAAATGATAACTAATATACCATTAATTCAAGATTTTATTAATGATTGTACAAATAATGAAGAAATAGAAATATTAATTAGAGGGCTAGTTTAATTTTAAAATTTGTTCTAAAATTTTAATTTATTCGGAAATTTCCTTATATTTGTATAACAAAAGTTCAAAAATGGTAAAATTTGACTTATTGAGTTAAATATATAAAAATGATATAAAAATTTAAAACTTTTGAGTATTAAATTAATAAAAGAATTAAATAAATAAATTCGATGATAAACAATTTAACATATCAAATAGAAAATCTTGACATTATATGTCTTGATAATTATTTACAGGAGGATCAAATCTTCGACTGGTAAGGTTATATCCGTATGATATGCTAAACCAGTCAATTATGACTGGTTTTTTTGATTAATATAAAAAATGAAAATAAAATGAGAACAAGAAATATAAAAATAAGAATATTAAAAGCTCTTCTTTCAAGAGAATTAAGAGATTTAAAAAGAGATAATCGTAGAATAGCGAGTAAATTAAAGAGAATTGAGAAATAATAGAAAGGTCTCTGGGGTTGCTTGGCGTGGCCACCTGACTGTCACTCAGGAAAAACAGACGGGTTCGAATCCCGTAGGGACCGCAAGAAAATAAAGGTTCATTGAAATGTTGGTTAATTTGAATTTGGGTTCGAAGATTTTAATATATAAAAATAAAATCTTATGAAAACAAATAGATATGAAAAAGAGTATTTTAGTAAAATAGTTTCTGAATCTGGTAATTTATCAGATGTTGCTAGAAATTTAGGATTAAAACCATATTATGGAAATAGGCAAACTATTAAAAAATATATTAAAACTTATAATTTAGATATAACACATTTTAAGTTTCATAGTAATGGTGGTAATTTTACTAAAATAAAAACAAAAGAAATATTAGTAGAAAATTCGACGTATACTTATACAACTAATTTAAAAGATAGATTATACAAAGAAGGGTTAAAAGAAAGAAAATGTGAGTTGTGTAATCAAGGTGAAGAATGGAATGATGTAAAAATCAGTTTAATATTAGATCATAAAAACGGTGTAAATAATGATAATAGAATAGAAAATCTTAGAATTGTTTGTCCAAATTGTAATGCTGGTTTAGAAACACACGGTGGTAAGAATATTGGAAATAGTAAATATAATTACGTTACGGAGAAAAAGAAATATTATTGTGAATGTGGAAATGAGATTACTAAATCTGCTATTAAATGTAGAGAATGTGTATCTAAGAGTCAGAGAAAAATAGAAAGACCAACATATAAAGAATTGATAAAAGAAATAGTTGAATTAGGTTATTGTGGTGTAGGAAGAAAGTATGGTGTTAGTGATAATGCTATTAGGAAATGGAAAAAACAATACGAAAAGATTTAGAATAATTAGCCCCATGGTGTAATGGTAGCACTACAGCTTTTCACGGCAAAGGTTGGAGTTCGAATCTCCCATGGACTGCTAGAAAATAAGTTTTAGATTATATTTTGTCCTCTGGTGTAATGATAGCACATAACCTTTTGAAGGTTGTGGTAAGGGTTTAAATCCTTTGGGGACAACAAATGAAAAAATGAAAAAACGAGGTTCGAGATTTAATATATAAAAGAAAACTTTTTTTTATGAAATTAAAATGGACAAAAGAAAATCTTGAAGAAATAGTTAAGACATCTAAAACACAAAAAGAGTGTTTAGAAAAATTAGGAATAAGAAATGCTGGTGGTAACCCTAAAACATTGAAAAAATATATTGAGTTGTATGATTTGGATATAACACATTTTACTAAATGTTATGATAAAATTAAATATTTATCAACTAAAAATAAGACACCATTAGAAAAAATATTAGTTGAAAATTCTACATTTAGTAGAACACATTTAAAAGAAAGATTATATGATGAAGGTTTAAAAGAAAGAAAATGTGAAATATGTGGACAAGATGAAATATGGAATGGTAAAAAAATGAGTTTAATTTTGGATCACAAGAATGGTGTTTATGATGATAATAAAATAGAAAATTTGAGGATTGTATGTCCTAATTGTAATGCAACATTAGATACACATGCTGGTAAAAATAGAAAAAAGAAAAAAGAAAAAAATTATTGTGAATGTGGTAATGAAATACATAAAAATTCAAAAATGTGTGTGAAATGTTCAGCAAAAAACAACAGGAAAGTTGAAAGACCTTCTTATGAAAAATTAAAAATAGAAATAAAAAGAGTAGGTTATTCTGCTACTGGAAGAAAATATGGTGTTAGTGATAATGCTATAAGAAAATGGTTAAAAACTTATGAAAATACAATAAAAAATAAGTCGTAAAAGTTTGGGAGTCTAACGGCATCGGTCTGTAAAACCGATCCGCGTCAACAAATTGTCGTAATGGACTTTGCGGTAGGGGGGTTCGAGTCCCTCGGCTCCCACAAAAAATAATGGCTCCGTGGCCGAGTGGTTAAGGCACTAGTCTGCAAAACTAGATACACTGATTCGAATTCAGTCGGAGCCTCTAAAAAATAAAATAAAATAAAAAGTACAAAAATGTTGAATATAAATATAAATATGATTATTAATTTATTACTAGAGGAAATCTGGGACTGGCTCTAATATACTATTGTTAAATTATAGAGCCAGTTCAAAATAAAGAACTGGCTTTTTTATTAAATATGCCTCTGTGGTGGAATGTAGACACGCTGGTTTTAGGCACCAGTGCCGAAAGGTGTGAGAGTTCGAGTCTCTCCAGAGGTACAAATAAATATAAGAAAGGAAAGAAATGAATAAAAAAACTAGAAATAAAATAATTAAATATAGATTAGGTATGAGTAAACAAAGACCTAATTCAGATATGTGGTTATACTTAAAATTCGCTATTGAAATTGAACACGATTTGATTAGAGAAAGAAAAGGTAAAAAAGAAAGAATGAATTATAAAAGGATTCGTTAATAATGATAAAATAAGACACAAATGCCTGGGTGTCGTAATTGGTAGCCGAGATAGACTTAAAATCTATTGATCTTTATGGTCGTATGGGTTCGAGTCCCATTCCAGGTACACTATTTTTAGTTAATATAAATATATCAAACGTATATTTACATTAAAAAATATAGCTTTTAAGTTTTAATATATAATATAAAATAAATATTAATATGAAATATGAAAAAGATAATTTAGAGAAAATAGTAAAAGAATCATTTTCAATTGCTGATGTTTGTAGAAAATTAGACATAAGACCAGTAGGTGGAAATTATAAAACAATTAAAAAATATGTTAAATTATATAATATTGATAAATCACATTTTACAGGACAAGGTTGGAATACAGGTGAAAATTTTAAGAATTTTTCAAAAACTTATTCGTTGGATGAAATATTAGTTGAAAATTCAACTTATACTAATAATGGTTCTTTGAAAAAACGTCTTATTGAAGAAGATATTTTAGAATATAAATGTGATGAATGTGGAATAAATGAATGGAAAAGAAAATCTATATCTTTACATTTGGACCATATAAATGGTGATAACTTAGATAATAGATTAGAAAATCTTAGATTATTATGTCCAAATTGTCATAGCCAGACAAGCACATATTGTGGTAAAAGTAAAACAAAATCTAATAAATCTGATTTAAAAAAAGAGAAATATCAAAAATATCAAAAAAAAGAAAAGAAAAAATACTATTGTGAATGTGGTAATGAAATGAAGACAATCAAAACAATGTGTAGAATGTTATCATGAAAAAAGCAGAAAAGTAGAAAGACCTAATAAAGAAATTTTATTGAAAGAAATTCAAGAAAGTAATTATGTACAGGTAGGTAAAAAATATGGTGTTAGTGATAATTCAATAAGAAAATGGTTGAAATTATAACGGGTGTATAGCTCAGTTGGTTAGAGTGCTACTCTGATACGGTAGAGGTCGATGGTTCGAATCCATCTATACCCACAAGTTCTTTGACATATTGATAAATTTTTAAAGATTGAAATTATATTGCGGGGGAGTGAAATGGATAATTATAAATCATTCTGGGCTCATAACCCACGAGATACTAGGTTCGACTCCTAGACCCGCTACATGTAATTTATGGTCCGTTCGTCTATTGCGCAGGACGTTGGGTTTTCAGCCCAGAGAGAGGGGTTCGATTCCCCTACGGACTACTGTAGGAGCAGTTCTATGACCTAACCACAGGTAGATTTGTAAACTTTCAAAGATAGGGTAGTGGTTTTAGCCCTATACCAGGGGATATAACTCAGTTGGTAGAGTACTTGATTGTTAATCAAGGTGTCCTAGGTTCGAGTCCTAGTTTCCCCTCAAATAAACAAAAAAATGAATTTAATATATAATGAATATGAAAAAATATTTTGAATTTTGTGGATATCATCATGACTTTAATAATAAAATGTTAGAGTCTTTCAATTATAATTTAATTAAAGAGGGTCTTATTAAAAGTATTGATTATGATATATCAGTTCAAAAAATCGACGATTTGCTTAAAAAACATAAAGTAAAAGGTAGTGTCAAATTATATATTCTTAAAGATAGAATTGAACTTAATTTTTATGGAGAAAGATTAAAAGAATTTTATTCTGATTTATTGATTTTGGTAAATAATTTAGGTTATAATATTTCAAACCAGTATATGGATGGTAAAAAAACAAGTATTTCAACACATGTTTGGAAAAAAGATGAAGATTTCATAGTTTATTTAAATAAAAGATTTGATTCTGAAGTTGGTGTACCAGAAAAATTATATCATGTTACAAATAAAAAAAATTTAGATAAAATTAAAAAACAAGGTATAGTTCCTAAAACTAAAAACGTTATTGAACAACATCCAGAAAGAATTTATTTATTTGGAAATGAAAAAATATCTAAAAATTACTTAGAAGAAAAAGAATTTCATTCTAAGGAAGAATATATTATTCTAGAAATAGATATGAAAGTGATGATTAATAATATTAAATTACATAAAGATCCAAAGTTTAACGAAGATTCTGAAGCATATTATACTTATGATAATATTCCACCAAATGCAATAAAATCGGAAATTGTGTAATAATAAATTGATCTGTGTCCGAGTGGTCGAAGGTGTCAGACTGTTAATCTGATGAGGTAAACGCCCCAACGTAGGTTCGAATCAGATATTAAGTATTGAAAACTTTGTCGTAAACATACAAAAATAATATGAGAAAAAACAAATATCAAATTGGTTTTGAACATTATTTTGAAAAAAATAAGGTTTTAAGTCCTAAGCATGCTTTTCAACGTATATTTAATGAGTTTGATTTTAAAAATATTAAAAATGTTAAAAGTGTTTATAAAAATATTAAAAATGGTTATATAATAAACACGTTGCATAGTGTAAGATATAAAAAATACAAAAATAAAGAATATATATGTTATACATCATCCTATAAAACAGGTACAGGCATCACTTATCAAATATATGAATATAGTGATTATTATAATGTAAAAGAGGTAAAGAATATGTACGATTTGTTTTTTTATTCTAATTATATGATAGAAACAATTGAAAGGAAAATTTTTAAACGATTAGACATGGGTATATAACTCAGGGGTCAGAGTGCTACTCTTATACAGTAGAAGTCGGTGGTTCAAATCCATCTATACCTACAATTAAAATTTAGAATCGAAAATTTTTTTTAAGTTGAAATTTTTGTATATTTATACAAATTAAAAAAATATAAAAAATGAGTTTACTATTAACACTTGCATGGATAATTAGTCCTGGATTATTAATGATATTTATTTTATTATCAATATTTTCTAAAAAATCTTTAACGAAAGCATGGTGTGTATTTGCATCAATAGTTATATTTATTGTTGGTTTTGCAATTGTTGGTCCATTTGCAGATATAAATGAATTTGTTGCATATGATGGTGAAATTAAACCTGTAGTTTATCTTGATTCTAAAAACAAAGATTTTTATGCTGAATATGAGTTTGATGGTAAACAAATTAAATATATTTTTAAAGTAAATGAATCTAGACAAATTAATGAAAATACAGTTTTTAATTTATTTGTAAAAATAAACCATTATGGTAAAGGTGAGCATGAATTTACATTTAAACAAAAAACAGATACTATAACATTGAAGGTTATAGATTTTAATAATATTAAAAAAGAAAAACCAATAGAAAAATTAAAAATAGAAAAATCAATAAAAATAGAAAAATCAAATATTATAAAAATTAATTAAATTAGCTTATGAAAACAATGAGACTCGGAGACGACCTTCCAATTAGAGTAAAAGAAAAGGAAGTTTATGAAAAGTTAGCAAACGGATATAATTATTGTCCTAAAAACATCTGGAAAGAATTAGTTAGACCAGACAAGAAAGAAAAAGAAGTAAAAGGAAAAACTAAGGGTAACCTTAAAGCTAAAAAGGAACAAGAATAGTTTTTTATCTTACCAATTATATTAGTTACCCTCTACTGAAACCGTATTAATTTATTATTGATACGGTTCTTTTTAAATACAAAATTTTTAAACATATTATATTATTTGAAATATAAGTTATATGGAAAATAGTAGAATTTTAATACCAGTATCAAAGAAAAGTTAAATTAGTAGAGTAAAGGATGACGGATGATAGTAATGGTTTTAATGATGAATATATAATTGATGTTTTAATTGACGAATTTGAGAATAAAATAATACCTGTTGATGTTGATAGTTATATAGATTTTATTTGTAAACGTTATGAATTTCAAAATAATTATACATCTATTAGAACATATATAATGATGGATATATTAAAACCATGTTTAGATGAAAATGGTGATATAAATCCAGATGTTTTCCATGTTATGTGTAATTTATATTTACATCCAAATTTTAAAGATGAAGAAGTTAAAAAGAAAATTATAAGAATTGATCGAAAGATTAAATTAGATAGAATTAAAAATAAATAACGCAGTAGCTCAATAGGTAGAGCATTGGAATCATATCCCAAAGGCTGTCAGTTCGATTCTGATCTGCGTTACATAATTATAAAATTTATCAATATGTATTTTAATATATAGAAGAAAATATAATTATTATAATGAAAAGTTATGATGAATTTAACGAATTTAACGAAATGAACGAAGGTGTTCAACAAAGAAAGAATATTTTACTCAAGCAATTAGATGACCATATTAAACGAAAAGAAGAAATGCATCTACAACTTGATAAAGGTACTTATGATGAGTTATTCAAACAAGCTGAAAAATCTAATTGGAAAGGCGGATTCGTAGTAGAAAAAGATCCTAAGAATAGTTTAAATAATATCTTAAAATATAAAGTTTTATAGTTTTTTTCTTAGAAGAATTTTCGTATATTAATATTATGGAAAAAATTATAATTGAAGATTTATTAAACAAAGATTGTCATGTAGATAATGAATATGAACATATAACTTATGATGGTTATCAAAAAATGACAATGGATGATAAAAAATCAGTTCCATTAAAAGTACTAAAACAAATACAAATTAAACACAATGTTAAAAACATTATTAAATATTTTTACCGATTCAAACATAGCAAGCATATTTCTATAGCTTTGTTAATTCTTACATTAATCTGTCTAATTAAATTACCTGTATTATTTACAATAATAAGTGGTGCATTATTTATATTATCTGTACTTTTTTGTTGGAAACAATATACTTTATTAGACGCACATTCTTTTGCATATTTAACTATGCAGAAATTTTTTGAAAAAGCAGAATTATAAAAATAAAACAAAGTTATGGAAAAAATTATTATAGAAATCAGAGATCAAGAAGGTGGCGAGGATGCTAAACTTCTAGTACAAGATATGAAAAACATTTACTTAAAAACATTAAAGTTAAAGGGATTTAAACTAATTTCTCTTAATGAAAGAGAAGGTTTAGTTGATTTATGTCTTTAGCGGTGATGGTGTAAAAGAATTCTTCTCAAATGAAATAGGTAATCATAAATGGCAACGTGTACCACCAACAGAATCAAAAGGTAGAATGCACACATCAACAGTTTCTGTTGCAGTTTTAGATGAAAAACAAGATATTTCAGTTAATATTGATAAAAATGATGTAGAAGTAATATATACTATGGGTTCTGGACCGGGCGGTCAACATAGAAATAGAACTATGAGTTGTGTTATTTTAAAACATATCCCTACTAATATTCAAGTAAGAGTTGATGGTAGAAATCAACATAAAAATGAATCTGGTGCGTGGAAAGAATTAAAGAAAAGATTACAAGATAAATTTAATAAAGAATATAATGAGTCTTATTCTAATGGTAGAAATGAACAAATAGGTTTAAGATCTAGGTCAAATAGAAGAAGGACTTATAATTTAAAAACTGGTATAATTGTTGATCATATTACTAATAGTAAATCGAGTTATAAAAATATAATTAAGGGTAAGATTGAACTTTTACATTAATGTAAGATTTTGGTCGATTAGTCAAAAATTTAAAACAAAAACATATATTATAAGTATACTAAAGTAGAGGATAAATATTATGGATGATAAAAATTTTGATAGAATAGTAGAGAAACTTAAAAAGGAGTATGATGATGAGCAGAAAAAGAAAAATCATCCTATCAAAAAATTCTTTCCCAAAAAGAAAAAATAAAAAAAGTGATTTAAACATCACTTTTTTTTATAATTTTTTTTAAAATTTTAATATATAAATAATGAGGTAAAAGATCAAATTTAAGGCAACCTTAAATCAAATTTTACGTCTATAAATAAAAAGAATGATATAAAAAATGAAAAAATTCCTAATTTACTTATTTATGATGATTTCAACTTTGGCATTTAGTCAAAAAGAAAATCATTGCCTATTTGGATATGTATCCGATGATAATGATTTCCAAGAAGTTATAATATATGTAAAATCTTTGGGTTGTAAAGTAATATCAACCTGTGAAGCAGAATATTTAATTTTTGTAAAATTAACAAAAAATCACAAAGATTACAATGTATTATTTAAAAAAATTGAAATGCGTTTTTATGGTAAATGTTATTATAAATCTAATATAGATAATATAATAAATTATAAAAATTGTAAAGATATGTATATTAAAGAAAAAATGAAAAACAAAAAAGAATGAAAAAATTTATAAAACAAAATATGGATAATCAAATAGAAGGTTTAAATAGTGGAATTTATATTGTTATTATTGATGGATATTATAAAATAAAATTAATTGTAAAATAAAAATATGAAAAAAATAAAAAATTTTTTAATAGTATTATTATGTTTATTACCAGTTTGGTTATTTACACAAAATGTAGCAATAAATTCAACAGGAGTTGCTCCAAATGCATCTGCAATGTTAGATATTAGTTCAACAGACAAAGGGATCTTAATCCCTCGTGTAACACTTACTGCAAATAATTCAATATCACCAATAACTGCACCTGCAGATGCTTTACTTATTTATAATACTGCTACGGCTGGAGTTGCTCCAAATAATGTTATCCCTGGATACTATTATTGGAATACTGCTTCAGGAAAATGGAAATGGCTGTTTTCAGGAAATTTACCTAACATTCCAGGAAATGTTGAATATTGGATTAGACCTACTGGTATGAACTATATCCGCCCTGAATATAATACTGCAATTAAAGTTCATGACGATGGAGAAGTACATGGTATTGAATATATTGGTTCAACTAATACTGTTGCAGGATATTTTGAAACAACAAGTGCTGTTAATGGTGCTTGTGCAGTACAGGGATTTTCAAATGTATCAGGAAATCAAACTTATGGTTATCTAGGATTTAACGGGTCAATTACTGTTGGAGGTTCAACTGTAGGGGGTGCCGCTGTTCATGGGTTAGTTAACGACCCTAACAGAATTGCAGTATATGGAAAAACTACTCTTAATGCTAACATAGCAGCTATTGTTGGTTATTCTGATTGTTGGATTCCTGGATATTTTTATGGCGATGATAATGATGTTTTAGATGGTGATGTGCCTGGAATATACTCGCAAATGAATGTAAATCTTAATGAAGGTGGATTTATACATACAGCAATTCATGGGAATTGCACATATTCAGGCGGAGTTACACCTGCATGGTATACAAGTGCTACAGGAGCTAAGCTATATGCAACTAGCGATGAAGATGCAATTGGGGTTTATACATCTGCTTCAGGTCCTGGTGCAGGAAGTGATCCAAATGCCGGTTATGCTACTGGTTATGGATACTCTGCGGGAGCTTATTCACAAGGAAACGGATATTGGGCATATACAGCATATGACGGAGTAACTAACAGAAAAATATATGGAATTGGTGCTGTAAGTGAAATTATCTCGACAAAAGATCATGGAAGAATAACACTTACTTGTCCTGAATCTCCTGAATACTGGTATGTTGATTATGGAACAGTACAACTTGTAAATGGCAAATCACATGTAGAACTTGATCCAATACTTGTAGATATTATTTTTGTAGATGCAGACAATCCATTAAAAGTAATTTTACAAGTTAATATTCTTGAATGTAATGGTGTTGCAGTTATTAACAAATCAGCCACAGGTTTTGATCTTGTTGAACGTAATGGAGGCATAAATAGTGGTGAAATTGATTATCAGATTATTGCTAAACCAAAAACAAACTATGGTGAAGGAAGATTTGTTCAAGCTCCTGGACCAGCTTGGTTAAAATATAATATTGATGCTGCTAATGCTAAAAATCAACCTAGTCGCAGAGACATTTTTAGGTGGGCAAAAGATTGGGATGTATATAATTATAATATAGAAGACCATGTGAGAGTTGGAGAAATAATACCAGCAGGTCCAAATCATGGAAAATATAAACTTGTAAATGGGAAATATGGGACTAAAAAACCAATACGAAAATGAAAAAAATACAAATTATAGTCTTATTATTGATATTATCATATAATTTTTTTTCGCAAGGATTATTAAACAATAGTGCGCAAATTGTAATGAATAGCACTGTACAAGTTTTAATTGATGGTAATGGCAATTGGACTAATAATGGTATAGTAATAGCTGGAAACAGCACAGTACACTTTATTGGTAATGTTAATCAATCAATTTTAGGAGCTAACACAACAGCATTTTATAATGTTACTGTAAATAATATAGGAGGTGGTGTTAGTGTTAATGTTGGTAGAGATATTAGTATTTCCAATATATTACAAATGACACAGGGAGATTTTGATTTAAAAGATGCTTTGGTTGATTTAAACTATTCAGGAATACTTAACAATGAGGCATCTACAAGAAGAGTTAAAGCAACAGATGCAGGAGGAAGTGATGGATTAGGAACCGGAACTATTCGTGCAATTAGAGATAATCCTGTTGGAAATATTTCCAATTTGGGTTTAACAGTTAATTTGACAGGAATAGGTGTAAATATTATTCGGGGACATTTAGTTCAACCTGGTACAGGTACTTTTGCAGGAAATAACAGTGTTTTTCGTTATTTTCAGATAGACGCACCTGCAATATTCGCAGGAACAAATGTTACTTTTCATGATTGTTATCCTCAAGAATTAAATGTACATAATCCTGTTGAATTAATTATGTTTCAATGGGTGAATGGTGGAGGACCTGATTATTGGACACCAGTAATTGATTATACAGGATCAAATGTTCCAATCACTAAAAATTTATTTGGTTCAACTTTAACATGGACAAAAGTTACTTTGGGTAGTGAAATAATGCCTTTACCTGTAGAATTAATAACTTTTAATGGAATTTGTAATACAAAAAATAATAACGTTTTAATCGAATGGGAAACACTATCAGAAATTAACAATGATTATTTTGTTATTGAAAAAAGTTTTGATGGTATATCATTTACATCAATAGGAACTGTTTCTGGAAATGGTAATAGTAACCAAACTATAAACTATAAATATATAGATTATTCTAATGGTGGATATTATAGGTTAAAACAAATTGATTATGATGGAAAAACAAATACATATAATACAATTTATGTTAATTGTGAAAATAATTCATTAAACCTTTATCCTAATCCTGCTTCGTCTAATGAATCAATTAATATATCTGGTACTTATCAAAATATTCAAATTACTGATATATTAGGTAGAGACATAAAAGCAAATATTGTTGATAATCAAATATATGGACTACCTTGTGGTGTTTATATTGTTATTATTGATGGTTATTATAAAACTAAATTAATAGTTGAATGAGAAATTTATTAATCATATTATTACTTTTCTTATCCATATCATCTTTTTCTCAACAAAGATGGGTATGGTCTATACCAATAAATGGAACAAATAATATTGAATCGGAATCGATTTACACTGATTCTGAAAATTCGATATATGTTCTTGTTGAATTTTATGGCACAATAAATATATTAGGAAACAATTTTACATCATTTGGAAATAAGGATATTGCCTTAATAAAGTTATCTGAAAATGGAGAGTTTATATGGTGTAATCAAATTGGAGATGCAAATATTGATGATCCGAAGTGTTTAGTTATACACAATGATAATATATTTATAACTGGTAGTTTTGAATTAAATTCAATATTCCAATCAAAAGAACCAATTGATTGTGATTGTATGAATAGATTAAATTCTGGTACATATATTATTATTGCTACTTCAATGAACGAAATATATAAAAAGAAACTTATTATAAGATGAAAAAAATATTAACATTAATATTAATATTAACAAGTTTAGTTTGTTGTAGTCAAACTGTAATTAATATGATGGATCCAGGTGATGCTACAATTATATTATTAGAAGTTGATGATCCATTTGATGCTTCAATAATAGTTTATAAAACAAAAAATAAAGAAGAATATAAGGCTTGGGATTGTATGTGGAAATTTAAAAAATGGGGATTTTCTAATTTTCCAATTTATATAGCTAAAGGCAAAGACGAATTAACAGTTAAAAACATGGATGGTGAATTAATAACATATAAATCACATGCTACAATATTTTTTACACAAAATAAAAATCAAAGAGGGTATTTGAATACTGATATAAGGTTACCAGGTGTTATGAGAATAATAAAAAAATAAAAATAATTTAGAAAAAGTTACCAAATATAACAAATTCAAAGAACACGTAAAATTTCTACGTGTTCTTTGAATTTAGTAAGTTTACTTCAATCTTTATCTATTTCGTATAATTTAAGGGATATATAACTAAAAACAAATGTAAGGGTATATGAAAAACTTAACGGCAATAGAATTAAAAGAAAAAATTTTGGAAATTAGCAAAAATGAAGATTATAAATTTATAGGTTCAAAACCATGTATTATTGATTTTTACGCTGAATGGTGTGCTCCCTGTAAAATTACTCAAGTTGTTTTACAACAATTGGAAATAAAATACTCTGAAATTGATTTTTTTAAAGTAGATGCTGAAAATGAATATGAACTTGTTGAAATGTTTGGTGTTAAAAGTTTACCAACATTGATTATGATTAATATGAAGGGGGAAGTTAAAATTTATAATGGTTTTTTACCAAAACCGAAAATTGAGCATCTAATAGAAACATTAAAACTCAAAAAAATAGAGAGTGTTTAACTCTTTTTTCTTGCCAATAAAAAATCAACAATTTTTTAATTTTGTACTATATAAAAATAATTAAATTATGGAATTTACGGAAAATTGGACTAAAAAAGACAATGACTATTTAAGATCTTTGATTAAAGAAGGTCGATCAAGTACAGAAATTATCGAAATTATCGGGTATGAAAAATTAAGAATGAATCCAAAAAAGAAATATGTTGGTAAATTTAATGAATTCATATTAAATGAGATTTTTGCAAGACCTAAAGAAACAATATTTTCTATTAAACAAGAAAAATCGAAATATTATACAAATGAAATAAATTATTATAGTCCATTTAAAACTGATTCTGGACAAGAATATATCATTGATTTTATATATGTAAAAGAAGAAAACCAATTTAAAAATGATAATGTGTTTAATTTGTCTTTTACTACAAAAGAAAATAGAGATTTAATTAATCATAAAAAATATGAAACTGAAACTGATAAAAATGAAATTATAGAATTAACTAAAAGATTGATTTATGTAATAGAAAAATCTATTGGTTTCATTAGTTTAAATTATAATAAAATTGTATTATTAATTGGTGAAACAGAACATCCAACAAAAATAAAATTTTACAGAAACATAATTAAAGATTCATTACCAGAATATGAAGAAATAGAAGATGTTTCCTCATTTACAAATGGTTTGAAATCTTATTACTTTAAAAAAGTGAAAAAATAATACTACAACGTGATAAGCTTCTACGGGGGAAAATCGAGACAAAGTTTTTGGTTATTTGATCAAATTACCAAAGAATTAAAAGATAAAACAAAAACTTACGTTGAAGTTTTTGCAGGTGCTATGTGGCCTTACTTCAAAAACGATTTTTCTTTCTGTGATAAAATAATCTACAATGATTTAAATCCTTTTTTAACAAATTTCTATCATTGTTGTTCCATTCCAGAATTTAGAGAATATTTATTAGAAATGAATGAACCTAATGGTTTAATACATTTTATTAAAAATGATGAGAGTTATGTCTATGAAGAACAATATAATAGATTCAAATCTATATTTCAATCATTTAAAAAAGAACTTTACACTGATAATGTTGGTAAAGAAATAATAATTCAGATGCCAGATTTTGAATTAGGATTTAAATATGCTTTTCTTTTAAGACATGCATTTTCAAGTATATCTCATGAAAAAATTGGATTTTCTTATTCAGCTAGTTCTTACAAACCAGAAAAACCATGTCCAGAACCTAAAATGCAAATATTACTTCGTAAATTACAAAAAGAAGAAAATTTAGAAAAACTTGATAAAATAAATAAGTTTGAATGTTTAGATTTCCAAGATCTTATAGAAAAATACGATGATGAAGAATCATTATTTTATCTCGATCCCCCATATTTTTCAACTGAAAAGAACTATTATAGAGGATTAGAACATTTTGGTGAAGCAGGTCATGCTCGATTAGCAAAAATCTTACATAAGATTAAAGGTAAATTCATATTATCTTATTATGATTTTGAACCTTTGCAAAAGTTTTTCCCTAAATATGAATATAGATGGGAAGAAAGAACTTTTAATAAAGCTTCTACATCTATCCAAAAGAAAGATAAGGATAAAGGTGGACATGAGGTTTTAATAATGAACTTTTAATTTTAATATGTTAAAAAACATAAAATTAAAAAACCAATCAAATTTTGATTGGTTTTCTTTATTTATAGTGGTTTCATTTTATTTTTAAAATTATGAAAATTTTAATTATGTTTTACAACATATTGTTAATTGTACCTTTTATACATTTTTATAAATATATAAAATAAAGATTAATTACAAAAAAAAATAAATTTTAAAATTATGAAAAACGCATTATTAATTATCGACGCTCAAAACGATTTCTGTTTGCCAACAGGATCGTTATCTGTGCCAGGTGCAGACAAAGACACAGAAAGATTAGCTGAGTTTATCAAAGCTAATAAAGAAAAAATTGACTATATTGGTATGACACAAGACAGTCATCATCCAATTGATATTAGTCATCCATCATTTTGGCAAGACAAAGATGGTAACTTCCCTAATCCTTTTACATTAATTACATCGAAAGATGTAGATGATGGAGTTTGGACACCAAGATTTTATCCAAATGAAGCAATCAAGTACATTCATGAATTAGAATCTCAAGGTGAATTTCCACATTGTATATGGCCAGAACATTGTGTTATTGGTACATCAGGAGCCGCTATTATTAATTCAGTTATGGATGCTGTAATAGATTGGACAAAAGAAGGTAACTTTTATGGAGTATTTACTAAAGGTACTTATCCAATGACTGAACATTTTGGAGCTTTTAGAGCAAATATTCCAGTAATGAATAGACCAGAAACACAAATTAACCAAAGTTTAATCGAGACACTTGAAAAATATGATAATATATATATTTCTGGTGAAGCAAAATCACATTGTTTATGTAGTACAATAAATCAAATGATAGAAATTTCACCCGATCTTTTGAAGAAAGTTATTTTATTGGAAGATACAACATCAGATGTACCAGGATTTGAAGATAATTCAATTAATATTTTTGAAGACGCTAAAAAACTCGGTATGAGATTTGGAGTCTCCACAATAAAAATCATTAATAAAAAATAAAAAATAAAGTTATGAAAAATATTAGCACAATAGGAAACGGAATGGACTTTGGAGTATCATTCAATAATTTTGACCCTGAAGAAATCCAAGTCGAAGAAACAATAAACGCGGTGTTTGTTGTTGATGTATCACCCTCAATTAGTAGGTATAATAATGAATTGAATGTTGCATTCAATGAGTTCACACAAGAAATGCAAAAATCTCATATTGCAGATAGATTGTTTGTATCTACTATAGAATTCTGTGAGAGAGTAGAAGTTAAAACAGGTTTTCAACCAGTTGTTAACGTACCTCAAATGGATTTCACTCCTAAAGGTGGTGGAACTGCACTTTATGATGCAGTAGACAAAGCCTTAGATAATGCCTTAGATTATAGAAAAAATCTTGAAGATAGTGGTATTAATACAAAAACATTAGTTTTCATTTTAACAGATGGAATGGATAATTCATCAAGATATGGAGCTAGTGATGATGTTAAAAAGAAAATCCAAGATTTCACAAATAATGAAAAAAATACCTTTAGTTTCACATCAATTATGTTTGGTATTGGAGACACTAACAAACAGTACTATGAAGAAGCAAAAGAAGACATGGGAGTACAACATTTAGCTTATGTTGGACTATCATCAAAAGAAATCAGAAAAATGATTGATTTTATTTCATCTTCAATTTCTACAACATCAAGTGGTAAAGCTATTACAAATGTAAGTTTTTAATATGAAAAGAACACAAAAAGTTTTTAAAGTTGAGTATGAATCATATTCTCCACATCAACCAGAGGAACCTTTAAATAATCATAAATACCTCTGGGCATTAAACATTGATGATGCAAAGAAAGAGTTTAATAAAATTCATAGTAGTTTGCTTAATTTTAAAGTATTAGACGCATATTTAGAAACACCTAACGATGAAAATGAAATAATTAATTAATATGAAATCAATAGACAAAATAAAAGAGTTAAAGAAACAAATTGAAACACAAGAACGATTGATTAGTAATTGTAGTCACAAGTTCGAAGATACTAAATATGATTCAGAAACTTACCAGAAATGGGTGTTCACTCACTATGAGGGACATGGTAGTGACCCCCCATCCCGATGGTTACTATATTGATAAACAAAAAGATAGATGGAGTAGAAAATGTAAAATATGTGGTAAAAAAGAATACACATATAAGATTGAACCTGTCAAATATAAACCAAAATTTAATAATTAAAATGTATTATATAAGAGAAATATTGAGAATAGGGTCTGATCACAAACAGTGTGAAGACTCTACTTTTCGAATGGTTTTAGATGATTATGTATTTATGGCTATTTTTGATGGTTGTTCTGGAGGAGTAGATTCTCATTTTGCTTCAAGTTTATTTAAGAAAATATTAAGGAAAGTCATAGAAGAATCTTTAGTTTTTAAGGGGTCGCCAGAGGAGATATGTAAGATTGTCTTAAATAAATTTTTTATCTCTCTAATCGCAATTAAGAATATTTTAACTCTAAATTTGGATGAAATTCTATCTACAATTGTTTTTTCAATTACCGATTTTTCAACTAGAATGTCATTCGTAGTAATATCAGGTGATGGTGCTTATATGGTAAATGATGAATTATATGAAGTTGATCAAAATAACCAACCTGATTATATAGCCTATCATTTAAATGAAACATTTGAAAAAGTTTGGAATACTTTTTATATAATGAACCATGAAAATGTTGAAGATATTTCAGTGATGAGTGATGGTATATTTACATTTAAAAATGAAGGATTAATATCATTAGAAGAACCAATGAACTCTTTATTGAGAGAACAAAAAATATTAAAGAGTAAAGCTATGTTACCAAGACTTTGTAACATACTTGATAAAAAAGGATATTATCATTATGATGATTTATCTATTGTAAGATTAATTTTTATTGAAGATAATATAGAACCAAAGGCAATAATAATTGACAAAACTTAAATATTACTGATATGAAATTATATGATAGCAGAGGAAATGTATTTAATGTTGATGATAATAAAGAAATAACCAGAGGTGGTGAAGGCAGAATTATCGAATTGAGTGGAAATAAAGTTGCAAAATTATATTTACCTGGTATAGAACCTATGTCAGAAAGTAAATTTAGAAGTTTATCAGATATCAAATCTAATTTATTCGTAAAACCAGAAAATATATTATATGATAAAAAGAAAATTGTAGGATATGTTATGAGTATGGTTTCAGATGATCATTTCCCTTTATTTTCTGTATATAATTCTAATTTTTGTAAGCGTAATAATATTGATGATAATTTGAAATTTAAAATCGCACAAAAATTAATTGAAGCAGTACAGTATATACATAAACAAGATATTATAATTGGTGACTTAAATCCATTTAATATATTAATAAATGATAAAGGTTCTATGTCTTTTATTGATGTAGATTCATATCAAACACCAGGAAACCCACATTCTGGTAGATTATTAGATGATATTAGAGATTATTTATATCATGGTAGAATAAATAAAGAAAGTGATTATTTTTCTTTAGCTGTATTAATTTTTAATATGTTAACTAATTTACATCCATTTAAAGGTATACATAAAAATTATCCTTCAATGGCTGATAGAATGATTTATAAAATACCTGTATTTTTAAATGATAATAATTTGAAAATTCCAAAATGTTATGAACCAATACAAAATCCAGGTTTACAATCACAATTTGAAAGAATTTTTCGTGAAGGCGAAAGATTTATCATAGATTTAAAGCCATCCGCAAAGACAATTATCAAGAAGAAGGTTAAAACAATTCAAAAAACAAATCAACTAGCTGTGAGTGAATTAATTGAAAATGGAATTGTAAAGTATATAAATACTAGTAATAATAAGTTGTGTATACATTTAAAAGATAAAACTGTTATATTTGATGTTGCAACTAAAGGATATCATAAAACTTTAGGTGAATTAGATTCATCTTATGAAACTTATCCAACAGATAAGCATTTTTATGTTTCTAAAAACAATGAACTTTTCTATGTAAATAAAGATTTTACAATGAAAAAAGTACTTAATGTATCTTTTAATAAACCATTATCAATTCATAGATATAATAATATTTTAGTGGTAGTTGAAAAAGAATTAATGTATAGAATATATTTAGATAATGTTATAAGTAATAAAGATGGAGTTAATGTTAAAGTTGAGAACAGAAATGTTTATGGTAGAAGTTTTAGAAAATATGAAGGTTTAATTCAAAATATTGGTGGTTTTTCTTATATCTATTATAATAATAATGATACTTTAAATCATATTAAAATGCCACAAATAGTGAAAGATATTTATCAAATTGGTGATATTGGAGTTGTACAATATTTAGATGATGAAAAAATTAAATATAATATGTTTAAAATAAAAGGTATGAATATGTTATATGACGCTGATAAAATTAATAATATGAGTCATATTGGATATAAAGAAGGAAGTTATGTAGTTAAACCAGAAGATGATGCAATTTTAATATTAAGACCTGATGATTTTAGTGAAATTTCAAATTTCAAATGTGATTTAGTAAGTGAAGACAGCCAAATATTTGTAACTAATGCAGGCATTGTGTGTAATGATGGAGAAAATGTTTATTTGTTAAATACTAAATAATTATAATAGTCCTAATTTTTTAGCTTCTACAAATTCTTCTAATGTAACATTTAAGTATTTTTCAAACCAATCTTCTAGTTTATATGTATTAGGTTCATCCAAATCATTAAAGATATTATCATATTCATTTATACTATTCCAAAAGTAATTATAATTACTATTGACTGGATATATATTAACATAAAACAATTCTCTAGATGCACTTTTTCTTACAAAATCAGCATTTAAAAAGCTTTTCAAGTTAAAATAATTTGATATTTCTTCAAGTATTACATCTAGATTTTTATCATTAACATGAATACCAACGATATTAATATCACCTTCATTCTGTCCTAAACGTTCATATATGAATTTTTCGTATTTATTTATCATCTATTACTAGTAATTCTATTTTACCATTTTTAAAACATTTTGTATTTAATTTAAGTTTATCTTCAAAATAAACCCAAACTTTAGTTTTGTATCCTTCAACTTTCTTTTTCTTGTATCCTTTTACATTACAAGTCATCCACTTTTCTTCTAATTTAGTCATTTTAAAATTAGTTATATATGATATAATATTTCCTTTAATATCATTGATAATTGCTTCGTATATTACTTTTTTCTTCTTTCTTTTTGGTTTTGTGTCTACATTTTCAGTAAATACATTTTTCATCATATTTTTATAACGAATCGGTTCAAGATTTGTTTGATATTTATGTTTATGTTTAGAACCAAAACCAGTTGGAACTTTGAGTTTAGATTTATCTTTTAAATGCATATTTAATAATTCTTTAGGAGTGTCTTCACTACCAGTATAATCTACAACAGGTATTATTATTGATTCTAAATCTGAAGTCATATCATCACCGGCTTCAATATCCCATCTATTAATGTTTTTATCGACTAAAACTTCTATTTTCCAATCTTTATTCCAAATCTTATGCCCAGTTTTTCTTTCTAATTGATCTATAATTTTTTTGAATTCTTCTTTATTTGGTGGATAATCCCAAAATGATATTATTTGTTTTGATGGGTCATCCCATATTCTACCTGAATATAATCCACCTGAAGGAAACATATCTGGATGATTGTCGCCATAATTACCTAAATGAAATTCACCACTTTTTTCACCGGAAAAAAGATCATTAGTTAAATATTGAAAAGGTCTTGCATCATCATCAGACCATTCCATTTCCCACTCAGTATTTCTATTATAAATATAATCAGGAGTTTCTTTAATATATTCTCCAAATGATAATATACTTTCTTGATATATATTTTTCATCATTCCTTTATATTCAATATTAGTGATATTTTTTGGTTTGTGTTTAGATGTTTTATAGTATGTCGGTTTTTTAGATTTATTTAATGGTGATTTAATATGATCTTCTCTATCAAAGTTTTCACTTTTATCATATTCATCAACAGGTACCATTTTAATTATACCTTTTTCCATTGCGTTGTTATCTTTCCAATTGTAAGGTAAATTTTTAATTGATATATTATCATCACCTATAACTACTTCAATTAACCAATCATTACCCCATATTCTTACAGAAGATTTATCTTCTAATTTATTTATTATAATGTCAAACATTTCTTTATCTGGATATGACCAAAAAGATATTACTTTTCTACCTTTCCAAATTCTACCAGAGTATAATAGATTTGTATCATAAATGCTTAATGGTGCGTACCCTTTTTGTGATCTATGTTTATTGACAATTTGTATTAATTCGGGGTGTATATAGTATATACCATCAATTTTTGATTGACCTAAAAATATAGTATTTAATTCAATATCATAAAAAAATGGAATTGCATCATCATCTTCGAATGATAAATCAATCCATTCTCCTTTAATATTTTTATAAATATGGTTAGGGTTTTCAAATAATTTGTATGTTTTTAAATATTTCATTTAATATAATCCCATTTTATTTGCATTATGAAGGTCTGGGTTTTCTTTCCAAAACCATTCCCAATAACCATCTAAATCATCATAAGGTAATTCATTATAATTACAAAATAAATATTCTAACCCTTTTGGTAATTCAGGTAATTTAGTTAATTGGTTATGATTACAATATAAACTTTTTAATCCTTTAGGTAATTCAGGTAATTCAGGTAATTGGTTATTTTCACAATATAACTCTTCTAAATTTTTAGGTAATTCGGGTAATTTAGTTAATTTGTTATCTTCACAATCTAATTTTAATAAGCCTTTAGGCAATTCAGGTAATTTAGTTAATTGGTTATTATTACAAAATAATTCTTTTAACCCTTTTGGTAATTCAGGTAATTCAGTTAAATAGTTATTATAACAATATAATGTTTTTAACCCTTTAGGTAATTCAGGTAATTCAGTTAGATTTAAACCAGTTAAATCTAATGTTTTACCATCATCACTTAAATGGTCATTAATTAATTGATTTTCACTATATGTCTTTAAATATTTAATTTGTATGCTGTTGTTTTTTTATCACCTGCAATCGATTCTGTTTTTTGTTTTGTTATAAAGTTTTGTTTTGTTAATTCTTTTACAATATTAGAATTAATATCAGGATTTAAAAAGAATTCACCTTCTCTAAGTTTACGTGAATCAGGTAAATTAATAGATAAATTATCATAAACTTTATTATCTTTTATAAGATAAACTTTTGTTAATAAATTTATATATTCTACTTGAAGTTTAAGTACAATTTCTCTGCCATTAATATTGGTGAGAAATCTTCCAGAAATAAAATTTTCATTAAGAAATTCATTAAATGAAACTATCATAAACTTTTTATTTTTTTACTAATACTATATATTAAACTTAAAAATTTAAAAATATGAAAAAAGAATTTGAAATAAACTTTGGTAAAGTATCTGATTGGGTCAATGATATGTTTAATGAACTAGAAGACAATTTAGAGAAAGAATCAAAGAGAGAAAAAGAAAAAGAATGTTGTAATAAACATGTTAAAGAAGAAATCACCGATTATACCGCACCAATGACATCTGGTTGTATTTCTGTTAAATATCCTTTAGTTAATTTTTATAGTGATGAAACAGGTTATGTTATGGATGTTATTGCACCATATACACCAAAAGACGAAATAAAACTTGACATTGATAAAGATGCACAAGGTAGTAATATTATTAATGTATCACATTTATTTGTTAAAGATGGTAAATTTAAACAATCAAAGAAATTTGGTGCAATTGATTGGTTAAGATCAGAATTGAAACCTCGTTCTTTTTCAAGAACATTTAAAATCAATAAGGATGTTAAGATTAGTAAAATTACTGCAAAACATGAAAATGGTATCTTAAGTATATCTATGCCTAAATCAAAGATAAAAACGGATGAAAAACGAAAAATTAATATACAATAACCATAGTGGTGGCGCTATTGGTGCTGACACATATTGGGGTTCTTTGGGTGAAGAGTATGGAGTAATTAGTCATCATTACTGGTATCAATCACCTAATCCTGCTTCTAAACCTGAAGATGAATTAACTGAAGATGAATTCGAAGAAGGTAAAGAAAAAGTATATTTAGCAAACAAAACATTTAAAAGACAACCAGAAAGATATATGTATTTGTTATCTCGTAATTGGTTACAAGTTAAAAATTCTGAATGTATTTTTGCTATTGGTATTTTGAAAACAAAATGTGAAGTCAATGGTGGGACAGGATGGGCTGTTCAGATGGCTATAGATTGTAATAAACCTGTTTATGTATTTGATCAAAATAAGAATAAGTGGTTTTATTTTAATTTTGATAAGGGTATTTTTGAGTATTCTGTAACTCCTGTATTGACAACTGATTTTGCTGGTATTGGAACTCGTAAAATAAATGAGAATGGAATATCTGCAATTAAAAATGTTTATAAAAAAACATTCAGATAAACATTGTAGTAGCGTATATACCTGCTGGACTAGTCAGGAATGGTTGTTGTGTGCCTCTAGTTTTATTTAGATAGACTTTTCGTTTATTGAATTTATTACAATATTTGTTTATAAACTTGAAAATAAATCTAACATCTTCTATCAGAATTTACCTTACAAAAACCTTACAAAAACCTGACAAAATGTCCGATATATTTTTTTGGTATAGATATTGAATATAAATTATTTATAATGTCATAGACATTCAAAAATAAATTATAAAATTATGTTAATACAATGTAGAAGTCCTTTTGACGAATTTGCAAAAGAATTTTTTGGAATTGGTGGATATCAAAGAGATCCATTAGCTTCAACAAATATTGAAGAAAAAGAAGATGGTTATTTAATAGAAGTTATGTTACCAGGATTTAAAAAAGAAGATATTAAAATTGATATTCAAGATGGTATTTTAACAATAAAAGGTAAAGTAGAAGATTCTTTAGAAAATAGAAAATTCACTAGAAAAGAATTTTCACAAAAATCATTTGTTAGATCATTTACTATACCAGATGAAATAGATGAAGAAAAAATAATAGCAAAATGTGAAGATGGTATTCTTAAAATTGAATTATCTAAATTACAATTACCTGAAAAGAAACCAAAATTAATTGAAATTAAGTAACAAAAAACCCCGTTTAAAACGGGGTTTTTCATTTTTAAAATATTTTATTATTTAATGAGTTCTGCACCAATTTTATCTTTGGCGTGTTTTTGCATATTTTCTATTGTATCTTGTTCATCAACAATTTCAACACACAATATTTCTTCTACAATATCTTCCAATGTTACAATACCACTATACGTACCATATTCATCATATATTATTGCGATATGTTTTTTTCTTTTAATAAAAACATTAAAAAGTTTGTCTAATTTTATTGATTCGTCAACTCTAAGTAATGAATTAGTAGATAAATCATTAATTTTCTTTTTTGAATTATTATCAATATCAATTAAATTTTTAGCGTATAATACTGATGTTACGTGGTCATTATTATTAGAATAAATTGGTACTCTAGAAAATCCTTTATTTTTAATTTTTAAAAGTGTTTTTTTATCTAATATTTTATCATCTTTTAAAGAGAATACTACTGATTTAGGTGTCATGATATTTTTTGCACATTTATCTGAGAATGATAATGCTCCTAACATGATCCTTTCTTCATCTTCATCAATAGGGCTTTCAAGATTGTCTTCTTGTTCTTTTACTATTTCAGCTAATTCTCTCTTTTTTAAGGTATGTTTTCCTTCTTCACCAAGTAATAAATCAATACCAAGTGAAATTGGTTTTGCAACTATATAAAATAAACCTATAAAAAATTTTACGAGCCAAACTGTCCTTGAACCGAATCCAAGAGCGTATCTAGATATTGTGGCTTGTGGTAATATTTCTCCAAAAATTGTAATTAATACAGTTGATAATATAACAGCCATTATACCAGTTCCAACTGAGCTTAAAAATACAGATAATATAGAATTTACTAATACATTACCAAGTAGTAATGTTGTTAGTAAAAGGCTACCATTTTTTCTAATTGAGTAAACATTTTTGGCTCTTTTATCACCAATATTTATTTTTCTTTGTAATTCTGATTTAGAGAGTTTTAGTAATCCAAGGGTAAGTCCGGAAAAAAGTCCAGAAAATAGTATTAATACTGTAATTATGAGGTAGGTCATTATGCGTTACCTCCTATTTGTTTATGCGAATCGGGTTCGTCTTCCATTAAGAAATTTTTATTGTCTATCATATATAGTAATTTTTAGTTTTAAAGTTTGTTAAATATACAAAATTTATCTTGAAAATAAAAATTGAATTAAGTAATGTTGATTTTAATATATAATATTGAAAAATAATATTTTTTATGGAATTAGATAATGTTTATAATTTTGATGATGTTTGGATTAGAGGTATTGGTGTTTCTTTATGTAGAACATTAACTAGAAATATACGTTGGATTAACAGATTTGCTGAAGGTGGTCCTGAAGGTAATGGACTTAAAAGACGAGTGGTTTGTCCTTTCTATCTTACAATACCAGGTGACGAAAGGTTCGTTTTAGATACATGGGTTGATGATATAAGAGGTGAAAGAATTGAATTAAATACTGATCAAATACCAAGAGCAGTGGTGACTTTTAATTCTGCTACACCTATAAGTAATGAATTTGCAAATCCAAATCAATATTTATCTCAACAAACAAAAATAAATGATGAAGTTAGGAATATTATTTCAAAAGTAAAAGCAGTTCCAATACAACTTAATTATCAAATAGAAATTAGTGTTGCAAGTGAAAGAGATGCTTATATGGCATGGCAAAGAACCTTAGATACATTATTTAATTATATGTTTTTTAGAATGGATTATTATGGTTTGCAAATTGATGCAGTATTATTATTACCAGATGATCAAAGTATTGAAATACCTAGAGAAATAGATATGGGTAGTGATACTAGAAAAGTAATGAAGTTTAGTATTAATGTTAAATCTTATTATCCAATATTTAAAATAAATGTTGATGATTTAGAGGTTTGTGATAATGATGATGAATTTGATTGGAATAGATTTGGTGTTCCGAAACCTACAACAGATTATTTTGATACATTAAAAAAATATCTTAAAAATTATGGACAAGTTGATTCAGCTGGTATTCAGAAAGTATTTTGGAAAACGTATTTTTATAAATTAAGTACTGATGAAAAAGATAGTCAAGCTGCTAAGTATAAACCAGGAGATCCATCTCCAAGAACTTGGAATAAGTATAATTTTTAATTTTTAATTATTTTTAATTTATCTTCAAATGACCTTAATCTCTGATAATATTCTTTAGAATCTTGTTGATAATCTTCAAGTAATTTTTGGTATTCTTTCATTATATTAAGAATTTCTTTCTTATAATTGTTATTATCCATTTTATCATGCATTTTATACATATTTTGAAGATTTACAAGACTTGTATTTATTACTATAAATCTATGAGCAATGTTTGTAGATACAGCATATAAATTATCTATTTTTAATATATCATATGCAGTTATACAATATTGATGTTCGCCTGCTCTTTCAAGTAATTTATATACATACTCAAATTTAATTTCTTTGAATCGTTTTTCATTCTTTACATCTTGAATTTTTTCATTTTCTTCTATATAAAATGAGAATTGTTTAAACAACATATTAAAAAATAAAATCCTAAATTTGTATGGTAAATAATCTATATTAATTGCGAATAATAAATTTTTATTTTTATTTACTTTATATTCTAGAGTAAATATAGGACACCATATTTTATTACCATTATAATTATATTTAATAAGATAAAATTTACCGAGTTTTAATGTTTTAATACTCATTAGCGCGAGTTCTTTATCTGGATTTTTAACTAAATCAAAAATAATATTGGTTGAGTTTTTAATGTACGTATCTACTGAACCACCATCCATATTAACTCTATTTGCGATATGAGTTTTTAATTCCATTATAATATTTTACTTTCTTTTAATTTACTTTCACCGATAACAAAAAATTTCATATGTCTTTTTTCACACCATTCTTTTGCAGATTCCCATTTCATTCTATTTTTAGCATATGTTCTTAATTGATATTCGTATGTTTCATTTGATTTTAATGTTTTTTTTCTTTTAATTGGTTTAAGTTGACCAGTTACTGGATCTATAAAATCCGGTATTATTTCTTTATCTGGTTTTATTTCTATGAAAACTCTCTCTTCTCTTTCTAAATCATCACTATATGTTATTTCTATATAAAAATCAGGAAAATATCTATGTATTTTTCCAAATTCATCATAATAAGGAATACCAACATTTTCACTTGCCCATTTTTTAATTCTTGGAGTTTTATCACAATAGATCATAAATTTTAATTCCCAAGAACTTCTATATAGAATTTCATCTGGATTTCCAACATATTTTAAAGGATTTTCTGGAATGAATAAACCTTTACTATAATTTGTCTTTGTTTTATTGAATTTAGGTTTTGCCATAATTTTTTCTTGTTGTGATTTTATATATTAACAAACTACAACTCACAAAATTTATATATAATTAAAATAATATTAAATAAACAATGATTACATTATTTAGTGATTATATCAATGAAAACATGAATGAACAAATTAAAATACAAGGAACAATTGTGTTTGATCCAGTTGATAAAACTGAAAAACAAAAACAACAATCTATTTGGAAGAAAGTTGCTATGGTAATGTTAGAGGGTGAATTATGTGAATATTATTCGTGGTTTGTAAAGAAAAGATATAATTTAGAATTAAATAAACCAATGAGAAATGCTCATGTTACTTTTATAAATGATTCTTACAAAGATATGGGGAAAGGAACTGAAGTTCAAAAAGAGGCTAAATGGCAAGAGGTAAAGAAAAAATGGAATGGTAAAAAAGTTGATGTTTATTTAGATTTAGGTTTAAAAACTGATGGTGAACATTGGTGGTTAAGAGTTACTCCAGAACAAAGAACAACTTTTGATGAAATTAGATCAGAAGTTGATTTAGATAGACCTTATTGGGGGATGCATATGACTATTGGTTATGCCAATAATAAAAATATACAACATTCACAATATATACATGATATGATTAAAAAAGGTTATATTAAATAGATTACATATTATGTAAACCTTTTCCTTCGTTAGAAGAGTCAATACTAATCATCTTCGGAGCACTGTCATGATACGATTTCTTTTTACGTATAGTATTATATGCATCTGCTGCACCTCTTTTGAAGATTTCTGTCATATATGGTAGTGATACTGAGAATTTTTTCTCATTGAAATTACTCCAATTTGAAAACATTTGAAGTAATCCTGTCTGAAGACATTCCATTTCTTCATCTTCGTTTTTATATCTGTTATGAAATTTTAGTATTGTTCGTTCTGCTATAAGCATGAAATATATTTCTGCTTTTTTGGTAAGATCTCCTTTTCCTTTACTTAAAATAATTTCGTATAAAAGATCAACATCTTCTAAATAATTTGCCATATTTTATTATTATTTTTTGGTGTTGAAAAGCCTATGATTCAGTAGATTACATTAGATAAGTTTAAAGCCTGTAAATATTATTATACATTAGTTATAATTAAGTATTTAAAAAGTTTAAAAATATGAATAATTTTAATTTTGGTTAATCGAAAATTATATCTTTAGTACAAGTTAAACGATGAATATTATCTTTAATTTCTTCTTCTTCTAATTTCCATTCAGGAAACATGTTTTGAAGATAATATTTATATATATTTAATCTTTTAGGTTCTGTTACAGTAAACCCAAATAAATATAGATGATCTTTATGTTTTTCATAATAATCTTGAATAATATTACAAACAGTAGAAATAATCATGACAGCATCACCTTTATTTGTATTTAAATAATTAATATCATAAATACCATCTTTATCAAGTTCTTTAAAATAACTATCTTCATCTTGAAAATTTACAGAAAACATATGATTATCATCTCCTTTAAATTGAAGGATATTTGTATATATATTACCACCTTTAGATTTAAATTTATATGTTATCATTGTTACTGTTTCATCATCATCTAAGATTATATTTTTTGTTTTAACTAATTCGTATGGATAACTAGCTGAACCTGTTAATTCATTATATGTTATTAAATATTTCATAACAGTCCTAATTTATTTGCTTGAAAATATTCTGGATAATTTACATGTATCCAATCTAATATTTTGTATTGTTTTTGAACTTTGAAATCTGTTACAACTGTACTTGGGTCATGAGTATCAGATCTTTTATTTGAAGAAATACCTAAACTAAAATTAGAAAGACGTTTTGTGTTGTTTTTCTTTATTCTTAAATCTTGGTATGATTTATTTTCTATTGTACAAAGTTTATCGAATGTGAAAATTAAAAATCGACCATTATCTTCGAATGGTAAGATATTTTTTAATTTAAAATATTCTTCATTTAAAAAAAAATTAGATTTATCATTTTTTCTAACATATTCACTTTCTTTTTTTTGTAAAATGTAGATTTTGTTTTGAAGTTTTTGTATTTCTCCATGAATTTCACGTTCTTTTTCACTATTTTCTCCCCGTTCTTTATATTTGTCTATTATATATGATTCAAAAGTTTTTAGATTTTTCATTACATTAATCCCATTTTTTCACCTTCTGTTTCCGCTCCGATATATTGAACTATATATTCATCAATTACTGGATTAAAATCTTTTAAAAATTTACTTGCTAACATATTAGCAACTTTCATTTCTCCTATTTCTTTAATCATTTCTATTAATGTCCATTAATAACTAATTTTCTAGCTTTAATTTTATCGTTTTTAATTAAATTGAAATTTTTAAGAAGTGTATTTTTTTGAGTCATGAAGTTTTTATAAACTAGTTGTATTTCTTCTTCTTCCCAAACATCAGAATCTTTAAGTAATTCAACAGATTCACTAATTTCTTTAAGTTTCATTTCAATTGATTTTTCTTTATCTTCTAAAGCTCTTAGATGTTTAAGTTCTTTTGAAAGTTTATTTTCGAAAAATTTAGTTAAATCGTAATCAAGTTCTTTTTGAATATCTCTGATAATTTCAGAAGCATTTTCATATTGAAAGAAAGCAGAACCAGTTCTCATATCTCTTGAATATAAATACATTTTATCTTTATAATTGAAACAGTAAGCTTCTAAATATGGATTAAGTGGGTTTTCAACTCTAACTGCAATATCAAGATCCATTAATTTGTCTAAATTATTTCTAGTAGTTTCTAAAAGAACGTATTGATTTCTTTTTAAGTAAGGTACAATTGGTGAATTAAAAATGCTTTCTAATGTAGTTTCTTTATCAAGTTTTTCACCATTCATATAGATAATGTTTTTATCTTTAGTTGAAATTCCAATATATAATTGTTCATCAATTTTGAATTCAATTCTATCACCATGAATTTCTGCAGTATCAAGTACTTGTTCTAGTAATCTAACTTCTCTCATTTTTTCAATATCTTGTACATAATCATCTAATAAAACTTGTTTGATTTCTGATTCATTAATTAAGAACCATCTATCAGAAATAAATACTAGACTACCTTCATTACATTTTTCAACCAATGTGTAAATCTTAGAAGCGTTACCATTTCTTTGAAGATTTTGATGTTCCATTGGATTTTTAGTTTGATTTAATAAAAAAGCTTTAATTTCAGGAACCCAATCATAAATTGAAAGTTCATTTAAAACACCATCCATTCTTGATTCGTCATCTTGTCTATTAATAATTTCAAGAAGAGTTACAAGAGGTTGTCTGTAAATAAGACCTAGATTTTTTCTTTCTACTTTTTTATAAAGGTCTTTTAATTCATAAATAAGTGGTTTAGAATCTATTTCATCTTTAACTGATTCTAAGAATGATACTACTTTAGATTCATATGTGAAACCGTTTAACTGCCCTCTTAATGATTCAAACATTTCTTTTTCACTAAGATTTTCGTAGTTTTCTAGATGTAATTGAGCAATTTTTGCTTCATCTAATTGGTCGATAGTTAACTCATTTTTAAAGTTAAATAGTGCAAGCTTAATATTCATAATTTTAAGTTTATTTTTTATATGTTGCACCTTTTAAAATTCTATGGTACAACTCAAAATTATATATTGAAGTTTTAAAGTCATTTTTTTCTAAAAAATATGTTTTTAAGGAGGACTTATTATTTTAATATATAATCAAAAATAACTTTTTATTCGTGGCAACATATAACCCTTATCAAAAAAATACTACATCTGATCTAGGTGGAACAGTTGAAAACAAAGGATTTTTTAATAGATTATTAAGAAATCTTAGTACATTCGGAATGGATTATGGTGATATGGTATTAAAGAATACTGTAGCAGTTGGAATACATGAAGATCCAAATCAAACTAATGCTGAATCAGGAACTAATATGTATGATATTTTTACAAAAAAGGTCATCTCTAAGGTATTAAATAGGAAGAATATTGCATATTTAGATAGATCTTATGAAGATAAAAGAAAAATTCTTAGACAATATTCTATTAAAGATGAAATTAAAGGATTTTTAGAAGATATAGCAAATGAAGCTGTTATTTATAATGATGATAATCAATTTTGTAAAATGCAAGATTTACCAGATGAATTTGATAATACAATTAAACAAAAATATCAAGAAAATTATAAAAAATTAATGATAAATTTTGGGTTTAATGATGGTATTACTGCATGGCAATATTTTAAATCTTTATTAATTGATGGATATATTACATTTGAATTAGTGTATGATAATAGACAAAAAAGTATAATTGATTTAGTTCCCTTAGATCCAATGACTTTGATAGTTGCTACTGATCCTGGAACATCTACAGTTGTATGGATTCAATATCCAGATAACCCACAACAAAGAAGAGTTTTATTAGATTCACAAATAATTTATATTTCTTATTCAAATAATAATGAGTATGCTGAAACATCTTATGTAGAAAATTTAATTAGACCTTATAATCAATTAAAATTAGTTGAACAAACAAGATTACTATATAATATTAATCAAGCTGCTATGTATAAGAAATTTGTAATTCCAGTTGGAGGTTTGACAAGACAACAAGCTGAACAACAAGTTTATCAATTGATGGCTGAATACCATGAAGATGTTCAATGGGATGATAGAATGGGTACTGTTAGTATAAATGGTTCTACAGATATTCCTCATAGTAAAGATTTTTGGTTTCCACAGTCAGGTGAAGGAACACCAGATATTGAAATAATGCAATCACAAGGTACTGATTTAAATGAAGATTCTATGTTAAATTGGTTTTATAAAAACCTTAAAAGAGCTACTCATATTCCATTTAGTAGATTTGAGGAAGAAAGTGGTGGAGGTAATATTTATAGTGATAGTGCTGAAATGACAAGAGAAGAAATTAAATTTGGAAATTATATAAGAAGACTACAAACATTATTTAAAGAAGTTATAATTAAACCTTTAAAAATACAAACAATTTTAGATTTTCCTGAATTAAAAGATGATAATTTATTTCATTATTCATTGAAATCTATTTTTAATAAAAATCATTTATTTGAAGAATGGAAATATTTAAATAATTTAGCAAAAAGATCTGATATTGCTGCTACATTAAGTGGTAACCTACAAGATGAAAAAGGCGATCCTTATTTACATATTGAGTGGATTGTTAGAAATATTATGAAATTAACAGATGAAGATATAGCTGAAAACGACAAATACAAAATGACTGGTGGTGGAATGGCTCCAGGTCAAGGCGGTGGTGCTCCAGATAGTGGAGGTGCTCCAGGTGGAGAAGGTGGTGATGAAGGCAGTGACTTTGGTGAAGGTGGTGAAGGCGATAGTGACTTTGGTGAAGGTGGTGGTTCACAAGAAGGCGGAGTACAAGGCGGTGATGAAGGTGGAGTACAGACTCAATTCTAATATAGAAACAAAAACTTCGATTTTTATCGAAGTTTTTTGTTTATATTAATAAACCCATTTTAATTTGCCGCTGTCATATATTCTATAAATATTATTTTCAAAACATATTTCATGTTCTGTTTTATTTAAAATGTTGAAATTTTGAGATAATTTTTTCTTCCTGAAATTAAATTTATGTTCCCTTTTATCATTCTTAATGTAAGAATAATCCGGTTTTATTTTTTTATCTAATCTAAAATTTAGTGTTTTATATAGATTTCCTTCTGAGTAATCATTATTCGAGAATGATATTATCTTATCAAATGAGTAATTTTTTGTAAAATATTTAAATAATTTACTTGCACCACCAATTACATTTGTGTTTAATTTATTACAAAACCTGTTTAATTCATAACCATCTTTAACATTTTTAAATGTCATTAAACTTACAATATCATCATTATAAAATAATCCCAGTTTAATAAAAGAACCAACATAACCTTGTATATGATTACTATTTAAAAATTCTTTAATTAATGTATTATTTGTTATTATTTTTAATGTTGTTTTTCGTGCATATATTCTATTTGTTGTTCTATTTATTTTGTTAATAATCATAGATTTTACTATATCTTGTTTATAAACCCAATCATCTTCAAAGATGTGAAAAAGATTTATATTTTTATTATTGCACATTTTAGTCTTGTTTGAATGATAGTTATTATCTTTGTATAATTCACAATGCCAATAGATACCATTGAATTCAAATGCTAAATTTAAATCTGGAAGATAAATATCTAATTCTAGTGGTGATATTATTTTTTTGCTGTTTTCAATAATTGTCCCATTGTAATTGTCTTTAATAAAATTCAACAATTGTATTTCTTTGCCAGATACATTTTTAGACACAGGGTTACAATTTGTACAAATTAATGTGTTTGATTCTCTTCTTTTATAAAAAAGACTATTTAATATTTTAAATTCATCACCACATGCATCACATTTAATTAAAAAAATATCTCCTTGAACATTTATTAAATTATCAATGTTTTCAAATTGTTTAGATAAAAGTGTTTCTTTTAAAGAAGATATTATTTTTTGTGATACTTTCTTGTTTAATGATGGGTTTTCTACACCATATTTTTCTAAATTCGTTTGTTTTATTCTTTCTTTAAAAAAATCATTTGTGAAAATATGATCAGAATTATATTTAATTTGATTCGTTTTAATTCTTTTTTTAAGAATTGATTCCTTCTCTTCATCATTTTTAATTAACCAATTATTTTCTTTCTTTTTCTTAATTTCAATGGATTGTGATGGATTTTCTACACCATATTTTTCTAAATTTGTTTGCTTTTGTTTGTTTTTAATATTATCATTTTGTGTAAAATGATTAACACCATATTTTTCTATGCTTATTTGTTTTATTTTATCTTTTGTTTTATTTGATTGGGAAATGTATTCAACACCATATTTTTTCATGCATGTTTTTCTAGATTTTTCTTTTGTCTCCTCAAGCTGAAAAACGTTGTCAACCCCATATTTTTCTTGATTATTTTTCTTTAATTTACATGATCTACATAAATAATCACCATTAATGTAACCATAACCTAAATAATTTTTGTATTTGAGTTCTTTTTTAAGACCACATTGATCACATTGAACATTAATTATGAACTGACTACCTTTATTTAATTGATCAATGTTGACAACGATTTCATCTTTAACTTCTATATTATCAAAATATTTTTTAAAATGTTTGATATTTGAAGGGTTTATTGTAACTGCTAATTTTTTTGTCAAAAACATGAATTATATTTTTAATTTATATATTTAAAAATGTGACCATAAATGACACCAAAAATGGAAAAAACAGGTTATTTTGATTGAATATATAGTAAAAAAAGAAAAATCTTATGAATGGAAACAAACCGGTTTTGATCATTGAAAATTCGACTGATGGTTTAAAACTCATTCAGGAGCAAAGTTCTCAAAAGAAAGAATATATTTTAGGAGGTATTTTTACCGAATTTGATGTAGTTAATCGTAATGAAAGAATTTATACTTCTGATAAGTTTTTACCGCATTTAGGCGAACTTAATGAACGTAAAAAAAACTTAGGTGTCATATATGGTGAATTCGATCATCCTGACGTGTTCGATACATCACTTGCAAGAGTTTCACATACATTGGAATCAATTTTTCATAATCCACAAGCGAATAGAGTAGAAGGTACAATTAGGTTACTTAATACACATTGGGGCAAAGAGGCTAAAGCATTAGTCGATGACAATTGCCCTATTTTTGTTAGCTCTAGAGCGGCTGGTATTACTGAAAGTAATGGTACGGTGGCTATAAAGAAACTTTTTACATATGATGCCGTTGCAGATCCAGGTTTTAGTTCTGCAAAAATGGAATTAAAATCACTCAACGAGTCTTTAGGTTTTAATGAAAGTTCAAACTTTCGTATTTATGACTTATCAGATTCGTCAAAATTTAATGATTTCTTAGAAATGAATAACAACAACGAATTTGTAACAAAAAATCAAATGATTGAGTATTCAAATTATTTAACTGAACAAATTGAATCAGTTCAACGTTTCTTTGAAGAAAATGCCAAAGGTGGAGTAGAACCTGAGAGAATGATGAAAATGGCTGAACTTCTAGAAAATTTAAACGAACAACAAATTTCTGTAACAGGCTATTTAGATTATTTAGCTGATCAGATTCAACATGTAGTTAATGAAAACTCAACATTGAAAGCTAAAACAGAAGGTCTTGTTAAACACAATGACTATTTAGCAGAAGAATTAGAAAAGTCTATCAACTATTCAGAATACATTGCTGAAGAATTAGACAAAACTATTGATTACAGTGAATACATCGCTGAAACATTAGACAAAAATATCGACTTTTCTGAGTATATCGCTGAGAACGTTGATAAGAATATTCAATTTTCAGATTATTTAGCTGAATCAATTGAAAAATCTATCGACTATTCAGAATATGTAGCAGAAAATCTTGATAAAAATATTGCTTATGCAGAATATATTGCAGAACATGTAGATAACAATATTGAATATGCAGAATATATTGCAGAACATGTAGATAACAATATCGCTTATACTGAGTATGTAGCAGAACATGTAGATAACAATATCGCTTATAGTGAATATATTGCAGAACATGTAGATAACAATATCGCTTATAGTGAATATATTGCAGAAAATGTTGCTGATACTCAAGCATATCAAAATTATCTTGCAGAATCTTTAGACCAAACTGTTGAACATTTAAATAGTGGTGAACTGAACGAAAATCAAGGTGCTCAAATGCCTAATATGAAAGTTCAAAATGTAGAAAGATTTTATGATAATGATACTGATACTGATTTTGTTCAAAATCAAAATCAAACTCAAGCACAAACAACTGATGCAATTCAAAGTCCAATACAATTAGACGCTGATGCACAAGTACAAGATGTTCAAGCTCAAGCTCAACAAGGACAAGAATTTGTTCAACAAGATGCTCAAGCTCAAGCTGAAGTTGATGAATTTGGACAACCAGTTCAAGCACAGACTCAAATTGATGTACAAGCACAACCACCAGTAGTTGATACTAGTATAGGTGTTGCACCTGTGAGTGTACAAGGACAAGAAGTAGTTAGTGATCAAATTGTTCCTGGAATGACTGCAACATTTAATGATAGACCAGGTGAAGTTATGGCTTACATGCCTAACGATGGTATGGTACTTTTAAAATTAACAGACAATCAAGAAGAATTACAAATACACGAAAGTAAAATCATCATTATTGGTGATAAAATATTAGAAAATGAAGATTCATTGAAATCTCAAATTGGCAAACTTATTACTGAAACTAAAAAACGTAAAGTAGCTGCAAATAGCGAGCCTCATTTTTTACAATTCTTAACAGAGAGAAATAAAAAATCTTATCATTCTTTAACTGACGAAGATAGAGAAAAAGTAAAACTTGCATTAAACGAAAGCACGTATTATTCAGAAAATCAAGTCCTTAAAGCTATGACTGATGCTCTAAGTGTTAAGAAAACTTTTGAAGATGTATTGGTAGAAAATATCCCTAGTGATTTACAACCAATATATGAAGGTCTAGAAAATGACCAAAAGAAAAGCATACTATTAACTGCTAAATTGTATCCTAATTTAGATACTCCTGCAAAAATGGAAGCTTTTTGGAATAGTAGAAAAATGGAAAACTATTCATTAATTAAAGAATCTAAACAAGTTCTACAAAAGAACCAACTAGTTGATAATACGACATTATCAGAAGATCAATTAGACAGATTCTATAACAGACTTAAAAATATATAATTAGGTCGTTAAAAAATAATATTTATATAACCTCATAAAGACAAAGGTTTCAGATAAAAAAGGCTTGAAAAACAGTCAAAAATGGAAAAAATAGACTTTTAAAGGGAAATATATAATAAAAAAAAAGAATTATAAAAATGAATTTTATAGTAGACAAATCAAAAGCGTTAAAAAAATGGGCTCCTGTTCTAGATACTCTAAGAGTAGAAGATGAAGACAAGAGAACATGGATGGCAGAATATGCCGAAATGCACCAAATGAATGAGAATATTTCTTATTCAACACTTGGTAACTTAAATGGTATGGGCGCAGTTGCTCCTCCAACACCATGGGGAACTCCAGGTGCTGTATGGAATGGTGCTGACAGTGGCGTGAAACAATCAGTTGATGGATCAGGTGATATCGCACAAAACTTACTTCCAGTATCAATGAAGATTGCTGCTCAAACAATTGGTCTTGACCTATTAGCAGTTAAACCTTCTTCTTCTCCACGTATCGAATTATTATTCGTCGATTTTAAATATGACAATAATGCAGATGGTACTGATAGAGACGAAAGACCATTGGTGTTTAAAATAGACACTAACATCGCAGCTCAACATACATTGTTAAGAGCTGATCTTGCAGCTGATATGGCAACAGCAAGTGTAACTGAAACAATTGGTGGATTAACATCAAGAATGTTCTTCTCAATATCAGGTACAACAACTGTTGACACATATTATGATGATACAGATAAAACCAGAACTTTCGATGCTACAACAAGTTTGATTGAACCTACAGTTACTGAAGGTCGTCAAGGTTGGTTAGAATTTTTAGGTTTTTCAAGAATAGATGGTAAACCAATGTTCCGTACATTTAAACAAATTGGTGCTCCTGTTTCAGGTGCTTATCCAACTGTAGCTAAAAGAAACACATTTGATGTTTCTAGTACTGATTCAGTAACAACATTGTTACAAGGTGCTGAATTATTAACAACTACAAATTATGATTTTACTGGTACAACATCTATTGAACTAGTTTCATTAATGGAAGATCATATTCCTGGTTTCGTAGCAGGATGGGATGATAAAAACCCAATGTTAAGAGAAGTAGATGAAAACACATATCCAGGTGTTATCGGTCCTGACGTATTTACTAAGTCAGTACAAGTAGGTGATATCGAGATTACATCAGCTCTTAAGAGAACTCAAATTGAAGATATTAAAGCTTCAACAGGTATGGACATTGTTCAGAAACTTGAGTCAGTATTAATTAACGAACTTACACAAACAATTTCTAAACAAATTGTTGCTAAGATTAGAGAATTAGCTGCTCAAAACAGAGCTTCAGCAACAACTCCAGTTGATTCAACAGGTACTCCTAAGTTTGATTTTGACGTAGACACTTATATTGGTGCTACAGGATTCGGTCCTGCACCAGGAGGAGAAACTACTCATTCAATCCAAAGAAAACTTATTGCTAAAATCAATAATGCTTCAAACTTTATCGCAACAGATGGTAGAGTAGGACCAGCTCAATATTTAGTAACTAACGGAAACGTTGCATCAGTTATTCAAGATATTGCAGGTTATACTATCAATCCAGTTAACGCAGGTAAATTGAATACAAATGGTCAATTATACCCAATGGGTAATATTGGTAACATAGCTATCTATGTAGATCCTTATATGAGATGGGACGATAACAGAGTCTTTTTAGGAAGAAAGAATTCAGTTGATCAACCAGGTTTGATTTTCATTCCTTATCTAATGGCTCAGTCTATTAGTTTAATTTCAGAGGCAACTTGGGCACCAAGAATGTTAATTCGTTCAAGATATGCCATAGCTGACATAGGCTTTTTTCCTTGGAAACAATTCATGGAAATACAGGTTACAGACACAAATGGAGTACTTATTTAATAAATACTTTAACCACAAAGAAAAAGAGGAGTTTATCTCCTCTTTTTTTTGTATATATATTAATAACATCTTTATGTAAAAAATCCAATTTCTAACATTAAAATTTAATATATAAAAATAAAAAAATGATTGTCAACAGGAAAATTAAAATAAAATTATCAAATAAAAATGTGGGTAGGTACAAAGAATTAGGCTATGATTGTGAATCTGGTGATATAATTGAAATATTTATTTCAGAATTACCTTTACAATCTAGGCAAAAAATTAAAGTTAGATGTTTTCATTGTAAAATTGAAAAAGATATTGTTTATAGTGATTATAATAAGATAACTTCGAATGGAGAAACAAATTATTACTGTAGTAAATGTAAACAACATAAAACAAAAAATACATTACAAAAAAAATATGGTGTTGACAATGTTTTTCAATTAGAGGAAATTAAAGAAAAGATCAAAGAAACATGTCTTGAAAAATATGGTGTAACACATCACTTAAAAAATAAAGAAATACAAGAAATACAAAAGAAGACAAATAAACAAAAATACGGTGTTGAATATTTAATGCAATCAGAAGAAATAAGAGGAAAGAGTAGAGAAACATGTCTTGAAAAATATGGCACAGATATTTCTTCTAAAAGTGATAAAGTTAAAGAAAATACAATTAAAAATAATTTGGAAAAATATGGTGTTGAACATACTTCTCAATTAGAAAATGTTAAAGAAAAAATAAAAACTACTAAAAATAAGAATATATTAGAAAAATATAAAGAATTTGGTATTAAAGAAATAAAAAAGAATGGGATTTATATTTTCAATTGTGAAAAAGGGCATGATTTTGAGATATCTTCAGTATTACTTTATAATAGGATAAAATATGAAACTATTCTATGTACAAAATGCAATCCAGTAAATAGTTATAATATTTCTGGTATGCAATTACAATTGCAAGATTTTATTAAAGAAAACTATGATAATAAAATTATAATTTCCGATAGAACAATTTTAAAACCTTATGAATTAGATATTTATTTACCAGAATTAAAATTAGCTTTTGAATTTAATGGTGTATATTGGCATAATGAATTAAATAAATCAAATGATTATCATTATCAAAAAACTATTAAATGTCTAGAAAAAAATATACAACTTATTCATATTTATGAAGATGATTGGAAATATAAACAAGATATAATAAAATCTAGAATATTAAACTTGCTAAGTAAATCTAATATTATATATGCTAGGAAATGTGAATTGAAAGAAGTTAATATTAATGAATCTAGACAATTTTTAAAAGAAAATCATATTCAAGGATTTGTTGGTTCTTCTGTTAAAGTTGGTTTATATTATGAAAATGAATTGGTAAGTTTAATGACTTTTGGTAAAACTAGAAAGCCATTGGGTGGTAAAAGTAAAAATGGTATTTATGAGTTATTGAGATTTTGCAATAAATTAAATGTCAGTGTTGTTGGTGGTGCTAGTAAATTATTTAAATATTTTATTAAAAATTATAAATTCAAAGAGATAATAAGTTATGCTGATAGATCATGGAGTAAGGGTAATTTATATTATAAATTAGGATTTGATTTTGTTGATGAAACTAAACCAAACTATCACTATGTAATAGATGGTATTAGAAGATACAGATTTAATTTTAGAAAAGATATTTTGGTTAGTGAAGGATATGATTCAAATAAGAGTGAACATGAAATAATGATAGAAAGAGAAATATATAGAATATATGATAGTGGTAATTTAAAATTTAATTTTAATATATAACATTGTGAAATATTAAAAATATTATAATGAAATATTTAAAGACATATGAAAATAAAGAGAATAAAGATGTGATTTTTGTTGTTATGTATGATTTTAATCAAGCAGCAATGTACATAAACGGAAAATTACATTACCAATATTCAGATGATTTTAGTCTAAGTACAGCACAAGAGACAGTTAAATCTTTAGGTTATAACATATCTCATTTTATTAATTTAGATTATTATGATTATGATTTTAATTATAAATTCCCAGAACATATTAGTGATATTGAATCAATTGTTGAGGGTGGTAAATTAGGTTTAATGTAATGAAATATTTAAAGACATATGAAGATAGAAATTCTGAAGTTGTAAAATTGAGTGGTTTATTAAACGATTTAAATGATCATCATTTTAAACACATAAAACAAGATATAGAGTACATACATGATCGTGAATTAAAAGAAGAACTTTTCGAAGATTATTATGAATTAATTACCAGTATTGGTGATGTTAAAACATTTACATGGAGTATAGATGATAGATTAAAATTGGAACAAATTAAAATTATGTCTAGAATAGCTGAACATGGTTATGGTTTTTCATTAAGTAAATTAATAACACATAAAAATCAAATTAATCAATCAGATTATAATAATATTATAAATAGTTATAATGATTATACAGATTATACTGGACAAATATACTCAAAAGATTTTATAAAATTAATATATGACGTGGCGAAATATTTAAGTTATGATAAATTTATTATAAAATACGCACATAAAATAGAAGGAGAAAAATTGGGGTTATTATGAAATATTTAAACTTTAACTCTATCCAATTTCATTTTTCTTAATTTTTGCTTAACTACCGCAGAAAAAGGTTTATCTAATTTATTTTCAATTTTTTGTAATTGTTCATATATATTAATAGTGAAAGGTACGTTATATTCTAACCATTCTAAATCTTTTTCAGTTAATTTTCTATCATTACAATAATCTATTAATTGTTGTAGTGTTGTAGGTGGTGATTCATAAATATCTGTGTAAGTACTTGTAAATGTTGTTCCAGTTGATATAGATATTCCGGTTGAATCTGTATACCATCCATGTGGAATTGAAGTAGACATATTAATTCTTTTTCTTTTTATATGAATTTAAAAAATTTAAGTTTGAAAATTAAATATATAAGTTGATATAAGTAAAATACAATATTAAACAAAGTTGAAATATTTAAAGACATATTTAGAAGAAATTGGTTCAGATATTTTATGTTTTTTTGCTGTTAGAGTTAATAATGAAGAAGAATCTAGATATGTTCAAAAAAGACTTTTTGATAACGGTTATGTTTGGCCAAGTGATATTATAGGATACAAGCATTTAAAATCAAAATATGTTAATTTTAATCCTAAAAAGATGATTGTTAATACTACAAAAGATGAAATATCACATCAAAGTAGAGTTAGATTTAATGGTATTTTTCATGAATTTTCATTTGAAGAGTTTATTGAATTGGAAGATTTAGATATGAATGCTTTTTTAGAAGCTGGTAAAATGAATATAATTTAATGAAGTATTTAAAGACATACAATGAAAATAAATTAATTAAAGATTATGATGATGGTAAAATATTAGATTTAGATGGTTTTTTCTTAAAAAAATTACCTGAATTACCTAAAGGGTTAGAAGGATTATATTGTGGTAATAACCAATTAACTAAATTACCTGAATTACCTAAAGGATTAAAAAGATTATATTGTTATTATAACCAATTAACTGAATTACCTAAATTACCTGAAGAATT